TTTTGGTGTTTTTGTTGGAACAACCAAGAAGGGTTATCCAATGAGAAGATTGAAGATGAGGTTTTTGGTGGATGGTGTTGTTCAAGAGATACCAAATGGATTGATATTTAAACTTGAAGTTGTGTGATGAAAACCGGGGATCTCATTTGGTACTGTGATGAACATAATTCCTTGAGGAATGATTTCCTTGGGATATACCTAAGTTCCAGAGGAACCAAATGGAGTGATAAACATATGTTCCATAAGGTGATCCTGTGTGGGGGAGGAATAGATGAGTTTATTTTGAGGATTGGTGGAGAAGGTAAGATAGAGGTGGTTCAGGGGTGGGAGGAATGAAAATTCGCCCAGGAGATTTGATGTTTTCCAATATAGGTACCAATGTTTGGGATACCCCTGGAGATCATTCTCCTTCCAGTGTTGTTGATCTTCTGGAGGAAAAACAACCGGTGATTGTGTTGGAAATTTACAAGAGAAAATACTATGAACACAACCTCACTGAAATAAAGGTTCTCACCCCCAATGGTGCGGTTGGGTGGGTTGCGATAGAGAAAGTGGATAAGGTTTGGGTGATAATGTGATCCCCGGTGATTCAGTACGAGTTCTCTCGGTAAAAAACCACCACAACCCTCTCCACCGGGTTTACGATATCCCCGATAAATTCCGTTGGGTAGGTGAATCCGTGGTACCACGTTCCTTCATCTTCAAGGTTCCAGGAGGATCACTTGGAATCATTCTGGAAATCCAAGGTGAACAACTCAAGGTTCTGTTCCACGGTGGTTCCGTGGGGTGGATCAAGAGTGAACTTGTGGAAGTTGTGGATATCCACACCCTGTGAAATCCTCCACCCACAGGTGATACAATATACCTATGGAATACCATCCCGGTGATCTCATCCTGGTAAAACCCGGAACCCATGTTCCACCAGGATCCAGATATTCCTCCGGAATCCTACTGGATGTACGAGAGGATCCGCGATTCACCCATTGGAATGGAATCCCCGAGGTATACCTAAAAATCCTCTGGGTGGATGGGCACCAATCAACCGAGGATATTCGAAAGGTATCACCCTACTATGAATTCATCCACCCTTAAACCCGGTTCACTTCTCAAGGTAAACCACCACGTGGTACCCGAACTCAGGTTCTACCGCGAACTCAAGGATGATATCCAATGGGATGATATCCAATGGGATGGAAAATCCAAACTATATCCCAACGATATCCTCATTTACCTCGGATCGGAAATGGTTCGTTTCGTTCTATTCGCCCATGTTTTCTCATCTTCCCAAGGTAAAACCGGTTACGCGGCTCTCACTTACCTCTCGGATCTCAAATGAAACACCCCGAATTTCCAGGAGGAACCCTTCTCAAGCTCCACGGTTCCCTTCTCTCCACCTCATTCCACAATGATGGTGTGGATAACCTATGGAATGGAGAACATCGAATCCATCCCCAGGAAATCCTCATTTCCCTGGGGAAAACCCTCAGGACTTTCACCCACTACACCCTCGTTTTCTCTCCCACCCACAATCGGGCAGGTTACATTAGAACCGATCACATCTCGGAAATTCAACAGTGAAACCCGGTGATCTGGTGAGCATCACCCACATCGTTGGGATTCGCATGGAAACCAAAACCACGGTAGGAATACTTCTCTCCTACGAACCGGTTGAACCCAACATGTACGATAACATCTACGATCTTGAGATACTCACCACCGAAGGTAACGTAATCGGGCTCGGAATTTTTCACGGGGATAAACTGGAGGTGATCAATGAAGATTGGTGATCTACTCATCCCACTCAACTCCTCCACATCCCACAAACATCATCCAGGATTGGTAACAGGTTTAACCGATAAAAGCTCCAACTTCAACGTGGTATACATCACCTGGAGGAATGGAGTAACCGATGGTTGGGATCACAACTTCGTTATCAAAAACTTTGAGGTTATCAGTGCACAAAACCCGAATCCCAAGTGTAAATGATGTGATTCCAGGGGTACTGGTTCTCCACCATCTCACCCCAGAAATCGGAATTGTTCTCCGTGTAAATTGGGAGGTGGTTGAGTTACTATCGTGCAATGGATCGGTTGTTAGGTGGGAACTCGATTCATTTCGAAGCACCTATGAGATTCCACTATGAAAAAAGGTGATCTGGTTCTAATCGATCATTATCATCCCAGAGATAAAACCTATGGGATCTACATCAAGGATATTCAACTACGAGATCCTCGATACATACCATCATTTCCAACCTGTGAAATCATCACCTCCAATGGTTTACAGGTAATTGGAGTGGAAAGAATCCATGTACTCCTATGAAAATGAAACCCTCTGAGGTTCAGGTTGGAGATCTTATGATCACAACAGATTTTCTAGAAGCAGAGTTACAACTGGTACTTCGAGTGGATCACAACCGGGATCTCGTTGAGATTTACAACACCAGGTTAGGAAAGGTGGAACACTATCGTTTATCCTGGGTTATGGGTTGTGAAAAGGTATGTTAAACCTCTATTATTTCCTTTATCCAACTCCTAGGAATCGAAGGTAAGGATGTTCCTATTTCTCCATCCACACCATCAGGAAATTCATTCATAAACTCATAGTAACCATCATCACCACTTCCAAACCTATCATCAGGAACCACATACTGGGGATTCAAATATTTCTTTGGAATTTCAACCCTAACCATCACCCCTTCATTGGTTACCCACCTAGGAGAATCATACCATCCCACGGTAAAATAAATTCCATGTGATTCCGATTGAAGTTTTAATCCAACCCTATCAATCGATTCCTTATTACTCAATGGTGATTCATGGGTTACACGAAGAAAACCTCCACCCTCATCCGCAAGATGTTTTAAGGTGGAATAAAACCAAACCTTCTCAGGAATCCAATCCTCTTCCTCCAGGTTTTCCCTAATCAATCTTCTCAAATCACCAAGTGAAATCTTCATGGGGTTAATTATACAATTGAGTTGATATTATGGTTCCTGGTTCCCTAATCACTCCATCGTGTGCAACCGTTCACATGTATAAATCCATCGAGTTACACCTTGGAGAGTATGTTTCTTCATTTTCCTTCGGTGATTTTGGAATCGTAATCGAAACTGGAATTTCACCTTGGGATGTTCAGTATCTAAAGGTTCTACTTCCAGATGGAAAAATTGGGTGGCTCCGCAGAGAAAAAGTGGAAGTTCTTCTATGAAAACCGGTGATCTGATCAAGTTCATCAACCTAACACCTTATGGTAAACGTGCGTACCTAGGGGTTGTTCTGGAATATCATGGAACTTGGGCGAAGATGTTGTGGTGTTCCGATGTTCATGAACAAATTCAAGATTCCATCATTGTTCCAAAACAATGGAAGGTTATCCAGTGAAACGGGGTGATCTTCTCCATTTTCCGGATGAACCACAATATGTTCACCGTGGAAAATTATACCTTGCCCTCAGGTTTTTCCAGTGGGAATCTCCACACAATGGGGTGGTATTCAATGAGGTTGATGTGTTGGAATTTGGAACCACCGAAATAAGAAAATTTAGGGTGGAACATCTCAAGGTGGTTGAACGGTGAAGATAGGTGATTTATTACTAATTAAAAACCCGTGTTGGTTGAGGGATGATCCTATTGGTGGTGGTAGTATTGAAAAATATCACCAAGGAACCATGGTAACTCTACTCCAGGAGGATGATCCGGAATTATACCACCACAAGGTTCTAACCCCGGATGGAAAAACCGGGTGGATCTTTAAGGATAACCTGGAGTTGATACAATGAGTTTCATTGGTAAATTGGTTCGAATGGATCTTCCTCCACCTCATCCTCACTATGGTGAAACCGGTGTGATTATCCGTGTAAGGAAACCAACCGGTGGAACCGGAGATACCTACCGGGAATCCAGGATTCGATATGATATTCTCGTTGGTGATGAGGTTCTTCACGATCAACTCTATGAATACTTTGTTGAATTGGATTTGAGGAAGGGATGAGAATTGGTGATCTTGTTTGTACTCATGTGTTTGGTGTTGATGTATTCCTTGGTGTTGTATTGGATATCCAACCAATGAAGGATGTTTACAAGGATTCCAACCGTGGGGAGAAGATGAATTCGGTAAAGATCCTATGGGAAAAACCTGTACCAAGTTGGTTAGGTGAAGGAAGAATTTGTGAAGTAACTGATTCAATTCTTCAGGTGGTGGAACCGGAGGAATTGGATGAGTGATAAACACCGTGGATTTTTACCTGGTGATCAGGTGAAGGTGGTTAATCCCTGGTACACCAGGAAACCCCCACAACTCGGTGTTGTTATCGAGGTGGTTCCTAGTGGTGGTGTGGTTAATTCTAACAGGATAAAATTGGTGGTTCCTGAAGGAATTACCTGGAGATGGGATCATGAGTGCGAGAGAATTTGAGTTAGGTTCTCTGGTGAAATTGAACAGAACCTATATTCAACACCCATCCAAACCTATACTTGGTATCCTACTTGAATATGAAAAGTTTGATGATAACAATGGGGCCTTTGGAAAGGTTTCAAAAATAAAACTATTGTTATCCAATGGAATTTCCAAAGATTATTTCCTGTTCAAGGAGGATGAATTGGAGATGGTAAATGAGATCAATATCCCCAGGTGATTTGGTGATTCATTCCTATGGAGTTCCAATGATCGGTATGGTGTTGGAGGTTAGAGGTGAATTTCCTTGGAGTTACCGAGTGGTGTGGAATTCAGGGGAGATAAAGGATTGTGATTTGGGTACCGTGAGGAGAGTGTGGTGTTATGAAGGTAGGTGATTTGGTTACTCCAGATCCTAAGGGATGTACCGATAGAGGTTTACATGTTTACCCATTTTGGGGTTCCAAGGATACCGGAATACCGGTACCGGTGGGAAGTTGGAAGTTGGGTGAGGTTGGTGTGTTACTGGAATCACTTGAGGTTCAAGGTGGAAATGGTTGTAAGGTGTTGTGTGGTAGTGTTTCAGGTTGGGTTTACCTATGTTACCTGAAAATTGTGGATGATGAAAAGTAAAATGAGGTTTTACTTTGGTGTAGGAAAGGTAACTCCAGGGATACTTTTGTGAGGAGGAGAAACACCTCAGGAATATGGCCTTTGGATATGCTCACCGGTGATTTGGTGTTGCGTGAGGATTTTGATGGGAGAAATATATTGGTGTTTATGGGATGGGTGGATAGGAACAAATACCATGCCATGATTTATGATTATCAGGGTTATAGGCCATTTTGGTTCAACCCGAATTATTCGATGGAGAAATGGTGGATTATAAACCCGATAGAATAACGGTTGGTGATCTGGTGAATTGGTATGAGAAGGAATTTGGGGCCAGTGTTGTTGGTTTGGTTTTAGGGGTGAAACCCCATACATTTTATCCGGAAGTTGATATATACTCAATTCTGGATTTTGATGGATTGAAGAGGGAGATATATTCCTCGTTGTGGTCGGAGTATAGGATATTGAATAGATGAAGAATGTGTGGAATAGTAGCGATAATGGAGGAAATCCACCTGAGGGGTTGGATGAAAAGGTGAGGAAGGGTGATCTGGTTAGGTTTACCCATTTTCCTTCATTTAATGGTTTTGTTGGGATTTACCTGGGGGTTGATGTTGAGGGTGGTAGATCCAAGTGGAAGTTTGCCACCGATAGGGGAATGGAATGGGTGGATCCAAAGGGGTTGTCACATTATAGGGTTGATTTGGTGTGAAAATAAGCTGTGTAAAACAATCGCTGCGAGATGTAGATTTTACACGTGAATGGAATTTTACCTCTAATCGGCCTGATAGGCTCTACACTTCTTTCAGTTTGGGCTGCTTTCAAATACCTGCTAACATCATCTTATCGGCTTGAGGATGGTGTATCAAAGCTTCTCCTGTCGCGTATTCGAAAAGAAAAGCCCCTATCCTGGATGTTCGGTGGAGAACATGTAACACCGCCACGATTTCCAGAGCTGTGGGAAGGTTTTCTGTTGTTGGACAAGATTCCCCTGTATTTCCACCGCAACGAGAGGTTGATGACTGCCGGGTGGAAATCAAAGGAATCGATCTCAACCCTGTCGTTCTTCAGGTGGAATAGGTCACAAGTGGATAGGTTGTTGGCCCATGTGAACACAGGTGAATCGATACAGGTTTCAGCTCTTACACCCCACGGAACCGATAGGCTTGGTGAACTTGAACCTGGCGGTGAAGGTGAGTTGTACCTGAATCCTGGGAGCTACGAGGATATTGAGGAGGATGTGAAGAGGGTTTTGTCAGGAGAGTTGAATAAAACTGGTGCTCTTCTCTATGGATCTCCAGGAAATGGAAAGACTCGATTCGTTCGTTACCTGTCAAAGAAGTATTCGTTGCCAATCAATGTTGTTTACCTCCTTCCAGACTACAACAACCTCGACATCAGTCTCATGTTCTCCAATATTCCTCAACGATCAATCGTTCTTCTCGAGGACTTCGACAACCTCTTCGACGGGCGGAAGTGCACCATTCCAAACGACCAGATAAAGTTTACCTTCGACTCTATCATCAATGCCCTCGATGGGGTACACAACGATTATCGACAGGTGGTATTCATCATGACCGTGAATGATATTGGAAAGGTGGATGACAGCATCAAAGAGAGGCCATCAAGGTTCAAGTTTGTCAAGGAATTTGGTCCGCCAAAACTTGAGGTGCGGGAGAGAATTTTGGGTGATAGGAACCTTGCTATCATTGCTGAAGGATTGTCATTAGATAAGGTGGTTCATTTTAAAAATTAAAAAGAAGACATTTGTAAATGTGATTGATATTTAGGCTGCAATATATGAGAAAAGTTAATAAGCCTTGGGGTTACGAATTGATCTGGGCAGAAAATCCAAAATATCTTGGTAAGATTCTTTACGTCATGGCTGGTAAACGTTTATCCTTGCAATACCACAAAGTGAAGGATGAAACAATTCTTGTTAAGAAAGGCACCATGAAGCTAGAGTTTGGAAATTCGAAGACCGGTCTCCAAGAGATTGAAATGAATGAAGGAGACTCCTTCCACATCTCACCTGGGCTTCTTCACAGGATGGCTGCCGTCACTGACTGCGAAGTCATCGAGGTCTCGACTTCCGAGCTAGCAGACGTGGTCAGAGTAGAAGATGATCATGGTCGTGTGAAACCCTGATCACTGGTCTTCGAACCATGAGATTGAAAAAGTAGCTTCTGAAGTGTTCTTATTCGTTTTGGCTGCTATTGTCAATATCTCGCCGCTCGTGAGGAAGAAATTTTCTGCCTGTATGGTCAAGATGGTAGCCTCGTTCGCACCAACTATGAAGCTTTTGACGAGTTGAGTATTAGGTCCGATGCTTATTGAAGTCGCAGACAGATCAGCTGCAGCTATTGATTTATTTGTATCAACGTGTTGAAAGTTGACAGGACCTCCGAGCACGGCATTCTTGTATACATAGACTTCCGTCAAAATTGTGCTCGTGGCATTGCCTGTGTCCGTACCGACCGATATGTTGAAAAGATCTATCTCGCCGTAATTACATTGACCCAGGAAGTTTCTGTTGGCACGTATGGTCAACACAGGTGTGAGCGTGGTGTCAAGATCAAGTGCTGCCCCGACGCGAGCAGAACCCGTAGCAAATGCTGGTCCTATGTTACGAATCACCAATCCTTCAGCGAAAACTCCTGCTGAAGCACCTTTGATGGTGACAGGTGTAGCCAACGATCCGCTGTTGTAGACACCCCACTTGGCGGTCATCTGGGGATTTCTGAGGACAGTGGTGGACCTGCTGTTGGCGTTCTTTATCATGTGGCACCCAGCCAACAGGCCCGTTTCGGAGTTCTCCACCGCAAAGAATGCATTGCCGAACCCGAGATACTGGAAGCCGACGGAGTAAACATTTCCATACCTCGGGTTCAAGGCAAATCTCGATTCACCTGTTCCGTCCATCTTATCGATGTTCCACTGGGACTGTGAGATGAATGTCTCGACCGGTAGTTCTCCCGTTTGAACCACCGCCGTTGTGGCTATCTGAGTTGCTCCGTTGAACAGAGAAAAAGTTCCTCCTATGGGCCCTGGGCGTCTCGATACGAAGAAGACGGTTCCATCGATGGATTCAGCATCCCAGCCTGAACCGACCTGTGAGTAATCTGCCTGTGATAATTGGTAAGAAGTCTGGTTGGCGGAACTACCGCCATTTATCGCGACAGTTCTCGTGGCCCCTCCGAGGGTGACCGTGATGGTGGCAGCTCCGACTGGGGGTACCGTGATGGAAAAGCTCCTGATTTCTCGTTTGGATCTCTCGCGGTGAAGTATGCCGAACTCATTATTCCGTTGAGCGAAGAAGTAACCGGTCTCTTCGTTACCGATCCCTGCCAGCTGAAGCGTGTTGGGTGCACCTGGATCGAAGATCGCAGTCATCCTACACATGGAGCCCTGTCCAGGGCGATACTTGAGACTTCGAGACAGCCTCACCTCAGCGGATCCTGATGTAGATGTTCCTGAAGAGCTCGTCATGATTCCTAGTGAAGCGGCCACAAATGCACCAGTCCCAGCTGACGATGTGGTCCATTGTACTGGATTTACGGTGTAGATGAACGCAGCCTGAGCCGTGGGGTGTGCTTCGGACACAAGGGGAGACCCGAAAGGACCGACAGCGTTAGCGTTGATGCTTCCCTCGCTGGCAAATAAAGATTTCTTACCAATCGTCGTAAATCCTGACATATTTCTCCCCTAACAAAAATCTTGTAGTATAATTAGGTAAGGGATCATAAAATATGTCGCTAAGTTGGCCACAGAATGGAGAGTATTACGCACCAGCCTATCAGGTATCGGCGTTACCCTATCTGTCCTCATCAATTATATCTGTCGGGAACGTGCACAAGTATGAGTTCCCCTACGTCACCAAGTTCATCAACATCGTCAACAGAGGTGCTAACGTCGGCGACAAAATTGCTCTGGCATTTACCGAAAATGGTCTTCGGACAGGAAACTACATCACGCTCGATCAAGGTGTCGCCATCGACCAAGAGATCAGGACTTCCGTTCTCTTCATCTCAGGTTCCGATGGGACATCCGTCGACTATCAGATCTTCTGCGGGCTCACGACAATCCCAACCAAAAACTTCTTGACGCTCACCGGCTCCAACGGACACTCAGGCGTCGGTTGATCGCAACAGAAAAATAATTGCACGACGGCGTGTAAAAGCCCGCATACCTAGGTTACTATAGGATCATCAAACAACGGAGGAAACGAACTCTAAGTTGTTGATTCGGAACGGTAAATCAATAGGTTCAGATTAGCGGTCTCATCAAAATGGTGACTTCAATCAGTAATGATTGTCGAAAATCGGATGAATTCGGGGAAGTCTAAGTCGCAAGATATGATAATCCCGAGCCAAGTCCACCAAGCATGGTGGAAAGGTGTAGAGACTACCTGGTGTTGAATGATCTTTCAACGTAATACAGGGTTAGCGTCCGACACCCTAACAGTTAGGCTGAGGGTGATGATATAGTCCACAGAGTCAAGAAATTGACACAAATGTGAAACCGAAATGTGTGGGTTCGAGTCCCACCCGTTCCACAAGGAACCTTCAGCATAAACCGCTGAAGGTTCCTTTTTTTATTTCTTCGATCTCTTGCTTTTTGAGAACAATCAATTTTTCAGGAAACTGAGACCATTTGGCTAGATCTCTTTCTCTTTCATAGCCCTTGACTTCGATGTATAGATCTAGATTAGGCAGATAAAAGTCAGGAAAGTATGTTCTAGATCCGTTCCATTCATAGGGAAACCCTTTCGTACACCTTTGAGGATCAAGACCATTTATTTTTGCCCATTTATAAAATTCTACTTCCCATTTACCTTGAAGTTTGATTCCGTCCATGATAACTTGCTTTACTCTGCCTCTTCTTCCACCCATGAAAGCTTCAGGATTTTCAGCGATTCTTTTCTTCATCATTTCTGATATTTGTTTTCTCTTTTCTTCAGACATCTTGAAAGGACGCTTTTGCTTTCTAATAAAATTTCTTTTTTGACGAGCATCATATCTTTTCTTTTCTTCTTCAGACATGTCTTCTATGGTGAGATATTCAGGAGTTTCTCTTCCTCCCCTATGTTCATCACACCACTTCTTCGTTTTGCTGGCTGCAAGAAATATTTTTCCACATTTTGCGCATGTAATCTCATATCTTTTTTCAAAAGTTTTTCCTGCGCTCCATCCTTTTTGTCCCATCAACTTTTTTGAAACCTTTTCGTTAATCTCTTTTCTCTTTTTAGAAGTTGAAGTAGATCTAGCACAAGGCTGGCTACAAAATCTCCCTGATCCATAGAATTTTTCTGGTATTTTTCCACATTTTTCACACGGTTTTAGATTATTTTCCATGACGATAAGTATAGAACTTGAACCGAGAAGTAGACTCTTGATCTATATTTTACGAAAAAAGTAGTCTAATCCCAAACAAAAAACCGGCCAGGATTTCTCCCAGGCCGGTCATGTTAGGTGAACTGATTATATAATCAGGCGATCATCACCAGCCGCCGCCGCCGCCTCCACCACCACCGAAGCCGCCACCGCCGCTCATCACGTAAACAACGATTTTGAAAGAGATTCCAGAAACAACAGCGATGAAATTATACATTGTGAAACCAGGTAACTCGGGATTCGTATTTGAATAAGTGCTGCCGTAATAATCAGAGAAGTATATGTCACCGAGGTTGAGTGGCACGTTTCCGCTGGCTATTTGAGAGACAGCGTTGAAAGACGAATCTGATGTTGATATCGTATACGCCTGAGATGCATATGTTGATGTCAACGAATTGGACATTGCGAAGAAGTTCTGGAATTCAACTACGTCGCCTGGATTGACTGGGACCGACACGTTATTCCCTGTCATAAAGTCTGGGTAGGTCCAATATACTGCTGGACCGCCTCCGCCTCCGCCTCCGCCTCCGCCACCGCCGCCACCGCCGCCACCATCGAGTGGTGCCGTGCCTGCTCCCATTCTTCCTCCCAGTCCCAAATCAATCAATTTGATTGTTTGACCTGGTGTATAATTTTCTGTTTTTTTCCATTTAATGGCCATAAAGATCTCCTGATCGAACGCGATGTTGAGCGCTCGACGCAAATATAATTATGTAATCTTTAGTAGAATCGTTGTAATATAGAATCATGTTCCGAAAATTCGCAGTTGTTTTTTCGATGATTCTGTTTGTTGTTGTAGGAGTCTACTCTACCGCTCGAGCCCAGTTCACTCCGCCCCTTGATTCTAAGGTGAAGATTCCGAACGTTCTCCTTCTCGTCGACACGAGTGCCTCAATGACTTGGGCACTGGATGGAAATAACGCAGATTGCAAGGACGAGCTGAACCCGAAGAAGGCGCGTTACACCATCCTTGGTGAGGTTCTTACAGGAACTGTGGATGATCTCGATTGTTGGTCAAACAACGATCCGCTCAACATCGACGGTCCGCCTGTTCCCCTTATGTCGAACTCAGAACGACATCAACCCGGTGGTCAGAACTGTGTCCCTACTTTAAACCTTGATGTTGATATCATCAATTCCCTCAAGGCACAACCCTTCGGTTGGCCTTACGAAGCCGCAGATAAAGACAATTCATCCGCAATCACTTACTGTGGAGGCAAAACTTCTCTCAAGTTCGCACGATGTTTCTCCTCTTCGGGTTGGAGTAATCGAGATGTTTGCAGCAAGGCCACAATCGGGTGGAACCAGGCGGCCGATGGATTGCTGGACACATATGGATCCAAGATTCGATTTGGAATGATGTCTTTCGATTCACTTGTGTGGCCAGGATATTCAACATCCGACCTCTATTCCAACAAGACCATGGCATGGTGGACACCTGAGACAGGAGGTCCTGTAACTTTTACATATGATCCATTGTGTAGGAACAACACGATGGGACACTATTGCTTCCTGTATTCATATTCGCTTATGTACTATGATACGGCTGAGTGGTCATATTGGCACGGCACGGGAAGCACCTTGAGCTCAACATGGTTGACAGGAGCAAGATCTGCAACACTGTTTCCTACGACTGCAATCGTCGGCGGGGCATACACACTTGCAAGCTCGGACATTGGAGCAAGAAATTCTAGGGCTCTTCCTCACAAGGGCCGCATGATTGGTTTTGGTCATCCGGACGCTGTTGCGACCGATACTGTTGCTCACAATGAAATGGTTCAGGATGCAATCCTTGGATTATCCACGAACCTCGAACACAACACTCCTCTTGCTGCTCTCATGCGAGATGCCTTCGAGTTTGTTGCCAATGATGTTTCCACCAATGGTGTCACAATTCCACACCCAACGACATCTGTTCCCAATTTGGTAACAATCGGTCCTCAAACTGATCCATATTTCTCATCCACAGCTCGATGCCGGGATACACTAGTCATCCTCATCACCGACGGAGAGCCTACTGGGGATCTAAACGATAGAATGTCCTTTTGGGCAGGAAGATTGGCAACCGAGCAGGATGTCAAGACAATTGTATTTGGAATTGGATTGGAAACAGCTCGATGGAAACCTGGATCAACCATCCTCACAAAGAAGTGCGATGATCTAGCTCCATCAGATTACAGCTCAGTTTCCACCGGAACAACCATGTGCACACGAGATGGCTTGAGCTGGAAATACGCGGATAATCCACTCTTCACATTTGGCCTGACAACTACAGATCGATCCGCCATTCGTGCCTGTTGTAACCTGTTGGAAACTGCGATCCTTGGAGATCCAACCAATTCCTACGGTCAGGTTCCATATTTTCCCAACGATCAGGCACAGCTAAAACAAACACTCGACACGATCCTCAAGTCGATCGCAGGAACAACTGTGAGCAGAACAGTTCCGGTCTTCGCCAACATCTCTTCAACGTTTCAGTCAGGTAATGCTCCTGCTTCATACTACGAGCTACGATCCGCACTCATTCCTGCCTCTAAGCCCACCAGTGGAACCCTCGAGCGGGTGAGGTATGCGTGCAATAATTCATTCGAACCTATCAGACAAAGCGTTGAGGAGACCAAGGGAGATCAATTCCACAAGAACCTCGATGCCACATCTGTCAGGCCACGAAAGTTCATCACGGTGGTTCCTCTGAAGGCCGGAAGTGTTGTGAAACCAATGTGGACAGTGAGACCTGCAGTGGTTGTCGAGGATCAACTCATGGGTTCACCTGCAACATCAGGAAACTTTGTCAGGCTGGATGTAACAGCTCCTGATCTCACAGCTCCATACCAACCTGATTTTGGTGTAGGTATCGACACGCTTGCATCTACTGTCAATTCCTTGGGCGGAACATATCCAAAAAGTTCAGAGCTGTTGAACCTTTCCAATTCCGACAAGAGCACATGTCTCAGTCAGGTTGGAACAACCGACCTAGAGGAATGCGCCAAACGCGTGTTGCAGTGGTACGGAGGAAGTCCTCAGGTTTATTCCCTTGGTGCAGGTAAGTTCTCACCATCACGAGATCCAAATGTTTGCGGAGGATGGGACAAGTGTGGACCGCTGGGTGCGATCTTCCGTTCCAACCCAGTCATCGTTGAACCGCCAAGCCAAAATGCTGCTGAGCAGGCCTACTCGAACAATAGACCAACAGGAACAACATCCTTCTACCAGCAACAAAGAACTCGTCCAACGATGTTGTATTCACAAACAATCGATGGTATGCTGCATGCATTTGTTCTATCGAAGAATGCTGCCCTTCCCGATTCGTATGCAAACGTATCCACGGTAGACTCGCTTGAGAACAACGAGCTATGGAGCTTCATTCCTCCTGCGATCCTTCCACAGATCTGGCCCAACTTCAAGACAGAGGCTCGATTGCTTGATGGGCCTCTAACTGTTGGCAACGTTGTTTTCAGCAGGAACATGACGCAGACTTCTGAGGGAACAACAAATCTTTCAGGATTCAGGACGGTCCTCGTTGGTTCATCAGGATATGGAGATTCTGGGTTCTATTATGCGGTGGATGTGACAAATCCAATTGAACCACGTTTCCTGTGGCAGCTCGTGAATTCATCCGGTGGTAATGCCTTGTTTGGCAAGGTTCTTCCAGGGGCAGCAATTACCATGTTGAAGATCAAGGATCCAAAGGATGGGATCATCAAGCAGGTTGGAGTTGCCATCCTCCCGGGTGGAAGGGATCCTGGAACACCCACCGCCACGATGTCACGTAGGATCTTCAGCACATCACGATCTCCACTCTTCGCGTGGAATGGTCAATACTATCCACGAACACTGATTAGAAATTGGGGTGCGAAGGTACCATCCAGATCTTTGACCGTTGTAGAATTGGAGACAGGTAGGATCATCGCGCGGCTGGCAGGCGAGTGGGGTGATAATCCTGGCAAGACCTCAACATCCACATGTTCAGGTGGGCCTGGTGGTGCCGATTCCCTGACTTGCGGGTTATCACCTACAGTAATTGTGAATCCCACGCGAGTCAGTTTCGATTCTCCGCTCACGGGAACACCTGTTCCTTTCCCATCAGGCGTGGCTCAAACATCCACACGCGCGTATGTTGGTGATGCTGATGGTGTCGTCTGGCGGATCAACATGGCAGATCCTGAACCGCTCAAGTGGACAGCTGAAATTGCATGGGATGCATACAATCACACGTCTGTCCCAGATAATTCTTTGAAATTATCATACGTAGTTAATGGCATCAATTCTGGGAACCCTCTGAACCTATCGACAACCTCGTTGGTTGCTGCAACCATGGGCCAACCAATCGAACAGGCACCCATTGTTTCCGTAGATTCTCGCGGTGTCACAACTGTTACGTTGACAACAGGTGACGGCGAATCTTTCAACACAGTTTCACCGGGCACACTCAACTTCCTCGCAACATTTGTAGATGACTTGAATGCAAGTGGAACATCTTTCGCACCAACCATCAATGCAACACAAGGCATTTCGATGGCGTTTACGGATGGGGGCAGGGTGACAGGACCCCCTACACTCTTCGATGGCAAACTATTCTTCAGTTACTTCTCGCCTCAAACGGCGACAGTTTGCACCTCAGGTAAGAGTGGTTGGTGCGCCGTTGATTTCTTGAATGGTAACAATTCAACTCCTCTCGCTGTCATGGATGTGGATCCGCTTCTTCCAGGTAACGATCGTTGTACCACATTCCAGAACGGTGAGGTCGTCTTCGGTCTTGCAATCAATGCAGTTCCATCATGCGTTCAAACTGAGGACAACTTCAATGATCAGTGGTTGGCAGGTCAGTACAACAGCTATTCATCATCAAAGGGTATGAACTACCAACTCGTTATGCAAACAAGTCAAGGTGGAACATCTGAAAATAATTCAACAATTAATTCCACACGAATCACACTTCCTCCACCACGAGCCAAAACTCGATTGCAATCGTGGGTCTCCGTGATGCAATAAAAAACGGCAGGATAGAAATATCCTGCCTGAAAAAGCACTACTTAAGCATAATCAATGAAACCAGGTGATTTGGGCATGTGACCGCCATGTTTGTTGGCATCTTGTGCAATCATACTTTTTGTGTAGGTGGTTCACGCTCACAGACCGAAACGTGTTCTAGTAGCATCCCAGTTCTGTGTTAGTTCGCTGGTGTTAAGCGCCCTATTGTAGAAGGCTACGGAACCTACGGTACATGACAGGTACACAGGGGATGCGTAACCGGTCCATTTGGAGGCAATTCTGTAGCCTTCCAAACCATTTAATCCTCCTATTGCCCCCGCCGCCGAAGAGGCCACCAAGGAATTGTTGGAGTACAATTTGAATCCTGCTGAGTCCTTCATACCGACAAGGAAGTAGAAGGCGCCAAGGGTCGCTGAGAAGGGTGAACCCGAGGTGCCGAACCAATTATTGCCAATGACATATGTGTTTGTTGAGACTCCTGATGTTGAGTACAGGTGTCCTAAGCAATAGTTGACGCTTCCATTCCCACTTGGTGAGGTCTCGTCGGTGAAAAACTGCTCAGACCCTGAGGGATCGTCTGCATCCCTTCTGACCCACATGCAGATGGTCCATTCGGTCTGAGCACCGAGAGCAGGACCGGCCGCATACTGTGTGGAAGGTTTGCTGAACGATACTATCCCGCCATTCGTTGCTGAATAAGTCGGCGAATTGTAGAGTGTGGCATGTTTTCCGTTTCCGCTCAAGTCGGTCCATGTTGTACCGCTGCCAGGATAGGATGCTGGGTTACCTGCGTCGAGATGGAGGATTAAACCCGACGAGACGATGGGAGAACCTCCGCCACTACCTCCCCCTCCCGACGAAGTAACCTTCATACCTCCCCCTGTTCCTCTAAGTCTGAACGAACCACCTGAACCTGTTATCTTTATAGCCATAAAATCTCCTCGACAAAGTTCATTTCTCTGTCTGTAGTTATTAACTAATGCCGCTCAAATAAAACGGGTGCAAAATAAATTGCACCCGAAAACCTTAAAGGTTTATTACGTTTCTTCAGATCGATATTCCGTATTTGTTTGCTAGGTATTGCGTAACTTGAAGACGCTTAGTATTATCGTGTTGCTCGCTGTATATTAAACCTTCGGCAAACTTACCACAGAAATTACGTATTCCAAGGTCGCCGACTGCAGATCCTATGACTAGCATAACTGGATTAATAGACAGAGTATAACCATAACCTGCATAGCCTGGCTGAACAGTCCCTACTTGATCGTTTACATATAACTCTGTAGTGGCAGGGTGAGCACCTGCTGACAGAGACACGGATATTACGACCGCAGGGGGCCCGTGCGCGTCATTTTTCTTAACAGCATAATCACCAGTGTTGTAATTTATGAAGTAAGCAGGACCGCCCCATGCTGGTTGTAATGAACTTACCGAGGCCTGCGCCATCGTCGCCGCCTGTCCCCAACCTAAGATGGTAAAAGTAGAATCAGAGTTGGTGTTATCAGCATAAGCCACTACGTACATTGAGTACGCTGTGGCGCCTGATGGTAGACCCGATGGAGAGCTTTTGTAAAGAAAGGAAGACCCATTGAAGCTAACGCTAGGCATGTTGCCGAATTGAGCATCAGATGCGTTATAAGTGGGAGTACCGCCATATCCATTCAGAGTGTTTCCACCTGCACTGTCCGTCCATGATGTGACGGTAGCTCCATTTGATAGACCCAATGCGTCAGCCTTAAACCAAGAGCTGAGATTACCTAGAGAAGATGGATCAAATCCTCCTCCGCCGCCGCCGCCACCACCGCCTGATGAAGTGATGCTTATACCACCGCCTGTTCCGCTAAATTTGATGGATCCACCGGATCCTTTTGTCACTATTGCCATAAAATCTCCACTGAACAGCTTAAATGCTGTTCAACAAATTATAAATATCAACACCACTAACGAATTAATGAATTTACGTTTGTTCTCCTCGGAAAGTCCCATGTAATTCCCGACAAATTGGTCCTGTGAAAACCTCATCATAATTGCTGTAATATCAGGAGACATGATCAGGTTCCTAGGAAAGCTACCTCGGAAGTGCGTTGTTGCCTTCAGCAGCGGAGTTGATTCGGTGGCTGTAACTGATTTCCTTCTGAACGGTAAACGTGATGTTCACCTGGCGTTTTTTCACCATGGAACTGCGACGTCCGATGAGGCCGAGGTATTCGCCAAGGAATTTTCCAAGGAACGTAACCTCACGCTCTCAATCGGGCGGATCAGCGGTGAAAAACCTCCTGGGGAATCGATGGAGGAATACTGGAGGAATGAAAGGTATCGTTTCCTTTCGATGTACGAATTTCCTGTTATTACCGCCCATCACCTTGGAGACGCGGTGGAAACATGGATCTTCAATTCTCTCCATGGAAATCCTAGGGTGTTGCCCTACCAGAGGAACAACGTCATCAGGCCTTTTCTCATCACCCCAAAGTCTGAGCTGATTGATTGGGCGGAGAAAAAAGGATTGAAGTGGATGGAGGATGAATCCAACAACGATCTGAAGTACATGAGGAACTTGATCAGGCACAAGATCGTTCCTGAAGCGATGGTGGTTAATCCTGGTCTTGACAAGGTTGTAAAGAAGATGTATATTAAAGAAGAGATGAAAGAGGGGTAAACTATGGAAATGTTTAGAAAACCTACATGGATTGAGTTGCGAGTTCCGCCTCCTGCAGCTGGGATGGTTTTCATCCACGTTGCAAGACCTGATCGGCCATTAATGATAACGGATATTTTAGAGGATGAGATACAGCGTGTAGACGTGGCGGGCGTCACGGCACCTTGGGGGTCCATTGAAGACTGGCGAGATGAGGTTCGCCATAGAAATATAGAGGTTGTTTATGACCCAAAGCATTACATTCAAAAAAGGTGATTTGGTTCTCTACGATAAGTTTGGATCTTATCATGAGTCAGTATCCCCTTCTGTCTTCATTGACGATTTTGCTGTAGGAATTATTCTTGAAATTGTAGAGGAAAAAAGCGGAGGTGCTGACAACGCTTTCGCAGAGATCATAAAGGAAGATGGGTCAAAAGGTTTCTTTTCTTTATCTTATCTAAATTCGTTCGAACAGCCATAAAAAAGGAAATTTGATGAGTGACTTGAAAAATCCGTCGTGGCCACAGGGACAGTTCGATCATAGGAACGTCATCGATTATTACAAATATTGGGAGCACGATGCGATCCTAGCCGACCAAGACAAGAACAGGTGCCGTTTGAAAATCGTGGCTGAGAATTTTGGAAATGACTTCAACATCTCAACCGTCGTGAGATCTTCAAATGCTTTCTTGTGCAACGAAGTGATCATCGTTGGTCGAAGGCGTTGGGATCGGCGCGGAGCTTGCGGTACGCATAATTATGAGCACGTAAACTATGAAGAGAATATTGGGAGCGTTATCTCCAAGAACCCGAATCATAGAGTGGTCGTGCTAGATAATGTTCCAGAAGCCTCTTCGATTTATGATTATAAATGGTATGAAGATACATTGCTTGTTTTAGGGCAAGAATCAATTGGGGTATCTCCTGAATCAATGGTGGCGGCCCATGATGTGATCTACATCCCGCAATGGGGATCGGTTAGATCGTTGAACGTCGGATCAGCCGCCACAGTAGCCATGGCGTTTTATCGAGGACAGTGGGGTAAAGATCAGCCGACACCATCCCAATAATTGGATCCGTCGACAGAACCGGTTAGAATTGGCATGAACCTTCCATCGATCGTGGTTAACGCGCAGTAAACGCTGTACGTATATGCTCCTGAAGCGTTTGCTCTAATGAATATTTCTTTCACTCTTGCATCAAGGGTGATAGTTTGACCACCATTTACTAATACGTAATTTGTGCCGTTAATTCCATTCTCAGTAAATCCAATCCTGATTCTATTGGTTGCCGTCGTGTCAGTATTCACGAAAGTTATACTTTTAGTGACTTTTGGTAAAGAGTACTTGGTGACGATTACTCCGCTAGTGGCAGCTGTAACTGTCCATGGCAAACCTGAAGTTTGAAATTCTGGTGTGCTAAAAAAGCCTGAACTTGGATTATTAAGTGACATAATTTCTCATTATATGTATAATGGGAGCGAGTAAACGGAAGCTAAAATGAAAGTATTGGTTCTAAACGATTCTGAGAGTGAGTTTCTTGCAATTGCAGCGCACCACGAAAATTCTGATGTGTTACATGCGCACCGTTACCTACAATTTTTGCAGCAGATAGACGGGCAAGATTGGGACATCGTGTACCTCGATGATGACCTTTCCTCTGCAGCTGAACCTGATTCTTGGTTCGACGGCAACGGGTTCAAGAGACTTTACGATGGCATTCATGCCGCAAGGGCGATAGCTACGTTGGCTGAAATTGGGAAGAACCCCACGAAGCGAGTCATCATTTCTTCGGACTCGGCCGCAGCGAGCAAAATGCTACAGATTTTATCTGACGTCGGAGTAAACGTCACAAAAAGTACTTGAGTTTGAACAAAGAATCTTACATTGATTAATTTAACAATGATGAAAATTACACCTTCACAAAAGTTGTTTCTACATAACGTTCTTTTTCACTATCTCATGCTCCCAGATGTCAGTATGAGAACTCAAGATGGAGTTGAAGAAATCATGCATCTTCTCGAAGATGAACTCATTCATCATGATGATGAAGACAATGATTTAGAGGATGATCAAGATGAAAAAGTAAAAGTAGAACTTCGGTCTCATGATGAGGAGGTTTCAGCATGGAGTTTAATGGATTTGCCTCCTTGTCGAGCCAAAACTTCTGACGAAGAGACGGGCAATCTATCTTTTTTTGGTGATGATGTAGATCTTCGATTCGACATCATTAATGACGATGGAACTGTCGTTGAAGAAGGAGATAGAGTTTTGCAGGTTATCCGCCGCGGAAAAGAAATCACACTGGTAAATGAGGAAGGTGATGAAAAGACTTTTCAAGTTTCAAAGTTTCCAAAGGAATGGACCAGTTTACTTAAAGCCAACCTATTTTATGGTGTGATGGATTGAATATGATGTTACAATTATCGCCGCAAGAATTGCTCGATTTATATAAAGCTGTGTTACTTTCGAACGACTCTGTTTCTCGCCACGATATTCTTATGAAAATAGAGCATATAATGCTTTCTTCATTGGAAAATTCTTGGCAAAAAACCGTAACAACTGGGTTCGATAAATGGTTAAAGTCTGAGACAAACAAGATTAAAGATCTAGAAGACGAGATTAAGAAAATAAATGAATCAATACCTAGAGAAGAATTAATTAAAAAATTTGTGCCTGCTTCTTCTTCCTCAAGAAATAAGCAAAAAGGAAGACCACGAAAAAGCAAATGATTCAGGGGCCAAAATAGTTTCGACGTGGTTTTGACATCGATCTATGCAGGCCCAGGTGCACGAGGAACCTGGTAAAAATCCAAGTGACGTATAGTTGCCAACGACAACGGCTACGCTCCAGCTGCCCTAGCGGCCTGACTGGTTGGGTGGTGACAACCTAGAAACAGAAAGTCACAATCAATGGTTATCCTCATTGTATGAGGTGGGTTTCTCTCGGAAGGTGGTTCCGGAAGACGACTAACGGGTTTCGATCCGACCGGTCGTAAAATTGGTCAGATCGAATAGACTAGGATGGCGTCGATAAAATCATTCCAAGCCTGTGGACGAATTGTTTGATTGAAGAATTGCGGACACCGGGGCAGTACCGGTTGGCTCCACCTGTTGTATATTTATAATCTGTAAAAACATATGAATATCATTAAAGACATCTCAAAACGTTTAGAAAAAGTCGAGCTACGTTACAACCCAGTGATCATCAGGGTGAATAAATTTGATGAGGAAGCCGCCGAAAAGTTCTCCAATCAAATGTCGGCCGCGCAGTCCACGGGTCAAACGATGATCCCAGTGGTCATAGACTCTTATGGGGGTCAAGTCTACTCTCTCATGTCCATGATCGCAAACATTAAGGCTTCAAACATTCCGGTGGCAACAATCGTCGAAGGTAAGGCCATGTCATGTGGTGCGTTGTTGTTCAGCTACGGTACTTCTGGTTATCGTTTCATGGATAAGCACGCCACCATCATGATCCATGATGTTTCTAGTGGTGCCAGGGGAAAGATCGAAGAGATCAAGGCCGACGCAAAAGAAGGTGATAGACTAAACCAGCTTGTTTATAGAGAAATGGCGGCAAATTGTGGCAAGGAACCTGAATTCTTTTTGAAGCAAATTCATGATAGGTCACACGCCGACTGGTATTTGGACGCAGAAGAAGCCCAATCGATCGGTCTGGCAAACCATTTACGAGTGCCTAGCCTCAAGGTGAAGGTCGACGTGTCTTATAGCTTTGAGTGATTAAACAATTATAATTCGTTGGCGATTTTAAGCCATAATTATTCTTGTGGGACATCTGCAGGTGTCTCTGAGGAGTAGTTATGGCTATAAATTTTAATGGCGTAAGAATAAAACCTTGCGCAGGAGGTGGTGCAGCATCACCTTCCAACAACATAACAAGTTTCGAAACAATAACTGGTGATTCATACACGAAATTTTTGGCACACTTTGACGGTGCGGATGGATCAACATCTTTTACAGATGATTCATCTAATCCAGGAACAGGAACATTTTCAGGAGCTGCCGTAATAAAGACTGCTCAGTCAAAATTCGGCGGTTCTTCGTTGTATTTCAACGGCAATAATGCTTCTAAATTTAAGTGCACTAATACTAATAACAAGGTAAACTTTGGTCCTACAGGTGGAAGTAGTTTTACCATTGAGTTATGGTTCTACTACATATCACTCATACCTTGGACGTCGCTGATACATTTTAATACTTCAGCTTGGTATCAAGGACCTGCTCTAATAATGAACAACGCAGGTCAACTATACCTTGAAAATTCGTATGGAGGATCTTTCCACTACGCGGTGAGCCCAGGATGGGTTCCGCCAACTGGTCAATGGCATCACATCGCCATTGTTGGCACTTCAGGTCAACATATCAAAATTTATATTAATGGTACGCTATATGTTACAAGAGCAGGCAGTTATTTTCTTAGCATGCCATCTGCCGGAGACATTGGGTTAGGTCATTCTTTAAGTCTACCCGGCGGTCTTCCTGGAGATACCGGAGTGCGTACCATTAATGGATACATTGATGAGGTCAGGTTCTCTGATACTGCTAGATACAGTGCAAACTTCACCCCTTCCACTTCAGCTTTTGGAACAGGGGTTTTAACCTACCCAACAGCAGAGCTTGGAAAAATGGCCAAAGACAGCAATGGCTTTCTTTACGAATGTACTGATGCGGCAGTTCCCACATGGCGTAGATACACCTTAGGTTGAGAACAATAAAAGGAGATTAAATTATGACTATAAATTTTAATGGCGTAAGAATTAAACCTTGCGCCGCACCAGTCAATTCAAACACAGCAACTTATATTCAACCCGTTGGTGATTCAACGGTTTCTTTGCTTCTTCACATGGATGGAGCCAATAATAGCACGACATTTACCGACAGTTCTTATACACCAAAAACCGTCACCGCTTACGGCAATGCTAAAATCAGCACTGCTGCAAGTAAGTTTGGTGGTTCTTCTGCGGCATTTGATGGTAATGGTGATTACATAGAATTTGACAGAGGAACAGATCTTCAATTTGGAGCAGGTGATTTCACAATTGAAGGATGGGTAAATCTAAATTCTTTTGCAAGTTATCAAAGCGTTTTCGGCGGTTACGATATAGGCTTTGATATTCAAAATTCAACAACGATCGTGGTGGGATACAATGCTATAGGTGGCGGGTTCATGTCAAGAACAGTTTCAGCAATGTCAACAGGAACCTGGTACCACTGGGCAATGTCAAAAACTTCTGGCACATTTAGATTGTTCTGGAATGGAGTACAGGCTGGCGCCAGTGCTGTGGCTCCTGCGATGAACAATACAGTAAGCAAATGGGTCATTGGTAAAAATGCCACCAACAACACCTCACATCATCTTAATGGATATGTTGATGAAGTTAGGGTCACAAAGGGAGTAGGTCGTTACACCGCAAACTTCACGCCTCCTGCCTCAGCTTTCTCAAATGCAAATGGATCTGTTGAGCTACCATCGAGCCCAATAGTTGGTCAAGCTGTCTATTCTGATGATAGAGCTTACATCTGCACGAGTGCCTCACCAGTTACCTGGAAGGTGTTCGATCAGGCAGGCAGAAACATCAATATCTGATTAAGAATAATCAATAAAAACTTTTCAGGACCTCGGCCTTTCGACCTTGGTCCTGAATTTTATTTAATGACTAATTCATAATTGAATTTATATTTATTCTTAAGAGATGTCTACAGATGTCTCTGAGGAGTAGTTATGGCTATAAATTTTAATGGCGTAAGAATAAAACCTGCATCTGGTGGTGCTGGTGGTGGAGTTTCCTGGCCTGGTGATGGAACAAAAATTTTGGCAGGTGATGGATCACAGGTTGTTGTTGGCGATGGTCTGGATTTGTCTGCAGGCACTCTAACATCCAATGGGCCTTCATCTACATACATAGCAACGGTAGGAGACTCTTCAGTCTCTTTGCTTCTTCACATGAATGGAGCAAACAACAGCACGACGTTTACCGACAATTCTTATACACCAAAAGCTGCCACAGTTAGTGGCAATGCAAAGATTAGTACAACCGATAGCAAATTTGGCGGGTCTAGCGGATATTTTGATGGAAATGGTGACTATTTCTATTATTCATATAATAACGATTTCAACTTAAGTACAGGAGATTTTACGATAGAAGGTTGGGTAAACCCCAGCTCTCTCGCATCTCAAATGTGTCCAATTGCAAAACATCAAACTACCATTTCTCAAGATTGGCAATTTTATATTATAAATTCTACGACAATTGGCTTTGCTGCATCTGGTCTTGTGACGAGAACGGTTCCAACGATAACAACGGGAACCTGGTATCACTTTGCCGTAGTAAAACTCTCAGGTAACACATCCATCTATTGGAATGGTATTAGACAAGGAGCAACTTTTGCCAACGTACCAACTAATTCCGTAGCTGCAGTTGTAATTGGCGCTGACAGATTGAACGCTATTCAATATCCATTTCACGGATATATCGATGAAATTAGAGTCAGCAAAGGTATCGCAAGATATTCTGCTGATTTCACACCTTCTGCAACAGCTTTCGCAAATCCAGATGGCTCGGCTGAACTGCCTGCCGCTCCCGTGGCAGGAGATGTCGTTTACTCCGACACGGGAATCTACGTTTGTTCTAGTGCTTCTCCTGTTGTTTGGAAAAAATTTGACGGAGCACCAACACAGACCATAACGATCTAAACATCAAACATAACGACAAAAACTATTCAGGACCTCGGCCTTTTAGCCTTGGTCCTGAATTTTCATGACTTTTTGATACTTTGTAAAGCGGATACATATACCTAATTTAGAAGAGGACTTTATGAGTATAAAATTAAATGGTGTTAGAGTAAGACCTGCAGTTGTTGCACCTGAACCCAGCCCACCCACGGATTCATTGGGAGCATGGTACAGGGCAGATGATATCAATCAGTCGAATGGTTCAACGGTTTTTACTTGGACAGATCGATCTGGAAATGGAGTCGACTTGGTACCTGTACCAAGTGTCTCTCAACCCACACTCTCTACAAGTTCACCTGAGTTTAACAGTCGAAAGGCTATTAGCTTCAATGGGTCTCAGCAGCTGTATCGTCTCACACCTCCTAATTGGTCAACGGGTTCAAGTGCTTTTAGCATATATGTAGTAAATGATCCCACATTTTCGACAGACTTGCTGGGTCTCGTCGGTTGGGGTCAAGAAGGTTCTACTAATGGTCGAGTGTGTTTTTGCTATTATGGTCCTGCTCCTCACGTAATAGGAGTTGACGGTTACGGCAATGCCTCCAAAAAGTATGTAGCAAACTCAAACGCACAAATTTCAGCAGCATTTTCTGCGAGCGGTGCAAACATGTCTAGCGCTGAAATTTTGATCAATGGTTCAACTGGCACACTTGCAAGTTCCGGGGATGCTGTTCCTTGGAATATTCCAAATCCTTGCCCGGAACTTCGAATTGGTGGATTTGCACAGGCTTCTTACGGTCCATTCGTCGGGAAAATTGCTGAAATTCTAATTTATCACAAGCAACATGCCTCGACTGAACGCACAGATACGTTGAACTACTTGTCCAATCGTTACGGTATTTCTTTAGTTTGATTTATAGAAAACAATTCAGGACCTCGGCCTTTCGACCTTGGTCCTGAATTTTTATTTATTTGTGTTTGGCAACATCAAATAATTATTGGAAGAATATTCTTGATATCACTTACGCGTCACGCCACAAATTATTTGAAGCATACACAAGAATTTCTTCTGCGCTTTCGGCGGTGTATCCATGATCCTTGATGAGTGTTGCCACCATCTCATTGTACTTTTCCTTCTGCTCCTCGTCGCGAGTTTTGCTCTTGGTCACGACTCGAGCAAGTGATTTGACCGATGAGATGAGGAATGATTCAATGGCTTCTCGGAGTGGTTCATAGGAACGGAATCCAACCTTTTCACCACGACGCATCTTGGCGAACATGTAGGCAGCAACGTCGGAGCGGAAACCATCACGGGCTGAACCGCTGATACCGATCTGTTCTTCGATCGAAGCCATGAACTGTTCGTCTGGCTTTCTCTCTTCCTTTGTAACACGATCCTTGAGTTTGACACGGGTCGTGTATGCTTCAGCGTTGTCGAGATATGTATCGAATAGAGATTGAGCCTGCTCCTCGTATGCGGAGATAAATGCCTTTGCGATCTCATTCTCAAGGATCTTGAGGTATTCTTCTCGTACCGTCTTTTGGAGGATTTCTAGGCACTTTGTCTTGAACGTCTCGTCGTTGATCTGCTCCTTCACCATCTTGGTCAAAGACTCAATGACAGAAACTGGTGTAATCATTCCCTTGTCGGATGCCGTGAGGGCATTGTCCAATGCCTTGGTGATGAAACGCGTAGAGATACCATCCATGCCTTCGTGTTTAGCTTCCTCACGAAGATCCTTGATGTCGACCTTACGAACGCGACCCTTCTCAAGGACGTCCTCGCCGTTATAGATCTTCATTTTCGTCAATAAATCACATTTAGCTGATGGCTTCAAGCGGCTCATGACCGAGAACATTGATACAACCTTGAGGGTGTGAGGTGCGATGTGTGCCTTGAAGTCTGATTTACCTAGCATCTTCTCATAGATCTTCTGTTCCTGATCCACCTCAAGACAGTATGGAACTGCGATCTTCACGATGCGGTCCATGATGGCTTCATTGGTGTGTTCTGACTGGAAGCGATTCCACTCAGCCTCATTACAGTGTGCGAGGATGACTCCGTCGAAGTGAAGCATATCGCTCTTTCCGGGTGATGGAACCCTCTTCTCCTGTGTGGCGGTGATGATTGTATGGAGGAACTCAATCTCGTTCTTGAAGACCTCGACCAGTTCCACGATGCCACGGTTACCTACGTTGAATGCTCCCGTGAGCGAAAGAGCTCGTGGATCATCCTCGGCAAACTTATCCAACTTAGAGATATCTACCGACCCAATGAGAACAGACACGTCCTGACTATTGGCATCCATTGGAGGAACAGCCGCGACACCTCTACGACCACGTTGCGAGAATGTCGTCTCCTCAACCTCGAAGTCCTCATATTTACCGCCGTAATCGTTGAGAAGCTTGTGGCGGGCGACTGGTGAAATATCTCCATCAATCTTCACGTTGAGTGCCTTCTCAAATTCCGAGCGAAGAGAACGTGGTACGAGTTGCAGGGGTTCACCACGATGAGGATCTCCCTTGAGGTGATAGTACTTCTTGCCTTCGAGCGCACGTTTAATGTGTTCGGTTAATGCTGACTTACCAGCTCCAACTGGTCCCATGAGAAGAAGAACCTGACGAGATTCCTCGCCCTTATGTGCCGCTGAAGACAGGAACGACATGACCTTGTCAATGACCGTCTCCATTCCGAAGAATTCACCTTCAAAGTACTTGTGGACCTTCACGGCATCGCCATCGAACACCTTGAATTTACGTGAATCCGAATCAGGCATCACGTAGGAACCATGTTCCTCAATGGCCTCATATAACCTACGATGCGCTGATTTTACTATCGACGGTTCTTTCTCGACGAGGTCGACGTAATCCATAAGATTACCAGAGAACTTTTTTGTTTTGGATGACTCTTCTCGAGCCGTTTGAATTTGTTTGAGTAGTTGCTTCTTGACGCTCATGTTGTTATGTATACCTCTCCCTGCTCCAGTGTATCAAATCTCCCAAGTTTCATCTTCAATAACCGTGAAAAACTTCACATCGCTACCCCATAGGGTCTTGACATGTTCCACGACCTTATTGGCATGACTTAATTCTAGATCTCGACCATCATGCTCATGTTTGATGATCAATGTGCCATCTCTCTTTACGTCGTCCACAAAGACAGCTGGAATTGATCCACCTGCCACTTGGTTGACAAGATCTTTCTTAACCTCTTCCCAGCCTAAATCATCTGAAACCTCATCGACAGTGACACCTTCATGACGTTTTGATGAGTACGTGAAGAGATTGAGATCCACACAGTCCTCCTCCGTGAGATATTGACGGAGGAAAGAAGCATCATGGCATGTCTCCCTTGCGATGAAACACTCTTCAATGCCATGTCTCTCCTTGATCTTCTGGAAGAGATGGAAACCTAAGTGATAAGGATTTATCGCGCCCACATGAGGTCGAACCACTTGGTTGTGCATTTTGATAAAAGGTAAATGCATACCATCAGGCAGATCTAATTCATGACACATGGTGTAGTGCCAGTAGGAAGCCCAACCTTCATTCATCACCTTCGTTTGAATTTGTGGCCAGAAGTACTGACCTTCATCACGACAGACGTCAATTATATCACGCTTCCAGTCAGGCATCTTACCGTGCTCTGATATGAAGCCTAATAAATCGTAGTCAGGTTCTAAGGGAATTCTATTGATGTCAAAGAACTTATATTCATTTTTCTTGTCGTTGTTCATCAGCTCAACGTATTCCGCCTTGAGCTCCGCATGTGTTCTGCGAATTTGCCCATACTTCGTCGTCTGGAACTGTATTGCATGACAGGCATCTATCACCTCTTCCACATTTTCCACACCAATGTTGGGATTCTCAATGTAAGACTGGATTCTCTTCTTCGCTGCTCTGAACCGAGGCACGACTGTCTCAGGACGTGTGGCCTTGAACATCCTGTTGTTCTTAAAGAAATCGCTATGTCCAACGCAATGCGCCATGATGAGGATCTGCAGGTATAGTGGATTCTCACGCATGAGGTAAGCGATCGACGGATCACTGTTGATGATTAATTCATACGGCAAACCTTCCATACCTAGGTTATAACGGTGGAAGGTTTGTTCGAACGTTTTGCCGTAAGACCAATGATCGAAGTGTGTAGGAAGACCATGATAGGCCATGGCACCGATCATTGAGTAATAATCGAGGGTTTCATAGGCAATCTCAAACCAATCGAGATTGTGACCCTTGGCCAACTTGCAGATTTTATCATCCCATTCTGCCAATGTATCTAATGTGTAATCCATTTTCATCCTTTGGTCAAAGACACGCCTGTACCACCCATCAATGTTCTAAAAGCAGGCCATACGTCTGCCTTCTCTACCACTCTAACGGTCTTTAATTTTGGTCCGACGAGAGGTTGCATCGTTGTATGGAGCTTGTCTTGATTGTAATACCTTTCAGGTTCAATCTCGCAGTAACCGTACAGCTGACAGATGTCTTTTAGCTCACGTGCGAGATTTATGAACTTTTCATTATCAGATGAGAAGTTATCGCCATCGGACGCCTGAAACGTGTAGATGTTCCACGATGATGGATGAAATCGTTTATCTATCTCTTGTAACGTCAGCTCCAAAGCGCTGGATGCAATCGTTCCTCCGCTGGTCGCTTCCGTGAAGAATTCTTTCTCTTCGACCACCCTCGCCTCAGTGTCATGCGTGATGAAAACGACCTCGACCGTTTCGTACTTGGACCTGATGAACTGGTAGAGTAAAAAGAAGAAAGATCTTGCCAGGAACTTCTTGTCTTGCGTCATAGACCCGCTGACGTCCATCAAGAAGAATATGACTGCGTTGGTGCAAGGTTTCGGTGTGACCTTGAAGTGTCTGTACCGCAGATCGTCTTCGTGGAAAGAGAAGGTTTCTCCTTCTTCGGCTTTTTCAGGGTCAAATCCAGCCGCCTTCATTCTCTTGATTCGAGCGATTGCAGACTTCTTCTTGTCCAAGCGTGGAAGAATACCGTCAGTACGATACCCATTTCTCTTTAATTTATCAGCTGATATGTTCGACAGTTGACGTCTCTGCAACTCAGGAAGCTGTAGTTCAGCGAAGAGATACTCTGCGAGTTCTTCCAACGTGATCTCAACGTCGTAATATTCTTCTCCTTTTTGATCACTGGCCTTCTGCGGTTTTCCTTGACCTTGCTGTTGTCCCTCACCGATTTTTTGGCCTCGTTTGACATCCTTACCAGGAGCCGATCCAACCTGCTTATTGCCGTTGTTGTCGCCGTAGACAAACTTGTATTCCTTAATTCCTCTAACAGGAACTCTGAACTTTTTCTTGCCATCTTGACCTATGATGCTCTCATCAGCGACAATATGATGAATACCATCTCGAATTGCCTTCTCGATTTTCTGTTTGTGACGACGTCGATCGGAGGCGGATCGATCAGCGATTGTCTTATGTTCCTTAAAGATCGACATAGTTTTTATTATACTTCATTCTGAGGTTTATTTTTAACCCAAACGTTCTTTTTCGAATCTTTCCACACCAGCTCTAGATATTCGTGCTAACAACGAATCGACATCGACGTCTTTGTCACTAAGACGTTCAATAAAACTATCATGATTGGATAGAAGTTTTTGAAAGATAGAATTCTCATTTCCCTTCGGGAAATATGCATTATCAAGCACGGGATCTCCTACCCACCGTCCTGTAATTTTATCAAGATTCCAATTTCTAACTCTACAGTCATCGGAATCATCTTTAGGAGTGGCTTTCTTGTCATCATCTGCGTAAAAATTATCAAGAGCCGCTTTTTTGCGGGATCCCTGTTTGCTCCATCCTCTCACGGCATCGTCAGTAAGCGAATTTCTGTCAGGTATGAGTGGACCTCCAACAGCAGCAAACATCGCTGGGTATAAAATCCCACCATACCCTCGTCCCCCGGCCATTTTAATTTCCCATGCGCCTGCGCAACGTTGTTTAGGCTTTTGTGCGGCAATGTATCCGACGACCCCTTGTGAGACATCGTCCAAATTCTTTTGAACCTGAGATGGATAATATAAGGTGATAGCCTTCATACCCCAATCGCTGGCGTCTTCATAGAATCCTGCTAGCTCTTCCGTGGGAGAACTAACTTCCATTAAAACTTGTCTGATGAATCTTCTAAGCTGCGTTTCTGACATCCAAGTGTAAATATACAGGCTGCCATGTTAATCTTTCGAAAGTAAGCACAAAAAACGCTTATAAGAGGGTTACTCAAATTCCTGAAGGTCCCGAGCTTCGTCATTCAAGAGATCTTTTAAGAGAGATTTTGCTCAACAAACGCATCAAAAAGTTCGACCTCGTCGGCGGACGATACACCAAGAAACCCATCGAGGGATTGCACGAATTTCTGCGAGATAACGAGAAGAATTCTTACGTTGTCGAATCCGTCGACGTCAAAGGCAAGTTCATGTGGTGGACGATGGGTCCCTGGAAAATGTGGTGCACATATGGTATGTCAGGTCAATGGACAACCACACCGCCAGATAGAAACACCGCCGTGATACTCTCGTATGGTGAAGATTCAAAGAGCATCGGGTTTCACGACGTTCGTAGGTTCGGTACACTAAAATTCGTCAAAGATGAAGGAGTGCACAGAAAGAAATTGGAAAGTCTCGGTCCTGATGTTCTTGGAGATGACGAATTGACACCAGAAATATTCACAAAAAGAACGCTGGGTAAACCCAATAGGACAATCTGCGAGGCCCTCATGGATCAATCTACGGTGGCTGGGATTGGCAACTATCTACGTGCAGAGATTCTGTTCGCCTGCGGTGTTGATCCATGGTGTAACGTGACTGACATATCTTCTCAAGAGTACATAAGGTTATGTGAGGAATCCGCGAAGATTTCTCGTCAGTCCTATTTGTCTCAAGGAGCCTCTATCAAGACCTACAGGGACGTGAATGGATTAACGGGAACATCTCAATTTTTCTTCAAGGTGTACGCTAGATCACGATGTCCCAAGGGTCATGAGATCCGCAGCGAACGTGACAACGGAGGAAGGATGGTCCACTGGTGTCCACAATGTCAGCCACCACGGTGAAAAGTCATCATCCATCATGTTATGATGGATCCATGCTAAGAGAATGCGTGGAGTGTAGTTGCATGTTCGATACAAATTCGCCTGCAAAGATTCGTGCCGGTGGCCGAGTCAACACGTGCCCGGAATGTTCGGTAGAATCTACGGTGAAATACCTGGGATTGGCCAATGGCGACGGCAAACAGGCTTCTGTCACCGTTCTTGCTTTTGACTCTACTGCTGATCGCGAAAAGTACTCATCATTTTACAGGAACAACGCAGGATACCATAAGGGCAAGAGCTGTCAATTAGGATCTCATCTGTCCACTGATCCAGGCGTAAGATTTAAGACGATCACTCAATCTTCGGCAACTAATCACAAGGGAAGAATGTAATGACTTTAAAGGCAGCTGTATCACTTGCTTTTTTGACAGCTTTGGCATTCGTTGGTTTCAAATCGTTCTCAAATCCAGATTCAGCGATGATAGGTATGACCATCATTTGTTACGGGTGGGTAGCTACGCAAATAATCGCTGAAGGATTTGTTGCGATTATTTGGCTTGCTTTTAAACGAATCATCGAAAAAACGTTGGATCAAAATTCTGACGATCATGACGAAAGCTGATAATTATTGATAAGAAAATGATGAGCGCAGCTGAAACCAGCGAGCCTGACGAAATTCTTCAAGATTTACGGAAAATCAGCATGCCGTGTCATCTTCCTCAGAATAAACCTATCATTGGTGATATAGTTCGCTGGATTTACGAATGGGTTGAAGATCCTCTATACGGGTCTCTTTACATCGTCGCTGGATTTCATGCTGAAGTCCAAGACATCGCCGTCGTTAGAGTCTTGAATAATCCCTTTGAAGTTCGAGAATTTCACGTGTCTCAATTAGAAACTGTTTCTAACAAATCTACGTCTTAAGCCCCAGAGTCGCCACAAATATTCCGATTCCTATGAGAAGGAACAAGACGCCTACCAACATCACTTTTCTTTCATAATTTCTTTTATAAATTCTCTAACGATCGATTCGCCGATGTCAAGAGTCTTTGGGTAACCTTTTTCGCCTGGTCGCTTTGGTCGCTTTCCAGCTTTTCGACGCGCGTGAATATTAGCCCATAATCCTTTCTTCTTCTTACGACCTTCAAGAACTTCGCCTGGTACTTCTGGAGATTCTTCGTGAGATTCATACTCGATATAAGCAAAAGCGTCGTTTAAATCATTGTACGCTCTCGTGATCTTGTATTGTATCCAACCTGGTATTTCGTCATTCTCACCTATGACATCCAACATCATGTTCGACATCTCCACTATTCTGTGAAGTTGTGCGACAGCCATGTACCCTTCGTGATCTTCCTCTCCTTCATTCCAGTCTCTGCCAACGCTTTCGTCATTCATCATGACAATATGTATTCAAATATTTGTAAATATGATATGCTGAATCCATATATAGTCTTTGCGTATGAAGCTAAGATTGTCTGAACTCCGAAGAGTCATTAGAGAAATAATCGAAGAGGAAACGTGGATGCCAGGACGTTGGATGGGATTCGTGAACGATCCTTTGGATGTAGAAGAGTTAGAGATGCTTGGTTCTCAAGGTTATATTGAGGAAGATCTCGAAGATGAGAACGATCAAAATTAGCCTCAAAGAGTTACGTAAAATCATCAGGAAGCATCTGCAAGAGGGCCCATCTGGTCCTGGAGTCACGGCCGACCCCACTGAAAAATCTGGGTTTTATCCCTATGAGATTGAACGAGGCGTGGACATCCAAGGATATTGGTACAGATCTCCAGGAAGAGCGCAAGGATCTGATGGGGACCCAAGCCGTCCCGCCGACGCTGCAGAGTATATAGGTTTTAAAACTAAGGGAGCTACGCCTGCAGACGCAGCAGCAGAAGCCGCCCCTAAAGAGGAAACCAAAGAATAGATTATAAGAAGCTCGTATATACTTATCGTAAATTTGTAGAAAGTTTATTTACATGCAGGTCACCATAAGCATTTTAAGAGAGATCATAAGTGAAGCTTTCATGTTGATGGAAGCAGGGGTATTCGATGAGTACGAGCTCAACGTTGAACAAATCGACATGTTGACAGAAGCTGAGTATCGAGGTCGTGATGTTCAACTCGGCAAACCCATGAAAGGTGACGTAAAAAAATACAAGGTCTACGTCAAAGATAAGAGGACGGGAAATGTGAAGAAAGTCAACTTCGGGGATCCTAACATGGAAATTCGACGTGACAATCCGAAAGCTCGTAAGTCTTTTAGGGCCCGTCACGGATGTGGTACAAAAAGGGCTTCAGATAGGACAAAAGCAGCCTACTGGAGCTGCCGCCTATGGTCTAGAAAACCAGTTTCTCAAATTTTGAGAGGAAAATGATTGTCTGAATACATTGTAAACAATGCTTGAATGTGATATATTCTTTGTATCAACCGTACTTTCGGTTGACAAGGTTAAAGAAAAATGATCAAGAATACTATCGCATTGTTTATCGTCGCCGCCGTCGCTCTCGCTGCTTGCGGCGATGATTCAGGTTCGACTGGTACCGGCGCCGGTGGAGCCGGTGGTGCTGGTCAAGGTGGTGCAGTTACTTCGACGGGTGGAGCACCTGGAACTGGTGGCACGGGAGTTGGTGGTGGTGCAACAGGTGGGGCACCGGGTGTTGGTGGTGCCGGCGGCGGCGTTTGAAAAATAAAAAAGCATAAAGCTTTAACCGCAGGAGGGAATACTCCCTCCTGCGGTTGTATTTATTTGTCGAAAATCTATGAATCGAAAAGATGAAAAACTCCTTAGAGAATACATCAAAGAATCTCTGGGCACTAGATCGTTGGTGCAGGAAGATATAATTACTGAACGCATAGTATATACTGCAGGAGATCTTAGACAAGCTCTACAGTTTATACAAAAGCATAAAAATATAGCGAAAGCTAAAGAAGCAGCAAAATCTGTTGGAAAAGCAACTGTTGTTGGGATAATTGGTGCGCTCGCTGGCGCGGCGAGCGCGCCAGCGTTAATTGCCGCGGCAGCGAAGATGGGGGCGATTGAAGCTGGCACGGCGGCATATGATGCTTACAAAGCTGCACAAGAATTAGACCCCGCAGAGAAAAAGAAAAATCCATTCTTCGACTACCTTTCCATCGATCCTGACACCACTGATATTGTGGACGATAAATTAGAAAATGAATTCGAAAAAGAGTTTCTAAGTCGACTTAGATATTATGACGATGAAGATGAATTGCCCGATGCTGATAGAGCATTTACTTCATGGTTGAAAAATAAATTTAACCAGTCTCATGTCACGAAGTGAGGACGTCAATATGTTATAGACGAAGATGTGATATTCGAAATAAGCTCACTTATAGTGGATGTGGAAAACATGCGGAACAAATCTTTGGAGGAAGTACCTAGCTTTGGCGGCGAGCCTTGATTTAAACTTAAAAACGAATAAAAAGCTGTGGAGCTCCACAGCTTTTTTTATTTGCTTGAGATAAGTATTGACGTGAATTCTGACGAAAAAGCATTAAGAATTTTAATAAAAGAATTCGTGAAAGAATACTCTTCTCATGCGGGATCTCATCCGGAAGAGAGCTATCATGAAGATCTACTAGATGATCCTGCTTATAAAGCAGACAGCGTTTACGTTCCCAATGACATAAAAGATAAAATAAACAAGTGGGCAGAAGACATGGGTCTGAAATCTAAGAAAAGTAAAAAGGAAACTAAGTAATGCAACAGAGTGAGAAGCGTTTGAGAAAACTCATTAGAGAGTTTCTAGAAGCAGCCAATTTAAATGAGATGTCCGCGAAAGGTCTCAAGAAGACCAGCTTTGAAGAAATACAAAAGAAGTTTCCAAGGTTCGCCAAAATACTTCAGGCAAAATACAAACAACCTGAATTAGACGCAGCTTCATTTGCAGTCCAAGGTTCTGGAAGTATGTTTGGATTTGGAACAAATGTTCCAATGATGGTCACAAAAGGTTATGATGATCCTGTTGTCCTGTGGCAAGACGATTCGCTAAAATACAATGGCAGCGAGACGTTGGCTGACGCAGTAAGAAATGCTCAGTAAACCCAGAAATTTAAAAGGTATCATCGAATGACAGGCTAATGATGGAATGGAAGAAAAGGTAATATGTGCTATAGAAGACGTTGCGATATTTGCAACAAACTGACATATGGAGGTTGCGGAAAACACGTTGAATATGTGCTTGCTGGTGTGCCACAAGAAGACAGGTGCCAAGGGCATGGTATCGTTCAAAGTGATGAAGAAGATTCAGATTAATAAGGTTCAGGGCAACCTAGATTTATGATGTTCTGTATTGGATCACAAAAAACCTGAATTTCTACCATATACTTCACACCATCTTTTTCAAGAATTAAATACGTGTCAACTGGACATGGTCCACCAAAGCTTTCGTCGTCGTGATCATCTTTCGTTACAGGTTCTGGTTTTTGATCATGATTTTTCGGAGGCTGAGAGATCTCGGTGGATTCTTCGTCGGCCATTTCTTCACTTTCTTCAAAAGAAGAATCGCTGCCGACACACCCAGATAAGGTCACGCAAAAAAAACATACCGCATTCAGGAAACGTAAGTTCATAATGAACCCCCTGCCGTATAATAATAGTTATAGAAAAAACAAAGGTTTTTTAGATAATTTTATAAGATAGAGAACAAATGCCATACAAGATACGTAAACAAAAATGTAAGCAGAGTGACGGAGATTCTGGCGGTTACGTGCTTTCTTATACTGATAAAAAAGGTAAAAAGCACAGGGCTTGTCATACATCTAAAAAGAAAGCCAGGGGTCAAATAGCTGCCATAGAGGCTGAAGGTACAAAGATGAATAACGAAGATAGTCTTTTGGAGTTAAGAGCTTTTATTAGAGATGTTGTGAAAGAAGAACTGCATGCAGAGGGATCGCAAGAAGATTTAGACAAAGATGATGATGGTGACAAAGATTTTGCTGACATTTTGATATCTAGAATGATGGCAGGCGGGCTGTCAAAGAAAAAAGCAATCAAGAAGTCTAGAAAATACGACTCTTGATCTTACTTCATTAATCTCTTACACGTTTAATCTAGCCAAGTTATTCACATTAAGTATTTTTTAACTTAGGTTGTGAATAAAATTTCACAACTACGGTAAATACACTCTCATAAAAGTGTTATAAACGTTCATAAGATGAGCCGAACAATCAATAATTATAGTTTGATGAAGTTAGGTTCGAAAGAGCCGATGCAACGATATAACATGAAGACTAGAGGGAACTCAAATATTCCGATCAGCGAATGCACTGAGTTTACCATGCACGTTTCGCAGAAAACAGAATTTGCAAACTCTAAGAAAAAGCTCATTGATTACACTGAATATAAACTGATAAAGTACATTGAGAAAATTAAAGATAAACAACAAGAATTGATCCTAAATGTAATGTTGGTCGATTATGTCAAGGGTCACATAGCTGTTGCTTGGAGAAAAGGACAACCTGTGTACGTAAATGTCACCAAGGGATAAAATCCTGTACAAATACTTAGGTGAGTTTACTATACTGGTATGTCTTTTGAACCCCATCCTCCTAAATCTAATAATTGCGTGTTATTTTCTAGCGATGCTAGAAAAAAGCTATATGCAGGTCTTAGCATAGCAGCTGAAGCAGTAAGCTGCACTTTAGGTCCGAATGGAAAAACAGTCTTAATCCAAAATGGAAATGATTCTCCGATCATTACAAAAGACGGCGTAACGGTCAGCAAATCCGTAAAACTAGATGATCCAGTAGAGATGATGGGAGTAAGGCTACTGAGAGAAGCAGCGTCTCAAACCAATGACACAGCTGGCGATGGAACGACTACCTCGACCGTCCTTACACATGCTTTAGTAAAAAATGGATTAAATTTGTTAGAGGCGGGTTACAACGCGAAAAAATTAGTAGAAGGAATGGACATCGCGATCAAATTAGTGACTGATGCCGTTGTTTCTCAGGCACATCCAGTCGAAACGACTGAAGAAATTGCGCAAATTGGTACCATTTCAGCCAATGGTGATAAGAAAATAGGTGAGCTAATTTCAGCTGCAATGGAAAAAGTTGGAAGAGATGGAATCATTACTGTAGAAGATGCTAAGGGAATGGCGACCACTCTTGACGTGGTTGACGGAATGCAGTTTGATAGGGGTTATTTAAGTCCTTACTTCGTTACGAACAACGAAAAGATGCATGCTTCTTATAATGATGCATATGTTCTAATCACAGATAAAAAAATATCTGTATTAAAGGATCTTGTTCCTATTCTTGAATCTGTGGTAAATTCTAGAAAACCTCTTCTCATCATTGCTGATGATGTTGACGGAGAAGCATTACAAGGGTTAGTTCTTAATAGAGTGAAATCTCAATTACCGATTGTTGCCATTAAGTCTCCTGGATTTGGAACTTCAAAAGATGAATATCTTATTGATATTTCAAAACTGACAGGAGCTAAGCTGGTTTCTAGCTCTACTGGTTTGTCTTTGGACAAAGTAAAACTATCAGATCTGGGAACTGCAAAGAAGTTTGTTGTCGATGCAAAAACCACTACGATCGTTGGTCCTTCATCTGCGAGAGAGCAGGTCCAAGAGCATGTTTCTGATTTAAAAGTGAGGCTTAATGATGTAACAATAAGCTCTCTTGAAATGAATAACCTAAGAACCAGAATTGCTCGGCTCGCTTCTGGGGTTGCTGTCGTACGAGTCGGCGGGGCCACCGAGATGGAAATGATCGAACGCAAATATAGAATAGAAGATGCTCTTCATGCGACACGCGCAGCGACTGAAGAAGGAATAATTCCGGGCGGAGGAACAGCTTTATACACGGCATCGATAGCAGCCAGAAAAGCTACAAAAAATGTCTCTTATGAAAGGGACGTGTTGGCCGGAATTGAAATGGTTTTTAAATCTTGCGTAGAACCATTGAGGAGAATTGCTCATAATAGTGGCAAATCGCCAGACGTCATTGAAGAATGTATGAGTAAGAATGTCAATAACAACTTCGGATATGATGCTTCTTCAGGCGAGTTTGTCGATCTTGTGGCGGCTGGTATTATCGACCCAGTCAAGGTTACTAAAATGGCTCTTAAGAATTCTTCTTCAGTTGCTAGACTGTTTTTAACTTTAGACGCTGTCTTGGTCAATGGAGAAACTGCTTGATTTTACCTAGATTTTCCAAGGGAGACCTTGTCAAATTTAAAATGAAAAGTCCTGAAAAAAATGGTATTGTTATAGACGTACACCATTCTAATTCATGCAAAAGCAAACACGTCGAGCACATGTCCAATAGCTATTCTCAAGTTTACTATGTTCTTGTAGACGGAACTTCAGTTGAAGGACCATACTTTTTTGATGAGCTATTGAGGGTGGTTTGAAAAATCATGCAAAGATTTCTTCATCTGGAAAAGTAGAAGAGATTATCTTACCTAGTTACATGTCGTCTCTGTGCACAGAAGAAATTCTAGTAATAAAAGAAAAAATGAGAAAGAACGTGATAATCGCTTGTGGTTATCATCATTCATCTAAACGAATAGTCATCTTAAATGAAGATTCTAACATTTTGGAATTAATTCCTGAAGATTTTTTTGGAATGAATTTAACGATTCTACAAGCGGTCCCTATAAAGTCTGGGTCTAAAATTGAAATTACCACTTCCAGGACTTTTATAGAAGTTGATTCAAGAGACGTTATTAGCGCATCTAACTACGTAGACATATCGAATTTGGAAATAGATATGATACATGAAAATCAAGTTATCTGAATTAAGAAAGATTATAAGAGAAGAAGTTGAAAGAAATTTACGTTGGTCTGCAGGATACTTTGGAGGAGATTTAAGTAGTCCTCAAAAAGGAATAAATTACGTACCTCTCCAAGGGTTAGGAAGTTCGACAGAAGAAGAAAAAAAACAAATAGAAAATTATGAAGAAGAAGAAGAACTCGAAAGAGACATCACAGATTGAAAGAGAAGATAGTTTAGAGCTCACAGGAACTGTCGAAGAGGCATTACCTGGCACCTTATTCAAGGTAAAAACAACAACAGGCCAGACTGTATTGGCAACGCTGTCAGGAAAGTTAAGGCAAAATCACATCGTCGTATTACCAGGGGATGATGTAACAGTTGAAGTTTCAATCTACGATACTACAAGAGGTCGAATCTCGTGGCGCAGATAAACGGGAGAATGAAATGATTCAATGGGCGCTTGAACACCCTTACTTGTTTTTTACTATGTTTTTATTTTCACTAGTAACAATGGTAAGCATTACAGCAGAAATTAGCAACTCTATAGCGTCATGTTTCGCTAAGAATGTAGCAGAAAAAGAAAAGTCTACTAAAGAATCCTAGTTATAAGCATATGAAAAACAAAATCTTGAGAGAGTATATCAAAGAAACAATCAGAGAGGTGTTAGAAGGACCTCACATCAGCAATGTACTTTCTCAAGATTTAACTTCAAGAGAACAGTTGGGTTCTATCGCTGATCCTGAAGATGAAAAAATTATATCGCATCTTTCAGAACCAGAAGTAGATCTCGAAGATTGTTACGGACCAGTTCCTCCAATTTCAGACGACGTTGGTGTCTTTCCAGACATGTATACAAAAGATTATCACGTGATTCCTCATAGCCCAATATACAGGTCATGAATACTTTTAAGCATGCCTTTAATGTTTTTTTTGCTACCATTAGAGAAAAATCTAAGGAGCTTAGAAGAGACAAATTATGGCCGCTGGTAAGAGCAGCGCATTTAGAACTTAATGAATCGTGTGTGGCATGCGGAAAGAAAAAGAAAATACAAGTTCATCATATAATTCCAGTACACATTGATCCTTCTTTCGAACTAGACAGCGAAAACTTGATCACCTTATGTATGGATCAATACGAGTGTCATTTGAACATAGGCCACAAAGGTTCATGGCGAAATCACAATCCTAATGTAAGAAAAGATGCTCAAGATTTCTACTCAAAGTTAAAAACATGAAAAAATCAGAAAAAGATCTGTATTCGTCGATCGTAGAAAAAACCGCTTCTGGCATTTCTCTTAAAATTAAAGAAGAGCAAAGAAAAGACGCTCTTTCGCTCGTTGATCAAGAACTGTGTTATTGGAGTCTAGACTACGATCACATTTGCTCTTACTAGATCGATCAACCGATCATATTCCACATAATGTTATATACATCATGTTGCTTAATCAACATGTTGAAAACTCCTGTATTTTCTCCACCTAGTAAAAACCCAAGAGCTACATTAGAAGATCCATCGATATCAATAATTTTCTTATCAAGAACTATCCCTAATCCCAATGACATATTTGGAATTGAATGATAAGGTTCCCAAGCACCATCATTCAAAGGTTTCCATATTATGCTTCTATCTGGAAGTATGGGATCTCCGTTTTTTGCGCAACCGATAATCAATAACTTGTCATAATCTGTCGGGCTTTTATCAAAAAAGCCCCAACAACCAAGCGAGGGTGACCACACCCTCGCTTGGTTTTTTTCTTTTGCAAAAAATTCTTTTGCAATTCTTTCTATAAGTTCAAGTCCGCAAACTTCATGTAATCCTGGCACGGTTGCCTTTGGAAAAGTAAGTACAATGTCCTGAATCGTTGGAATAAATAATCTTGTATATAACTTAATAGTTTTCGATTGGAAGATTTTTCCGAATTATTCAGGCCATCATACATAACTATGTATCAACATCCGCCAGACTTCGTGCAACGTTTTTCAACTAAAGTCTTCATACCACCACATTTACCTGATGCGTATGCACCAAGAGCTGGTCGAAGACCTCCACAGGTTTTATTTAACGAACGAATCACGCCTAGTCCTGCCTTGAAACCTGCCACTGCTGAGGAACGTAGCTTATCACAAGACACGCCTCCTGTCCTCGGCATTACTTGCATGATTCCACAGGATCGACCACCATCTCCCAACGCATCATGCTTCCATGACGATTCCCAATATGACCAAGCGATGAGAAGTTTACCTAGCTTTTCTCTTGCGGCTTTTGGGTCATTGGACAATTCAGGATATAGTTCGGTCGCATCCACGTCTGCAATAACTACAGAAATGGCATCAACTGCTGTTCGAGCCCTTGTCTCTGCTCCGCCACCCGAAAGCGTAAGAGCGAGGGCAATAAGTGCTTCTTTCAACATATCATGTCTACCTTTCTAATTCGTCAGCGAATATTCAAGACGCTGCCTCCTTAAATATGGAGGTTGCTCAAATGTAATCAACTTAAGTACGTTGTATTCCGTTCGCACGTTTAATCTGAATAAAACTTTTAGAAGTAGAATATAATTAATGTCATGAGTTCACCTGGAAAAGTAACGGAAAATCTTCTCAGGAAATTGATAAGAGAAATCATATTAGAGAAGAAAAAACCGGGCGGAGGAATTACGAAAATAGGGGCAAAAAAGATAGTAGATCCTAGTTCAGCTGACATAGAGATTAGGAATGCTCTTGCAGATGAGCAAGGATCCGTTTCTGACGCGGCTGAAACATTAGATGTCTCTACAAGAACTCTTTACAATTACATCGACGATGACTCTAGACTGAAGAGAGTAAAAGACAAATTTGAAAAAAACGACGAAAAGAACAAGTGAGTCAGACATGAAAAGAAGCAATTACGTTCTAGAGAAAATCTACAAAAGACTCTTAAAAGAGGCTGAAGAAGATAAGCAGCTTTCAGCTCAGCAAATAGATTACGCAAAAAAAATCGCTGAAAAACTTGCGAGTGCTGCCAAAAAAGACGTAGGGCTTCTAACTGAAAAATATGGAGATACGGGAATTGCAATAGTTCTCTATAAAACAAACGTATTTGTCGGTAATGTGTTAGCCAGCTTGAACACAGAAGAAGGTAAGGGAGGAGACACACAGGCCATAGCTGACGCCACTGAAAATAGCATCGTTGGCATGATTGTTATAGACAAAGCGCCTGATAGGTGCAATGATGCCATGGTCGTCAAATATGTCTTTGCAAAAGAGAAGTACGGACCATTATTGTACATAATAGCCATGCAATTCTCACCTTCAGGCAGAATCATATCTGATAGAACAGCGGTAAGTGATGATGCTAGACCAATGTATGTGACCTTAGGTCAACGCGGCGACATTGAGAAAAAACCACTTGACGACAATCTTCTTCCTATGAAAAAAAGAAGAACGCCTGATGATCCATCTGATGACTGCGAAGTCTGGAATCACAAGGGTCAACGTCCTAAAGAGGAGTTCCTCGATTACTCATATGGTGGTGCTTCCATCGATGTTAACAGGTTGAAGAATCATCACAAAGAATCTATGGAGATGCTGAACAGATACGTGCAGAAGTATCTTGGATGGTCTCCAGACTTTGCTGCTGATTATCTGTCAAAAGTGGCATCTATGCTGTTTATGAGAATTTATCACGCAATGCCGATATCAAAAAGAGGATTAAAAAACTAGAAGTTAAAAGTCACAGCTTCCAATCTTTTCTCCTCATTTTTAACCATTCAACAGGAAATTTTCCACAGGAATCTGCCCATTCCTTCACATTGGATAAAAATTCCTCCTCCCAACCTTCTGCTTTTGACTTTTCTCTTAATTGATCCATCAATTTCCACAAGGCTGAAATTTCTTCGCTACTCCAGGTGGCAGGGTCTGCAATCTCGTTCTTAAATCGCATAGAATATGTAGGAACTCACGTTTCGGCGAACAAACGGTAAAATACAGCTTTTTAATCGACAACGCCGCGCATTCTTGTTACGATTCATACATATTCTTTATGAAGATTCGAAAGACATCCAAGCAAAATGCTAGAGAACCCTCATATAAAGATCTTCACGATGCGTGGTGGTGCATCTATAACGCTCTTAAACACATAAAACCAAATATTGTAAGAGATTATTTCGTTCGAATCACGTTCGAGTCATTGTTAGAACAGTGTAATTGGAAAATAGAAGAATGGAATGAACAAACTATGTTAGCAAAGAAAAAAGGCCTTGAATAAGAATTCAAGGCCTTTGCACGTCAAGATTGTTATTTCAATCTATCTCAGCAGCTTTTCTTGCTTCGAACAAGTCGCGCACCGCAGACAATAACTTGCTCTCATATAATTCTACCGGAGGATTTTTCGTCCAGTACGGAATTTGTTGCGTACCTTCATTTTTGTCTCCATAATTGTTCAGGCAGAAGATAGACTCAGGAAATACGCCGACCGTTGGCAGCATGACTTTTTCCCAAACGATTTGGGGTCTGCAAACCTTTCCGCTTTCAGATTCCAAAAATGATACTTTTAGATCCCATCGCCAGGGACGAATCGACGAATTCGAACATTGATCGACGAATTGCTTGACCCATTCCTCCGTAACATCAAGATAATGAGCAACTTTTGCAATCCAAATGTCTGGTGAGGGGATCCAAAAGGTGTCATATTCGTTACCTTCTTTTCTCGTCTCAGAGTACCAAAGAACGCACATTGCAGGAGAAAATTCTTTCTTATCCCAGTCCGCCCATCTTACTCGAGTCGTTACTTTGCATGCGTCTCGAGTTCCGACGCCTTTTGAATTAACCCACTGACACGCTTCCATGATACGATCTAGTCGTTCCATGGAATTTATTCTACACCATTTGATCTAGTTATTTCACGACAACAAAAATGTTATACTCATGCTGGATTGATTATCAGATAAGAAGCTGTATCAGAATCTCCTGCTGCGCTCGAAACCACCGTAAAGCTGCCGTTGGACTTAGAAGACACAAGAGGTGTACCAGCTGGGTACGTTGCGGACTGTTTCGTCAAAAAAATCATAGAAGAAGTTTTTGCAAGAGTATTGGATATCGTGACAGGATTGCTTCCATTTAAGATCAATGTCCCCATCGGAACGTTAGAACCACTGCTCAACGATATCTCCCCAGTTACCAGTAAAGAACCTGTCACAACCAAAGATCCGACATCATCAATGATGAAATCTCCGCCAGTCATTGAAAAAGAACCAGTCATTTCAAAAGCCATCGAAGAACCGCCAGTTATCTCTAGAGGACCGTCTACAATCGTGGATCCTGAGACCGCAAGAGAACCAGATACAGTAACGTTGGTAAATGTAACATTATCAGCTAAATCATCGGAAGTTATTGTCCCATCCTGTATTTGCCCACCTCTAATCTGAGTTCTTGTCATTTTCTCTCAATAATTATATGCTTCAAAGTAATTGATAATTATATAGACGAGCTAGGGTGAGAAATGAAGATCAGGTTGTCACAATTGAGAAAAATTATAAGAGAAGAAATCGTGCGACCTACTTTGTTTGAAAACCTCGACGATCTCATTACCTCAGACATGGCCGCGGTGGTCTCAGACACGGGAACCTCACGTACCGCAGTGGTCTATAACGTCGATGCGTTGATAACCGCGTTGGGTAGACGTCGTCTCGACACTCTTAAAGTCGTAGGCATAGTTCAGATATCCGAACCTCGAGGAGCGCCATGCAGAGGCGCTTGGATGATTCGAGGCATCACAGGACCTGGGAAGATCATGTACGGTCTTGCTTATGCCATGTCCCCTACGGGGTTGGTCGTGCCAGATAGGTCAAGTGTGTCACCTTCGGCCACAGCAGCGTGGAAGAAATATTCATTGAAAGCAGGTCCAGGCAAAATGTTACCTCTCGACGACGCCAGCCATCCAAAGCCTGGGACGGATCCTCATCATGACAAGCATCACACTGAAGATCCCAATGATGATTGCTTTACATCACATGACGAAGAATTTCTCAATGCTGCCTATAAGGGACCCGGAGGAGAAGCCGCACTTCTTGATCGATTGACCAATAATCATGAAAGAGCGTTGAAGATGATCGATGCAACGGGTCGCCGCCGAGAAGAGATAGAGACAGAGCTTCTCGATGCAGGATTCATGGCCTTCGACATTGCAATGGATTTTTAAGCGTTCACTCGAGGAGATCGTTTTGGAAAATAATGTCGCATATCAAACGAGAAACTTTCGTGTCTGATGGATAGTGGATCGCGACGACCTCTCTAGAAAAAGCAATTTTTTTCCCCAAAGATCTCAAGGGGATTGACAAGCGAGGATATTTTCGTGAATAATACTCACTCATTACGAACCCAACCAACGCATGACCGCTAGGATATGAAGCTGTCATGGCGTCAGTGCGTATAAGAGGATAGATTGGAAGCCCGAAATGACGAGCCAGCTGATATGGCCTGGGTCTATCAATGACTTCTTTCAAATAAAACAGCAATGACAATGTTTGATTGTCAATCCTGTAGTACTCTTCCAAAGATTCCTCATATCCATTTTCAGACAGAAAAGAAAGAAACAATTCTGCTATGTTGCTTTCGTCATCCACGAACTTGGAAAAAGCTACATCTTCCTGCGTAGCTTCTCTCGTCAACTTCAACAACTTTTCAAGATCTCTCTTGGTAACTTCGCCGTCATTGGTAGGCGCCGAACCTTGTATCTTCTCAGCCCAACCAGAACGAATGAACCACTCTTTGATGCGATCATCGGACTTCCGCGCCAATTTAACGAATTCTATTGGTGCGTGACCATAACGAATGGAATTTGTCGGAATTAACCCTTTTTCGGGTTCGAAGATTTCTTCTCTAATAATCTTCCGCAATTCACCAAGTTCAATCTTCACGATACAACTCCTCCAACAACGCATCCAAATCCAATGACTTCATGTTCTGGTCCACAACGCTTATTCCTTTGAACGCCTTCCCGTAATCCACGAGACTCTTGACGTATTTGATTACGTCAGGATTGAAAGCCCCAACATCTGTCAAGACGATGGCCACAGGCCGCCAGTTGTCCAGCACACCCTCATTGCCCATAGATCCGGCCTCCTTGAAGCTCGCAGCATCAATGACGTAGTCCTCGAGGGCGCTCATGTTCATCATCGTACCGCGTCGGACCGCACCGGATGTTTTTGCATGTTGCGGTTGGGCCTCGTCGGCGTATCCGGTCCATATCGACCCCATGTCATTCGAGGCTAGGGTGACACGACCTTGAAGGACCACGCCAACGCCAGGCTCCATCCAAGCCGAAGCGGGTGATACCTTCTTGCCGGGGAGGTACAAACCGACGGACACCTCATCGCGACCCCTACCTTCGTCAAAGAAACTGAGGGCCTGATAACGACGAACCCAATGGACCTTCGTCAACCCGGCGAAGAAATCGTGGTCGGCTTCTGCATTCCACAATCGTTTGATGTCTCGCGGTGCAGAAGGGCTCTTTCCCTTGATGATCGGCTCCGAGGCGGAAAGGAAAGACCCCTTGTCCTCTAGGAGAACCTTCTGAATAACCCGGCGTAATTCTGCTAATCGTATTTTCATTCAGTTACCTCCTCATCGCCAAGCGGCTCTATAACGAGTTCGCCAATAAGATAGACCTGCCTCTGTCAAGACTTTCTCTACCTCTTCTCTCGTCAGTATGCCGCCCTTCGTGGCTCTGGCGATCATAACTTCATGGTTATCATGCATCGTCTCCAAGACGCCCATCTCCCAACCTTCGGCTCCATAGGCATAATTGAGGAATTCTTCCGGACGTAAGACACAATCATCATTGGGCTCAGGCGTCGCAGGTTCAGAAACATTGTCTAACTTTTTCTTGTCACGATTACCCTTGGTCGACATATTACGCCAGGCTGAGACTGCAACATCAGTCATAGAATCGCGATCGGAGATCAAGAGACCAGAGGGGGACAAAGCATAGGCAATACCATACATCAGCTTGCCAGGACCAGCAATGGAAGCAATCATCATCGCATCCCAACAAGGATCCTTCGGCTTCACCACCTGGACCCAACCGACCATATACTCTTTCAACTTCGCCATCAGTTCAGGCGACCGGTCAACAACATCTCCAGGCAACTTACGCATCATGTTCTCAATGGGTACAGGATGATACACGACCACTTTGGCCCCACCATCATTTTCAGTCAACATCGCCGCGAGCTCATCTGTGTTGAGTTGTGCCGCCTCAGCCGCCTCACGAATAATCCTGCGTAATTCCCCTAACCGTATCTTCATGTCATTTATCCCGAATATTCGTGTATAACTATGCGGCTCGCGTGGGATGACAAATCTAGAAATGCACGATACCTATAAACGAACCAACAAGGAAACACCGCCCATGAAACTAACCGTCAACCAACTAAGATCAATCATCAGAGAAGAAGTCCAGAAGGCGACACATCGTCGTCACCTCACCGAAACGGTCCTCGACGTCTCACCCTCTGCCATCCCCGATATAGCAATGAACATCGCCTCAATGGCAGGCACAGGAACGCCCAATGACTTCAGGGGCGTGGCAAGAGCCATCGTCGGCATGAAAACAGCCTACGGCTACAGGTACACCACAAGCCCAATCAACCCCACCATGGAACTGGAACGCCTCCTCGACATGGCTGCCTTTGACGCAAACCTCACCCTCACATCATCAGCCACCAACCTCGCCCGCGACCTCGCCAACATGTACAACCTCTAAACCCCCGCACCCACCCGGGCGGAGACAAATTCCAGAACTCCTCCATCCTCCATAATACATATAGACGATCCCGCGGCGGGAGAAAGACAAACACCCACATGAAACTCACAACAACACAGCTAAGAAAACTCATCGCAGAAGAAGTGAAAGCTGCTCGGGGCAAGAACAACCCCACAAGAATCACAGAAGCACTCAGCCCAGAAGAAGTGGACATGGCAAAAAACCGCATCCTCAGATCCCTAGGCGAGGCACGGATGGAACTGGCAGAACTCTTCGAAATGACCGACGACTCCAACGCCATGTCGGCCGCAAACGACCTCGACGACCTCATCACACTCGTAACAAACATCACAGGCACACCCTAACACACCCCCACAAGAAACTGAACACCCATGAAACTCACAGCAACACAACTAAGATCAATCATCAGAGAAGAAGTACAGAAGGTAAGATCCCGTCGGGGTCTCAACGAAGACTCCGCAACAGACACAGAAATAGAATTCACCAAAGAAGAACTGATGCGATCCCTATCCTCCGCCTCGGCAGAACTATCCAACCTGGCAGAACTAACAGGCAACCAAGCCTACAGCGACGCCGGTACACAAATCGCATCCATAATGGAACTCGTGGATAACCTCTGACCCACCCCCCATCAGAACAAAACCCCGGTAGCGGATCCTCACATCCCTCCGGGGTCTTCCCATTTAACCACCACAACACCACCCCCACGCTGCCCTCTCCTACCACGCTCCACCACTTCTTACCACTCACCTCCACTTTCCACCACAAATGCCACCCCACGAGCGAGGACAAGTGGACACAATCTCGAGCTATACTGGTGACTCAGGAGGGCATCTTTTCTGCAAATGTGCCCTGGTGTGTGCGGGATGTGCAGGAGTGGCTAGTGAACTCCTTACGCCTCATCCTGGACGAATTTGCTGCCGTCAGCGGAAGTGCCCCCACGAGCGCCCACGACCCTTTCGGTCTGCTTGCTCCGGTGGTGGACAGTTGCTCTGCGTGGGGACCGCCGCTCCTGATGCTCGTGGGTGGGGGTAGCTCGTGTGGTCATGGGTGGCAAGTGCCCTCATGCATCGTGGTGTCAGGTTCGGTCTGCTTTTCGTGCTAGTCGACATGAGCCCTTGTGGATCCAGGCGGTCTTTCCTGAGGGGAGGATGATGTTGAGGTAGAAGCCGTGGATGGAGACGACGAGGGCGGTGAGGTGGTCTTCCGTGGTGAGGGCAGCAGGAGAGGAGTAGGCCGCTGGGTATAGGGAGGCGTGGGGTGATATGGTGACGAGGTCGCCGAGGCCTACTTCGGTCATGTGAGTGCAACTAGTTGCAAGGTGGGGTCAGTTCGTCGAGGTGGATGAGGTCGATGGCCGATTCCCATCGGGGTCCTGTGGGGAAGAGGACCTCCACGTCGGCGATGGGGTGGGTGGTGACCAGTTGGATGACGATTCCCGTGTCGAGGGGTTTGTTGTGCCAGTCGATCTTGACGACTTGGGAGCCTGGGAGAAGTCTCGTATCTTCATGTCTCCCCGCTCGAGTGGACTGTGAAGGTGGGTGCCCATTCCCAGAAGGTGTCCCCGTGTGGGGAGAGGACGTGGACCATCGTGTCTGATCCATTGGGTGATTCCACCTTGATGACCGGGTAGACCGCCGATCGATCTCGTTCATTCCAGGTCAGTACGCCGGGGCGGAAGGTGACCATGTCTCCCACGCGGATCATCGCCAGGCTCCGGACTTGGGGGTCGTGGGATCTAGGGAGATGGTGATCTCGTTGGTGGGGAATTCCAGCTTGTGGCCGGGGGAGATGACCCAGCCGCGCTTGACTCGGGAGGGGCCGGGGGCAGAGCACTCACCGTCGGTCATGATGAGCATGCCGTCCCACTTGCCCCGGTTCTTCGGGTCGTTGACGATCTTGGTGGGGGCGTTGAAGTCAGTACCTCCGCCTCGGACCCGCTTGGCGTCCACGTTGCTTCCCTTCTTCCATTCGAAGGCATCGCGGAGGTCTGCTGCGCAGTCGAAGGGGAGGATGGTGACCGTGACCTTCTTCGTGAGGGTGGCGAGTTCGTTGAAGAAGAGGGCGAGCTGGCGGTCATCCACGCTTCCGGATTGGTCGATGGCGATGAGGAGCTTGGCGACGTAGCCACGCTTGACGCCGGGGTGGATGTAGGGGTAGCGCTTGTTGATACGCTTGATGGTGGTGGTGCGTTCACCGCGGGCGATGTTACCGATGAATTGGCGGAGAACGTTGCGCCAGTCGACGAGCTTGCTGACCGAGCGGCGGATCTCTTCGCGGAGTTCGGAGGGGATGTTGCCCCATCCGTTCGCCTGGGAGTCGGCGTGCTTCGTGGCCTTCTCCACCATGCCGTTGACCTTAGAGGCGACCATCTCCTTCTGTTCATCGGTCAGCTCGTCCCAGGCCGAGTGGTCATCGAAGGAGTCGAGGCCGCCGAAGGGGTCACCGTCGGGGTGAGGGGTGCCCTTGGCGTTGTCACCCTTCTTGCGTTCCTCCTCAACCTTGTCCTTGAGCTTCTCGAAGTACCACTCCGAGGATTGCCCCTTGGGGAAGTCAGCGATGAGTTGGGCGATGGGCATGGCGGCTTTCTCCTCCGCCGTCCACTCGCGACCTTCGGGACCGGCAGGGAAGACGCCTGGCATGAGGCAACCGGCCGGCAGTGTCATGTTCGAGTGGCCGGAGATGATCGAGTTGATGGCGAGGTCCGTCGCCACGTTCCACATCTTCGCCGGCTTCTTGCGGCGGGTCGTGAGGTGGCAGAAGATGAGGTGGTAGAACTCGTGGGTGAGGACGCCACGGATCTCCTGGTCGCTCATCGGCCGGAAGAACTCAGGGTTCCAGTACAGGGTGATGTCGTCGAACTCCGGGTCGAAGGCCACCGCCGCCGTGGGCATGTCGAGGGTGGGCGTCTTCCGGATGTGCCGGCTCAGTTCCGCAAAGAACGGCGTGTCCTGGAGGAACGAGATGAGGTGCCGGTCCAGGTTGAAGTCTGTGTCCGTGTGGCTGAACATAGATACATCCTATCACAGGTGGTGTATACTTTGCACCGGTCCCGAAAAAAAATCTCAAGAGAAAGATAGTTATATTGATGAAGGGCCTCAGGTCATCCGAGTCGTGGAGGACGTTTCTTGCAGGATTCCTGTTGGGGTACCTGGCCGCCTGGGGGTTCCACTGGGCTACCACCTTCTACGCGTGGGGTATACCTACCCATCATCACATTCCAGGTCTCACCCCCGAGCCTCCTGCCGCGGAGGGCCATGGACGATAAATCCTGCAAGAAGTGTGCGGAACGGGAGGAGGCGTGGGACATGCTCTTCCAGGTGAAGGATATGTTGGCATCCGTAGACACCATGATCTATCAGGCCACCGAGGCAGGATTGGACCAGGGTCGCATCGTAGGACTCCTTGAGGCCGCCACGGCCCTGGAAAAAGCCGGATATGGGGAACTGGCTGACATTATTCGCAAGTTAATCCAGGAGGACGTGATGATCCTCGGGAAGCACGACGGAGAAGCCTAGAGTCCCGACAGGTTCTCGAACGTTTCCGAGACCCGTCCCATCATGGACACCGCGTCGACGAGGCTCATGATCCGGCTTTCTTCTCCGACCTTCACGTGGATTCGTCCGTGATTCGAGACGGAGAAGACGAGATCGCCCAGTTCGTAGGCGGTGGTCCAACGTTCGAGACGGGAGGCTAGATCGATGACTTTGAACATGGTGTCAGGGTATCATGTCCTGTCAGGACATTGCACCGAGATTTGCGGAGAAGGAGAGATTCGAACTCCCGGTGGGCTTTCACCCACGACGGTTTTCTAAACCGTTGCCATCGACCACTCGGCCACTTCTCCATGGAGCCTTCTGTCAGAATCGAACTGACGACAGGCAGTTTACAAAACTGCTACTCTACCAACTGAGTTAAGAAGGCTTGGTGGACCCGGTGAGAATCGAACTCACAAGTGCGCCGTGCAAAGGCGCCAGTTTCCCATTAGCTTACAGGCCCGACTTTTCTATATATTCATTCACATAAGTTTTTGCGGAAAGAGAAGGATTCGAACCTTCGGTAAGTTTTCACCTACGTGTGCTTAGCAAGCACATGCCTTAGGCCACTCGGCCATCTTTCCATTCGTGGAACGTGGTGGATTCGAACCACCGACCTTCTCCTTATCAGAGAGACTATCTAACCAACTGATATAACGTTCCTCTAGTGGGGCATGATGGACTCGAACCACCGAAGTCTTTGACAGCTGATTTACAGTCAGCCCCCTTTGCCGCTCGGGACAATACCCCATGTGGAGCGGAGGACGGGACTCGAACCCGCAACAATCAGTTTGGAAAACTGGGACTCTACCATTGAGTTACCTCCGCAAGCTTTTCTACTATACAACCTTTACGTGATTTGTATCGGTGGCTGGGGAACAGGGACTCGAACCCCAATTCGCGGATTCAAAGTCCGCTGTCCTAACCATTGAACGATTCCCCAGTGGCGTCCTTGAGAGGGCTCGAACCTCTGACCCGTTGCTTAGAAGGCAACTGCTCTATCCAACTGAGCTACAAGGACATGGGCTCCGGGGGTTGGGATCGAACCAACGACCGGGCGGTTAACAGCCGCCAGCTCTGCCGCTGAGCTACCCCGGAAAAACCTCCACCCCGACCTGCAGGGTGGAGGCAGTCACAGCAATCAGCGACGACGCGTTGGGCGCTCTACTGGTCGAACCTCTGCAAAGTAGGCTGAGTAACCGTCTGGGCGACGATAGTTGATGTTCGACGCGCATGACTGCGCCTCCTCGCGGGTGTCGAATGTCGTGGCCTCATCGAACGTACCCCAGACGCCTTGAACTCGACCGCTGTACGTTGGCCGGGTAAGGAAGCGGCGGCTGTTGGCCTCACGAACGACGTATGCTGTGATTGTGCTGTTGTTCTTGTTTGTCATGATCATATGGTATTCTTTCTTTTTTTGTTTTACAAGCGGGTCATGCGATTAGTTGCATGACGAAATTTTTTGGAGGATGGTTACTGTCCCGATGTGTGGCCCGGGAGGTCACCTGCTTATAATAGGAGCTTTCCTCGCGACGCCGGGGTCCACAGCTGCAAGATATATCTAAGTCTCCAGTATTCGTCGTTCGTGGAGATGGTGGGTCCGGTGGGGTACGATCCCACAACTTATCGCTTAAAAGGCGACTACTCTACCAATTGAGTTACGGACCCGTAACAACAATCAATCTTCTGACCAAGAGATGACTTCGGTCAGAGAATTGAGAACCTCTTTTTCAATTTCTGATTTGATCGTATCGCTGCTCGGCGATTCGGCGTACTTGAATGCTCGATTCCAACCGCGATGGATTCCATCCTCCACCGCACGAGAGATAATCACGTATGTGTTGATCTTCAGTTCTGCACGGGGGTGAAGTCGTCTTGTGAGCTTCATTGTTGTGTGGTGCCTACCGTGGGATTCGAACCCACCCTGTATCGATTTTGAGTCGACTGCCTCTGCCACTGGGCTACGTAGGCGTGTTGTTTGGATGTTCTTAATCTACCCCATCGGGGTATCTTTTTACACCGTCCGAATCATATTCGGATCATCAAGGAGATATTTGTTCTGTCCGACGAGGACTGTGCGGAATGCACGGTCAACAACATTACCTTCGACATGCGAAGAGCCTGCTGAACGCTTCATCTTGACGGTGGTCATGCCGAGGTACACTGCGAACGTTCCTTGAGGAAGTTGCTCACCGCCAGGGATGTTTGCATACGTCACCGGCCCCCGCATGGTCAGAATGGGCGTTCCTTCTGATTTCTTCAAGACAGGAAGCGGGAAGCCAGGAGATGACACTACCTTGGCCGCTGTGGCGAAGGTAATGGGCGATCCTTGGTTGATCTCGTCCCACGCCACCCGAGCGGCATCACTCATCGGAGGTTCAAGGTAGAACCATGGCTCATTGGTCACGCGAGTGATGCCGCTCGGGCGGGGGCGTCGAGGAGCCTTCTTGACCGCGGGTGTCGCAGACGGATTGGTCCACGTGATCTTCGGCCTGGGCTTCATGGTCCAATGGTATCCTATTGGACTTTGACTTTACACTGGTCAATCTTTTTTCTTGGGTTTCATGCCTTTAGACTTCATGTAGGCCGCGAGGATGACATCACGTTTTTTCTGGGGGGCAGAGGCCCATTGCCATAGGATGGAATTCTCGATATTTTTCAGGCGTCCTTCTAGGTCCCCTGCGACCTTCTCCAGTCTGGTCACCGCCGCCATGGATGCCTCAGGTAGGTCCATGCCTAGCTCTAGTGCGACGGCCACGATCTCGTCGATGGACCCGTCCGCCATGGCTGCTGCAGCCCTCCTGTAGAGTTCCGACTTGGCTACATCTCCACCGGTCTTGTCAGGGTGGGTGGCGACGGCGATCTTCTTCCAAAGAGCTTTTATTTCGTCTGGGATTTCTGGATCTTCACGCGTCGGAAGATCGGGTTCAGAGGTATGATCCCCTTCGGTCCGATCTTCGACGACGGTCGTGGCAGGGCTGGGAGGCGCAGGCGAGGCGGGTTGTTCAGGAGGTTCTTCTGTGTCAGCTACTTTCGAAAGTTCTTCCATGAACTGTTTGGTGATGTCGTCCATCGTTTCTTCGTGGTCTTCGATTTCGAGGCGAAGATGTTCCACCTTCAACGTCAGGCTTTTCCACTTGCGTTTGCCGTTGCCCTTCATGGGCATAAATATTCATGAAAGAATTATTCTAGGGGTGGCTCTCGAAATCTGGGTCTTTTAGAGCCCACCGCATGTAGGACTTGATGAACTTTGATTTCAGTTCATTCCAACGCATGTCGTTGATCTCTATGTTCAATTTCTTGGCGAGTTTGCGGCCGCGGTGCCATGCCTCAAATTCTTCTTCGATGACAGCGCAACGGTGGATGAACTTGCCCTTGACGGCTGGATCATAAATCGAAGGGTAGCCTAAGGTGAACCTTGGATTGGTCGTCCCGTCGCCTGATCCTACGAGGAGGTGACCACACTCGTGGAGGAGGATGAAGAGTTGGTTCTCGTATGATTGAGTGGAGTTGACGTAAATCTTTTTTTCGTCAGACACGAAGGATCCTGCTTCACGTCTGTTGGTAAATTCTACTTCTATTTTTCGGGAGGCACACCATGCGACAACGAGGTTTAAACTCGCAGAGGATGTTATATCTACATCCAAACGGGCCCGAGCCTTGGGCTCGGCGGCAGGATCCTTTGACCTCTGCTTTTCATACCGGGCCCAGGCTCGTTCCTCCCAGAGTCCGCGCTGGAAGGATGGCATGTGTTCACTTCTTCTTCTTCGGCGTCGTTACCGACTTCGTATCTGCCGGGGTGAGGGCCTTGGCGGCTTCGCCCTTGTCGACACCGAAGACCGAGAGGATGTGGTTGACACACCACTTGTGGACCGACTTGGCGAGCTCGAGGTTGTTGACCCCGCCGGCCGTGAGCTTTGACCAGGCCGCCACTCGGAGCTCCGCGGGGAGGTCACCCATGAAGTCTCGGAGGTTGGCACCTTGGTTGTCGTCGAGAACCTTCAGGTTCTTCGTGACGTAGTCGGCTACCTTCTCGATGGAGACGTTGAGCTTCTCCTGACCGAGCTTGGCGATCTTCGACTTGACCTTAGCGTAGCCCTCGATGATCTCCTCACCGGTGACCTGGGCGTCGATCGTCTTGACGTAGCCGTGGAAGGCGATGGTCGCCTCCGTACCGACGTAACCGAGACACATCGGGTAGAAGAGGGCGTCATCCGGGAGGTCCGCGACCCCGTTGGAGACCAGAGCGTGGGACAGACGTTCCCAGCTGCGGCGGCTGGGGGAGACGGCCGAGGCCTCGCCACCCTTGGGCGGGTCGAGCCACTTCTCGTTGCCGGCGATGAAGGTGATGATGTTCTCGTGGATGGCCCCGGACTCCTTGGCCCAAGTGAGCCAGTCCTGCGTGTCCGGCGTCAGGTCGATGGCCCAGAAGCGATCGAGGAGCGCAGGGTCCATCTCGTTGACCGAGTAGGCCGCCGAGGAGTTGATGGCCGCGTAAACGCGGGTCTGCGGGTGGAGCTTCCAGCCGTTGAGCTCACGGTCGAGGACGACCTGGAAGGCGGCCTGCATGACCTCGGGGGTGGCACGGTTGAGCTCGTCGAGGAACAGGGCCACCGGCTTCTTGCAGGCGTTCTTGTACCACTCCGGCGGGTTGAACCGCGTGACCTCGCCGTCCGTGGACGGGAGACCGATCATGTCGCCTTCGCTCATCTGTGAGAGGCGGCGGTCGATGACCTCGAGACCGAAGCCCTTGGCCACCTGGCGGACGACCTGGGACTTACCGATGCCGTGGTTGCCACGGAGGAGGACCGAGGTCTCGACGGGGAGCTTGGAGGAGACCTTGAGGAACGTGCGGACGGACATGGTGGTCATTGCGTTGTTTCCTTGTTAGGAGGTGATGGTTAGATACTACCAGGATGTCTGCGGACTTTGCACAGCTTCTCAAAAAAAGTTTCGACGAAGGGATCCAGTCTGGATGAGGACCCCAGGTCGAGATGGTGGTCACCCCACGGCTGCGATGGGAGATGACTCGTTCGAGAGGGGCTCTTGGATCTGGAGGACCTCAACATCGCTGGTGAACAGGTACACGGGACGCTTGGCACCGGGGACGTTGACGTAACACCGAATCCGCTGTGCACGATCGACCGTACCGAACTTGCCGACGAACCGTGGATCACCACCAATGATTCGGACCTTGGCACCTGCCACGACTCGCTGGCCGAGGGCTCGTTCCGTGGCCTTCGCCCTGTTGAAGTGCTGGAGGTGGAGCGCAAGGGCCATCGTCTGCTCTGCAGAGAAGTTCGTCGTTGCCTCGTCGAACAAGCGCTGAACCTCGTTCTGCATCGCAGGCAACTTTGCCGCAGCCGTCTCGATCTTCTTCATGTGGACGGGCTTCTTACCTGAAGTTGCCTCTGCCTTCTCCTCACGGCGCTTCTGGCGCTCTGCGTCACGGACTGCCTTGGCTGCCTCGCGGGCTGCCTTCAGAGCCTCTGTCTTCTGCGACTTCGCGACCTCAGGATGCGTTTCCTTCTTTGCCTTAGGCTGCTTCGCGGGTGCATCGGCCTCCGTGGCGGGCTCCTCGCTTGCCTGGCGGGCTGCCTTGCGGGCCTTAGCGGCGGCGAGCGCCTTGTCGATGGCCGAGAGCTTCGTGTCGAGGTTCGTGTCATTCGTGGTCTGCATGATGTAATCCTTTCCGTGGGTTAGGCTGTTTGCCTGTTGATGTTTCTGTTATACCTTGTTGGCCGAGAACTTTACACTGACGTTTTTTCTTTTTTTTCTTCCGAGAATTCAGCTGGGCTTGTTGCGGTCAGACAGGAGGCGTTTCGCCTCACCTGCTCCTGCTTTCAATCCTCCCCCGAGGCCTGCCCCGAGTGCGCCGATCTTGGTCTTGATTCCGAAGAGAAACATCTTGACCTTCAAGAACGCCAGCTGAACGTAGGTCTTGGTGACGAGCGGGATGTAGAAGAACAACCAGATGAGACGTTTGAGAAACTGCATGAAGTTTTTTCTTGTTGGAGGAATGTTGTAACTAGTTGCAATGAAAGGGGTAGGTTACCCTACCCCGTGGATGATCAGTCGTTGTAGCTGATGACGCCCTTCTCGTAGAGTCCCTTCTTCTCGAGGCCGAGGATGAAGGTCTTGCCGGAGCAACCGAACCGGTTCTTCTGCACCTCGAAGAGGCGCTCACCGAAGGTCTCCGAGTTCTTCTTGTCGTCGATGTAGAGGTGGGCGTGGGCATCCACCGTGTGCTTGATCTGTTGCTTGCCGGCGAACTCGCCACCCTTGGTGACCTGGCCGATGATGATGGCCACGCCGAACGTCTCCTTGCACCAGTTGGTGATCATCTCAGTGGCGCGAACCTGGCTCATCGAGTTGGTGAAGCCGTCCTTATACTTGCCGTCGTCCAGCGTCTGGAGCGAATCGACGACGATGAAGACCTGCTTACCGGGGTTCTTCTTACGCAGCTCGTCGCCGTGCTTGAGGATGTCCGAGACGAGCGTGTCCTGGCCGGCGACGAAGCCGTGCTTCATCTCGAGGCGCTTGGCCACCTTGCGAACCTGGAAGAGCGACTCCTCGCCGGTGTTGAAGAGGCAGATGTTGCCTGCGCCGGTGATGGCGTCCGCGAGTTGGAGGCTGAGAGTCGTCTTACCGGCGCCGGGGGTACCGGTGAAGAGGAGGGCCGTGGAAGGCGTCATGCCCTCACCACCCATGGCATCGTCGAAGAACTTGACGCCGGTGCGAACCGTGCGCTCGAGCTGGGCGGGGACCTCGAGGTCGAGGATGTTGGTGCCGTTCTTCCAGGACTTGAGGCCGACGTTCATCTTCATCTGCGACATGGCGTTCTCCTTGGTGGCTGGCTTCCGAACCAGCCGATAGATCAGTTATACCAGGATTCGTCTGAGCTTTGCACCGCGGCGATGCAATTTCAGAAGTGTTTGTAGACGATGTCGGACGCGATGTCCTGATCGAGGCCTTCGTCGACGAGGTACATCTCGACGCTGAAGAGGTCGTCGGTCCGTCCGAAGAGCTTCTTGAGACCGCGGACCCCTGAGTCGAAGAGCTTTGCGTCGACCGTACGGCCGGCCGCGTCCATGGACTTGACGATCATCTGACCGGCGGAGAGCTTGGTGGCGTTCTTCATGGTCCTAGTATATCCTTTCGACGAGGAACTTTGCACTGGGCGGATGCAACTAGTTGCAAACCACATTGGACCCCTGGAATTGATAGGTAATCTCCTCCAGGGGTGGAGGGGCAGAAGCCCCCGATAGGTCAGGCGACCGAGTGCGTTTCGATCGTGACGTAGTGGCCGGACTTGGCCGACCAGGAGTGACCGCGGCCGGGCTTGTACTCGTGGGAGGCGATGTCCTCGTCCGTCTCCATGTAGTTCTTGGCTGCTGCGAGGGCCGCCTCCTCCGTGGCGTGGACGGAGACGAGGTTGTGCGAGGCGTAGTGCTCACCGGCGAAGACGATGTATACCTTGTCCATGTCCTTATCCTACCTTTTCTGCAGAGAACTTTGCACTGAGTGGAGAGTTTTTTTGCCCCGCGGGGAGCGGGGGGGCGGGCCGAAGGCGCCCGCCCCGAGGGGTCTCACTGAGCAGGGGTGAAGGTGCCTTGGTTGACGTAGAGCCCCTCGAGTGCCTCGACGTCGTACAGGTTGAAGAGCTTGTCGTGGTACTTCGCGTCGGGCATGAAGACGAGCTCACCGCGGGAGGTGGTGACGTAGCCCGTCATGGTGCCCATCTTGGGGAGCTGGGGGTGAACGAAGGTGCCCTTGGTCTTGGTGGCGTTGTTCATGGTCTTATATTACCCTTTCCTCTGTGAACTTTGCACTTTTGCGAGAACTTTTTTCTTTTTTTTCTCTCTCTTTACCTTGCCGCTCCGTTCCTTTCCATGGTTCCAATATAACATGCGGCGGCCGTACTTTGCACTTTGCTCTCACTTTTTTCTGTGAAAGTAACTTTCAACAAGAGCGGTACTTTTGCTCAACCGCCGGGGCAAATAAGGGGCACGGCCGCCGTAGGCTCAGGATGCCCTTGGAAGGCTTTTCTCGAGTCGAATGAGGTTACCCCTTGGCTCAAGGTGAGGCCTCTCCAAGGGCATCCTGGCTCTTTTACAAATTGTTTGGGGGCTGTGCAAAGTCGCTACCGAGTTTGGTATATTGGACCCATGGAACACAACAAGGCAGCAAGCTCCTTCGTCGTCCAAATCGTCCACCTCCTCGAGGTCGACCGCAGCGGAGCTCCCCGCTTCTCCCCTGCGCAGATCCTCGCCGTAACGGGGTCGATCGACGAGGCACGTTCGATCGCGCACCGCTTCCCCAAAGGCCCGACGGCAGACGTCCAGATCCTCGAGGTCGTCCCGCCGGTCGACGTCGGCGGTGTCGGGCTCCGGTTCCTCACCCCAATCCGCCGGGCGGTCATCGAACCCAAGGCCAAACCGGTCCGGAAGGCGCGCAAAGCCGCCTGAAAATCTGCGGGAATAGTGCAAAGTTCATCCACGAAAGGATATACTAAGGTCATGGACATCCAGAGCATCTCTCCCTCGCAGGTGGTCAAGGCGTACGTCGGCAAGGTCGGCTGCATGTGCGGCTGCAAGGGCAAGTACTACGGCCATGCCGCAGGCATCGAGATCGACCGGGCCGACCCGAAGATGGTGACCAAGATCCTCCGGACCATCCAGGCCAATGAGGAGGCGGTCGAGGTGGATGACGGCATCCTCGCCTACGAGGCCAAGGGCAAGTCCTGGGTCGTCTATCTCTCGGCCTGAGTGCAAAGTCAGCCTCGAACCTGATAGGGTTGAACTATGGATCTAGAAGAGTTCCTCCAGTTGGCTTTGGAACCTCATGGTCAAGGTCAGCGGCGCGGGCAAGCTTTCATGAACGTTGTGTCCACTCTCCACCCGCATCTCTACCGAGACCTCCTTGCGGTTCAGCTCGATGCCTTCTACGACGACTCCAAGATGTGGCCGGCCGTGGAGTGGATCACGCGGAACGCACATAACTACTTCTCTGTGCAAAGTTCAACCTAGAAAAGGTAGGATAGAACCATGATCAATCTGTTCATCGGGTGGGGCGTCTCGGCCTTGATGGGGACCGGAACTCTCTACCTCATCCTCATGGTCTTCGCGCTGGCCTTCCCGCGGCTTTTCCGAGTGGGCTACTGGCTTTTCATGTTGCCCATCATGTCGCTAGGACCTGCCATCCTTGGGTGGCTCTTCTTCGGCTTCTTCCTCGGCTGGAACACCGCAACATTCATGTTGACTCTCGCAGGTGGCACGGCCTTCGGGGTTGCCTTTTGTCTTTGGTCGGATCCTAAACAAGATTGAGGATAAGCCATGAACTCTCGACTCAAAGAAGCATTGCTGTTCTACATCAAGGGAACGCTGACAGACCCCGCTGGGGTGGATGAGATGGTGATGTTGGCTTTGTACAAACTTCGTGGCGAGTCAACTGACATGGGCCTTCGTCAAGACCTCGACGCGCTGATCGCTCGGGTCGAGAAGAGAGGCGAAAGGTACCACTTGGCGTCTCCCGAACGGATGAGTGTGGCTTAATGGCTACCTTGGTCTTGAAGATCATCTGCTGCTTCGTGATGGCTGTGCTCTTCCCCTTGGGGGTTGTAGCCACCCTGGACAACAAATAGCTCGTGGCAGTGCAAAGTTCCAGCTTGACGTGATAGGATCTAACCATGAACGACGACACCATCCTGCCGCCCCCGTTCGAGGAACCCGAGTTTGAGTCGATCTCCTCGATCCTTGCGAACGAGGCGAAAGAGAAGGCCCGCCTCGCGCAGAAGCCCATCATTGACCTCCTCGAGGATGCCATCGAGTTGGACGAGGACGGTGTGCCCGTGTTCACGATCCCTCCAGGCGAGCGAGTCATCATCGAGCGTGTGGCCTCTGTTCTTCCTGGGAAGCAGTGGCTCGACACGAAGGTGTACACAGTGGAGACCATCGACGGAGTCACCGGTAACCTGATGCTCTGGGACGACGCAGGCAAGTGTCACGCCATGTCGAACTACCTCACCGCGCCAAAGGTTGGCTACCGGTTCAAGGTCCCGCCGGCCAAGGGTGGTCTGCAGATTCAAGGTCGTAAGCGTGGTCGGCCCCGTAAGGTGGTGCCCCTTGGCCAGGAGAAGCCGGTAGAGCCTGTCCAACTGGACGAGAATGGTCAACCGATCAAGAAGAAGCGTGGGCGTCCGCCGGGGACCAAGAACCGACCGAAGGAGATCGTGGTTGCGGAACGTAAGGCCAAGGCAGAGATGAAGGCCAAGAAGAAAGCAAAGCGTAAGAAGGCTTGATGGCCATGCCGCTGTAGCTCAGACGGATAGAGCAGATCATTCCTAACGATCAGGCCACAGGTTCGACTCCTGTCAGCGGTGCAAAGTTAACCTCAAACAAGGTAAGGTAGAACCATGGACACGCAAGAGACGCTTCAACGGGCAGCTCAGCTATTGCGAGTAGCTGACGCACTCATCATCACGGCTGGAGCAGGAATGGGGGTGGATAGCGGTCTGCCCGATTTCCGAGGAGATGAAGGTTTCTGGAACGCCTATCCGGCGTACAAGCACCTTGGTCTCACCTTCTCCGACATGGCCAACCCGAGGTGGTTTGAGGATAACCCGGCGTTGGCATGGGGATTCTATGGTCACCGGCTCAACCTGTACCGAGCGACCCAACCTCACGCAGGCTTCGACGTTCTTAAGCGTCTTGCTCGAGGCATGAAGCATGGTGCCTTCGTCTTCACGTCTAACGTGGATGGTGCCTTCCAGAAGGCTGGTTTCGACCCTGATCGTATCGTGGAATGCCATGGATCCATCCATCACGTCCAGTGTACAAAGGGATGTGGCATCGGCATTCTGCCTGCAGAACGTGTTAAGATCGACGTGGATTCCAAGACGTTTGAGGCCCAGAGCCCGCTACCCGCCTGCCCGCGCTGCGGAGAGCTCTTGAGGCCAAACATCCTGATGTTTGGCGATCCGGGATGGAATTTCTCTCGTGCCGATGAGCAAGACGAGAGGATGACGGAGTGGGTCCGGACCTTAGCAGATCGTCATGTCGCAACCGTTGTCATCGAGTTGGGCGCAGGCAAACACATCCCCAGCGTGCGGGCGAAGAGTTCTTTGTTGTCAAACAAACTCAATGCTCCACTCATTCGCATCAATACTCGAGATTCCGATGGTTTCCCCAATACGTTGTCGTTGCCGATGAAGGCAAAGGAGGCTCTCATCGAACTGGAAATCTTGTCAAAATCTTAACACCACGCGGTGCAAACCTTAGACCCATCGTGATATACTGATTTCAACGCTGGCCACTAACCACAACCTCTTGACCTTGAAAGAAAAAGAAATGAGCAACGAGAACAGCAACATCAGCACGGACACCTGCGACGACTGCGGACGACATGGCCCCGGGACACGTTACGTGCAGGACGACTCGACGACATACTTCATCTGCATGTCGTGTGGGCCAAAGCAATTCGAAAAGACCGCACGTCGGGACATCGACTCATGGCTGGCAGGAGGTGACTTCGGGGGATGAGCTGGAATTACCGAGTTGTCCGCAAGATCCTCTCTGGTGAAGGATACACCACAACTCAGTACGGAATCCATGAGGTCTACTACGATGACGATCACGTACCGACTTCATGTACCGTCAACCCTGTCACCCCTTATGGTGAGTCCGAGGACGAGTTGGCCCAAGACGTGCGGCATTACGCCTCGGCCTTGGAGAAGCCGGTTCTTGATTACGATTCGATCGGTGTAAAGTCAGAGTCGAACGTGGTAGAGTAGAACCATGAAGAACAAGAGGAAGCAAAACCCTATCGCCGTGGCCATGACTCTTCGACACGCCACGACGACAACCCGTATGAAGGATCGTCGTAACCGGCGCCCGAAGGACGCCCGCCACAAGGAGGACTGGTACAAGTAGACCCAACGGGTTTACCATTGGCGCAGCAGAGATACATTGCGGCAATGGCACGAAAGAAGAAGCAAGAGGCACAAGATAAGCAAGCCTCGATAATCGAGATTCAAATACCGGAAGCAAAGATGGTTCCTGCAAATCAAGTGGTGCCTGGACAGGTCGTCAAAATTCCAGGCGGTGAGTTTCACAAGGTCGTATCTGTGGATCCCATCCTCGACCCGTCTCACCCTCAGCTCTGGGGCAATGAAGTCATTGCCAGGGTACAAGATGGCGGGGGAACGAAGCTGGTGATCCTGAAGGGACGGGTCGAACTAGCGGCTTGATCCTGACACCCGGATGACCCAGGAGAGGTTTTTAGCAAATCATGGAAGGTTACCAAGGGGTGGCTTTTCGTAACCTCTCCTGGGTCATCCTCAGGTAGTGTAAAGTCTCAAGGAAAGTGATATATTAAGACCATGACCGAGGTTCTTGAGTCGATTCCGATTGATCCCATCGTAGAACACCCGACGGATGACATCGCAGCTGGGCCTCTACTTGAGATCATGTTCGAAGGAGTTTGGATCCTGGCAGAGGAGGACGTGTTCGGGTGTTGGACTGGGTTGCGGAGGAAGAACGGCGAAGAGATCCATGGGTCGATCTATCCTCTCGGGGGGAAGACGTTCTACACAGGTTCTCGGGTCTGCGGGTGCAAGGCATGTCAGGAACATGTGGAGGCGAAGTTCAAGAAGAACTGATCATGGATGAGATGACATTTGGCGACAAAGTTCTGGCTGTTCTCACCATCGGCATCGTGCTGATGGTCTTCGCGATGGAGTTGAAATGAAGTCAGACCAACGCATCGTGAGGCAGATCCTTCCATCAGGTGCCACCTACGATGGTATCTATGAGGTCTACTATGATGAGGAAGGTAGACCTACATCCAGGGCCACTCAACTGTCTACTCTCCTCGCCCCAACAACAAAGGCTCTTGTCATAGGACTGAGCGACATGAGACGGGCTTTTGATCGACCTATCTTGCTCGAGGTGAACGATGAACAAGGAAGATTCGTAGAGATATCTACACAAGGAGACATGACATGACGACATTCTACAACCAAGAAAAAGCAGCGCTGCTCCAGGCTTTCGTTGCAATCCTCAATGATGCAGAGGCCATCCTAGACAAGATCGAAGCCCTTGACATCACGCACAAAGGAGAACCTGATCACGATCATCTGGCTCTGAACGACCTGGTGGCCGACGCCATCGAACTCGCGGAGGGGCTACGCGACGCCGCAGACAGCGTCAAAGAAGGAATCTAACCAAGCGGTTGGAAGATACCTTAGACCTGCACGGGGTGTCTCATGAGGATGCCTCTGAAATGGTCCACAGGTTCATCAATGATCATTGGGTAGAAGGGTGGACCCTTCACGTCATCACGGGAAACTCTACGAAGATGAAGTCCATCGTTCAATCCGTCCTGAACCTGTATCAGGTCGACTGGATTGATGACGAATGGAACGCTGGCAGCATCAAGATTTTTACATAGCTTGTTGTAAAGTCACTGAAACAAATGATAGGGTATAATCATGCGGATCTTGCCGACAGACAACGTCGACCTGACGTACTACTCTTCTTCACATCTTAGGTCGATCGGCGAAGCTCTTGTCGAACGTTTGAAGAAGGGTCAGGTAAGCCTGGTCGGGCTAGATCAAGCTGCTCTAGCGGCTGCAAAATCAGGGATGCCGACACTCCGCGATGTTCTCAGGTTGAAGGAGGCCTGCAGGCTTGCGGGGGTGTGACAGTGGCGTGGATTGATGACCATAGGATCCTGTTCATCTTCAGAACGGCCATGGAATCATTGAAGAGAGGAGATGAGGCCTCAGCTCAGTTCTATCTGAAACAAATCCCCCCAGAACAAATGGAGTATGTTTGGGGTCTTGTATCCCAGGCGACGGGTCGACCCATCCATGAACTTCGTAAACCTTGGTGGAAACGCCACATCAAACTGTTCGTTTCGGGGTTTGTGATTCTTGGAACCATTCTTTACTATACCACACGAGGGTAAATGAACAACGATGAATTCAATGACTTGATCATGCGACTCCGCGACTCCTCCACCCCACCACATCTGCGTGAGGAGGTCATCATGGCACTCAAACACCAACGTCAGATGTTAGAGGATATTTACCTAGGGGCGCGCAACGGACTTCACGTAGCACCAGAGCACCTTGCAGGGGTCGCCCTCGGTAAAACAGGTTACGGGGGATTGGGTGACATGGGATTCTGATATGCAAACGATGACGTCATGCTGGGTGATTCGCACCAAAAATGGTGTTCGAGGTGGACAAGAATTCGTCTACTGGAACCTTAATGAGGGTTGGGTCTACGATCCAATGTTAGCGACTCGTTATGCAGACGAAGCGGAGGCCTGCGGGTCGATTGCAAACTATGCTGCGAACGGGTTGTTTCCAGAAAATGGTGTGTCCGCTGTGCAAATCTTCACGACGTCGTGATACAGTACGAATGGGTCCATAAATGTGGTTGCGATGGTGACATCGATTCTGGTTCGAATCCAGATGGATCCCCTGGGATACAGGTCGTGGTAACTTGTAATCCTGACCAAACAATCGTTATGATTGTGGTCATTAGCGGCATGAAGGGCTGCCACGACAGGAAGCTGCCGATTAAGTAGGTGAACGGAGGACCTTCTTCCTCCATAGTAACTAACCCCGGGTTTCGGAGGAAACAGTGTACAACGATTCGATTTTCAAGCTAAAGTTGCAGATCGAATTTCTGAATAAGGGTGTCGTACCCCTTGCGTGGAGGCAAGAAAGTGGAGCTCCGACCCACTTCGACATCAACAAGATCCTTGCCGAGTTCCCCCCGGACGAGGCCCGCGCGATGAAGCGCAAGTTCCGCAAGCTCTGGAGGAAGCTGGTTGAGCACAGCCTGAAGCGTCCAGGAAAAAACTCCAGGCGCCGGCTTCATAACATCGAACATGGCGAGGCGATCCCATCCCGCAAGGCGAAGAACTTCAGAAAGGGCGAGGTCCTCAATGCCATTCACCGCAAAGTTGCCAAGGCACCCAAATGAAGCTGACAGGAACCATGTGGCAGGTGAAGCCCTACGCTCCATCGATATGGGGTAACATCACGGATCATCCAGCGACGTACGTTGACGTCATCAACAACCGGGTGACCATGATGGGATGCATCCGGCCAGGAGACACGATCCTCATCATCTCTGAGAGAACGAGGTTCTCCGGTCTGGACAAATACCTCGAGGCTGTCAAAGTGGCCACTCCTGTCCCTGGGTGGTGCAATGCCACATATTTCACCAGCGACTCCTTGTGGATGGAAAGAATCGCATAGGTGCAAATCTGCACCTGAACAAGATATAAACAGCATGATGACTCGTGAGGAAATGAAGGCCGCGGCCGACTTCTTGAGGAAGTACGCCACTGCCGTGGAGACGAAGTTGTACTGGAACATGTCGACCAGTGAGGCGAAGGCTGAAATCAAGGAGGCCAAACATCTAGCAACGTTATTGGACGAGGCAGCAGAAAAAGAGTGCAACTAGTTACACGCACGTGTACACGGGAGCGGTTTTTTGAATGAAGCGATCTGACACCGAGATGTTGCTGATGGCCGCCGGTGCAGGCCTGCGTAAGTCCGACCTACGGGCATTCAGACTTGGTGCAGTAGGCATCCGGAACGATGGTATCCTCGTATCGGCATCCAATGGTCCTGCCCCTTTCCCCCATCCTGATGCCCATGCTGAGGCTCGGCTGACGATGAAGCTGACTCCCGGGTCTGAGATCTGGGTGGCACGTGTTCGGAAGGATGGAACCCTTGGTATCGCCCGGCCTTGTCCCCGGTGCATGGTGCGTATCCGGGCCGCCGGGGTATCTCGAGTGGCCTACACGATTTCAGATATAGAACATGGAGTGATCCATTTGCACTCCGGTGGTGAAGTAATGAAGCCGATGAGAGGGCGATGAAGCATGCGTGTCAAGAGAATGAAAGAAGGCAAACGTGTGACGCATGAGATGTCGCACAGGGAGAAGCTTCACTACGATCCTCACCTCGACGTGTACTGGATCGTGACGTTGTTGCCTGACGGGACGCAACACATCGGGTCGCCGTTCGCCACGAGCGCCTTGGATACCCTGTACAACGCATCTTGGGGGTCGTGAAAAAAAAGCGCGGGAGCAGTGCAAAGTTTGCGGAAGAAAGTGTATACTGGGACCATGGACCACGTCAAGAAGCTCACGGTCGTCGACGCAGACAACTCCCGCGAGTACCGCATCGAGGTGGAAGAGGGCCCGCTGCCTTACACGACGCGGATCGTGTTCGGGCCAAGCTTCTCGATCACCCTCCAGAACGAGGACGTCGCGACGCTCGCTCAGCTTCTCATGCAGGCTTCTTCGGACGTCTGAAAAAAGTTCTCCACCCGGTGCAAAGTTCCACTTCGAAAATGTATATATAGGATCATGAACAGCATCAAGTACGTGGCCATCCTCAACGACACCATCAAGACCCTCCGACTCAATGTCGATCCGGCGCAGCTGAACCACCTGCGTGCCGCCGCCGCGGAGATCGACCAACTCCGTGGAGAGGTCGCCGACCTCGCCTTCGGCCTGTCGAAACGGCTCGCCGCCTACGCGGCCGACATCGACGCTGGCCGCACCAGCGTCGAGCTACCTACCGCGTCGATGAAGGGTGCGAACGACCTTCTCTTCATGCAAAAGAAGAACGACGCCCTCCTGCGAAAAGCCGAGGGCTTCCCGCTCCTCCTCACCGGGGCTCTCGGTTTCGAAGCCGAGAAGAAGTTCTTCGAACTCATCCGGGGCTGAAAAAAAGTTCTCCCCTCGGTGCAAAGTTCTACCTCGAAAAGGTATACTGAAGCCATGAACACCTTCCCGATCATCCTCGACGGTTCGAAGTTCGACTGGTACAACGCCTCCGCCGCGCACGGCATGGGATCGATCAGCGATCATCCTGGCTTCCCGCAGTCCGGCTGGGCACCGGGTCAGGTCGCGGTCCGCAGCCACCGTACGGGCAAGGTGGTGGCCTTCAAGTTCGTCGAGATCGCCAACGACGGCGAGGGCAACGTCAGCCTCAACTACGAGGGCACTCTCCCCGACGGCCGCTACTGCGCACTTTCTCTCGCGGTCGGCTGAGGGCAGTGCAAAGTCAACCTCAGGTAAGGTAAGGTAGAACCATGAAGCGAAACTCCTCTCCCAAGTCGAAGGTTCTCGAGCTGGCTTCCTTCTGCGTCTCGGAAGGCACACCCCTCGAGGTCCGCAGCACCCGCATCAAGGGGCGGTTCGGTGGCGACTTCCTCGTCGAGGTCGACGCGGGCACTCAGGTCTTGGCCCGAGCCCGCCACCGCAACTGGCGCACGGCCTACAAGCTTCTCGGCATCGAACTGTCACGCCGGGGTGTCGCCTGAGTGCAAAGCGCACGGTGAATGAGGTAAGATAGAACCATGGACGCCACACCCCGGATCGAAGCCCTCCGCACCGCTAAGGCCATCATCGGCTCTCACGGTGTGGTTGCGCACATGAACAAGTACAACCGAGAAGTCCTCGCTCGGGAGGTGACCGAGGGATCGACGGGGATGCGGTGCGACTTCAACCTGGACCCCGCTCGCAGCGCCTGGCACGAGTCCAACCCGTCGGTCACGTTGGTGGTCGCCTACAATGCGGACCCGAAGGGGGCACAGCTCAATGATGAAGGTGCCATGGTGCTAGAAAACTACCTACGTATCGCCGTGGGGACTTCAGGCGGCGACATGGACCTAGAGACGCTGAAGCAGCGGGAAAGCATGGTCTCGATGGTTGCCATGCTGGGAGAAATGCTGACAACGACGTTGCCCCAGAAGATCACGTTGACCATGGAGTCACCCGCTCAGGTGGTCGAGAGGACACAACGCCAGCACGAGCAGTTCGTTGGCAAGCAAATCTACGACAACCTCGGTGAGGCGGCCTTCAAGGGCCTCCGCGTCGATGGCTCAGGCCGATTCGTACGCCTCACTTCCACCTACGCTTCTGTGGCCGGAAAGTACCCGGATTCTGGGACCTACCGGTTCCGTCACGTCCGTCGAGTTGACCGTAGGGGTTGCCCCAAGGAAGTCGCCAACTATTCGATCCGGGTGTTCGGGTGTGGAGACGGTAGCCTCCCTCCTTCGGTCGCGATTCATCGCATCAAGGCAGTGTAAAGTTCCTCAGAGAGGTGATAGAGTAGAACCATGGAAACGATCAAGATCGGCATCTGACCCAATCCACCCGCCAACCTTCCGCCCAGGAGAACTACATGTCGACTCGCTCTTTCATCGGAATCCAGAATCTCGACGGCACGGTCACCGGCGTCTACTGCCACCATGATGGATATCTCGACGGCGTCGGAGCGACCCTCAAGGCCCACTACACGACGGTCCGCCAGGTGCTCGACCTCGTGGCGCTCGGCTCGTTGTCCTCTCTCCATGAGGACCTCGACTACACGCAGGCCTACCATCGTGACCGTGGTGATGACCTCGACATCTCCACCTACGACTCCCCTGTTGACATCAGCTTCGACGACGGAGGCTACGAGTTCGTCTACCTCTTCCGGCCGTCGGATGAGCGAGGATCGACCTATAGCTGGCACTACGCAGACCGTGAGGTCTTCGGCAAAGGTCCCGAGTTCAAGCCCCTCGCCTTCGCGGTGTAAAGTCAACCCCCAACAAGATAAGGTAACAACATGACACGACGAGTTACGAACAAGCTTCTCGAGATGATGGAAGAGGGCGCCTTGGATGCCGAGGTGCTGGTGAGGGCCTGCCTGACCTTCATGTCGGAGGCCGACGTGGCCGAGATGGCCGTGGGTGAGGGGTTCCTCGAGGAGGAGGACGCAGAGATCGACGAGGACGAAGATGAGGATGAGGTAGGCGAGGATGATGAGGAGGAAGAGCCCCTCTCAACCTTCGGGGTGGACGACGACTGAAAAAGTGCGGGCGGCGGTGCAAAGTCCTGTGTGATCGTGGTAGATTGGAACCATGCCGATCATCAAGAAGAGCTACGCCTACGGTCCCGGCCCCTCCACGTCGGAGGTGTACTTCCAGCACCGCGTCCTGCGGATCGAGAAGACCACGGAGACCCGCAACTGGTCGGACACGCTCGACTACTCGGACCACCGCTCGACGGAGTGCACCTGGGCCCTCGTGTGGCTCGGTACCCGCGGCGTTCCAGCCCGCGATGCCCACTACGCCGGCGGTCGCACCGTCGCCTACTTCGACGCCCTCAAGTGGGACGCCGACAAGATCCGCGACCTCGAGGTCCACGAGCAGTTTGCCTGGGTGGATTGCACCAACCTCTTCGTGGATCGTAACGGCTACTCGCTGGTGCCTTCGGTCGATCCTTTCGACATGCAGCTCCTCCACGGCGGTCCGGAGATGATCGAGGGGCTCGCGGTCTGGGAGGCCTACCACACGGCTCGGATCGCCCGTGCGGAGGCGGAACGGATGGCCAAGGTCGCCGAAGCTGCTGCCCAGGTCGCCGCCGAGAAGGCGAAGAGGGATGCCCGCCAAGCAAAGCGAGATGCCAAGCTCCAGGCCGAGAAGGCGGTGGCTGAGGGTCAGTTGGCCCGGATCCCCGCCAAGGGCACCACGGTCACGGTCGATGGGTTCACCGGCAAGGTCTTCTGGATCGGTGTCTCCAAGTACCGCGGCAAGTGGAATGCCCGGGCAGGGGTGAAGGACCCCAAAGGGAACGTCCAGTGGGTCCCGGCAGATAAGTTCTGACCCTCGTCCCACCCCCAGGATGACCCAGGAGAGGTTCCTGAAACTGGGGGTGGGGTAACCTAGGTCGAATTGTCCTAGGCCTCTCCTGGGTCATCCTGGGTGACCTGAGAAAAAGTGCCCATGTCGGTGCAAAGTTCCACCGGGAAAGGGTATACTGGGACCATGAAGAACGCCGCCGCTGACATCCTCGGAGCCATCGTCACCGTCGCCACCACGGCCTTCGCGGCCTGGTGGATGATGGCCGCCTGAACCCGGTGCAAAGTCACCCATGACAAGATATATACTTGTCATGAAACTGACCACGAAACAGCTAAGAAGCTTGATCAACGAAGTCCTTGAAGAAGAAGGAGTGACACCGGCCATGACCACCGACCAACTCAAGGAGATCGCGGCGGAACTCACCAAGGCGGAGAAGGCGGCCTTCCTCAACGCCCGGCCTTACCCCCCGGATGGTCGGGTCCAACTGCCTTCGGGCCGGGTCCTCGACGTCGGCTCTTGGGAAGCCGCCATGGAACTCAACACCCTCGTCATGTTGCCGCAGAAGAAGATCGGAACAGGCCGAGGTGGTCTGAAGGGTCGCCCGGCCTGGCTGAAAAAAGCGCTCGGCTACTACTGAGCGGTGCAAAGTCAACCTCGAACAGGATAAGGTAGAACCATGGACAACATCAAGATCTTCGTGGTGCAGCAGGGTGCAATGTCCTATTCCAACGTCGACGAGGTCACCTACGTGTTCCTCAACGAGGCGGACGCTCGGGTCAAGTACGCGTACCTCCTCGAGAACCGGGTGGTCGAGTGCGACTCTTACGACAGGACCTGGACTTCCCTCCACGCGGTGACTCCTGGCGACGAGGTGTCGCAGGACAACAAGATCGCCTGAGTGCAAAGTCAACCTCGAACAGGATAAGGTAGAACCATGAACATCATCGAGTACGTCTCCGGCGGCCGTAGGTACCGGGCCACCCTCGTCCCTGGGAAGCACATCATCGTGGAGTGCTTCCGGGATGATCAGTTCGTCTCCATGCGGAAGTTCGAGGTCGGCGATGTGGCCGAGTACGACTCCTTCAACCTCCGCTACACCGCGCCCATCGTCTCCATCGGCAAGTCCACGGTCACGTTCAATGTGTACGACAGCAAGAGGCGCCTCAAGGCTGAGAACTTCGCCTGGCGCAATTGGAACTTCAACGCCGAGGAGATCGCCCGTCGGAACGCGGAGACGAGCCAGCACATCTGAACCCGGTGCAAAGTTCGACCGTGATAGGGTATACTAGGACCATGAACAAGTTCGATGCTTTCGCGGCCAAGGCGAAGATCCTCGGGGAGATGCTGGAGACCGTCGGCAAGCTGCGGGACTCCGACCTGGAGAAGCTCGTGGCGCCGATGGAAGGCATGACGGTGTGGTCCCACGACGATGTTGAGTCGCTGACTGACTCGATCAACCACCTCTTCGAGGAGCTGATGATGCTCCAGGAAGAACTCCAGTCCTTCACCAGCCCGGCTGAGAGGTCGAGTGGCTGACCCAGGATGACCCAGGAGAGGCCCTGAGAATTCCCGGTGGGGTAACCTCCGCCTCGAACCTCCGGCCTCTCCTGGGTCATCCTCGAGGGAGTGCAAGGGGACGGTGCAAAGTTCCACCGGAGAGGGATAAGATGGACCCATGACAGTGATATCGTGGATCGCCCTCCTCGTCGCCATAGTGGCCCTTGCTGACTCGCAAGAGACTCGAGCACGCCTCAAGACACTCAGCCGCATCCCCGGTCCACGAGGGCTCCGAGGTCTACGTGGGGCGCCAGGACCGAGAGGAGAGGCCGGAGAGGTAGGCCCATGTGGCCCACCAGGACCCCAAGGTGAAACAGGTCCCCAAGGAACCCCAGGCATTCCTGGGCCAAAGGGAGACCCAGGAGACGGTGGGCCAATGGGACCCCAAGGCCCGACAGGGGAAGCAGGACCCAAGGGTGAGACCGGTCTAACGGGTGACCAGGGTCCAAGCGGCCCAACAGGTCCCCAGGGTCCTCGAGGTGAGGCAGGACCGACCGGACCCCAAGGTGATATGGGACCACCTGGCCCACGGGGAGAAGTGGGACCTAGAGGTCCCCAGGGCTTCAAGGGTGAGTCCAGCGGACCGGCCGAACGGGAACTCCTCGCCCATTGGGCCCACGAGGCACTGAAGCCCCGAGGCGAAGAATGACACGAGATCGGTGCAAAGTCACCCCTGAATAGGGTATACTGGGACCGTGAAGATCATCTACCTGTTGTTCAGCGACGTGACCTTCGGGACCCACGAGCACGGCTTCATCCCGCGCAAAGTCGTTCAGGATCCGGACGACGAGGACGCCCGCTACGAGCGCCACCTGAAGTCCAAGGGCATCAATGCCCGTGTGTACGACGGCAAGGTGAAGCTCCTTGAGCCCGGGGAAAAGTTCACGATCTGAGTGCAAAGTTCAACCTCGAAAGGATATACTAGGATCATGAACAACGCAATCCAACCCGGCGATCGAGTCATCCTCTCCCCCGTCAACGGCCTCGGGTGCAGTGCCTTCCTCGTCCTGGAGGTCGACCCCAACGTGCATCCGACCCACCGCCTCTACGTCGAAGGCCGGAATGGCCAGCGCTGGTGGGCCCGGATCGAGGGAGCGCGGATCCTCCCGGAGGAACCTGAGGGGAACTTCACCTCGAGCCGTCACGGCGATTGGTGAGAAAAAGCCCTCCATCCGGTGCAAAGTCAACCCCGAACGAGGTAAGGTAGAACCATGGACACCGCATTCGAAGTCTTCATCTCCGACACCATCCATGGCACCTCCGACCGTCGGGCATACAAGACCCGGGAGCGGGCCGTGGCTCGGTACGAGGAGCTGACGCGGAACCACAAACGCAATGGCCACTCCGCCGTGATCCTCCGCCAGGGCAAAGCACAGATCTTCCCGGCACCGATCTGCGGCCGCTGAGTGCAAAGTTCACAGAGGAAAGGATATACTAGGACCATGAAGAACATCATCACCCTCCTCAACGACGGCGAGACCTTCACCTCCGCGGAGGGCACCTCGGTCTGCTTCCTCTCCGACGACGACGTGGATCTCCTCGCCTCGGGTGAACGCACCATCGACGAGCTGGTCGGTGCCGTGGGCCGGCGACGGTACGACCTCACCAACCCGGCCCACCTCCGCCTCCTCGCGGACCGGCTCGAAAAGAACCGCTGACCGGTGCAAAGTTCGACTCCGAAAGGATATACTAAGACCATGAAGATCTCCCGCGCCCAAATGACCTTCGACCGCAACAAGGACGCCGTGGGCATCCACCTCACCCTCGACGACGCGAAGCGGATCCGGGCAGCCTTGAGCGACCTGGACGGGGAAGACCTGGACAACTACGGCGGGATCCTCGAACGCCTGCGGAAGGCCATTCCCCAACAGTGGGGCTGAAAAAGTTCACCCCTCGGTGCAAAGTTCGACCCCGAAAGGATAAGGTAGAACCATGGACGCCAAACACATCGCCCAGCTCATCGCCCAGGTGACCGACCTCCTCACCGCGGGGAAGATCGACCACGAGATGCAGGCCAACCTCACCGCCTCCCTCTGGGAGCTGGCGGCGCGGAAGGACCTCCGCGAGGAGGTGACGGAAATCCTTCGCCAGGACGCCCTCGAAGAGATGGGGGTGTGACGGGGACCCTCTGAAAAAAAAGCCTCGGGGCGGTGCAAAGTTCCACCGGGAAAAGGTATACTAAGACCATGGAAAACATCTCCAAGGGTTTCAAAAGCTGGCAAGGCATCGCTCGGATTCCGTCGGCGGACAATGCCGTCCAAATCTGGGATCTCATGGCAGCCGACTGGACCTACCACAAGGACAACTTTCCGGACCGCGTCCCGGCCGGGTTCGAAAACTGCTCCTTTGAGGACCTCGAGTTCACCTCCCATCCCCGCAAGGACCGTCTCCTGGCTCGGCCGGCCGGCACCAAAATCCCCTTCCACATCTGGCGGGGAGCCCTCCAAGGCTTCAATACAAAGTGACCGGTTGGGGGAGGACCTTCGGGTCCTCCCCCTTTCCGTGCAAAGTTCCCACCAGAAAAGGTACACTGAGACCATGAAGAACCCCGGCAAGGGCGAGTCCACCCTGGCCACCACCATCCAGTCACTCGGCCTCGAGGCACACATGGACAAGGCCAACTTCCTCGAACTCCGTGAGGCGGCCTACACGATCGACCGCCTCCGTGCCGACCTCACCGACTGCTCTCGGCTCATGGCGAAACGTCTCACCTCCTTCGCGGATGACATCGCCGATGGCCGCACTCACATGTCTCCCCCCACGGGCAGCTCCCTCCTCGACGACATCACGGAGAAGACCGCGGTGCTCAATGAGAAGACCTCGGCCTTCCCCACCCTCCTCCGCCTCGTGCTCGGCCCCGACGGGTCGAAGGAGTTCTTCCGGATCCTCCGCGGAGTGTGAAGCTCCACCTCGTCAGCAGCTGACACGCGGGAGGATGATATATATCCTCCATGAAGCTAACGTCAGAACAACTACGCATCATCATCGACGACGTCATCGCCGAGGACCTCAAGAACGTCCGCGGCAAACACGAACACACCATCGCAGGCACCACCGCCCTTCGACGAATGCACGATGCGCCCGGCGTACTCGAGGCGCTATCACAGATCACGGACCCCAAAGAACTGGCGCAGGTCATCGAGGCCATCATCGACGCGGTGCCCATGGTCAAACGCGGCGACGTCCTGGAAACATTGGCGAAGGTGACGCGCCACGAACGATCAACGCGGAGGTTCTGACATGAACCTCAACAGATCACACCTCATAGCCTTCCTCGAAGGCGCGGCCATCGGCATCATCATCGGCTGGGTGCTGTGGTGGGGCCTGCTGCAAGGTTGAACTACAAGGGGCCTGTGGAGAGAGCAAACGGGCCTAGGGGCCGCCCCCTTGCAAGGGCCCCTCAAAGGCCCCTCTTTAGGCCCCTAAAATGGGGCCCCGGCCCCGCCCCTAAAAGGGGCATTTTCTGTGGGGTTTTTGGGGCCGCCGGGGGGCGCTAAACCCGCGCGCAAATCTCGAGAAATTTTGAGATTAAAGCGGTCCTTACCCACGCTCGTGGGGGCACATGCCTATTTATAAGCATGTTAAAGCTCAGCCCCGGAGATCTGTGCGTCTACGAAGATGATGGCGTGGCACCGAGAGAGATCTTGGATCGAGTCTTGGTGTTCCTGTATCATCTCGATGAACAGCCGGATGAGGGAATCTTCCTGTGCAACGACGGGACGGTTGACTTCGAGTACATAGCCTTTCTAAAGAGGTTGTGAATTGAGTTCCGGCTCCGCGGATTTTCTGGAGCTGTTGTGGTGCTCGAAAATTTCTCGGGAAATTTTTTGCGTCGAAATGACCGTTGTTCTTCGCGTCTGGAGCGACGTACCATGGTGGCTGAGGTGATGAGATGCGTATGAGGTATGGTAAGATGTTTGAGAGGATGTTCGTGGCTTCGGTGTTTCGGTTGATCATTGGAGCCTTGTTGGCCCCGTTGCGGCGGCTCTTTCGGTAGATGTCAGGTAGCGTGATATATATGTGTTGAGACAGGAGACGACATGAAGCTGACGCTGCCGAGATTGAGACAGATCATCAAAGAAGAACTTGAGACGCTGACGGGAGGAGATGGGCCTGGGGGACAGTGGAGGCTCACGGCAGAGCCTGCGATGGACATTTTGGCGGATGAGGCGGCGTCAAATCCTGCTCTCGTGTACGACGCGAATCCTGATGTGGATGAGACTCGTGAGGGCGTCCTTTCCAGGTTGAGTGATCCTGAAACGGGCGCGTTCGTGGAGCTCTCTCTAAGAGAGACCGACCAAGTTGTCGTGCGCTGGGCAGCCTCGAGGGCGCGCCCCAAGGTCAGCGTTTTGAAAGGCGATTCTCGTGACGACCGTACCATGATGGACGTGATGGACGACGCCTTTGGTGGCGTCTGAGAATCTTTTTAAATTGTCGTGTGTGGAAAACCAATAAATTATCGAAGAATGATTCTTGGGCTTTGTGGTGCATAGAGGCACCGACTTGTTGTACAAGTGACCTTAAGGAATTAAGGTAGTAATCAAGCTTATGGCATTAGGCGTTTGTTGCCATTGGATTCGGCGCGAGACCGCGCCGCGGAGTGGCAAGTTGCAAGTCATTAACGAGTTGGATGAGAAGACGCTGCAGTTGGGTCGGTACGAACGAGGAGCGTATTCCGAAGATGCGATTCGTTCGTTGTACCTTCACAACGCTCGAATGTTACGCGACGTGTTGCGGAAGGTGGCCGCGAGTGGCGTGCGGTTATTTCGCGTGTCAAGCGCCATGTTTCCGTTGAGCGATCGCGTGCCTCGGAGGTTGTGGGACAACGATGCCTTGCGGGGCGAGCTGGCGTTGTGTGGCGAGGTGGCTCGGAAGTGTGGTATTCGGTTGACGACGCATCCGGGTCAGTTCTGCGTGTTGTCGTCGGATTCTGACTCGGTGGTTGAGAAGGCGATCGTCGAGCTCGAGCATCACGCGTGGATGTTTGATTCGATGGGGATGCCGCGGAGTCCGTACGCTGCGATCAACGTGCATGGTGGTAAGGCGGATCGGCAGACGAGGTTGATCGACGCGATTCGGTCATTGCCGGAGGCTAGTCGATCGCGATTGACGCTGGAGAATTGCGAGACGTGTTATTCGTTGGTGGATCTGTTGCCGGTGTCGATGGAGACGGGTGTGCCGATCGTGTGGGATTCGCATCATCATGTTTTCAACGACGGTGGATTGGACGGCGCAGAGGCTGCGGACGCAGCCGATGAGACGTGGCCTAAGGGTGTGAAACCCCTGCAACACATCAGCAATACCGAGCCAGGCATGGAAGGTGGATCTTTCACCGAGCGGCGCAAGCACAGCGACATGATCCATTATATTCCTGCGGTGCAGCTCGAGCGCCTGCGGCGCGATGCAGTGGATCTAGAGGTGGAGGCGAAGATGAAAAATCTCGCTGTCCTCGAGATGCCTAAGAAATTTGATGTGCCCCTTTAATCTTCCAGTGCAATGTTAATGTTGCATGGTATAAAAAGAATTTGTTCCCTGGATTTGATGAACGCACGAAAGTGAGAAAAAAAATGGCAAAGAAAGCAAAGACAAACAAGATCAACGTTGATTCCCCGATTCCTTTTCCTCAGGTGCACACGTTCGATGAGTTGGCTGTCATCGATGACGATTCATTGAACAACATGCAGCGATCGCTGACGGATTCCATCTCTAGGGTGAATAGTCATGGGTTGAATCCTTCAGCATGGGAGGTTGAGATGTGTTATGTACAGCGAGAGCTGCAGATTCGAACAGCTCGTCGTGAGGCCCACGCAAAGTATGTTTCGACTGTTTCCGTCACGGAGGAGGATTGAATTTGAGTTCTCAAGGCACAATTTCTCGAGAAAACTCTCGAGAGTCAGCCTTCGGCGGCGATTCAATGAATCGCTACTTTTCTTCTCTAAAGAACCATCAACAGCTTTCGCATGAGCAGATGATGGAGCTCTTTAAGGTCCTCGAAGCAGGGGGTCTTGACGCGCCTCTCGCGAAGAAAAAGTTGATCGAGACCAATCTTCGTTTGGTCGTTTATGTGGCGAAGCAGTACAAGAACCACAGCATGCCTCTCGAAGACATCATTCAAGAAGGCAACATGGGGTTGATGAGAGCGATTGAGAAGTTTGATTGGAAGAAGGGATTTAGGTTCTCAACCTACGCGACCTGGTGGGTTAGGCAAGCGATTGGTCAACACATCCTGAAGCAGAAGCGGGTCATCAGAATGTCCGCGCATGCCGTGAATACTCAAAAGAAGTTGTTGACAGCCGCCGAAGAATACAGGAACGCGATGGGATGTGAGCCAACTCCTGAAGAGTTGAAGGAGTTGACAGGCACTTCAGATGCAATCTTCAACGCGATGAGGATCAGTGGTCGATCGATTATTTCGCTTGATCAACCTCTGTCCTCAGATCCAGATGCTGACACGATTGAAGATAAGATTGAGGCGGATCCTACGTCAGATCCACTCGAGATTTTTTCTTCCAAGCAAATGTTAGAGTTGGCTCAACGAGTCATCGTGGGCCTTTCTCCAAAGGAAGCTGCGATTTTGAGGTTACGGTTCGGGCTGGTCGACGACGTGTTGAGCGATGAATCTTATAAGATCACTCAAGAGCAAGTTGAGAAGATCTCAATGGGAGAAGGTCTCACGTGACCAGCGAAAGTCTGATTCTTGTCCTATGTTCGATCAATCTGGTCACTTCTTTTGTTAGTTTGTACATGTTGATCCGTGACAAGAAATCTGATGAAATTGAGGAGGAAGAAGACGTAAAAGAAGATCTGCTGGTCGAACGGAACTTAAATTCAAGATTGCGATACTTGCAGACGACCAGATTTGGTCCATCAATGGTACCTCATTCTAGGGGCGAGACATTTCATAGGAAAAATGACAATGACAATGAAAAAAGGTAGCAAATTTGTTGGTGGGTACGCAACAATTGACGATAATGGTGTTAATTATCGTGATATTGCGGATACAATGACAGAGCTTGGGTATAAAATGAACCATTCCTCAGCGAGGAATTACGTACTTCGAGTCATGCGCAAGTTTGTTGATGCAATAGCAGATCAGCATAACATTCACGTCGATTCTGAATCAGCTGAGATGATTTCGAAATCTCCGTTGTTCCAAAGTGGAATCTCTGACTTGTTACAAGATCTAGAGTCTCATAGAAAATTGGTGAAAAATGAAAGCAACTAAGTATCAAAAGAAGTCTTTGATCAGACTAGAAGATCTTCTTCGTCGCAGAAAGACCACGTTAAAAAAGTTTTTGATTGAGAGAGGTATCACCACCTACAGCGTTCTTGAAGAGACTTGCAATAGATTAGGTGTTGTGACTCCTGGTTTCGAAGCATTCAATTTATGCATTCCTTCGTACGTTTCTGATCCAACGGCAGGCGTCGTTGTTGTTCCTCCGTTAGATGTCGTTGCAGAGGCGACTGGTGAGAAAGAAAATTTGAACGAGGTTTTTGCAGCTATTCCTCCAACTACCGCGTATGAAGACGTTCTGTCTCAAGAAAATCTTTCTCTCGTCGAAGATGAAGATGGAGATGCATCCAAGCTAGACCCAACATCAGAAACGAAGAATTACCAGAAGAAGAAGTTAAAAAAGTAGGTGAAAACAAAGATGAGACGAGTCGTATACGAAGTAGAAAAGATCAATAGTAATAAAGTGAGCGAAAAGCAGAATGATTGGTCGTTCGAAAAGCAAAAAATTGCTTTTAAGTTGATTAACAATGCTTCAATTTTGACCGACGCAGTACAGACGTGTAGGAGCGTTCTAGAAAAGAATCCTGATTCTGAACTGAAAGTTGCGATCGCTAAGATCGACGGAGTGATCGAAGAGCTAAAGATAGATTTCAGAAAAAACTACAAGTTTTGAGAAACTCGAATGAATCTAGGTTAGATTCTTGTCAAGAAAACTGTGAAATCTGTGAGTAGGGTTGGTTAATATAACCTCATAATGACAGTCATCGACATTCTTGAATCTCTAGAGTCTAACAATTCTCGAATCTTTAAAGAAGAGTTGTTGGACACTCATAGTAACAATCAACTCTTGCAAAGGATTTTTGTATCTGTTGGTGATCCTTACACGAACTTTTTTGTCAACAAGTTCAAGATGCCTTCTTCTTGTGGTGTTGGAGATGATGATGATGAAGTCATTGATAGTTTTTTGGATTTCGTAAATCATTCGTTGGCTCAACGCAACATCACAGGAAATGCTGCAAAAGATGCCGTCGTTTCTTTTTTTGCACGTTTGACGGCAAACCAACAGAAGTGGTGTCTCAGAATTTTATTGAAAAATTTACGATGTGGTGTGCAGTCCACCACTGTCAATAAGATTTGGCCGAATTCTATCGTCGGGTTTTCAGTGCAGTTAGCTGAGAGCTTGCAGACGAGATTCGATCCTAATTCAGGAATCATCATCAACGACAGCATCAGCTATCCTGTCCGCGTTGAGCCTAAGTTGGACGGATTGCGATGCATCATCGTGAAGAAAGATGGTCTAGCCACCATGTTTACCAGAAGTGGTACGGTTCTAGAGACGCTTCCGAAGATTAAGAAAGCGATCGAAGACGCGCCATGGGACAACTTTGTCTTGGATGGTGAGGCGATGGGTTCCGATTGGAATGAATCTGCGTCTGTGGTGATGTCTCACAAACGAGGCAAGGATGATTCTAACATCATGTTTCATGTGTTCGATTCCATGCCTTTTTCTGATTGGCACGATCAAGAAAGTTCGATGGAGCTGCTGACTCGAGTTGAACTGACCGAAGAACTAGTTTCGCAGGTCAATAACTCTTCGGTGGCACATGTTAAAGGCATCACCGTTAATGATTCAGGTGAACTATTGGATTTTTATTCAAAAAATCTAGAAAGCGGATTCGAAGGAATCATGATCAAGGATCTCTCGGCTCTTTATTCGTTTAAGAGATCTAACTCAGTTAAAAAGATGAAGCCGATTGCCACCTATGAAGGTATGATTGTCGGTCACTACATGGGAAACAGAGGTTCAAAGAGAGAAGGTCTGTGGGGTGGATTTGAGGTCATGATGCCAAACGGGATCATCACACGTGTGGGTGGAGGTTTCACCGACGCATTAAAAGCTGAGATCGGAATGGATCCTGACTCATGGATTGGAAAAGTGGTTGAGCTAGAAGGTCAACCTGAACCTTCCACGTCGAATGGATTGACGAAGGACGGAAAAGTCAGATTTCCTGTCTTTATCCGCGAGAGAAGCATCAACGATGTCGATCCTAAAATTGCTGAGGTCGGTCAAAAATTCTTAAACATAGTTTGAATTTACCTTATAGTTATGTCACGGGTTGTATCACAATTGAACACAGCCTCTTACAGGAGATTATATAAAATGTCAAAGTTTGTATTCGTTATCGCTTCAGTTTGTCTCGTCGCATGTGCATCAACCGACGCACCAGCACCAGCTGCATCCGCTACAGCCACGGCTGATGTTGCAGTTTCGGCAGAGCCTGCTGCTTCTGCAGCTCCTGCAACGGCGGCAACTGTTGTCGAGTCAGCTGCACCTGTGGTTGCTCCAAGCGCCGCAGTCAGTGCAACACCAGCTGCAAAGTGATTTGAACAAATGGGACTGCTTGTATTATAAGTAGTCCCATAATGGTCCCATCGTCTAGAGGTTAGGACAGTGCCCTTTCAAGGCGCTTGCGGGGGTTCAATTCCCCCTGGGATCGCTGAAAGCCATCTTTTATAGATGGCTTTTTTATTATGAACTCTTTACCTGAAATTGGCGAAAGAATCGTCGTTTATGGAATGCTACAAGAAGCAAAGGTAGCATCTGTTTGTTGGGATACTACCTCTTTTGATTGGATCATCAATCTTGATTGGGGATTTCACGGACAATCTAAAGTTAGATTGCACGATGAGAACAAGACCTGGTATAGATTTTCAAAGGTCAATTAAATCAAGAACCTGTTTTAATCTGTTTTATTAACCCAATGATAGACTGGATATCTCCTGGATCAGATATTATGATCTTTAAGAAAGCCGTTCCTAACGCTTGTCTTTCCATCTTGTCGATAAGTTTTTCGTCGCTTATAGCAGCAGCTGCATCTTTAGATTTTGCCACGTCTTTTATTGCCGAAGCTAGTTTTGTTGCATTCGCTTCGGGGGCTAACTTTTGAAGTTTGGTGCGTAATTGATCTATAGGTCCTTCGACTTCTCCTGCTTCGTGAATGTTCTTTATTTCTTCTAGTATGATCTTGCGTAGCTGACGTTCTGTTAATTTCATGTTGGGTCCTTCGGTAATATATCTATGTAATTAACCACGATAGTTTGCAAAAAAGATTATATTTAAGATTCGAAATGAAGAACAAGAGAACCAATCGTCGTCCGCTCGTAGAAATGAAGAAGGCTTCTGGACTAGGGAAGTTATTCGATTCTTTATACGAAGACATCTTAAAAGATTCTGGTGGAGATAAGAAACAAGCTCTTGATAATTTCATAGATCAAGTCATGGCATACACTGCTGGTGGATCTCCTGATATGGGTTCTTCTAGATTGGCAGTCATTCACGGAGATGAAGTTATTAAGGTTGCTCTTAATGAAGCAGGCTTCGCGCAGAATGGAATTGAGGCCACAGCAGGAAATGACTCTGAAGTGAGCGATATAGTCGTTCCTGTGCTTAGTGCTAGCGATTTCACGGATCATGACGGATACTTGTGGATAGTTTCGCAGAAGGTCAAACCCCTGACAATCCCGGGATTTTCTAAAGAATGGCAGATGGTTAGATCAGCATTGAAGCAAGCAGCAAGCGACGCGGCTTCAGGAAAAACTCCTAAGGCCCCTCCACCACCAGCAGCCCCCACTTCTGCCGCAACAAAAAAGGCTCCTAATGCGCAGGTTGATCCTGATGCCACAAAGGTTGCAGTTCCTCAAGGTGCTGCAATGAAGCAAGCAGCTAATGTGACTTCTCAGCTTCAGTCGACTGGATTGGACAAAATGTTGACTGATGAATTCCTTGGATCCTTTGCAAAACTTGTCACAAGGTATTCTGAGATAAACACAGGAGATCTATACAAGCCTGATTCTTGGGGTGTGGATGGCGATAACATCAAGTTATTGGACGCTGGATTAACAAAGTCAATCAGCAAGAGCTATTATAAGAGCACAGGTTCTGGTCTAATATTTGCTGGATCAGAGCAGGCCAAGCAAGCCAAAGCCGAAAAAGAATCTTCTAGAACCTCCTCTATTGAATCTAGACGATCTCAAAATGAGGAGTTTGCCAAGGATGCTTTACAATTATCTTCGTATCCTGAAGAAACAGCGTTGCTTCTCTACGTGAGAGGATTGGTTGAACCTCTTCCTCGTTCTATCTTTTCCTACGATCCCGACAAGGGATTGTCAAAGTTTGACATACGTTCTGCTTCTAAAACGTTGCGAGACCAGTACGACAAGGTCGTCGGACTCATTGAAAAAATCTCAGATTCTTCTTTGAAAGATTCTCTTCTCAACGGGCTGGACGGGATCTTGACGTTGCAGGAATCTGTAGGACGATCTCAACTCAGAAGCCTCATCAGGATGCATCTGAAGACTCTGATTTAATCTTCATAACGACCAACGGGTTATCTTTTATTTTCCAAAATTGTTTTTCTAACGGTGGTTCTTGTCCTTCCTTGAACCACATCAACTTGCGGCCTTCGGTCGAGTCGTAGACGCCGATGATCGTTATTTGCCCTGCATGAATTAAATCGTGACAGACATGACACACGACGCTGAGATTGTAGTTGTTGTTCGTTGATCTAGGATCTCTACGAGGAATTATGTGATGAATGTTAAGAGCTGCGGGATTGTTGTACCTGCAAATCTCACACTCATTCTTCTTTAATTTCTCTTGATTTCTAAACCTACGTTGAACCATCATAGTATTATACAAACGCGTGCGGAACTCTTATCCCGTTCTATCATTCAACGAGTTCTGTGGGTCAGATGTTCGTCTTTGCGATTCGACCGCGGGACCCTTGTAGGTCTCTAACATCCTGCGCAGAGTCTTAACGATTGCGTCATACCCAACAACAGACACGCCGCCTGAAAGCGTGTAAGCTAGTATCGATCCCGCTAGCGTCTTTCCAAATGCGATTGGCACGGGCAAACCATATTCGTATCCGATCAATCCGACTCCTGCTCCCACAGCTAGGGCGTGAAGAGGTAAGGTTGCCCAGTAGATTCTTCTCCATCCGACGTGCCCATCAGATTCTCGCCTCTTGTTTCCAAGGATGATGTTACGAACTACCTGACCACACATCCCTATGATGAAGGGAACCACCCCTAGAATAATTATCCAATCTTGCATGACCAATAACTATAAGAATTATTCATAGATTATCACGCGTCATCCTCACATTATGATATACTTCAAAAGCCTCTTCCGAGGCTTTTGAAAAGTGCATTTGAATCTTAGGTTTTACTTTACGATTCCTGCAAGACGCTGCCAACGCTCAACAATTATATTTCCATCATTGTGAAGAGATTCTTTTTTTGTCTCTGAATTTAATTTTATGACTACTAATGGCGCGCTTCTTTCACCTCCCGCATATTTCAAGATAGTGCTTGAGGGCTGTTCCATGTTCAAAGAGATTTTTTCTTGCATCTTTTCTCCCAATGCTTCTGTCACGCCTTCTCTTTTTTGTTTTTTAGCATGAATTGCTTGAAATGAATCTACACACTCGTTCCAAAAATCAACAAATGTTTTACCAATAGATTGAGCTGCTTCCAACTTCCCAGTTTTTTCATAAAAGTTAGCCCATCCATATACGGTTTTTGGTTCGTAATTTTTATCATATCCAGAGACAGAAGAAGGCGGATTATCATCCATGAAATTTTTAGGTGCTAACAACCCTTTAAAACTTTCCCCAAACCCAATTGCGTACACAGCATCACTCTTGGGTAAAACACGCGTCAAAGATACTCTTCCTTGAGGAGTTAAGTCTATTCTTATACCGCTACGGACTTGTGTTGAAAAGTCCTTAAAATGAGCATTTACAGCTTTTTCGTACTGTTGCTGTCTATCGTTACATATTTTTTCAAACTCTTCAAAAGACTTGACTGCTGGTAAGATTTCTTCTTTAGGTTCTTCTTTTTTTCCACTAAAAGCGCTTTTTATCGTGTCAAAAAAACCTTCTTTTGTTAACTCGGTTTTTTTAGTTTGTTGTGATATTTCTTCTACAACTAGTTCTCTAAGTCTTGATTTCGTTAACTTCATGGATAGAGTCTCTTTCTAAAACTTTGATAATTATAGATCTCTCGATCAATCAATTAAAATTTAAGCAAAATTAAATGTCAAAGGCCACCTTTCGGTGGCCTTTGTTACATACATCTAAATTTTACTTCAGATGATGTTCATGTCGAGAACCGTGACCGTTCCGTAGAAGTCCGAACGGACCATCTTCTTACCGTAGCGGGTCATCACGCCCTTACGTGGTGTGAAGTCCTCTGGTGCGAAGATTGTTGGTGTCACGATGAGTGGAACGTATGGTGCGTATACGTAGCCTGTCTCGAGGTAGCTGCCACCCTTGTAACCGACGAGGATCTTGTTACGTGGGAAGTAAGGATCCTTGTAGACCGTGAAGCGGTTGCTGACCGTGCCGATTGCCTCTGCACCGATTGTGAAGGGGCTGCCGACCTGACCTTCACCGTCGATCGAGAACTTGGGCTTGTAGAGGACCGAGCTCTCGAGGATTGTTGCAACGTCTGGTCCTGTGACCATGAAGTTTGCTGATCCGCGGAGTGTCTTGCGGTGGATCGTGTTGGCAACGTCGATGACTGTCTCAACGAGCGTCTCATACCACTCGCGAACCGTACCGGTGAATTGTGGTCCGATTGAGAGGCTTGAGGCGAGTGTTACAGGCTGTCCTGTTGTCTTGTTGACGAACTTACCAGGAGCGCGTGACCAGTAGTAGTTGGCGCCGTTGGCCTGTGTGACGAGGTCGTTGAGGATCTCGCGGTCGATCTCGAGGGCGATCTGCTCCGAGAGGATCGAGGTGAGCTCAACCTCTGCGTCCATGCTGTGGTAGGCGTTGAGGTCCTGTGCGAGCTCTGGTGACCAGCGAGCACGGAGCTTGCGGGTTGTTGCTGTGATTGCAATCGACTCGATCTTGATGTCGATCTCTGGGATTGCTGGTGCTGGTGTTGCTCCGAAGTCAGACTCGAATGAAGGTACTGTGAGAGTTGCACCAGTCGAAGCGACTTCGAGTGAAGCTGCCTTCGAGAAGGTGACTCGTCCAGCGCCTGAAGTGAGAACTGACAATCCATTTGCTCCCTTGATAACGAATTGGAGATAGTTACCATTCAATGCATCAGGAGTGAATGTATGTGCTGATGTACCGCCACCCGTGAGAGTGCCGCGCTTCGTGAGTCTACGGAGGTTGAGTACGCCTGTTCCTCCTTGGAATGTCTCGCCCCATGCTGTTGCGTTTGCTCCGAATCCGCTGAATACCGCGACCTGTTCAGCCGAGAGGAGGTCTGCTCCTGCTGCGGTGAATGCCGTCGTAGGAACGTAAACGAAGAGCGCATCGAGCTGATTGGCTTCGATAGAATTCTGAACCTGCGAATCAAAATCCATGAGACGTGCGTTCGAGCCGCTGAAGTCAGCTAACGTTGCAACGGTTGCACCGTTTGACCAGGTGAGTCCGTCAACTCCCTTGTATGAACCTGAGTAGACCGTGCCTGCTGAGAAGTCGAATGTCTGAAGTGAACCAGTTACTTTTGAGTAACCTGCTCCGACAAGATCATACATACCACCCGTCGCGAGTGATCCGCTTTGAACCCCTCTGCCTGTTGGGTTGTTGTAGATTGATTGACCTCTTGTATAGGTCGACTCTCCTGATGCTCCTACTGCCTGTCCAACGTTCGTACCGTATGTGTAATCGAGGTAGAAGATGAGACCTGAGGGGAGGCTCATTGGCTGGATCGAAACGAGCTCGTTTGAAACGAGACCGCCGAATACGCGGCGGACGATTGGGAATGCGATGTTTGTGAAGCCCTGGATCTGTCCGCTGGATGTCACGTTGCCGCCGCCTGTTGAGAGGCTGTTGCTCTCCTTGAGGACCTGTGCTGCCTGGTTCTCAAGAAGCTGTGCCATTACTTCGCGACGTGTGCCATCGAGGCCACGGAGGAGGCCTGTGCGGCTCCACTTCTCTGTAAGACGGGCACGCTCGGCGCCTACGTGACGCTCTTTGATGCCCTGTGCAAGCTGATCAATTGTAAAAGATTTCATTCTTATATTCTCCTATAAACAAATTGAAAGATTAATCTACATGCCCTCAAGCATCACTTAGCTATGCCTGCGAGCTTTGCCCAACGCTCTGCTTCATAACCCTCGTTGAGGGGTTGTGCCGAAGCCGAACGTGTTGCCTGAGAAGAAGATCCAAGAACGCGACCTTCTGTTACAGGCTTACGCGGAGCTGCCAATGTCTTGGCGAGGCTCTCATATACAAGCTTCACTTCGCGGAGCGTGGCTGCTTCATCGAGCTGCGCAATAACCTGCGATTTCTGGCGCGAGGTTAAGGCTTCTGATTGAAGAAGCTTGTTCGTGAACATGAGCTTGGCGTTGAGCAGATTCGTTTCTGCCAACTTGTTGCGGAGCTGAACATCGCCTGCGCTCGCACCAGGTTTCACGTTGCTATTAGAGCGAACGTTGCTTGGACGCTTTGCTTCAGCAAGCGCCTCTGAAAGTTTGTTGAATCGTTTAACAGATTCGTTGTAACGCTTTGCGAATCCCGTGTAGGCTGCCTTGTGAGCATCTCCATGACGAGCAATTTCCTTGCGTTCAGAAAGTGTGCGGGTCTTGTTGAACTTTGCTTTAGATGCCTCATAAAGGCGTGCTGCGCCGCGAGCTCTTGCACGGAGAGACTCTTGAAGCTTTAGCTCTGCGACCATCTGACGACGGATTGACTCACACTTAGCTGCTTCGTCGGCAGGGTTTTCAGCTCCCTCTTCATCTTCGTCAGCTTCATTGACTGGAGAATCAGACTGGACATTTGGCTGCTCAGCTCCTGAAGGCTTTGTTAATGAATCAGTTCTTTTAGCTGCTTCACCCTCTACGCCATAGGCTTCGTAGGTCTCATCCGTCATGCTAGCTTCGTCGACTTCACTCAATGTCATCTCAAGAGGCTCGCCTTCTTCTTCGGCGTCGCCGAAGTCGTCAAACTCATCTGATCCAGGGGCTTCTCCCTTGGTTGAAGGAACTGCCTCTTCACGAATAGCCTTCATGCGTGCAATTTCACGACGTAACATGCCTTCGTCGATCTCGACAATCAAATTATCGTTGAGACGACGAGATTCTGTCGTCGGCATATTAGGCATAGACATTTCTTCCATGTCTTCTTCGTCCTCAGCGCCTTCTTCGTCATCTCCGCCGAGGTCTTCCATGTCATCGCCACCCTCTTCCTCGCCACCGAGGTCTTCCATGTCTTCGCCTGCTTCTTCGTCTTCCTCTTCGCCGCCTCCGGAGACCAAATTGACTCCAAGGCTCTCGAGGTCGACGTCGTCAGGAACTCCTGTTAATTCAATGCTAATTGTTTCTTCATCCAAACGACCATTTCTCTTCTTCATTTTAATCTCCTGAAGCTTTTCTAGTTTTTTTAAGCAATTCTGTATTTTAAGGTTACAGCTCAACTTTTGAGTTGAACTTACGATACGCGTGTTTGCATGTTCATAAAGCTCTGAGATCGTTTCTTCAAGAGAAGAGACTTTGTTTTCAAAGCTTTTTGATTCTTTCATGCTTTGTTCAATTGATGATAACGAATCGATCATCTTTTCGACATAGCGTAACTTTTCTTCAAATTCGCGGAGCGTTTCGTTCTTGCTCTTCGACGCGATTATCTCCATGACATCTTCAAGCGTTACCTCGGAAGCGGTTTGGTCCTCTTCAACTTTTTTCTCATCTTCTTCTGAGGTTAATTCGCCAATTGACATGGACATTTCGTTATTTTTAGCTTCAGGTCCTTTTTTAGTAGGATCATCTGTCAATATTTTATCATGATTTTTATCATCATGATCATCCTCCGCAGACATGTCTGCGGAGGATTCTTCCAATAACTCTTTTTCTATCAGCTCACGAATTCGTGGAGCAACTGCCTCGATAACTGCTCTTTTAGCGTTATCTTCAGCTATTTCTTTTAGTTTTTTTACGTCTGCTATTGCTTCTTCGTAGAGCTGTTTAGACATTTTCAAAAATTCTCCATTTCAATTATTGTCATGTTGATGAATCAGAGGTTCCCATTTTGGTGGCACCATTCAGCATCAAAGATCCAATTTTCTTAGCGTATTGTGCTGGTGAACGAGTGCCAGTTGCAGGACCTCCAGGGACATAGTTTGGTTTAACATCGACTGCCTTTATTCCAGGATCTGCGGACTTGTCGACGCCATCCGTCTTTCCAGGTCCAGGTGATGAAAGATCTGGTGTAAAAGAATTAGCAGGGTCTCCAGGATTTTTCCAAGCGCCATCAGCACCTGCTAATATATCTGGAGAATTTTCGTAGTTAAGACTTACCTTGGGACCAAAGAATGCGTCGCCTGTCGTTGAAGAAGGAGCTAGATATGCATTGCCTGTGCTAACGACAGCTGCTCTATACTCATTTTCTTTTCCAACAAAATTTGCTGTCGGGGATTCTGGATACAGCTTGCTCATTAAATTATTTTTTGCGTTCGATTCCGGTGCGTACACCGTGTATTTCCCTTGTCCAGGCATAATTTCCTCCTTAAAGATTAAGTAAGGTCACTTGTTTCGAAGAGCTCTTTTTGCTTCACGAATTTTCTCTAAACGTTTCACTAATCTAGCTTCTTCAAGACCAAGTGCCTTGTAATAATTATGAGGATTCTCAATAGTATCTGCAAATTCATCAGCATCTACTTCTTCGGCATCTTTTGCTGCATCTTCTGTGCTACGTTCTGCCTTAAATTTTGCGACCTCTTGCATGATGATTCTCTTCAACAAATTCGATGTTAGTTTCATAAAAAGACACCTTTCGTGCAAATATATAGGCTAAGTATTCTAATCTATTTTAAAACATCAAAATTTCTTTGATGTGTCCATAAACGCTAGCGCTGCCCATTTCGACGCTGCTTCATCCCCAAATAGTTCTTCTGGATTTGTAGAAGCTACGATTCTTTCTACAGAACCAACCGGTTGTGGTGTGTGATTGTGACCTTCATTCATTAACATGTTTGGTAGTGTAGTTGAAGCTGTGTCAGCTAAAATTGCAGCAAGAATAGGATCACCTTTAGACTCTGTCTTTATGACTTCGCTTATTCTTTTCTTATCCATTATCTGATTTCTTTGGCCATAAGAAATCATATCAGCAGGTTTTTTATGCACTTTTTTTTCTTGAAAAGCGAATGACTCTTTTAATTTTGTGGAATTTCCCATGCCTTCGGATAAAATTTCCACAAGACATTCTTTCACTAGATCTTTCAGTTCATTACGAGTCATTTTCATATGGCTGCTTCCTTTTTGACCCTTACAATATTACTTCTTTGTAGATAAAATATCATTAATAATTCTATTGATTCTGTCAGAACGATTAAAAATTCCTCTTACCTCAGAGGGATTTATTGTTTTTCCTTCTGCCATCATGAACGCACCTGGTGTTGATGGTTCAGAAACATAGTCCCAACAGATCAATTGAAAATCATCTTGAACTATCTGATAATCGCCTTGCTTTTTTGTAGAACCAACTCCTCTAGATGATATTCCTAATTTTACTCCGCTTTCGACTAAGGATTGTAGTATCTTACCAGAAGGGGTGTCTAGAATTTCCACGCTTCCATAGACGACATCTCCGTCTAAGTATGCTTCACGAACTATATGAGAAACATTTTTTAAATTTACCACTGAAGAATCAGGATGATCTAACTCTCCTAAAGCTCTATTTTCAGCTATAAACTTTTGATAGTTTCTTATTTCTCTTTCTAGAATATTTTTCGGGTAGATTCTGCCATTTTGATTCAAGGTATCTGCTTTTTGCAGAATACCTTTCATCAAGATTTTTCCATCGTTCTTTTCTCTGGACTCTTTTATAGTTTCAGAAGAATAATCAAATATTTCATAAGAATTTAAGAGTTTCAAGTCAGACATTTGACCCTCCTGAAGTTAGTTCATCAACTAACTTTGCGTATAACATGTATTCAGAAATAGTGGAATCGTTAACTTCATTTAACGGTTCGAACAACTTATTCTTTACTTCTAATAATTTAGTGTTCAAATACTTTGAAGATTCTTTTGACTCCAGATAATCATTGATAGATTCCAATAATCTTTCTCTTATTTCACTCAATTTTTTTAAGATCGTAGAGCTGTCGTCATTGGCTGTAGCAAAAGCATAAGCTTTGATAAGAGATTTTTGATCAGACGTAAGAGCTCCATCGTATTTTTCGCTTAACTTCTTCATCATGACTTTCATAAGAAGACGATTCGTTCCTACTGAGTTTTCGTTGACCTTTTCTTCTTGCAACTGACTCTTTGGAGAAACAAGCCACTTCATCAATGCTTCTTCATATTCAGCTGTTTTTTGCAAGTCAGAATTAGGGTTCCTCCAACTGTTGAGCAAATTCTGTATTGTTGCAAACATCTTGTATTCATTGATATGCTGGTCATAAAAATTATCGTCTTTTAATTGGTGGTTTATACTCCTAATTAAAATTGATTTTTCTCTGTCTAATTCATGCATATCATGACTTCTAGCAGCGTTTTTTGCTTCAAAAATTATTGAAGCAGCAATTGATTCTGATCCAACTGTAGTTTTCATTAAAGCATTTATGAGTCTAAATTCTCTATATAACTCAGTACCAGATTTGAAATTTTGCTTAATGATTTTAAGCGCTTTTGATGATTGAGGTTTGTTATTTTCTACGAGCGCTTTTGATATGGTTTTAATTAGAAACTCGTAAATTAATCCAGTATTTCTTTTTTTATTATGTGAGGATGACATTCTGGTCAATTCCTTTCAACAGTTGAATTACTCTAATGAATAGATATACTTTCAGTCTTCGATGTCAAGATCTAAAGCCGCTTCCTCGTTAGATTCTGTTAATAATCCTTCTTTATTTTTTTGAATCTTCAAAGCTACTGTCATCTTTTTTAGAGAAGACATTACATCAGGAGGAAGACTTGTCACGTGATAAGTTTCGTTTATCGACTCTGATAATCCTAATGGATCTTTAAATTGGTTTTTTAACCACTTCGTATCATACGGGTCATTCAACGCTTGATGAGTTGACGTCATTTTTACGAAATCTGGTTCATGTAGTTGCCATTTTTTTCTTCTAGAACTATCATACTGCGCTTTTTTATTGCTGTATTTAGTCTTATTTGATTTCTTTATGGGTAGCTTGTCTTTTTCGTATAAATTTGGCATTTGTTCGGGTTCATCTACCGATAATAGCAACTTTGCATCAGGAGATGCATCATCTGAAGGTTTATCTCCTGCAAATAATCCGCCTCCTCCGCCGCCTGCTTCTTCTTCTTCGCCTCCTGCTTCTTCTCCAGCAGGCGCTTCTTCTTCACCTCCGCCTGCTTCTTCTTCGCCACCAGCAGGCGCTTCTTCTTCACCTTCAGGTTTAGCAGCTTCTACTTCAGCATCAATGATCTTTTCTTGCTTTCTTTGTTCATTGATTGCAAGAATTTGTTCGTCATTCAATCCCCAAATTTCTTTTTGAATAAATCTTTTGCTTCCCATTCCTTCAGGTAAAGCACCACCTATTTCAAACTTTGATCTCCAGAGTTCTAGCTTCTGTTGTTGGGCAACAGTCGAAGGGTTAGAAAGACGTAAAGTAAAGTTTTGTAAATCTTCGTTGTCAAATCCATTTGCATAAAGATGTATAATCGCCAACTTATTAAGTTCAGAAACAATCGTCTTTTGAACCACATTTATCGTTCTAGAAAATCTGATATCTTCTTGAGCTAATGTAGCTTTTGAAGACAACATTTCATCATATCCCAAATAAGCTCTTGGAATTTTTAATGCGGCAAATAGCTTTTTTTGAATGTAAGCTACATCTTCAACCGAAGCTGCATTTTGACCACCTGCCAAGGTGTCAATCTTTGTTCCGCTTTCTCCGCCTCTCACTGGAATGAAATAATCATCTTCTACACTCAAAGGAGAATATCTTAGATCGACCCTACCTGTGTTCCTATCAACAACTTGATTAGTTCTAAGGTTCTTTCTTTGTTCTTCAACGTACATTGGAACGTTCTCGGCCGGAATATTCGCAACGTCTACGTAAAATACACGACGTTCTGGTGCGCGGACAACTCTATACACAAGCATAGCGTCTTCAAGAAGAATTAGTTGACGCCAGATTCTTCTGGCGGCTTCTATGACTGAAGATCCATAAGGTAGAAACATGTCATTTCCGATGTACCTAAAATGAGAAATTTCCCAATTTTCTAATGTTCTATTTCCCATAGTCGTCCAACGATATCTTACTGCAAATGGATCTTCTCTATCGTAATTTTCTTCTCTTTCAATTTCGTTTACTGGAATTGGGAATGCGTTGATAACTCCTTGCGTGGGAGATACATCATTATAGAGAAAGAAGTCTCCATACTTAACCAAATTTCTAGCCCATGAACGTAAGTTAAATTCTACATTTAGAGTGTTGTAGAATAGATCTTCTAATATCTGTTTTATTTTTTCGTTATCTGAATAAATGTGAAGTACTCTACCCTTTTCATCTTGCGCGCATGTTTCGTCGGCGTAGATATCGAGCGCCGCAGCAATTTCAGGCGTATATTCCATCTCTGCAAAATCTTGATATCTCATCAAACGTTCTGACAAGTTATAAGAATTTGCAGTTATAGTAGAATAAGTGGGAGACATTGAACGCTGAAACAACAAGGCCGCTGACGATTTAGCTTTGTCAGCAACCGCTATTGTAGTGTCTAATGTCCGAATCTTTCTCTTGACTACAGGACCGCTTTTAAATAAGCGAGTAAGACGCTGAAATAAATTTTTTTCTTCTTTTGCCACGTTCTATAACCCTACGTATGAATATATTACTATAGAGTTATCTTGGGTAATAAATTCTTCAATCAACATCTTTAGTTGGTTTAAAAGTTACTCTTTGCTTTTCGGCCATTGTTGTTGATTGTGGCACGTAGCTTGTAGGATTCTCTATCATTTTTTCAAGAGTGTCCTTCACGTTTTTTAAATGAGGAGTCAATGCATTAATAGCATCGGCGGTTGCATTCTGTTCGAAATCTATGATTTCTTCATATAAATCTGCTGCAGAAGAAATTAAAGATTTTACCCCTGAAGAATCCACTCCTTCCATTAGTGCTTCTTTTTGTAGCAAAATTTTTGCATGAAGTTCAACAGAATTTAACTTTTTTGGCATATTAGTCTCTTTTATCGTAACAGTAATGTCAAATATTTATTACGCTTCAACGATACAACCAAGATAAATCTGCAATTAGTGGATCAGAATTAGCGTTGACATGTTTAACGTCGGTTGGTTCTCGCAATTTATACACATTTTGAGGATTAATTCCAGTTGAAGCTCTTAATGAAGGACTGATGTATGGACTAGCTGAATTAGGGCCATTAGGAATTTCATTTAATTCTCTTCTAGAGATACCCGTCGCTTTTAGCATAGCATATGCCATAGCCATAGCAGATTCATTAGCACCACTTCCGTCTTCAACTAGCCACGCACCAATAGCAAGACTCATGATTAAATCATCATGACTATCTTTAGAAGCCATAGGCTTATTACCATTCCAAATAAAAGCCTGAAGTTGATCGTACAGGCGTTGAGAATGGCACCTTAAAACCTTATTTCTTATAAGTTCTTCAAGCTTTGTTAAAACTTGAACTCTCGTTTTTTGATTCGTTGGGAATCCTGGTAGTTCTGAAGGATCTACTGAAGAGTAAGAAAACGGATCACCTTTATTGTTGTGGTAATACAATCGTGGATATCCGGAGTCTCTAAGCTTAACATTCACGAAATATCCAAATGTGTTATTCTCTGGACAGATGAAAGCATTATTATATTTTTTACCCCATTCAGCCAATAACTCTGCAAACTTTTCTGGAGGTATTTTACCCATGTATTCTGCTACAATCTCACAAGCAGATTGATCTATTACATGAAACGCAGAATAATCTGATGCATCGCCTCTAGCAACATCTGCAGAAATTACATATGATTTTTCTGGTGAAGGGTGATCCCATATCCAAACGTTTCTATCAAATCCTGATTTTTCAATAGGAGGAGATATTTTGGATCTTAAATCTTCTAGATCTTCTGACTGTAAGAACGTATCTCCAGACGTGATAAAATCGCAAAGATATTCTTGACTAACTTTTCTTTTTGGTAGATTTCTAGTTTCTTTTGTAAACCAAACTTCATCGTGCTCTGGGTGAACAGTCCACGGAAGTCTTATCGGATTAAATTCGTTAGCCCCAGCTTCTGCTTCAACCCATAATCTGTAATATAAACCACCTACTCCATTAGGAGAAGAAATTAGAATAGCGTTACCACCTGTCGTAAGCGTGGGATAGAGACCTGTCCATATCGTGTCAAAATCTCTAATAAATGCACACTCGTCTACAATTAGCAAAGATAGAGCTTCAGAACGGCCTGCATCTTCCGACGTAGGTACAGCCTTTATCTGAGATCCATTGCTAAAAGATATTTGTTGCTTTGATGGCTCAAACTTGGGCATCAAAAGCCATTTTGGCAAAGATTGTAGTAAAACAGCTACTTTCTTAATAAAGTTCTGAGCAGTAGCAAGTTTTGTTGCAATAACTAATACGTTTTTATCTTTGTAAAAAATAGCTAACCAAGTGGCATATGCAGCTGAAACCGTTGATAAACCCAGCTGTCTGGATTTTAGCACAATGTTAAATCTATGCTTTTGAAAGTTTTCTAAGCATTCATCTTGAAAAGGATACAACTCAAATGGAATCGTGCCTTTTAATGGATGCTGGATTCTTGCGTAGTGCTTTATAAAATACGACGGATCTTTACCACAACGAATTATCTCGTTGACTTGTTGCTGTTTTGTTAACGTTTTTTCAGACATTATGCTAGTTCAAATATACACTTTCTTCTGTACAAAGCAGTTCTTTTTGGATTGTGAACATTAAGACCAATTATTTCAACAGATTCGCCTGAAGAAACTTCTTTAACTTTTAAAGACTGTCCAGACAGATCTTTATATTTGCTTTTAACGTTATCAACTATCGATTTCACATTTTTTACAGCTTGCTCAGACTCAAATAATTTTACTCTAAGCATTTCTCGCTCTGAAGCAAAGTTAATCACAGTCTGATAAACCAAGTGAAGTTGATTTTGACCAGCAAGCGACATTTTTGCTGAAAAACCTGAAGTCAAAGGCATGGAAGATCTACCCCATGATGTATCGATTGCTTCTCCAAGAGAACTAAGATCAATATCAGCCATTTTTTCCTCTTCAAAAACAAAGATAACTATGTATCATCACATTTAAAATTCTAAATGAATATCTAACTTTTTTTGTTCTGCTTTCAAAAGAACAATCTCTTTTTCAGGTCTCCACCCATTTTTCCATTTTTCTTGGTTGGGTCTTGCCCATAACGTCTCACAGCTTTCACAGCATCCAAAGCTTTTATAAGATTTTTCATCTTCTGAAGATCTAAAAATACATTCGCAGACTGGACAAATCAATGGTACAATTTCTCTTGCAATTTTTGGTTTGATCACGTAGTAACCTGAACATTCTTTAATCAATCTTTCGTGCGAATAATCTTTCCACGTCATGTGACAACCACCTTGGAATCTTTTTCTTGCTTGGTTATTTCGATAATATGATCTGCCATATCTTTTATTCCATCCACATGGGTAATCATCAAAATTGTCTTAAAATACCTCTTCAGGCTATTGAGCAATCTACTACATGCTTCCACTCCAGATTCGTCTAACGTTCCAAATCCTTCGTCAATTATAAACATATCCAATTTTGGAAGAGTTGAAATATTAACTAAGGCTACTCTAATTGCAATTGATGAGATGGTTTTTTCCATTCCTGAACATAACTCAATTATCCTCCTGCTGTCTCCATAGTTGATGTATATTTCCGTAGAGTCTGTTTCATCATCATTTTCAAGTTCTACTGTAAAATCTACGATACCTTGTAAGATTTTTGAAATCTCTTGATTGATGACAGGAAGCTGAGTTTTCGTGATCATTAAAGGAAGACCTTTTTTTGAAAAGGCATCGCATATCATTTCCGTCGATTTCATCTCACGAATCAAACTCTCTCTAGAATCTTTTTCAGATTTCAATTTTTCTAGATCAGATAAAGCTCTTCCATGCTGAGTCGCTAATCGTATCTTTTCATCGTCATGATCTCTAGCAATACTAGATAATTCTTCTAATTTTGAACGTAAGGCAACAACCTCATAATTTTCATTATTTTTTAAAGCCTTTTGAATGTCAACTAACTTGGTCTTTGCTTCTTTTAAGTTCTCTAAACAAATCTCGCAGGAAGATTTGCACTTTTCAATTTCTGTTTCTTTCTTAGAGATTTCCAATTTGATGTTAGACAATAAACCAACAGCTTTTTCATATTTAGAGATTTTTGAAATTATGGAATTTTTATCTAACAAATTTAAAGAGTTGATTGCCTTGTCAAGAGATGCTTTTATATTGGCTTCTTTTTCTTTTTGATTTTGAAATTTTGACTTATCTAAGTGAGCATCTTTGATGAATTTGCACGTGGGGTATTCATCACCACAAGGGACTTCATCCAACAACGCAAGAGATTTTTGTTGTTGTTTTAAAGTAGCAGTTTCTAACTCGTAAGAATGTTTTAGACTTGTGATAGATTTTTCGATAGAATCTATTGCGGTAAGTTTGGTTTTAAGTTCATCAATGTCTTCACTTTCAATAAAAGAATTGACAGTTTCAAGTTTTGAAGTTAAAGATGATATTTCTGCTTTTAATGAATCGATATAAGAAGAGCATTCTTGCGCTTGCTTTTCTAGCGAAGAAACTTTTTTCTCTTGAGCTTCAAGCTGAATTTTTGTTACTGGCTTTAGATCTTTATGCAAAGACAGTTTGTACTTGACGTCCGTTAGCAAATTTTGAGTATCAGATATTTTGATCTGCAGATCTTCAATCTTTTTTTGAAGGTCTATACAAAGATCTTCTCCTTGTTTCTTCAAGGCATCCCAATCTTTTTCTGGGTAATTCTTTAACCTTGCTTTAAATCCATTTAGCTCTTTGTTGCAATTTTCGTACATTTTATCAAAGACATCTAAATCTAGAAATCTAGACAACAATGATCTTCTTTTGGCTGATGATAATGCAATGAATGCGTTGGTTTCTCCTTGCGCAGAAAAAGAAGTCAGCAAGAAGTCATCAGGAGATCCTAACAACGATCTAATGATCTTTTCAGTGTCTGTTCTTTGCTCGCCGCCTAGATCTTCTGCTTCATCGTCATTAATCTTAAAAAGGTTAAGAGCTGTTGAAGCACTTACTCCGCCTTTTTTATTCAGCTGTTTTGTCGTTTGCCTTTCTACAACATAAGATTTACCGTTATGTTCAAATATTGCCCTGGATGAACAGTAAGGCTTTCTTACGTTACAAACGTAAATGTTCTTCATGGATCCTCTATCGGTCGTGTTGAATAAAGAATACATGATTGTGCCTATAATCGAAGATTTTCCAATCCTGTTGGGACCAAAAATTCCTACTATTCCATTCAAGTTTGAAAAATCTATCTCATTGCCTTCGCCATAAGCAAAAATGTTATCCCATTTCAACTGTTTAAGAGACCATGAAGATCCTCTAGCTAAATCATCCGTCGTTGTGACCAAAGAAAGATACTTTTTTACATCATTTTCTACCGCTTCCCAGTTTACGTTAGAATACTTGTTTTCTTTTGCATAAGAACGCAAAAGAGATAAGATCACTTCATTAGATCTAATATCAGATTTCTCTATTACAACATCTGACGTTGAGATTTTTTTCGTCTCTACTTTACAGTCTGTTTTAAAAGTAACTTCCGTTGCTTGAAATGTAGTTTTCAGTTGATTAGAAATCGTCTGAATGTCACCTTGTGACATTGGTACGTTAGATCTAATACGAAATCTTGACTGCTTTGGATAAAGCAAAGCTTCGTTGATTAACTTTTCATGATTCTCTTGCCAATCAATCGTTACGTAAGGCTTAACATTAGGAAGTTGACAAAACTTAACATCCCAGTTGGATGCTGAACCAATATCCCAAAGCAAATATCCATGATCTAACTCTTCTGCGTAGTTTTGCTGAATGGGTGTACCTGGAAATCCTATCCAAGGCTTTCCATCTCTGTAGGCTAACATTTGTCGTTTGTGTATGTCACCTAGAAATACAAAGTCATATTCATTGAAAAAATCAGTGCTGATGCCTTCTGTTATGTCCCATCCTGTTTCCGTTACGCATCCTCTTACTGATCCATGGAAACACGCGATGTTGATCATTCCTGGGACTGGTTTTACATCTTTCCAACCTTCTTCGTCAAAGAGACTAAAAACACACCAATTGTATCCAGGAGAAAATTCGTAAGTACCACTTTTCTTGTAGAGCTTTATCCGATCATTTTTCATTGCATCAACAATCGGAGAAACTGCGTCTTGCCTAGAAAGATTAGTTAGGTTACCATCATGGTTACCCAATATGATGTGCACCACTGCAACTTCAGACATGGCATTTAGCCACCACGTTAGTTGGTTGATGTATTCAGGAGAAATTCCTGATGTTTTTGTATGAAAGATATCACCACCAATGAAGATGTGGTCGACGCGGCTCTTCTTACAGTCATTTATAAAAGCAGAAAATATCTCTCGATATTCATCATGTCGACTAAGCCCACGCCAGTGCACGTCTGCTGTATGCGCAATTCGTAGCATTATCTAAATGTAACGTAGATAATGCGTATGTTCATATCTCATGCTCCGCTGACAATTTTTCGAACGTCAGCAAATCCTTTTGCTAGTTCGATACCTTTCACTGTTGTTGCAGTTCCCTCAACGAATCCTAACAATGATGCACCAGCTTTAAGCGCGCCTGCTAATCCTTGAAAAGCAAAATATATCAATAAAGCCTTATAGATTAATTCTGCTGTTTTTTGTTCTGACTTCGAAGATTTATATCTTTCGTAAGATAAAACTTCTTTTTCGCCAGCCGTGTGAAATCCTTTTTCAGCTAAAAACTTATATACGAAATACGAAAGTTTGCTAGGGATTACAAATTTTATAAATTTTTGCTCAAAAGCGTGAGTAACATGTTCAGCTTTTTCAAAGATTGAAGCTAATTTTTCAGCTTTCAAATAGACAGCCAACTTAGTTAAGCCTTTAAATAACAAAGGTAAACCTCCGATGATCGCTAATCCTACTCCTACGCCAGCTATTATTCCTGCTTCATGTAAGTTTTTTCTTTGTTCGACGTAAGAATTATCGGACAATACAACATACATTTCTTTTAATTCTTTTGCTTTTGCGTAGATAGGACCAGATAATTCTTCTTCAGCAGAAGCAAGAGGATTTTCTTTACCGAGAGACTGAGCTAGCTTTAATGTTTCATCTAACTCTATTGATTCTCCTGTCGACTTCATTCCTTCTTTGAGTGCATTGACGATTGTCAATATCTCTGGAGGGATCGTCTGCATCATGTTTATCTTTTCAGAGATAACGTTTGCCCACTCGTTTGCCGCTTCCTTAAATCTATTAGTAACTGCAACTGACAATTTTTTTATTGCATCTTTAGCAGAATCTAAAAATCCTTCTTCAAGGAGCTGTTGAATTGCTATTTCTTCTTGGATTATTTCTCTAATCCTAGCTTCTGTAATTACGTACTTTCTCACAATAACTAATTATCACTAAAATGCAAAACTTACTGCAGTAGCTTTTTTTAACTTTCTACTAAAGTTATCATCCCAGCTCATTGGTTTTGCTTCTTTTAATGCTTCTTCAAATTCAATTTTAGACATGCTACCTGGGTCTCCCCATGGACGAACATCGACTACGATGACGTCTATATTATATTCCTGCAACTTTTTCGCTATTTTAGGAGTCTTTTTGTCCCACATGTCTCCGTCTAAAGATAATGCAATTGGTGTGTTGTGTAGTAAGATTTTATTAAAGATTTCGTGTCTCTCGTCAAGATCCGATCCTAATATTGCAGTAGAGTTTTCTGGGCACTTTACTAGATCGAATGAACCTTCTACTAGCACCAATCTCTTTGACCAATCTATGTTTAGATCGTTAAAGACGATAGGATTTTTATCTACGTCTGGGCTATCATACTTTGGCTTTTTGTCCTTATCGATCGCTCTAGCTACAAAAAAATTTAAATTTCCTTGCGCGTCAAATGAAGGCATGATGATTCTTCTCTTCCATCTAGGCTCATCAGAAACTCCTAGTTTGAAGTACCAAGCATCTCTGTCAGTAAGTCCTCGAGAGTACACATAGCGCCAGGCGGCCTTTACGTCAGGATCCATACTATTTGCTAACGTCAAAAGCCTAAAATCTTTTGGAAGTTCGAGCTTTTGTTTTTCTTCTTTTTCACCAGTCACTAGCTGAAAAGAGTTGTCAAATAGCCCAAACAACTCTTTGAATTCTGCTAGTTGATTTTGCGTTCCAAATTTTCTTATTAGGGGAATTACGGTACGAGATTTCCACCCACAAACCCAACAATGATTTGCGGTGGTGTCAGTGCGAATAGAAAGTTTCTTTTTCGTTGGATCTGCCGAGGCGCATATTGGACAACGAACATCAAAGTTGATGCCGTTGGAAGATATACGTCCCTTACCAAAAACAGATTCAAAAAAATTAATGCTATCAGAGACCGAACGAATGGCCACGGTTCAACCGTAACACATTCTAGGCGAGTTGTTCACATGAGGCTGGCTGCTCTTGCAATCACATATGCATCCGTCATGTCTCTTGATGCATCAATAGGTTGACCATTTTTTTTCTTTGGCCAATCAACATGCTTCAAATCATTTTCAGACATGTGTTTGAAGACTTGTTCCTTGCCATTCATTCCGGCGATGGACGTACGCTGCATCTTTATTCCGCATAATTTTCTGGCGTGCGAGGATGAGATGTAGGTTGGATCGACCTGAAATATTCTTCTACCGATATAAGAAACTATACCGTTAAACCTCATGAGGGTGGTGATGGTTGTTGCTGATGACATTCCTTTTTGAAATCCTAACAACGGTTCCTCAAGAGCGAATACGACTGGTGTTAGTTTCTGTCGATGGAATATGTCTGACAAAACTGATTCAATAACATCAGACTTCTCCCAAAACGTTTTACACTTCTTGAACTCTACTTTGTCGAGGAGAAGGATGTGAGAACCTTTGTCATCAGGTTGAACATCTTTATCTATAACGCAAACACCTGTTACTGAAGTTGAAACGTCAAGACCTAAAACAATTTTTGACACATCTGATTATCATCATCAGGTGACATCAGGTAAAATCTTTTTATAAGATTCCCATATCTTTTAATTCTAATTCAGTAAGAATTAAGAAAGAGGCATTGTTGATCATGCACCACTGTTGTGCCGCTGCCGATTTTTTCTTGACGGCCGAGGAATCTAACTTCCTTTTTTGTTTGATCTCCACGACGAGTAGATCGCCATTTTTCATCTTCACAAAAAAATCAGGATAGTACTTTCGAATTTTTCCTGAAGACTTATTAGAGATGTATTTGATAACGATCTTTTCGTAAGACCAAGATTCTACGTTTGGGTCAGCATCTAAATACTCCATGTACTTTTGCTCCCATCCTGAACGAAACTTACACTCGCCAGCTAGAGGAGAATTATGAGTACCTCTATGATACCTTCCTTTTTTCTTTCTCTTTTTTACTGTCATGAACTAGATCTGTTACCAATCGTATTTCACTCTGAAAGCTATCTTGTCAGAGTGTCGTTTCATGATGGGCTGTGCAAGCTGAGTTTTCATGATCACGTTTAGATTATCATCATGAAAATTTATGCCTGAAATATACACAAAGTCAGAGTCATATTCATTAGGATTCAGCGTGGATGGAACCTTCACGAATGTGGGATTTGAAGATGAATTTAAATGATTGACTGGTGCTGACATGTCTAACTTCAAAACGTGAATGTTTTGTTCACCTTTAAATGAAACTTCAAAGTTTTCCTTACCAAAGAAATACAAATGCGGACTCTTTATTGCAATGATTCCTTCATTGTAATAAATGGTTCCCACAGTATTCCACTTGCAAGTAGGTGAATCGCTATCTGCTCTATACAATCCTCCGTTGCCGTTGTCTCTAATGGTAATCTTCATTTCTCCGTTAGAGCCTGAAAGAGAAACATCTTTTATCATGAAACTGCCGGGTAAAATACTCATCCCATAGTACAGATTGCTGATATCAAAGAAAGTTACTTGATTAGAGCTAGAATCTCCTGTTCTTTGATATATCGTCAATGGAGCATTTTCTTGAAGACCTTGTCCTGATTGTCCTGCATAAATTGCTTTGTTGGTATTTCTCAAATAATTCTTGTAAGCAGGCCCACCAGACGAAGCGGGATTTTCAGGCGTGACGCCGATCGTCTCTTTTATGAAGAAATCTGGGTCTTTTTCTGCTTTATTAGTAGATTCAGAATCTTCAAAAGAGGTGTTAAACACTAATGAAGATGTCAAAAGCATGTTATTAAGGCTGATAAATCCAGGAGTGAAGTTATCTAAATCATCTGAATAGAGGTTTTGCAATTCTTCATTTTTAAGCAAATCGTAATCAGGATAGAAATTTCCATCATCACACGGCGTGATCAACAAGTTTCTTTTTCTGACCATGGGTTGATCGTAAAGAAATTCATTCGCTGATCTAGCTGTCGTTGTGCTGTTTAATGCTGATGCTGAAAGGTGATGTTGCCTAGGAAAGTTGTTGGTGGCAAAATCTTTTAAAAAGTTTTCAGTGTTGATGTAATGGCCTGCCACACCAAATGCCATTGCAATGTTGAATGGATCAGCCGTGGTTCCATCGACTTCAATAAAAGGAGTTTGTAGTATTCCTCCCCACGTATTTACGAATTTTCTAACAGGCGTTGCTTCGACAAAGAAAGGAGGAACATAAAAAGCCACTCTAGAATCAATGCTTGAAGGACCTATCGAGCTAGAAACTTGTAAGTCGGCTTCTGACATATAGTAGTTTTTTATTGATAAATCATGGACCTCTGCTCTAAGAGGGTGATTAAAAGCATATTTGTCAGGTTCATCTACGCCCGTCGCTGGATCTAGTTCTAACAGACCTTCTCTGTTAGACGTGTCTCTTGCAAAAAAACTTTTAAGAGTATTAAATCCACTATTACTTCCTTCGTAATAATTTCCGATGCACAAAACATCTGGATTTGTTGGATCAGTTCCGTTGTCTGGAAATACCAACGGAGCTATTGTTCCGGAAGGAACTACAAAGTAACCCTTGTCAACTCCGTCAACATTGAACGAACCTGTACCTGCATTAATTTCGCTTGTACCCCACCTAACGACTACGTGGTGCCATTTATTAAATGTCAATGCATTGTCCTGAGACTCAAATACTAAATTATTTGGGTAAGAACCTTGCGTGGCAATTGATGGAGGAATATCGGCACTGTGACTTAGCTGTAACAGCATCTTAAACCCCAGGGGTCGTCCTCGACCATCTTTTAAGCTACCTGACACCAAAGACAACGCATACGTTGATGACAGATGAAAAATGGTTCCTGCTTTAAATCCTTCATCTATATTGTTATATCTGGGATTTATGTAAAAATCAAAACTGATGGCTCCACTTGGCATGTAAGCGCCGTAGGAGTAACCTTCATGGATTGTCCCATTGTCATAGTTGGGGTACAACAGGACCGATGAAGATGGGATACCGGAAGAAGAAAAAAAATTTAAAGAATTATAGTTAACATAAGCCCAGTGAGATGATGGGTATGCACCTCTGTAATAAGAAGATAAGTTCTCTTTTATCACCATCTTTCGCACTGTGTTCGAAGTGAAGTTAAAAGAAGGTGTGAATCTTATTACGTCAAGAACTTTTTTCTTCTTTGCAGATACGCCCTGATCATTTACGAAATTTAAAAAAGATTCGACTGCATTTTTTACATCTATCGAGCCTGTCGTCGAATTCTTTTTACTTTTTATCTGCTGCTTTATTCCTTGTATCGTCGAAGCGATGTCAACGTCATTGTGCGTCGCTTCAATGAAGGAAGATAAAGGCGCTGTCTCTTTTTCTATTTTCGATCTGCGCGCAAAAACGTGAACGGATCCCGTGACGCCACTTGAGCTTGAAGAATAATATCTACTAGGATTAGTGGCGACAGTGATGCTTTGAAAGTCGGTCGGGTTTACTTTGTATATTGACATTCACGCTTCAACTCGTTAAGGATCAGAAATCTAGACGTACTCTAAAGGTCAAGTCTCTTTCTGGACTCTTCTCTACTGGTCTACTTAACTTAGCAACTGCGAGCAAGTTATCATTCGGATCATAAAGTCCAACCGACGTCACGAAAGTGAAAGTCTGTTGCGTGTCTTCTTGCCCCGAATCAATTACAACTATTCTGTTTTGTGAATCTGTAAAAGTAGGATTCGAAGAATAGTTGAACTCATCAGCCGCTGCTCTGCAAAAGACTAACGTGCTGTTAATATTTGTCGTGTTTTGAAAAGTAATTGCCGTCTGCGATCCCGAACTAAACCTGGTGGCACAAATGTGGTCTACTACGTTGTCAATAGAAGCTGAAACTATAAAGTCAGGAATAAACTTAGAGATTCCTGATGTTTCAGTCCCAGGTCCACCTAACACGGCCAATCCTGTTGGAGACATGGCGTCAATATTTCCAGACACGAATTGGCTAGCTGATGTGATCTTTTCTAGATCCATCACGGCAATTCCTCTGTCATAGAACAGCAGACCGACAGTTCTATTCGTGTCAGCGGCATCAACTATGTTGCCTAGTTGACCACCAAACTCAGTTAGTTTGTTGGTAGAAGCTCCGATATCAGTGTAAATTGACATTCCAATCTCTGATGTTTTATAAAGATTAGGGATGTTAGGAGCTCCGTCGTATCTGCAAAGAGAAGCTGATTGAAAGAATCTCATTGCAAATGATTCTCTCTTTATCGCATCACGAGCGAATAATCTCTTAAATGCTATAAAGAATGCGGCATCAATTTTATCATTCGCACTAACTGATCCATACGGAGCAACAAACTGAGAATTAGCATCTCCTAATAGAAGCTGCGCAAACTGACGATAGTTGTCAAGTTTTTCTCTCATCATCAATGAAGATGAAGGAAAAATTTCTTTTCCTGCGGAGTCTACTGACGACAAAGAAGACGAAGTAATATCAGAGTTGGGATAAATTCCAACAGTGCAGTCAAAAACAGGGTTAGCCGTTTGTAACGTAAAATCTTGATCATAGACGGTTTGAAATAACGAAGATGTAATTCCAGGACCAACACCTCCAGTTACGAAAACTTGATATTTTCTTCTTGAAGTTGATCCGCTGATGTCTTCTTGAATTACGTCAATCAATTGACTTAAAAAAGAACGAGCAGTTTTTACGTCTGATGGATCTAAGTTTTTATAGGTGGCCATATATTTCTTTTTTCAACGTTTGAGTTCAACGGCTATGTCTTTCACAGCGCCTGATTGCATACCTGTCACGCGGACATAGGTCTTTATTGTATTTTTTTGCGTGCCTGTTCCATACACGTCAAATACAGTTTGCGTTAAAGATTTTGCATTAACAGTAAACATTAAAGTAGATCCAGCCGTGCTATTAGTTCCTGATTTGGTAAGAGTGTAATATGCTCTTTGCTGATTGTCTATATTGTTCGGAGATTTGTTACCAGAATCTACCAACAAGAACAAGTTTGGTACGTCAACAATAAAAGTTTGATCTCTCAATTCGACGTCAATTAACGTCTCATTCAGCACTGTCTGTTCTAAATTAACCTTAGAAGATGTAGCTTTTCCAGAAGTAGACACAGTGTATAAAGTTATAACACCCCCAGATGAAGCTGCATCTCCTGTGTATGTGAAGCTAGGTAATCTAACCAAATTAGGATTAGACACGCTTATGAGCCTATATTTCTGAGAATGAGCTTGATTCGTTAATGCTTCAAAAATAGGAGTGTTTTTTTCGATTTTTTCTCTGCCTACCGTTCTACCATATTTTTGTATAATGCTGTAGTTTACTTCATCATCTCCCAGAGCGAACTTAGTTAAAGTAAAATCGCCATTATTTCTTGACAAAAATTGTCGGCCCGTGTCTGTTAAAACGGCATCAAGGATGATGTTATTGGTCGAATGATCAAGAAAACCCATAATTCCTCTACTCTTAAATCTACACGTAAGTATTAGTTAGTTAAATATTGCTTTCCTTTATTTGCCAAGAATTGATTAACGCCTATCGAAAATCTTTCAAGTTAATAGTGAGTTGCGTAGAAGCTTGATTCTCTATGTTTATAAAATTTATTTTATATCTTCCATTTTCTGTCACAATGACATCAGTTTTGACGTTATCATTATTGACTGAATAACAGGTTGGTGTGAAATAAACATGCATCGTATTTTTGTTGCTTGTTTTTACTGAATCCAAAAATAGATCTTTTTCAAGATACATGTTAGGATAACTCTTAGGCGCATTTTGAGTAGAAACTAATCTTATTATTAGCTTATTTGCATATTGATCAAATTTCACTTGAAACTGTTCAGAATAATTAGAACTAATTCCATGAGCATCTACAGATGCGACTGCGTAAATGTACTCCGAATTTTTGAAGAAATCATCATCGTAATAAGAAGATTCTGGATTTGGTGTGACTACTTCTACTAACTTTTGATCAATCTTTTTTTCATCATCTGGAAATTTGATGGACGCATCGTTAAAGTCAAAAACTTTTAATAACTCAAATGGGTGTTCTAAACTTTTTCGTCTAAATACTTGAAATTTTTTGATGTCCATCTGCGAATTTACTGGAAATGACCAATAAATTAACAAACTTCCTCTAATACCAGTTCCGGGTATGGTACCGTTTGAGATATGATCAAATTCTGCGGTCACAGGATTTATCCTATCAAAATCCCAAACAAACTTTAATCCCGTAGGCGGAGGGGGAGCTATATCCTCTGTCGTTTCTACATAAGAAATCACGGGTTTTGAACTGATCAAAGAGCTGATCATCGATATGCCTAGTCCGACATTATCGACAGCGGCAAAGGTTGCTTCCATTATTGATTTAACTTGATAAATGTAGACAGTACCATACCGTACATCAAAATCTGCATAGCTAGTTGATCTTGGATCCTCTATAATAATTGGATTAAAATCTCTTTGGGTTCCATCGGGGAAGATTTCTGTTTTTTCTATAACATAACCAACAAGCTTGTATGTCGTTGGAACATTCGCATCATCTGCTGAGGATACTACGTTGATATATTGTACGTTCGTCTTAAATTCATCTTCGGTCAGGTCAAAATTACTGTTGTTATTCCTTTTATTACCAACCGAATTTTTTAATTTTTTAAAAGAGTCCTTGTTTAAATTCAATGAATCATTGGATGCTCTTTGAACCAAGTCGTATAACAAATTATTACTAATCTGCATGTTGGTCGAAACATTCTTTAAACTATTCAAGTAGTTGTTTATTGTTTTTTTACCATCATTTTTTTTATAGATAGTGTTGGAAATGTATTCTTGCTGGCTTAGCACATTTCCTACTACTTTTTCATTAGAACTTCCCACCAAATTTTTTACAGATTGTACAGACTTTGAAGAATCAATTTCTTCAGTATCATGAAGCAGCATTGAAGCATTTTTAAAAATCGAAGCAGTCTGTTTGTCTATTTCATTATTTTTTAAATTTACAGCAGTGTAATAGCTGGTAGCAAACTGACTTTCTGACACAATCTTGTCAAAATTTTGAGCAATTATGTCATTCTCTTCTCCAGATTCTATGTAAGGTATCTTTTTAGGACCTTTGAATGTAATTTTTACGTACCTTGGGAATTTTCTGCTACCATAATCCAAATAAGATTCTGCTAACTCAGTACGTGGTTTAGAGATGATATTTTGCGATAAATTCATATTTTTTATCGCGTCATCGGTTAAGATATCTTTGTCTCTGACAGCTTCATTAGGAACATAATAATTGTAAACAAATTCTGTCTTCAACTCAGTGACTTCAGGTACGTCTACTGAATAGATGATTCTTGTCGGTATTGATTTTATTCCCATGTTCGTTTCTCTTTATAGCTTACCAACGCTTTTTTTCGTTATGGATTTTTTGTCTTGTTGCTTTCTTGCTGATTCCTGCGCATTTTCGCTCTTTTGAATTGAAGTTAACAATTTTGGATCCGCAACAAAAGGCTCTGCATGAGTTTCTACGACCGCAAAAAAAGCGTCTAGGGATGGATTTTCAAAAGATTTATCTACATCAACATAGACATTGGGATTACTTTTTTGTTTAATAGATTTTGCAGTTTTTATTAAAAATTCTAATTTAGAAGAACTACTTTGGGTTGATGTTGATTTTTCATAATCTATTTCAAACTCAGGATCAAATATAATGTTAAAGACTCTATCAAATTTTTTAGGCTGAACCAAGTTCTTAATATACAAATCTTGTCTTGGAATCAAAACATCTGCAACTATCAAATTTTTTAAAGCTTCATTCTTTATCTTCGGTATCTTATTGAGACCAGAAGAATTTAAAACAGATTTTCCTGCATTTCCTAATCCTTTAGATAAAGAGTTAGAAGATTTAGAATCTTTAGTGGTCGAAGTAGAACTTTGCAAATTCTTAGTTACATCATCGTTAGTTGAATTACCAGCTTCAGCAAGAGCATCTGCTTCTGTATTCGATAGATTAAATTGAACATCACCAACGTCAAACCCGGTCAAGATTTTTATGTAATTTTCTAGAAGAAAACTAGTTATATGATTTTCTATAATTTCATTTTTTTCTCTTGCTGTTAGAAAATTATATTCTTCTCCAAAAGAGCTGGTTTTATCGTCCCAATACGTAGATGCTCCTGTGTCTATCAAGTTCAAGCTTGTAAATAAAGAATAATTTCTAGTTGGAATTGCATTAGCTATGTCGCTAATTCCTCTCACATTTGTATTGATTGGCTTTACTGATGAATAAACTCGTGTCGGGAATCTAGATGCTTCGAACAAAAATTCTTTTGGTTTATACACAATATCACTGTTAAAGATGTCTATCTTATAGATTAAGATCTTTATAATATCATTATGCTTATTGCTATCAGCCATTAAAGGATTTTTTAACAACCCTTTAAGCAACCCTTGAGGAATTCCGATTGTGGCAATTTTTTTGTTATATCCTTTTGTCTCAGTGAATTCTGCGTCTGAAAAGAATCTTTGTAAAACTGATACCATTTGTGGAGAATAATGCAAGCTTTTAAGATACTTGGTCGCCAAGATCATATCAGGATCTGTTTCTTCTGTCGAAAAGTTTTCAGTAAAAGTTTGAAAGTTCTGGTAGACGTCTTCCACTGATGATAGCAACATCATAAGTTGTTGTTCTCTCATCAAAATTGACAACTTTTCAGTCGTTTCCAGATATCCTAACAAATAAGCTATTGCTTCTTTATTGAATTTGTTAATCGTGTTGTATATAGTTTGAATTTTTCCATTCAGCGTATCCAAAAAATTGGCCACGGAAAACATCATTGAAGTTAAAGTTTTCATTTCATCTTCAATTATAGAGATGATTTCTTGCTGGCCTATAGAATGATTTGTTGGTGCAGAATCAACGTACACAACAAGTTCGTAGAAAGAAGCTCCTATGCTTGTAAAGTATTTTCTATTTTCAGGAGTTAATGAAAAAAAGCCATTTAATTCAACTGATTCAAATCCAAGAGCTGATCCTATTATTCCGCCGCTTGAGGTTTTTACAGGATTTATAGTCTTTGAATATGGCGTTAAAAAATCTTGAAATGCATTTGTCGCAACTAAATTGTTGTCGGAAAATTTCTTAACTAAAGAGCAGATAACAGTAAAAGCCAACACAATTATAGTGTTAATGTTTAATTCAGAAAAAATAGTACTGTTAGTAGAACTTGAAGTTGCATAGTTAGAGAATGCATCCTTAATATCTTTTATTATGTTAACGATTGAAAGAAAAAGTTTGTTATTTCTTAGAGAATTTCCCAAATCTGCTGAGTTATCATATTTGCAAGGAATTCTGTTGATTATATTTTTGCTTTCGTAATTTGCTACCAACGATATTTTAAGAGTTTTTTCTGTAAGATTTTTAAAGATATCATTGTAATCATTCAAGTTCACGTTAAAAAGAGACGAAAATGCGATGCGGTCTGCTATTATTTGAGACAATAATTCCGGAGGAACGTTTTTTGATTCATTAATTAAGAGCAACTGTAGATTTTCATCATTATTACCTGCGTTAACAGAATCTTCCACTAATTCAATCAAAGAAATTAATAGAGAAGCTCTTAGTTCTCTACCAAAATTGCTGTTCTCTCCAGCTTTTGCTAAAATAGCAACTATTCCCCTGTCTTTTTGAGCAAATATCTCAAGATCTGATTCTCTATCGGCAAAATCATATGTTTTAGAGTTTCCTTCTCCATCGACAAGAACATTAAGAATATTTTTAGCAAAAGTTGCTGGATTGAAGGATGTAAATGAAGGTTTTTGAGAACTGTCATTTTTCATGGTCTCAAACATGCTGTCATCTATCGGCAAAAATCCAAAATTTGAAATAATTTCAAAAAAGCCAGAATCTAATCTTTCAATTTCTCTAGAAATTTCAAACATTCTAGATAAATTTATGCTATTTTGAGATATGTTATTGAATAGCGCTTGTGAATCAAAAAAATAACGACCTCCAGGAACCAATGTTGTAGACATGTTAGAAGATTCATTCTCTTCAAGAGTTAACACTATTTTAGAGCTATCTTCTACATGTCTAGAGTAAGTAAGATCAAATAAAGAAAATGAATTTACGTTAACGTTTTTGCTGGGTGCTTGAAAAACTTCAAAACCTGATTGATCTTGTCCAAATATTTTTTCAATGTAATTCGTGGAATTAATGACCCCTGTCCCAGTTGAACGAAAATTTCTTAAAAACTGAAAGTTTTGATCAAAACAAGCAGAATGTCTCAACTCTTTTGATAACAGATGAATCAATACAGGAGCTATATAATTTTCGCTTTTTAAGTTATTATCAAGAGACGTATCTATCTCTAACATAGACATTTTCAAATCAAAAACAAGAGTCTTTAAATCGGCATTCAACTTTGATTTATCTAATTTTTGATCTTTTACGCTTGTTGGAATCTCTAAAGAAATTCCAATATTTTTTAAGTCTTTTTGCGCTTTTTCTAAATTTGATTGCTCCGATTCAGAAAGAGAATTTTGAAAAGTGGGAGCAACCACTAAATTTGAAGGTATATTAGCGTTTTTTTGAATGTTTTTTAATGATATTCTGTTTTTTCCGCCGTCAATTATAGGAATTTGTCCTTTGATAGATGCTTGCTTTTCTTCAAGCGAATTTACATTCAAAGACTTCTTTGAATGAGTTTGTATTAATTTTGATAATTCACTTACGCACGTCAACCATAGCTTTGTAGAAGAATAATTCTTTACAGTAGAAGGTGTAGAGATGATAGCATCCGCCAGAGATGTTTCTAAGGTCAATGTTTCAGGTAGCTTTTCTGCTATGGCGTCTAAATCTTCTTTTTTAGTTTTTCTTTGTGAGCCTTCAAACATTCTAGAAACAAACTCAGTTGGAGAAAATCTGTATATTGAGTTGTGAGAATTAATGTTCTTGTTGGCTGTTGCTAACATCTTAAGAATGTTATTGAGTTCGCTCAATCTGTTTCTTAAAATGGAAATTTGCTGTTTAAACTGTTTGTTGTTATCTTTTATTAACTTCTTATTTTTTTCTGAGCTCATGGCAGATTGAGTTGAAGCATCAATCTGCCTTAATGTTTCTACGTATAGATCGAATAATTCTCCATATGCAGTCTTTGTTTGAGAATCAGTCAAGATAGGAGAAAAATTAGTTAGCGCAATCATTTCAGGTCTGTCTTCTGAAAGATTTGCTAGTTCTTCATATTTTGTTAACTTACGTTTATGAGAATTTGTAGAAGTTGCAGACGGATCAGAAGACGGATCTAGGTCTTTTTTTGGTATATAAACGGTAGATGTTTTTCTAGAGTTGTTTGAATCAGAACTAACAACTCTTGTTTGCATGTTTCCTGACTTAAGAAACGTTCCATTGCTTGACTTAGGGAATCTAAACATCTTTGATCCTTCTTTAATTTATTGCGCTTTTAATTTGCCTGTTCTATTAAAATCTTAGAAGATTCTACAGTATTACCTGAAGTGTAATCTAAATAAACGGGCGTCAAAAGGTAAGAAACAAGTCCTATATCATCTTTTGTTAAGTTATGAATAAAATTATGCAAATCAGAAAAGCTAGCCGACTTGCCCACCAAGGTTCTAACGTCATCAGTTGTTTTCATTACAAGTATATGATCAATTAAATTAGGATCTCCATCAATTTTCCAAGTTAGATAATTTTTGCTATTCGTTTGTCTAATTGAAAGACCATTTATCCGCGGATTTTTATTGGCAAATGAGATAGGAACTTCATAACTAGTTCCAAGCATACCTTTCATCATCTCTGGTCTTGGGTCGTTTTTTATAAAGTGATCTGATACAACATTTCCTTTTAACAAGGTCGCTGGATGGTGATGTTTTTGTGGGGTTATTTTGTAACTTTTCTTTGTTTCAGTATCAACCATGTCTATGACTTTGTCAACGACAGTATTTGGATCTCTGACCAACGGATATATCACATACTTGTAAGATTGGCCGATTTCTACTGTCTTTATTCCTCTTTTACCTGATTCTATAGAATCAGAAAAAGTAGAATCATTGGAAATGATTCCCATGTCATCGACGTCACCCGTTAACGTGTTGTATCTGGTTATGCTGAATGCTATTAATTCAGAAAGTGTGCTTCTACCTACAGGATCTGAAATCTGCAATTGATCCAACATAGTCCTCAACATCTTGGTTTGATCATCAACTACGCTAGCAGCCACAGAAAATTGAACATCTATGGTATTTCCTCTGTTAGAAACAGTTAATGGTTTAGATATAACAACGTTTAGCGGAGTTCCGACGGGCGGAATATACTCTAGACAAGCAGAATAATTTGATGGTATTTCATCTCCCATTTCGGTAATTAAAATCGTCTTAAATTCGTAAAGGTTATATGGGATTAAATTTTTTACAATTAATCTAGAACTGTTTTGTTTATCAGAAAAATTGAAATTATTTACAACTTCAAAGTTTTTCTTACCGGTCGTCGCATTTCTTACTAAGAGTTTAGCGGCGACGACGTCTGGCAAATAATCGTTATATGCTGTTATCTCTATTCCTTCTCCTCCTTGTTTCGATAAGGAAGGAATAATGATTAATTTTCTTTCATTTACTCTAGGATTATCTCTTATCACCACATCAGTAAATTCATAAGATTGAATTTTTGTTATCCCGTTAAAAGGCACAAATCGAAAAATCGCTATGTTGTCTTTTAAATTAATAATGTTGAAACTAGCTTCTCCTTCTTTCGTTGTAACAGGAACAGAAGCTAGTTTTACATATTTCTCTCTTAAATTTCCATTGTTTATTGTTCGTTTATACACCGAAACAAAATTAGCGTTTGCATCCAATTGTTTTATTTTGAAAGTGATGTTTTGATTTGTCTTTGAAAATCTAACAAGAGGCGGAGTCGTAGGACGAAAAAGATTCGAAATGTAAGACTGTATGTTTAGATCTTTTTCTATTTTTTCAATGACCTTAACTTCTTTAACACCAGATTTTTTTGCTGTTGACTTCAAAAGTTCAAAGCTGACCAAAACCGTAGACTGATCTTTTGCAACTGATTCTTTTATATTAATTTCAGTATCTATCGAAATCTTATCATCAAAGATATCTTGAATAGACGCAAAAAAATCTTTTTTTGTTTCAAGACTTCTTTGACCTTCAAAAAGATGAGCATTAAGTAATTTTGTTTTTATATCTCCTACATATTCTTCTGTTTTTTGTTTTCTAGAAGTTCCTGAAGATGCATTATGAATTGATAAAGATCTATCTGAGAGTTGCGTTATTTGAGATGGCGAATTTTCTTTATTGAATATTAGCTTTAATCTTTCATTTTTGACATTAACGAATGTAGAAAGATTGTTTTTCAGCAGTGTATCATTGTCTTTTATTTCTACAGTGTTGTGACCTACTTGAGCTTCTAAAATAGAGTTCTTTGAAAAATTATTTATTTCGTTCTTTGCTAAGAACACTAGTTTGGATTTTTTTAATCCTTTAAGCTCACTTATGTCATCACCATTTTTTAGAGCATTTAAGATTTGGTTGTTTACTCTTGAACCAATATCAGATTCTTTGATTAGTATTATAGAATCTTTTTCTTCTTTGTTTGAATTGACAATGTTTATCTTTTGCATTAAGATATTTTCTACTAATTTTTTAGTATCAACTGATCCTACTTTAGTAGATTGAGTAATGCTATTTTTTGTTTTGTTTTTCTTTTTTACTGTGATTCTAACTGACAACGCATTCTCTTGCGTGACTTTTATTTGAGAAACCTTGTAAGTAAATTTGAACTTTAAACATGAATCAATGCGTTGGCTTTTAAAATCAGAACTAGAAGAAGCTGGTGGTCCTGTAATTTCTACCAACTCGGCAAAATTATCATCTATTTCTAATAATCCTTTTACGTTATTTGCTGGATTAAAGTACATAACAGTTATTTACCTTTGCTATTCAAAAACCACTGTAAAAAGTCTAACGAACGTGTTAGTACCATTATCATCCAACAACACTTTTCCAACGAAAAATGCTTGTTTCATCTTATTTTTGTAACGATAAGATCCATAATCTATAACGTCTAGCTTTTTCATTTCTTCTTCATTTACTTCAAAGAATTGAGAAACTAATTTATTATTTAAAGATGTCGGATCAAAGACTATCGTTTTTTTGTATCCTAATTTTTCAAAGTTTGCTAAATCATCTTCTAACTTAACAAAATCATACTTTTCAGCTTGATTTAAAGGCTGGTAATCGCCTATCTTGTTAGATTCAATTATTTCTTTTGAAGATTTATCCACCAAGTCGTTTTGCACCTTATTTATTGGCGGCAAAAATTTGAAATTTAATACGTTGCTAAGCAACTTATCATTGAATAAACTTGGTATATCATTCAAGTTTTTTTCATAAAATTGGGGGCTAGAAATTGGATTATCTTTCAATATCTTAAATTCTATCTCACTATTTCCAATACCAAATCCATCATCTTCAAACAAATAATCTCTAGTCCCTAAGACATAAAGCTTTTTGTAGTTATCTATTGAAGAGTTCAACAGGCTCTCTGCTGTTGAAGCAAACTGAGAGCCTGTCAAATAAACAGTCTCTTCTCTAGAAGAACCTTCAAAGACTTGATTAATGACTTTTTTGGATAATTTTCCATTCAATACATCAATTTCATTAGCATTTTTGAATGGTTTTAATTTTCCTGAATCATCTGCTTCAAAAGTGATTTGATCTTGAGGTAAATGACATTGCTCAAAATACAACCTTTTAGTTACATCAGCAGATCCGCTAACGACATCCGCGCTATAAAAAGTGGAACTATCAGTAAAGCTGATGTATTCTATCTTTAATTTTCCATCAGCAATTTGCTTCCTGCCTTCCAACGTAACGATGGTATCCATGATACGTTTTCGGCTGTCTAATATACCACTCATAGCAATAAATTATGTTTGATGTCATTATATGCAACCAAACAATTTACAATATTTGAGAAGCCAATGTAGCAAGTTCGCTTCTTTCTCCTTTTAGCATAGTAACGTGTCCAGCTATATCATACTCTTTAAATTTTTCAATTGCGTATGTTAAACCGCATGTGTATGCATCAACATGCACATTGTCGATCTGTTCAATATCTCCAGTAAGAACTATCTTTGTTCCGTCTCCTACTCTGGTTATGATCGTCTTTAATTCATGCATTGAAAGGTTTTGAGCCTCATCAATGACTATAAAAGAATTAGGTATAGATCTTCCTCTGATGAAGGTAATCGCTTCAATCTCAATTAACCCTTTTTCTTGCATTAAAGACAAATACGCATTGCTATCGGTCTTGTTCCACCCGCTGTCTGCTTTTGTTCCGCCTCTGACTTTTGCTGCGTTACCTCTCTTACTTCCCATTAAGAAATTTAAATTGTCTTTGATGGGAGATATCCAAGGTTCCATTTTTTCTTGTAAAGTTCCAGGTAAAAATCCGATGTCTTTTCCTACAGGCTGAACTGGCTTTGTTACTATTAATTTTGAATACCTGGCTACTTCTGGACTTCCTATTCCTTTTAGCTGTTCTAGTGCTGCGGCTAACGCTAACAGGGTTTTTCCGCTTCCGCTTAATCCGACCAAGGTTAAAAGCTTAACGTCAGGATCAAAAAGCAAATCTAAAGAAAATGCTTGTTCTTTGTTCCTAGGTTTTAACCCAAAGACATTTTCAAACTTCTCGATTGGAACAAGCGTTTTAACTCCGTCAACAACTTTTAACTTTGTTATTGCTGATTTTACTGTCTTTTCGTTCTCTACGTGCTTGATTATGACGACTTGGTTTGGATATCTGACTTGAGGAACATCGATTACTAATTTTTCCTGATGATAAAAATTGTCTATTTCATCTTCAGATAGCTCTACAACTTCTACTCCTTTGTAAAAAGTTTTTGGATCATTAGTAATTCTTAATTTCAAATAATCTTCAGATACTATTCCTAAAGCATCACACTTAATTCTTACGTTAATATCTTTAGAAACCAGTATGTAATCTCTTGGTAATCCTAACATTAAGCTTATGATTACGTTGTCTGCCTTCGTTGGATCTAGTTCTACTGGTAGTTTTTCTTTTACAACTGTAGAATCAACTGATACTACTCGTAAAATTCCGCCTTCAGGCAATGCAACTCCGTCTATCAAACTATCATTAGATGATCTCATACCATCCAATGTTCTGCTCACGCTTCTGGCGTTGTGTCCTACTTCATCCATTCTGCTTTTATGGTGGTCTAATTCCTCTAAAACCACCATTGGAATAATGACATCATTATCTTGAAATGAAAATATAGCATTAGGATCGCTTAAAAGAACGTTCGTGTCAAGGACGTATGTTTTTTTCATGTTGATTTCAATATCTTCTTTGAACAATGTACCTTTTTTGCCTAAAGTATAAACAAATTCTAATGACAAAAAGCAAAAGTTTACCAATACTAAAACAATCAGCTACTTGCTTTGAGACGCATGCTAAATACAACGTCAACTGCAATAAAGACAGCTGCAAAAATTACATGAATGATAAAAATAATCAAAACTGTGTAATCGTTGCAGCTCAAAAAGGACCATATACCCTACAAAATATAGGAAAAATATATGGATTGACAAGAATGAGAATTTGTCAAATAGAAAAAAACATCATTCAAAAGTTAAAGTTTCAGCTGTTGTTTGATAATGATTTCTTTTGAAATAATTGCTTTTTCTTTTGCTTTTCTGACTGTTCATCAACACTTTTATCAGTTGAAAAATTAACTTCCACTTTTTCTTCAAGAATTGCGGATTCAGCGTCAGCTTCTTTTTCTTTTAAGGAAGCATTAGTAGTAATGGTAGCTTTTTCGTTTTCAACTCTAGGACTAACGTCCACAATTTCGGTAAGCTTTTCTTGCTTTAAAGTTTCTACCTTAGTGGATTCTTCTTGCGCCGGTACAAAAACGAAACCTGGTTTAAGATTAAGATCTTTCTTCTTTTTTGAAGAAACATTCTTAAGCTTTCCATCTTTAGACAAAGATCTATGGGATTTTTTTGGATCTAATCCCAAGTTTAAGATATCTGCTAGGACTGCTCTAGGTGCTGGCATTTTTTCCTCTTATTCAATTTAAATTTGAATATTAATTCAAACGGGTGCTGAAGCACCCGTTTAATAATTATTCACTTTGAATCTTTTGAACTTTTTTCAAAAGCAATCGTTGTTTTCACCATGTCGGATGCTTTTGTTTTTAATTCTCTCAAACCTTTTCTGACTCTGACGCCAGCCGCAGCAACTCCTCTAGCTGATTTTGCAACGTCATGTTCAAGAGATTCAACTAAAGATTTAACTTCATTCCATTTTGCTAAAACTTCATTATCGGACATTTGATTGTTACCTCCAGAATTAATATACGGAATCACGTTTGCAGGTAAATATCTTAAAAAATTTTAAATGTTTCGTCAAACAATGTTCGATTCATTCTAAAAAACTTTTCCCAATCAGAATCTAATATGTAAGAGATTGCATGGTCACTTTCATTCCTAATTGATCTACCTAAAGATTGGATTATAGATTTGGCTGTCATATAAGGATACCAAAACTTGTTTTTTTCCATTCTCTTTTTTACGACCAAGTCTCCTAGATAAGGAAAAGGAATCTTACATATAATTTGAAAACGACTTAAATCGTCATGTAAGTCTACTCCTTCCATCATAGAAGGGCTGACTAGCACAGTTGGATCCTTGCTGTTGACATGAAACTTTAGCATTTCTTCTCTATTGCTTGAATCATGAAGTACTAACCTGTGAGAATCTACGTTCTCTTTGATGTATTTTGCTACTTTGAAATTGGTACAATGAATGATTCCTTTTTCTTGAGGATGCTTTTCTAGCAACAATTTTACAACCTCTACCATTTTTGGAAGTGTAGAATCAATTGTCGATTTTGACATAGATCCTACAGGCAAAAAATGAACAGGCCTGTTTTCTACAGGAAATGGCGAAGGTATAGAAAGATAAGAAACATCTTTCTCTTCAATGCCGATAGATCGAGAAAAAATTTCTTTGTTGACAATTGTTGCAGACATTAGCAACACTCTATTTCCTAATCTAAAAAAACTTGAATATGCGTAAGGTGAAACATCAATTGGTTTAAATTCGAATTTTTTACCTGCCTTCTTGTTATCGTATGAAGGTAATGCTACGTTCATGATCCAATTTTCAGGTTTATAGACTTCTATAAATCGATTGATCTTACACACATGTTTATCTAAAATCTCATATTGCTTTGAAAAATTGCCATATCCTTCAATATCATTGCTAAGTTTTTCTAGAGCCTTTTCTACTTCTTTGATGTGCTTCAACAAGGCTTTTTTGTAAGTCGAATTGATCCATTCAAAAATAGCAGATTGAGATTCTGATTTTGGAGACTTACACTTTAGAATGTCTCTAGCAAATTTTTCTGAAAAAGTAATCTCAATGAATTTTCCGAGCTCAGTTTCAGCATTGTGAGCTTCGTCTACGATAAGCATAGCTCTAGGTTCTAATTTCCCTGCGTAAGTAGATTCTGCAAGAAGATAAGGAAAATTAGTAACAGCGATAGAAGAATCTATAAATTCTTGCTTTTCTATAGAATACTTGCAATTAGTTTTACAGTTTTTTTGAAAATCAGTTCCATTTAACTGTTTTCCTAAATTCATCAAGATTCTTTTAGATTCAGCGCACGTTTGATCTGAATAAAAAGAACACATATAATTGCTGGAAGATTTTATAGATTTGACAAGATTCTTCCCACAGCTTGGACCGAAGTCTCTTAGATACTGCTCTTGAAGAATTTTTTGCGTTGTAACCACATAAGAACCAACCAAACGATCACCATTCTCTCCAATTGAAATTGGAGCATGATTTTCCATGTATCTAGCAATTGTAATTCCTGTTGCGGATTTACCCACGCCAGTACCTAGCTCTAAGATTACATACTTCTTATTTTCGTTTAAGAAAGAGTTTAAAGCAAAGTTAATTGCTACTTCTTGCTCTTTGCGAATCTTATCGAATGGAAAATACATTTTCCAATCTTCAATAGAGATTTTTTTCATAAATGATAATCGTCTGAGGATTTACTCCCCAGACGATCATAAAGCAAACTATCGATCAATTACAAAGTTTATGCACCAATAATTTTATCCACGATGCCTAATTTGATTGCTTCTTCAGGAGTCACATAAAAATCATGTCCAGATTTCATGATTTTTTCGACTTGCTCTTTTGTCATGTTGGATTCTTTTTGAAGAGATGAAACCATCAATTCTTGTAGCCTTTTGAATTCGTTGGTTTCACTCATGGATTCAAAAACGTTTCCGTAAAAACCTCCTGATATAGGATGCATCATAAGTCTTGCTGATGATCCAATTAAGCGTTTGCCTTTCACGCCAGAAGCTAGCAGTAGCACACCTGCTGACATTACTTTACCCAACGCTATTGTATGGACAGGACATGGCAAAAATCTGATGGTATCATAAAGCGAAAACATTTCATCTACAGACCCTCCATAAGTAGAAACCACTAGATGAATTGGTTTGTGGTTTTGATTTGCTAAATACAAGAGCTGATAGATTACTGCGGAAATTGATTGTTCGCTGACCCCTCCGTATAATACTACGATTCTAGAATCTTCTCCATGTTTTGGATGAGGGAGCAAAGCTGCTAACTCAGCTTCATCATGATCGCCGGTTTTATTTTTTGTTGTAAACGGAGTTTTTACGTTAATTGATCTTCCCATCATCGCTCCTTGAGACAAAAATATCGTCTCCTGCAATTTCTTTAATCACTTCTGTTAGGTCTTTTACATATTCTATATTCTCTAATTCAAGAGAAAGTAAATAAATAAGGAACATTTGTTGCCTTTGCGTAAGACCTACATTCAAAATTTCTTTTACGATCTTTCGACATTCTTCATTTTCTTCTGCTAATTTTTCAGAAGAAAGCTTACCAAAAGTTTGCATATTACTCACCTAATGTTTCTTTTCTTATGTGAGAATCTACTTTGAATAATGAATCGCCTAAAATTCTGACGTATTTTATAACTTTATCTTCTTTTTCTACGTCAGTAGACAATATGACAATTTCTCCCCACTTTTTATTCTCAAGAATGTATTGAGCAAACTCCCAAGTAGGTAAATCACAATTGTGTCTATCTAATATCGAAGATAAGCTTTTGTTCATGGAAGATCTAATGTCTTCTATAGTCATAATAGAACTCATTGCATCTTTTCCACTCATTATTTCCGAAGAACATATGTCAACAACCTTGTGAACCACACCACAGTTATTACATTGAGAAAATTTCGGTTTTATTTGACCTTCAAATACTTCAGAAAAAACCACAAAACAATGAGGAGCAGGATTTGCAGTATTTTTCATTTGTGGCAAAATGCATCTACATTTTATTAGATGCTTTTGTCCAAAAGATTCTTTTAAGCTTGTTCCAGAATCCTGGATTTGGGCTTTTCTTTTCTTCATGATCTACTATTTTTTTTTCTTTGGCTGTTCTTCAGTCATGTTTGATAAAGCGTTTAAGAAATTATTGTGGCCCTTATTGAATCCTTCATTAACTGACACATCAATAAGCCCTAAAATAGCAGGTAGTAAGCTTTCATTTACGTTAATTTGCTTCGTGTTGACAGCCGTGACTAAATTTCTCTTGGCGATTTCTTTTGTAACTTCAAAAAAATCCCAAGTTAATTTGCTTACTTTATTCTTGTTTAACATAAGTAAGATATAATTTATTACATGAGTGAAGTAAACAAAGTTAATGAAGATATCGTAGCGTTAAAAATCGCTTTATTAGAATCTAAGGTTCTAAAAGAGATATCTGAGAAGCAGCAAGAAGAATTGGAAAATTTTGTTGAAAAATCACAAAAAGCAGTAGAGTTGTTTTTAGACGCAATTACTAGCGAGAACATAAGTTCTACTGCTATTAAGGGATTTTTAGAAAAAGCAGAAGAAAAACAACGAGAATATCTAGAAAAGATTCAATCTGGTTCTTTAAAACCTAAAGACGAACAAAAAGCAATAGAGAACATAAAAAAAATAAATGGAGCTTTTGCAGGATTTGCCGTGGCAATGAAAAATATTCCAAAAGCAGGAATAGCAATAAAAGACTTCAAGAAAATATTAAAAAAAGAATTAGAAGACAGTAGAAATGATAATAGAACTTCTAAAAAAATGTCAGAGCTATTTCCAAATGATTATCAGAAATTTTCAGCAGCCTTAAGTTCTTCTTTTAAAACTAAGATTAGCGTTTATGATCCTGTAAAATTGGGAATTCCTTGGGATACAAATGCTGTAGTTTCTGAATTCGTGAACATGCCTGTAAAAGCTTTAAATAGATTTACTGGTAAAGTTCAAGACAGCGAACCGCCTCCAACTCCTCCTGCACCGACACCACCAGGGTCTCCACCGACACCTGCCGCACCTGATGTGAAAATTAAAGATATTTTCAAAGGTGCAAATGAACAAGACATTAGAAAGTTTAATGAAAAGTTTAAAGAAAAATTTGGATTTGAACTTTCTGATAAAGATGACCTAGCTGCAATACTTGCTAGTATGACATAATGACAGAGTTATGTATTACTGCACCTAATGAATTTAATTTTTCAAAAAACAATTTAGAATATAAGTTAGAAGAGACATAAGATCCGTAAAGCTTAGAATCATTTATCACTCCAAATTCTATCATAGATTTTATTGATCTAAGACAATAATCAACAGATTGTCTTTTTACGACAAAATCGCTGGTATCTGGAAGTCTAATAATGACATTATTTGCTGACAAAGATCTTATTCTATCTTCATAGATTTCTTCTACATTTTTTGATTCTTCTCTTTTAGATAATAGAAATTTAATATGAGAATTGACATCAGATTTTGATGATTGATTTTTTATGCAAATTGAATTAACGTAAATAGAGATTTCATCTACTTTTCTTGCATCATCTATAGAAATATTAGAAATCAGTTGGCCTAAATTGCTAGAAAACAAAGATGCAGAACAAGCTATTGAGATATCATTAAGTTTGTTTATTCCTTCCAGATTAAACTCAACTACAATAGGATAAACTTCAATAGCTCCTCTAATTCTATTGACTTTCAGTGTATTTAAAACTTCGTCATGAAGTCCTCTAGCTATTAGAATTACAGGGTGTTTTGTTGAACTTGCTCCTTCAAGCAATAAATTAATCTCAGAAACAGATTCAACAAATCCATCAATAACGATGACTCTAGGATTTACTATTTTTATTGGTTTTTCTTCAAAAGTTTTTACTTTAAAGGTAAAACCATCAATAGCTTCAATTGAAGTAAAGTTATTGCTAGACTTTTCTACAGATATTCTGCCACCAAACCCAGCTAAAAGCACAGCGTCAAATAATAAGTTGCTTAACGTGTTATCGTCTTTTGTTTGAGAAAAAATGATTTTTTTTAGATCATTCAAAGTAGCCTTGTTTGAAGATCTGGTTTTATCATCAAGATTAGAGTTTAATATCCTGTGTAACGTAAAGTCAAACCCACCAGGAGATATTTTTTCTGATAAAATACAATGTTCTATAATCAACCTATGAATAGCTAATTTCAGTTGATTAGAATATTTTAAATTAAAAATTCCTTGAAATGAAGTTTTTAACAAAACTTGATCTTTTTCAAGGAATAATACTTTTTCTGTATTTAAAAAATTTCTTAAATCATCGCATACTTCTTTAAATGATTCAAGTATTTCTTTTTTTAGAAAAATTGTCACAAAATCATTGTAGCTTATTTTTGGCTAATGTTCAAATAATTTGAATATGCGAATTAATGTAAGCATGTATTATCTTACCAATAGCACCTAAAATTGCTGTACCTACTGCAATTGAAAGCCATCTAGTAAAAGCTGCTTGTTTTTGATACCAAGATTGTAATTCTTTAATTACTTCAGAATGTTGATTTATAATCTTTGCAAGATTTTCATCATTTAGTTCTTCTTTTTGAGCTAGTTTTTCTTCATGAATTTTCCAGCTTTGTATCGAATGCAACTGTTCTTCTAACTCTTCAACTCTTTCAATTTCAGCTGTACTATTTTCAACATTCTTTATTCTTGCATATAATCCATTATCAGGATTATACAAAACTTCTCTTATTTCGTCAACTTTAAAAACTAATTGAGTCTGTGATTGTTCTATTTTTTCAATTTTGTACATTAGATTTGAGAATCCACCATTCATTGCGGGAGCTGATAGGATTCTTTTTTGCATCTCTAAAATTTGTTGTCGATTGCTTTCAATAGCATCCAAAGTTTTTTTTGTTTCAACGTTATCAAGAGGATCTTTTTTGTCAATTTTTGCATCCGAAAAGTTCGGAGAACTTACTTGCGTATTAGTTTTTTTTCTTGACATATACATCCTCCTAGACAATGTTATTTTTTCTAAGATTAAGATTTATAATTTACTAAATCTTATTTCTAAATCTATAAATTTAGATCAATTTACTTATAGAATTAATTATAATTCTTCAGAGAATTTAAAGAGGTAAATCTTGCAAACATTCAATAAAAGCATATTCGAAAATAGTTCTAGACCTCTCATCATTCCTGATGAAGTTAAGGTTATTTTTGTAGCTGATCTCTTTTCAGAGGATTATGTCGGTGGAGCAGAACTAACCACGCAGGCTTTGATTGATGAGTGCCCTTTGCCTTACATGAAAATTCGTTCAAAAGAGCTGACCATGCACTTATTAGCTCAAGGAACTAATAAGTTTTGGATCTTTGGCAATTTTGCTCAAATGAACATGGAACTAGTTCCAAGCATAATTGGAAATTTGAACTATTCTATCCTAGAATATGATTACAAATATTGCAAGTACAGATCTCCTGAAAAACATTCTGAAAAAACCGGATCTCCGTGCGATTGTCATAATCAATTCAACGGAAAATTAATCTCTGCTTTTTACTACGGAGCAAAAGTTTTGTGGTGGATGTCAGAGGCGCAGAAAGATCGTTATCACAGAATGTTCCCATTTTTATCTGAAAAAGATAATGTTGTCTTATCAAGCGTATTTTCGAAAAAAACCCTAGGTACCATCAAGTGGCTTAGAGAAGTTGTTTCTTCATCAGGATCAGATCGAAAAGGATGGGTAGTCTTAGGTTCAGAATCTTGGGTAAAAGGAGCTCAAGCTGCAGAAAAATGGTGCCTGGACAACAAAGTAGAATATGAAGTTGTCTGGAATGTAGCTTACGAAGTCATGTTGGAAAAGCTAGCTAATGCAGAAGGGTTTGTATACCTTCCAGCAGGTGCTGATACCTGCCCAAGAATGGTCATAGAAGCGAAGCTTTTGGGTTGCAAACTTCATTTGAACGAAAACGTACAACATAAAAATGAAGATTGGTTCTCTACAAATAACATTGAAGAGATTGAAGAGTACTTGTTTGGAGCACCAACTCTATTTTGGAATTACATAAAAAAGATGATGGAATATCGTCCTAACATCAGCGGATACATGACGGTTTATAACGCATTGTCTCAAGAATATCCATTTATACAGTGCGTTAAGTCTATGCTTCCTTTTTGCGAGGAGGTTTGTATTGTTGATGGAGGTTCTACAGACGGCACTTGGGAGAAGCTTCAAGAATTGTCATCTACGGAAACAAAGATCAAACTGAAGCAAGTGACAAGAGATTGGAGCCATCCTAGATTTGCTGTTTTTGACGGAATGCAAAAAGCAGAAGCCCGTTCCATGTGCACAGGAGATTTTTGTTGGCAAATGGATTCAGATGAAATAGTGCACGAAGACGATTATGAAAAAATATTAAACTTATGTGCAAAATTTCCAGCTAACGTAGATCTTATATCATTACCAGTTGTTGAATATTGGGGAGGTCCTAAGAAAGTTAGAGCCGACGTTCTTCCTTGGAAGTGGAGATTAAGTAAAAATAAGAAAAATATCACTCACGGAATACCTTCAGATGCTCGTCGAACTGATGAAAATGGAAATCTTTATGCGGCTTATGGAGATGGATGTGACATGATAGATTCATCATCTTACGAAAGAATACCTCACGTAACTTTTTACACTTCTGAAGTTGACAGTGCAAGAAAGCAAGCAGTTTCCGGTGACGCTGAAGCAATAAAGAATTATCAAGAATGGTTCAACAAAGTCGTCGATAATTTGCCTGGAGTATTTCATTATAGCTGGTTTGATCTGCCCAGAAAGATTAAACTGTATAAGAAATATTGGACCAAACACTGGGAATCGTTGTCTGGAAAATCTTATGAAGATACTTCAGAATCAAATATGATGTTTGATGTTCCTTGGTCACAAGTGACAGATGAAATGATAGAAGCTAGAGCTTCTGAACTCTCGGAAAAATTAGGCGGGTGGATTTGGCATCAAAAATGGGATGGTAAGACGAAAACTCATCATATAACGATAAGCAAATCTCAACCTAAAATTATGTTAGATAAATGAAAGGCGTAATATTAGCAGGTGGTACTGGAAGTCGTTTATATCCTTTAACAAAATCGACCAACAAATGTTTGCTTCCAATTGCAACCAAGCCGATGGTTTATCATGTTTTAGAATTGATGACTTCTTCAGGAATTGATGACATCATGTTGATCACAGGTCCTGAAAATGCAGGACAAGTCATGAATTTGTTGGGGTCAGGACTTGATTATTCCTGCTCTTTGACTTATAGAATTCAAGATAAAGCTAACGGCATAGCAGCAGCAGTAAATCTTTGCAAGAGTTTTGTTGGAAACTCTAAATTTACCGTGTTATTAGGAGACAATATTTTTAGCGATTTTTCTAAACTAGCATCGCAAATTCGTGAGTTTTATTCATCGAAGGATGAATTTAGACTTTTCTTAAAAGAAGTAATAGACCCTCAAAGGTTCGGAGTACCAGTTTATCTTAATGATGAAGTTGTAGATATAATCGAAAAACCAAAATCTCCTCCTAGCAATAAAGCAATAGTGGGATTATACTGTTATTCTTCAAACGTCTTTGATGTGATTGAAGGTTTAAAGCCTTCTTCTCGCGGAGAATATGAGATATCGGAGTTAAATTCTTATCTAGTGAAAAATTGTAGTGGTAGCTTTTTTGATGTTGAATGTGAATGGGTAGACGCAGGAACTCATGAATCTTACAAAAAAGCTAATGAAATGATTTGGGAAACTTTAAAATGAAAGTAATCATCGGATCAGGGAAAGTAGCTAACATTATAAAAGATAAAGAAGACATTGTCTTGTCTCATTCGCAAATAGAGATTAAAGATGAAATGTCGATTGACTCGATTCTTTCTACATTTCCTGAAAAAACAGTAGTTGTAAACACTGCCGCTAAGATTAATCTAGAATGGTGCGAAGAGAACAAAAAAGAATCTGAACTAGTCAACGTAGTTGGTGCAGTAAACGTTGCAAAAATTTGCAAAAAATATCATCATCATCTATTACACGTTAGCAGCGGTTGCATTTTTGATGGAATGGAAACAGAAAAAGAGTATACTGAATTAGATGATCCATCACCAGCTTCTTGGTACGCACAAACTAAAGCAAATGCTGATATTTCGATCTTATCTTTGGGATATCAAAATATTACGATAGTTCGACCTAGGCAGTTAATATCAGCTGTTCCTAATCCCACAAATATGTTAACTAAGTTTATGAATTTGCAAAAAGGCAATTTTATTGATTCAAAAAATTCTATTACTTGTATAGAAGATATGAAACTAATGATTGATCACCTGATTAGTAACAAATGTTATGGAGTCTATAATCTTGCAAACGTTGGTTGGATGAGCCCGTACCAAATAGCCAACAAAATAAAAGCTAAAATTTTTAGTGATTTTATCATCGATAAGATAAGCTACGATGATTATATAAAGAGTATAAAAGTAAAAAGAGTTAACACTTTACTAAGCGTAGACAAATTAATATCTACGGGATTTGTTCCCAGAAGTGCAGAGGAAGCTTTAGAATGGTGTTTAGAAAATTACGGGAATTAAAATGAAGGTAATCATTACAGGAGGAGCAGGATTTATTGGAGGTCATGCTGTTAGACATTTCTTAAGCTTAGGAGATTCTGTTCTTAACATAGATAAACTTACTTACGCAAGCAAAAAAACTAACTTTGAAAATTCAAATTTTCTTCAGTTGGATATTTGCGAAACAGAGATTTTGATAGAACAAATCAAAAAATACAATCCTGACTTTTTAATTCATTTTGCAGCAGAAACCCATGTAGATAATTCCATATTAGATTGTAATGATTTTATTCACTCCAACGTTAAAGGTGTTGCCTCAGTCTTAAATGCATGTAAAGCAACCGGTACAAAATTGTGTCACATTTCCACTGACGAAGTATATGGTCCAGCATATGATAGATCTTTTGTAGAAAGTGATCCATTAAATCCTTTAAATCCTTATTCAGCTACAAAAGCTTCAGGAGATTTGTTGATAAAATCTTATAAAAATACTTACGGGTCAGATTACATCATTGTTAGACCTTCTAACAACTACGGTCCAAATCAACATTCTGAAAAATTTATACCAAAGTTGATTGATTGCTTGAAAAAAGGTATTCAATTCCCTCTTTATGGAGATGGACGACAAGAAAGAGAATGGACATACGTAGAAGACACGGTAAAGTTAATAAGGATTTTGTTAACTTCTGAATCTGCAGAATGGAATTCTTGTTATAATTTAAGTTCTGGAATGACATTCACAAATATAGAGACAGCTTCTCATGTGATAAAGACCTACAATCTTATTACAAATAACAATTTTGATATTTTTGATGTGTTAAAAACATCAAAAGATAGACCCGGACATGACAAAAAGTATTGGATTTCTACAAAAAAGCTAAATTCTGTTGTAGATTTCAAATATATTGGATTTCAATCTGGGATAGAAAAGACAGTTTCTTCTTATGTCCAAGAACAATAGATTCGTTTTTGTATCACCCATGTATAATGCATCCGAAACCTTGCCTCGGATGCTTCATTCTATTTGTGGTCAATCTTATGATAATTGGCGAGTTATTTTGATCGATGATCTTTCTTCTGAAGAGCACGTCAAGAACTGCAAAAAAATACAAGATGACTTTTCTTCAATGTTGGATCAATCCTACAAAAATAAAATTGAAGTTATATGGAACGTTGAAAAAAAATGGGAAGTTGCAAATGTCTTAATGGGAATCTCTAAATGCAATGATGATGACATTGTTTGTCGGATAGATGCTGACGATTGGTTAACAGATCTTGATGCATTAACGATTATCAATCATGCATATACTGAGACAAATTGCGATGCATTGTGGACAGCGCATAGATGGAGTTTTTCTGATAAAAATATCAGCAGACCAATGCCAGATGATGCTGATGTATACGCTTATCCTTGGGTTTCAAGTCATTTAAAAACCTTTAGAAAAACTTTGATAAATGAAGTTAAAGATGAAAACTTTAGAGGTGAAGATGGAAACTATATTAGAAGAGCAGGTGATCAAGCGATATATCTACCAGTTCTTCACAAGTCTAAAAAGAGATTGTTTTTACCAAGAGTAATGTATCATTATACCATCAAAGATGTCCCTGAAACGTATCAAACTGATGATGCTAGATTTCAAAAAGACGAAGCTATCTTTTTAAGAAAACGTGGGTTTGTAAAATGAAACAGCAAAATTTTCATGATTCTATCTCTAAACTATTGGTCGAAAGACTTTCAAAAAGAAAAAATCAAATTTTGAATAAAGCAACTTGCGTTGAGATTTATAATGATATATTTTTCACATTGTCTGAAGTGATAAAAACAGCTTCGACGCCTTTGTCAAATGAATCCGTGAATTTTTTAGCTCAAATGTACTATGACTCTATAAACATAAACGAGACTCAAGAATTAGATCCTAACATCTTTACTCAAAGAGCTAGTTTAAAAAATATTGAAACTAAAGAAATCGCTTTAATGGCTGTCATGCTAAATGGCACTGAATTCGCTACGCCTTTCATTTCAGAGGTAAAACGAAGATCGTGAAAATACATTTAGACAACGTGAATATGGGATCTAATTCAGGTCCAAATTCTTTTGCAAAGAGACTTGCAAAAGGCCTTATAGAATCCGGGCATGAGGTAGAAATTTATGATGGAAGAAATTCAGATGTTTCTTTGGTTTTTATTGAACCTAGTGGTAGACCCTTGGCAAAGAAAGTCATTCAAAGACTTGATGGAATTTGGTTTTCTCCATCTGAATTTCATGTAAAAAATGTTAACATAAAATCATTGTATCAAAAAGCCGATGGTGTGATCTGGCAATCAGAATTTGATAAGAATATGGCATCAAAATGGTGGGGAATTCCAAAAAATGGAAAAATCATATTGAATGGCATAAATGCTGAACCCGTTAAACAGTTTAAAATTTCTTCATTAGAACAAATTAGACAAAAGTATGAAATGCTTTTTGTCTGTTCAGCAAATTGGCACTCACAAAAAAGACTTGAATCTAACGTTGAGTTATTCAAGCATTTACAAAGTTTTTATGGTTCAGCCGCGCTCATAGTGATGGGTTCAAATCCAAAAATGATTCCTGACGTAGACATATTCTACACAGGACCTCAACCTCATGAAGTTTGTCTAGAAGTATTCTCTGCTTCAAATTGGATGATTCACCTTGCTTGGTTAGATCATTGTCCTAATACGGTGGTAGAATCTTTATCTCAATTTACTCCTGTTATTTGTTCGGAGCAAGGAGGCACAAAAGAACTAGTTAAGAATTTTGGAGTGATTTTAAAAGAGAATCAACCATATGATTACGAACTAGTCAACTATGATAATCCTCCAAAAATAGACGTGAGCCAAATAAAAGAAAAACTTCCAGACCTAAAAGACAAAAAGCCTGACACAGACGTCTCAATGAATAGAGTCATAAATGATTATCTAACATTTTTTAAAGAACTATTATGAAAATAGCCATAAATAGAAAGCCGATAGACGGACCTTGGGGCGGCGGAAACAATTTTGTTAGAGCAGTATATGCAACTGTTCCTTCTGGCATAACCATTACTAATAATCTGTCAGAAGATGTTGATTCCATATTTCTAATGGATCCTAGAAAAGAAAATGGAATGTTTGACGCAAATGACGTCTACAAATTTGTATCTTCTGTTAAAAAAATTCCAGTTGTTCAAAGAATCAATGAATGTGATGCTAGAAAAGGTACTGAACACATGGATAGTTTGCTCTTACAATGTAGCATCTTAAATACAAAAACAATTTTTGTTAGTAACTGGATGAAAGATTACTTCAATAAAAAAGGGTGGAATTGTAAGAAACAATACGTTATGCACAACGGAGTAGATGACACTTTCATTGAAAATAGAAAGAACAACTCATATACTCGTTCAGATAATAAACTCAAAGTAGTAACTCATCATTGGTCTAACAATTCTTTAAAGGGATTTGACGTATACGAGTTTATTGATTATTTGACCACGAAAGAAAGAAATATTGAATTTACTTACATCGGAAGAGAAAGAGGTACCTTTAACAATACAAAAATAATTCCTCCAATTCACGGAGAAGAGTTAGCAAAAGAGTTAGCAAAACATGATGTTTATATAAGTGGATCAAGACATGACCCAGGACCTAATCATGTTTTAGAATCTATTGCTGTAGGTTTGCCAACATACGTTCATGTTGAAGGTGGCGGATCTGTAGAATTCGCAGGCATAGATCATGTCTATAAGAATTTTTTTGAAATTGAAAAGTTGTTGCTTAGCAGAGATTTGAAGAATAATTCTTATGATATTTTAAGATGGTCTGATTCAATGAAACATTTTTGGAATATAATTTTTCAATGAATAAGGTGTTTGTCTTACCTCCATCTGAGGATTGGATAGTCGATAGATTTGTCAAAGAATGGAATGAAGATAATTCAGACATAAGTGTTAACCACCCAAAAGACGCAAATGTAGTTTGGTTATTAGCTGATTGGGCTTGGCAAAATCTGTATCAATCAGGTTGGTTAAACGGGAAAAAAGTTTTGACCACCGTTCACCACATTGTTCCTGAAAAATTTAATTCTTTAGCTTATCAAGAATTTATGTTTAGAGATAAGTTAACGACAGCATATCACGTTTACAACGAACAGACTAAAGACTTTATAAGTAGATTAACAAAAAAAGAAGTATTCGTGGTACCATATTGGGCAAATCAAAAGATATGGAAAGCAACTGGAAGTAAAAACGATTTAAGAAAAAAATATAATTTGCCGTTGAATTCATACTTGGTAGGATCTTTTCAAAGAGACACGGAAGGATCTGATTTGATAAGTCCTAAATTAGAAAAAGGTCCAGATTTGCTGGCCGATTATCTAGAAAAAGTTGTTAAAAAGAATCCTGACTTGCATGTTGTTTTGGCTGGATGGAGAAGACAGTATATAATCTCTAGACTAAAAAAATCTGGAATACCATTCACATACGTCGAGAGACCTCCTCATGATGTAATAAACGAGTTGTATCAAACTCTTGATTTATATCCTGTGACAGCAAGATGTGAAGGAGGCCCTCAATCTTTGATAGAATGTGGACTATTAAATGTTCCAGTAATTTCAAGAAACATAGGAATAGCTACGCAGGTTCTTCCTCTTCATTCTATTCATGACGATGTTAGTTTAGCTATTCCTTCAATTCCTGATGTTGAATCTTGGAAATTGCCACAAGGATATCAAGGATATCGAAATCTAATATCTGCCATGTAGATAAGGAGACAAATATGTCGATTACAATTGCAGTTACAACTTTTAATAGACTAAAGTACGCTAAGTCTCTTTTTAAATCTTTAGAAAATGTAAAAAGCAATAATCAACTTATTGTTGTTGATAATTGTAGCACTGAAAAAGGTTTGCAAGATTATCTCTTTGATCTCAAGAAATCTAACTTGATAGACGATCTATTTTTGAGAGATCCTAAAGAAAGAAATTGGGTAAATGATGAATATGTTGCTAAGAACATGATCATCGAGACTGCAAAAAATGACGTGATTTTATTTTTGCAAGATGATTTGCAGCTGATTGTTAATAATGAAGTTTTTGAAAAAACAGTTCAAGATTTTATTAGCTTTGATGAGGCGAAAGCATTAGAAGTAAATGCTGTTAGAAACTCGACCGTATCTAACAGGTATGATGCCGATAACTGCGAAGTTTTTAAGCTCGAAAATTACAAATATTACAAACCGATAGACAATCATTTTCCCACAATGGGATTCTTCAAAAAAGAAGTTTTTGACTTAATTGGGAAATACCCAGTAGATTGGCCTCAGACTCAAGATTATTGGGGAAGATCAGAAGACTGGTACGATAACGAAGTAAAATTAAAATTAAAAGATCAGATGAACTATTCTAGTTGGGTCCCTCTATTTGCTCCTGTGTGGAATGACCCTAGAGGAGGATATGCTTTCATTAGAGGTAATAAGAGGTATGGTTATTATTTAGACGCTCCATCTACTTCTGGTATGTACTATGAAAAATTGTCTGATGAACAGTATCAACAAAAACAAAATTCTAGGATTCCATTGGGGTTTACTGACGTTTGTAAATCAGATGGTTGGGAATACAAGGTGGTTAATAAAGACCAGGTAAAATATCCACAAAACAAAATTCTTTTAGAAGGACCTGAAGAGGAATTTTGATGAACGTTTTAATATTTCCTACAGATGATAGAAGTGGACTAGCTTCTATGATCTACCACTATTCAAAATTGGGACATAAAGTTTTTGTTCCTAAAAAAGGAACGCTTGGTCTAAACTGGCAAAGAATAGCAACTTGGCCTGCTATGCTTTGTAAATCTTTTGAAGACAAAACAAAAAGAAATTTAGAAATTTATCCATTTGAAGAAAATCTTTCTTTTTTTGGAGAAGATTACTTTTTGAAAGATTTTAAATCTCATAATCTTTATGAAGAAGACATCTATTGTCAAATCATAGATTTGACAAAACAAAAATGTTCAATTGATGTATTCCACACCTTGCGAGGCGGCGAAAGTTCTTTACGCCAATATTTCAAAATAGCTTCAGAATATTTCCCAAATGCAAAATGGGTATCTTCAACAATGAATGCTTGGGATAGTTCACCTGAAAATTACAAAACAAGAAACGCCGCTAAATTTATTCCTGCAAACTATGAAAATAAAAATACAGACGTAAACAATGTTAATGTCTTTTGTCTGCCATTCGAAAAGTCATTACTTGACATCACGAATGTCTCTATTTCAGGTTACGAAGATGTTTCTTTTGCTTCGTTTAACCACAACTTTGAAGTAAGACAACCAGAAGACTATAAGATATTCAAGAAAATGAATTCCTTGCTTAGAGAAATCAATCTACCAGAAGTAATAAACTTCGGTGGAAACATCCGTAGCGCAGGAGCTGACATTAGATATTCAAAAGAAAATGGCGTGACTGGTAAATTTCCTACAATCACGCCCAGACAATCTTACAAAATTACGTCTAGATTAAAGGCAGCCGTTCATTTCAAGCAGACCGATTGGGGAGGTGGCGTTTTTTATTATTGCTTAAATTCTGGAACTCCCATCATTACGACCAATAGGTACGTTAATTCTTCAAACGCTTCAAAGTATCTTATAGATAACATTAATTGTATTCTTGTCGATGATGCTTTAAAAGCATCAAATTCAATTGAAAAATTGTTATTTGATGATTCTTACGTTAATAAATTAAGAAATGGAATGTTAGAACTTCAAAAAGAGATTCTTAATAATTCTTATTGGAAAAAGTGGGAAAATTTTATTGGAGAACTAACATGAAAGATACTTTATTTCTTTTGGTCACTTGTACGAAAGATGTGACTAGATTTGAGATACTAAAACAAGTTGTTGATAATCTAGTTCATGTAATTGATAAAAAAACGTTAGATGATTTGTTGGTATTTGATAATGCTTCTTCTTACGAAGGCAGCGTAAAATTATTGACAGACAATTTTGTTAACGTTTACCAATCAAAAACCAACATTGGACTTTGGAGCGCAATACATTGGTGCTTAAAAAATTACCAATCTTTGATGAAAAGAGACTACAAATATCTTTACATTATCGAGTCAGACTTAATTCATTCCAATGACACTCTAAAAAAATTAGAAACATGTGAATCATTTTTAGAATCTAACAGTGAAGTAGGATTTATAAGGACAGAAGAATTTTTAGTTTCACAAAGACATTTGTACGATAAAGGAAGCCCAAAAAAAGATTCAAGAAAATACGCCTGGGTAACTCAAAATAACTTTATCCAAAACAAAAGAGTAGAGTTTTTTCAGTCAGATTGTGACGGTATGTATAAATGCAATTTTTTGGCAAAACTACCAGCCCTCAGCAGAATTCAAACTATGAAAGAAGTTTTTTTAGATCTTTCTAACTTAAAAAAGTTCAATGAGACTGATTATCAAAAGTTGTACTATCAAAGATATAAAATTTCAGCTGTCTTAGACGGAGGCATATTTCATTCTAAGTTAGGAAATGAAAATACGGATGTAGTCATCAACGGCAGCAGGAATTACAACCTTAGCATTGATTACAGACCGACTAGATCTGATTCAATAACTGAAATTTCTTTAGACGATGTTGTTAAACTTTGAACAGTTTTTTTCGTGAAAGTATAATTTGAACGATGAAGTATCTAATATTCGGTGGAACTGGTTCCTTAGGAAAAAAATTAATTTCTAGATTTTTAAAAAGTGGCGATAAAATCGCTGTTTATTCTAGAGATGAAGCTAAGCATTGGACTATAAAGAACGAACTCAATTCTTCATCAGAAGTAGAGTTTTTTGTTGGAGACATTAGAGATTATAACCGAGTAAAAGAAGTTATACTTCATTACAAACCTCAAGTCATAATTGTCGCTGCTGCTTTAAAACAAGTTGATACTTGTGAGCTCAGTCCTTTTGAAAGCGTAATGACCAATTTATTAGGAACTCAAAATGTCGTTAAGTCAGTAAAAGACATATCACAGTCTTGGGGATCTGACTGGAGGATAGAAAAAGTTTTGTTTGTTAGCACGGACAAAGCTTGTTCTCCTGTCAACGTTTACGGAATGTGTAAAGGAATATCTGAACGTCTAGTAACAAGTCAATCTAAAAATGATTCAACTGGCGTTAAATTTTTGTGCACCAGGTATGGAAACGTCCTAGAGTCTAGAGGAAGCATTATTCCACTTTTCAAATATCAAGCAGAATATTCTGAGAATCTAACAGTGACAGATCCAGATATGACCAGATTTGTTATGACCTTAGATGACAGCGTAGATCTAATTTTAGAAGCTTTAAAAAGAGGAGAAAGCGGAGAAACCTGGATTCCTAAAATACCTGCAATGAGGATTGGAGATCTAGCTGAAATTTTCTCAAGTTTGTATAAAAAGCAGATTAAGATCATTGGTCTTAGACCAGGAGAAAAAAAGCATGAAGATCTTATTAATGAGTCAGAGTCTGTTAGAACTAAAGACGTAGAAACCCATTACGTAATAGGACCAGCTTATCAAGCAGGTTCTAACGATAGATTCATGTATACAAGCGCTGATGATGTCATGACAAAAGATCAGCTTTTTGTTAGATTAAAAGAACTTGGAATTATTGATATGTCTTTAGATAATTTTCAAGGATTAAAGATAGAAGAGATTGCAACAAACAGGAAAAACTAATATGAATAAACAATATCATCTTTTCAAAGTTCATATACCTGTAGAAAAAGCATTGGATCAAATCAAAAAAGTTTTTGAATCAGGATTCATAAATGAAGGAATACAAGTAACTGAATTAACGGAAAAGTTAAAGTCATATCTAAAGACTGAAAACTTGATACTGGTTAACAGCTGTACTTCAGCTTTAACAATGGCTCTACGTCTTTGTAATGTCACAAAAGATGATGAAGTTATTTCAACTTCTATGACCTGTGTAGCTACCAATACGCCAATTGACAACTTAGGCGCAAAAATAGTTTGGGCTGATGTAGATCCTGAAAATGGAATGTTAGACCCAAACGACGTTCTTAATAAAATTACTGCAAAAACTAAAGCTGTCATTGCAGTTGCTTGGGCAGGAACCCCACCAAGACTTCAAGAATTAAGCAAGATTTGTAAAGAAAAAAACGTTAAATTAATCTTGGATGCAGCTCATGCTTTTGGCGCATCTTACGATAACCTTCCTTTACATCATTGGTGCGATTTTGTTTGTTATAGCTTTCAAGCTATTAAACATGTCACTACAGGGGATGGCGGCGCTTTAATCAGTAAGTCTGATGAAGATTATAAACGATCAAAATCGATGAAATGGTTTGGCCTAGATAGGGATGTAGCAAAAGACGCCTCAGGAAATTGGAAAGGCCAGCAATGGGATGTTGATATAGTTGAAGCTGGGTATAAATTTAACATGAACAACGTATCAGCAGCAATTGGATTATCGCAGATTGAATATTTCGATGAGATAATAAATTCTCACGTAAAAAACGCTAAGTTGTATAAACAACTTTTTGAAAATGAAAAGTTTGTTTGTTCTGCTTCTATTCCTGAAGGATCTAACTCTACATTTTGGGTTTATACCATGAAATTAAAAAATCCAAAATTAACAAGGGATCAACTATTGAAATCTTTAAATGAATTAGGAATACATGCAGGAGTGGTTCATGTTCCTAACCACGAGTATACTGCATTTGAAAGCTTTAACACTAATTTGCCTGGTGTCGAAGAATTTTCAAAGAATCAATTTTCTTTACCTTGTGGGTGGTGGTTGGAAGAAAATGACATAATTGAGATTGCAACAAAGGTGAAAGAAATTGTCAACTGTTGAAGCTAAAGAATTAACACATCAAAAATTCTCATTAAGAGAAGTTTGCGATGATGATCATCTTTGGTTAGTAGAACTTCATAACGATCCTGAAGTTTTGAAAAACTTAACTAATCCTCAACCTATTACTTTAGAATCTCACTTAAATTGGTGGAATTCTTTGAATAAAGAAAAAGAAAAAAGATACGTTTTTTGTGTTAATGAAGAAAAAGTAGGATTTTGCAAAATCTATTCAATAGATCGTAATAACAAAAATTGTTTATTAGGAGCAGATATACACAAAGACTATAGAGGAAAAGGGTTAGCAAAGCACATGTGGCAATTAATGCTTCATGTTTGTTTTAATGAGTTAAGTCTACACAGGGTTTCTTTAACCACAGCATCCTATAATTTGATAGGACAAAGAGTTTACAAAAATCTAGGATTCAAAGAAGAAGGTAGACAAATTGAATCGTTGTACAGAGAAGAAAAATATCATGATTCTATATGCATGTATTTGTTAAAACAAGACTGGAATAACAAATGAAAATTTTCGTTGGAACGATGGAACATGGAGAACTAGATTTTCAAGCTTCTAAAGAATCAATTCAAAATCAAGTTGGTTTTGAAATAACTCATCACATAGTTTCAAATCATCCAGAAAAAGAAGCTCATGAAAAATTATTTTCCGCGTGGAATGAAGCTAAAAAAGATCATCAACTTTTCTTGAAGGTTGATGCCGATACTGTCTTGTCTCATAATGAAGTTATAAAAAACTTTGTTGAAGTTTTTGAAAGTAACTCTAGAGTAACAGGTGCGCAAGCTTGGTTACACGATTATTTGACAGACAGCTTGATATATGGACTAACTTGCTTAAAAAACACTGTCAATGTTGCAACAAAAGTTGATAAGTTGTATCCTGATCGAGCAGACACGGGTCATGATATCGTTTTACGCGGAAATCAATTACCTGAAAAGTTAATACCTGCCGGGAAGCATTGCTGGTACTCTTCAGAATCTCAAGCATTTCATTACGGCTTTCATAGAGGTAAAAAGAACCAATCAGACATTCTTAATAAGGTCTATTCTGCTTGGGAAAAAAACGATTTTGACAGAATCAGAGGCATGTGTCTAATGGGATTTAAGTTGTCTTTATCGTACGAAAATGTTGATTATAGAGATGAAGATTTTCAAAATGCTTTTGAAATTGCTAAGAGAACTTACTCAAAAGAAAAAGTAAAAAGATGAAATTGCATGTATTGATTGACAACTTGTCTTACATTCAGTCTAACTGTTATCAACATCAGTTATTCAAAACTTTAAGTCAAGAGTGTGAATTGACCTTTAGCACAATTGATGACATATTGAAGAATAAAAAAATATCTTCAAACCATGATAGGATATTGTCATGTTTAAAGCTTAGGACAATAAACAACAACGTTCATACAATTAAGAGGTTTTTAGATAATAGAGAAATTTATATCTATGAACAGGATCCTTGGGAATCTTTCAAAGATGATTCGCAATATAAGGGTTCATATCATAAGATTTATAACGAGTTGAATGTTTTATCCTTCTTAAATACGTCGAAGTGGTGGAGCGACTTTATCAACTCTCAAGGAATAAGGTCTAAATTTGTGAAGATGTGGATGTTGCCAGAATATTGTTCTGCTGTTCCTAATTTATCTTCACGACAAATAGATTTAGGCTTTTGTGGCCAACTACATCCTTATAGGAAAAAATTCTTTGATTATCTTAAAAGTGAAGGAATTGTTGTCGAGGTGATGAAACCTGCTCCTTACCAAGAATTTTTGCAAAATTTGTCAAATATAAAAATCTATGTGCATAATGAGCAAGTCAATTGGCAGGTGAATGGAAAAAACATCTCAGCAAATGCGCTGTGGATTAAAGATGTTGAGGCCGCAGCTAGAGGTTGTATAAGCATCAGAGATTATGAAGAAGAATTAGAAAATTATGTTCCTAAAAATAATATCTCTACGATAATGACTTATGATTCATTTGAGAATGCAATTGAAGTGATAAGAAGAAACTTGAAAGAAGTGAATCAACTTCAAGACAAAATAATTGAATCAGTGAACGCAATAAAGAATGATGTTGGATGGAAAACTGTTATTAAGGCGTTAGAATAATCTTGATCATTTTTTTATTTTTTCTTATAATCTTTGTATGAAGAAACAATCTATTGCTGTTGTAGGTCAAGGGTTTGTTGGCGGCTCTCTTACTACTGTCTTTGCTGAAAGAGGATTCGACGTCTTGGTGCATGACAAGACAGGAAAAGTCTGTACTGGAGGAAAGCAACCAACAACAACAGAAGGATTACACCCGACTAATGTAAATGAGTTCGTAAAGTCATGTGAAGCATCTGAAAACTTCTCAAAAGTGTATTTTGTGTGTCTACCGACTCCGATGTATGATGACGGATCTGCGGATCTGTCTATCGTAGAAGGTGTTCTTTCGCAATTGGCAACTTTACCTGGCGAGAGAATTGCTGTAGTAAAATCCACGGTTCCTCCTGGCTCTACTGAGAGATGGAACAAGATGTTTTCAGAACAAGGCCTTCATGTAGTTTTTAATCCAGAATTTCTCACAGAGGCCAACGCTCTAGATGACATGAGAAATCAAAATCGTATTATTCTTGGTGGCCCTCGCCCATGGATTAATACCGTGAAACAAGTTTTTCAAACAGCATTTCCAAAAGTTCCACTCATTAAAACTTCGTCAACGACAGCTGAGATGGTGAAATATGTCACTAATAACTTCCTGACAGTTAAGGTTTCGTTTGCAAACGAGATGTATCAGGTTTGTAATGCCCTAGATAAATCCGGATTAAATGTGGATTATGATAAGGTAATTGAATATGCAAAGTATGATTCTAGGTTAGGATCAAGCCACTGGAGTGTACCTGGACCTGATGGTGACTTTGGCAGCGGGGGTCACTGTTTCCCTAAGGACATCAATGCTATGATCGACGTTGCAAAAAATCTTGAAGTTAAACCGACTGTTCTTAAAGCTGCGTGGGAAAAGAATCTTGAGGTTAGAAAAGACAGAGATTGGGAACGTATGTCTGGCCGCGCAGTTTCTAAAAAATCCAAAGATTGAACTAATAAGGTAATGTAAATTACCTTATAACAATGCAAGAAAATAATAGTTCCTTCCAAACTTTGCCTACTGGAAAACCGCATGTTTCTTTTTCTGAGGTAAAGTTATGGAAGGAATGTTCTTTTAGACATCATCTAATTCATATTAAAAAGATTGATTTGTCTAAACCTTCTCCTGTTTTAGACTTTGGAACCGCTGTCCATGCATCTTGCGAAAAATATCTGTTGACTCGAGAGATGGATCAGCAGGTCGCGTTTAGTCATCTAGACAATGCTTGGAAGAAGCATGAAGACAATCCTGATTTTTCTAAATCTGCTTTAGAGAAAGCTAAAGTTGAAGTATCTCAAATTCTATCTGAGGTTCCTGCATTTTTAGATAAAGAGTTTCCTGAATGGCAAGTCGTTGATGCAGAGCATCAACTTTATGAAGCCGTTGAAGGTCATCCTCATGCATTCAAAGGTTTTATTGATGGAGTCATTAAAGCCAAGGGTAAAAGAGGAGAAACAGTCTATTGGATTCTCGATTGGAAAACTACTATAAGAGGGTGGTTTCGAGAAAAAAGATCAGACGACATGGTAAAAGCCCAGCTGGCTCTTTACAAAAACTATTGGTGTCAAAAAAATCCTAATGTTCCATTCAAGGATGTTAGATGCGGTTTTGTGCTTTTGAAAAAGTCAGCAAAACCAGGAGAACATTGCGAGTTATTTTCTGTTTCTCTTGGTGAGGTCCCAATTAAGAAATCTCTTAAGGTTGTTGGAAACATGTTGACCTCTGTCAAACGAGGCATTGCCATCAAAAATAGAGATGCATGCACATACTGTGAGTATAAAGGCACTGAGCATTGCACATAATTTTTTGTTAGTTTGATGAATTTTTATTACAACTTTTGAAAAGTAGGTAATATATCGTTGATGCAGAAAAAGACAATATTGTTACTTTCAGATCACCCACTTTCTACGAGCGGAGTAGGAACTCAAGCTAGATGGTTGATTAATGGATTGATTTCTACAGGAAAATATAAGTTTAAGTGCTTCGGCGGTGCAATGAAGCATGAAGACTATAGAACGATTGTAGTAAATGAAGATTTCATTATCAAACCGACTAACGGATTTGGTGACAGAAATCTTTTGCGACAAGTCCTTGCGACTGAACGACCAGACGCTCTAATGCTATTTACCGATCCTAGATTTTTTATTTGGGTTTGGGAAATGGAGGATGAAATACATCAAATATGTCCAATCGCATACAATCATCTATGGGATAACGGTCCTTGGCCAGAATTCAATAAAGTGCTATATGAATCTACTGATTTAGTCAATTGTATAAATTGGCCCACCTATCAAATGGTTAAGGAAAGATTTCCAGAAAAAACCAACTATATTCCTCATGGAGTTCCAAAAGAAATCTATTATCCTCTACCTGAAGATAATTCTAGAAAAAACAAAGTTAAGATCTTAGGTTCCGATAGAGCAGATCACTTTGTGGCTCTATATGTCTCTAGAAATGCTAGAAGAAAAATGCCAAGCGATATTTTAGTGTCTTGGAAGCAATTTTTAGATGCTTTGCAAGAAAAGCATGGTCATAAAAAAGCTACACTTTTGATGCATACAGATCCTCTTGATCATGAAGGTCCTAATCTTTATCATGTTATTGAGATGCTTCAAATAGAAAATCATGTGAAATTTTCTAAGAGTAGAGTTGATTTTAATGAAATGAGAGAAGTTTATTCGGCATGTGATACAATCGTTAATAGAAGCTCTAATGAAGGATTTGGTTTACCCACTTTAGAAGCTATGATGTGTGGAAAGCCCATTATTGCTATTAAAACCGGAGGGTTAACTAGACAAGTTGAAGATCTAGAGACTGGTGAACAATATGGGATTGCATTAGAACCTGACGTTAAATCTCTGGTTGGTAATCAAATGGTACCTTTCATTTACGAAGATTTAGTTACTCATGAAAAATTAGCAAATGCATTTTTAGAAATGTATGAATGGGGTCCTGATAAGAGAAAGCAAGTCGGAATGAGAGCATTAGAACACGCTCACAAAGACTATGATCTAAAGAAGATTGTTTCTGATTGGGATGTTTCATTGACAAAACTGATTGAAACTTGGAAAGACCAAAGAAAAGCTTGGGAGGTAAATTCTCTATGAAAACTGTAGTTCTCAGGGGTCCTGTGATGACGCAATCTGGATACGGAGTTCATAGTAGACAGGTAGCAAAGTGGTTAATTAATCAACCTGATATTTCCGTGAAATTTATGGCAACTCCTTGGGGAGATACTCCATGGATTTTAGATAAAGATTTTGATGATGGATTGGTCGGAAAAATAATGGAAAGAACGGTTGGTCCTGATTACAAGGCAGACGTTTCTTTTCAACTTCAGCTTCCTAATGAATGGGATCCAAAATTATCTTTAAAAAATATAGGTTTGACAGCATCAGTAGAAACAGACAAGGCTCATCCGTCTTGGGTGACTGCTTGCAACAGCATGGATGCAGTTGTTTTTCCTTCTAATCATGCAAAAGAAAGCATTACTTCAATAGGCGAAGTAACTAAACCAGTTCACGTAATACCAGAATCTTTTTGCGAAGAAATATTAGGTAATGATCACAACTTAGATTTGTCAAAAGTTGACACTGAATTTAATTTTTTAGTGTTCGGACAACTTACGGGAAATAATCCACACAATGATCGAAAGAATATTCTGTTTACCATCAAATGGTTGTGCGAAGTTTTTAAGGATGATCCTGATGTTGGAATAGTTCTAAAGACTAATTCAGGAAGAAATACTAAAATTGATAGAAATCTTATCATTAAGATTCTAAAAAATGTTTTATCTGAAGTTAGAAAAGGTCCATATCCTAAATTACATCTTTTGCATGGCGAACTAAGTAATAAAGATGTAGCTGGTCTTTACACGAATCCTAAAATTAAAGCTTTGGTAACTTTGACTAGGGGAGAAGGATATGGATTACCAATTTTAGAAGCCGCCGCTTCTGGATTACCAGTCATTGCTACAAATTGGTCAGGACACTTAGATTTTTTGAAGCACACCAAATTTACTAAGATTGATAGTAAGATCGTCCCAGTCCATCCGTCGCGCATAGATGATAAGATCTTTGTAGCAGGAGCTAAATGGGCTGAACCCCTAGAGTCAGATTTTAAGAAAAAAATTGCAAAGTTTAGATCATCTCCTACTTTGCCTAAAGAATGGGCGTTAGAAGGAGCTAATGTGATTAAAGAGAAATATAGGTTTTCAGAAGTTGCGAAAATTTATGATGATCAATTAGGACATTTCTTAAAATGATTTATTTTTTGATATTTTCTAATCTTTTAACATTTTCATGTTTGTTTCTCTTAGTAAAGAGGCACATGCAGACGTTAGAACAGTTTGAAGATTTGACTGAAAGAATTGAAGAATCTTTAGACGTGCTCGATTTTTCTTATGGAAGAATGACAAAGTTGTTAGAAACACCAGTTGCATTTGATGATCCAATTGCTGTCGAATTAGTACAAAGCGCAAAGAATGCCCGCGATGCCATGCTTTTAGTAGCTAACAACATAGTAAACGAAAAATTACAACCGAACAATGAGTAAAATTGTGGAAGAAACAAAAACAAAAAAAACTAGAAAAAAGAGAAAAAGTGCGCAAACTGATTCACCCAATGAAGAAGGAACGCAACAAAATCCTAAATTTTATTTCACTTCCAACACTCAAGAAGCTATTTGCAAGTTTCAAAGTTCGGTGGATAAGATTGAAAGAGAAAGATTGTATGTAGATGAAATAATGCCAGCTTTTGAAAAGCTGGTTGAAAACCTTATTAACATTCATAAGTTTAGCAGCATGTATGATTCTTATGAGGACTTAAAGAGTGATTGCGTAAATTTTTTGTTTGAAACAATTCATAAGTTCAACCAATCAATGGGTACCAATGCATTTTCTTACTTTAACGTTGTAGCAAAGAACTGGTTGATCATAAAAACGAAACAAAAAGCTCAAAAAACAAAGAGAATGGTTAGTTTGAGCGATGTCGAGATGCTTTCAAACAGTGAAATACAAATAATAGAAGAGTACAACATGGTACCTTCTCAAGATCATGATCTGGATAAGGCCGCATATACCGCTAAGATACTTAAGATGTTGTATGATATCCGCGCCAAGGTAAAAGTTGAGAATGAACTAGCATGTATCAATTCGGTTATAACAATCTTTGAAAATATTGATGATATTGACATATTGAATAAAAGCGCAATTTTTATTTACATGCGTGAGTTATCAGGTTTAAGCCCTAAACAACTGACGACATCAATACAATCGATAAAAAAGCATTATAACAAGCTAAAATTTAATTCCTTAAACGATATCTTCGAATAATTTCAATTATGACTACAGATCTACATGATGCTTTGGAGTTGAGCGACAAGACCATACAGGAAAAAGTAAAAGATTTTAGCACGCTATTAAATCAAATAGAATCTTTGACTGATAAGAAAAAGCAACTATGGAAAGAGATATACGAAAACGCTATTTGTGATCGACAAAATGCGTACATAATGTTCACAAAATTGGTGATGATTGTGCATGATAAGAGCACAGAACATGCAGTGCATGGAAGAAACATTTCGTCATACATTGAAAGAATGAGTAAGGCGAACGATCAGCTTATCAAGCTAGCTGAACTCGTAGCAAAGGCTGAGACAGCTTCTGAGACCATAGATCCTGATGAAGTGTTTAGTAAAATAAGGGACAACTGAAGAATGGGTAATTCCAGATTACAATCTGAGATAGCTGAAGGTACCTTTAAGACTAACTCTGCAATTCGTGCTGCTTATAATGAGTTTTCCAACAGCGACATTAGCCTATTCCCTGTTTTCCAAAAGTTTGTAGTTCTTGAAGTTTTTAATTCTCCTTCTGAATTGACGACTGAATCATTAGATTCGATTCAAAGTGCCTACGGTGAGTTGACAAACTTTGAATTTTCTAGATCTATGCCTCGTAATTCGATTATTGCTAAGCCTGTTTTATCAGACGTTTTAGCAAATCGAGCTGATGCAGCTACAACGATGATATTGTATCCTTTTTTCCCATCTCACTTAGCCATTCCATGTAAGGCAGGCGAGCATGTCTGGGTTGTTTTTGAATCTTTGACTGAAAAGAAAAGCATAGGCTATTGGATATGCCGAATCGTCGGTTCACAACACATAGATGATGTCAACCACAGTCATGCTCCTCGAGAGTACGATAACAGTTTTAATCCTACGTTTTCTCCTGAAACAATTCAAGCGATAAATGAACTTCAGGAACCTACCAAACCTCGTTTTCATTTTAAGAACGGAATTTTTATCAACGTTTTAAACGAAAATGAAGAACCTGATCAAATCGTAAATGTGGACAGTCAATATATTTTGACAAAACAAGATTTCGTAAATGCTTACGAGAACATTATTTTAAATTCTAATGCCGCGTCACTAGAGGTAAGAGAACCGATTCCTCGTTTCAAGAAGAGACCAGGAGATTTAGCCCTTGAAGGAAGTAATAATTCTCTGATTGTGTTGGGCAGAGATAGGTTCGAAAACTATGGACCCAACCCTTTATCTTCAGGAAATTTTTCTGCTGAAACTGCAGCGGGAGCAATAGACATAGTCGTCGGCCGAGGATCAGGAAAAAAATCTGCTGATGAAGAAATCGTAAAGAATGAACAAGGGACATCAGGAAAAATCGTAAATAATGATTTAGGAGAACAAGAACTAGATAAATTTATAACAAATCTAGAACCTCTTGAAGGTGATCCTGACACGCGTAATGACCGCAGCCGCATCATGATTTCTCAAAGAACATCGCCCGATGCAGCTTTAGGGTTGAATTTGTATAACAAATCCAACTTTGGTCCTGCAACTGGAGATAACTCAGAAGGAGATGCTGCCATAGTTCTAAAAACAGACAAAGTTAGAATAGTGGCCAGATCTGACATTCAGTTGTTAGTGAAAGGATTTTCTAGTGATGAAGACGCTAACGGGAACCCGATAAAAGATGAGAGTGATGACTCTACGAAATATGCATCTATCACTATAAAATCTAATGGTGACATAGTGTTTACTCCTTCCAAGCTAGGTTATATAAAGCTAGGAGGAGATGATGCAAATAGAGGAATAGTTTGTTCAGATTTTCCTGTGACACCTACAGGAGGTGGCATCGTGGGAGGACCGTTGCTGACGACCATGGGTGGTCAATTTGCAGGAGCAAAGAGTGCAAATTCAGCCGGTAACCTAGGGGCTATCGCACCTTCTTTAGGAACCTATGCAAACAAAGTACTAATTAAGTGAGGTCTTAACATGGGAATGGGTTGTCAAGTTGCTGCTGGCATCTTAAAAGAAGATGACTTGACTTTGACTGAAAAAGCAAAAAACAAATTCATAGAAGAGGTCAAGGACATTGTCATAAATGGATCAGAGAACCTCACTATACCATCCCCTTTTCCCTGTGGCGATCCTATTCCACCGAATCCAAATATGGATCCGCAGGCATTTAATTTAGAAGTCGAGTCAATCTTTTCAGATTTTCACAAGAACACAGTAAAAGGCCAGTACGAAAAGATAGCTAAATCTCTCAATCTAGAGTCGACCTTCAGCTTATTGCCAGCTTTGGCGGACCCCATAGCATTAGCTGGATCTTTTGGCATTGAAATGCCAGAATTATCATTTCCTAGCGGTTTTATACCGTATTTTACAGGATTGCTTGTTCCCAAGTTTGCCATAGATTTGTTAGCAGCAGGAGTTCCAGATTTTTTCCCTCCAGTTTTATTGGTACCAAAGCTCCTTGAACTAGTCAAGGTCCCATCAATACCTTCATTACCCTTGCCGCCTGATGTACCTTTTCCGCCGCCAATTCCTGGAATACCTAGCCCTCCAATCCCGGAATTACCAGCTCTCCCTTCCATACCAGGCTTAGAGATTCCTCCAATTCCTGGAATTCCGAATCCTCTTGAGGCATTTTTAGACTTTGTGGATTTACAGGTTGCTTTAGTTACAGGCATTCCTAACTTGTTGGTTGAGATGATCGCGAAGATACCTGGTTTTTTGCCTAAATTAGGAGATATAAAAGCGATATTAGCAGAAATATGCGGCATGGTGAGAGACTCTGGTATTTTTGGTAACATCAAACCCACGTCTTCTGTTCAGGCTGCAGCAACAGTGGTGTTGGCAAGAAAAACAGCTGAATGTTTGTTGAATGCAGCCTTTGCCTCAACGATTGGTATGGCACCAGGCAGCGCAGGTTGCGCTATCAACCAGCAAATTTCAGGATATGATGTGGTTAAAAAGAAACCTGCGACAAAGGGACCAGATACACCGTCAGAAAGGGTTCGTCGTTATGCTCGCAGCCTTGCCGGAGTCAGTGCGGGTCAAAATGACGGAGAACCTTACACATCTTCTTTATACTTTGCCGAAGCCGCGCTATCTCAAATGAATGATGGTTCTGTGAATTTGATAGGAGAACCAATAGATCCTCAAAATGAAATAACAAAAAATTTTAATATAAATAATATTGAATCATGGTCACCAGAATTTTCTAAATTAGCTCCTGTCGAGAAAGCTTATGGTCAGTATGAGTGGGCTCGCGCGGCTTCTTTAGCGCATTCTTCTTGTGCCTTATTCGCTAGAGCCTGTTATTACGCTGGCGGGTTTAACGCGGGATTTTTTACATCATTGTATCCTCCATCCACTGCGCAAGCAGGTTTAAGATTTTCTTTCGTATTGCGAAATTATAAATGGTTAAAGGATGACGGGACATTTAACGTAGAACTTTACAACATCATGAACGAACTGTTCAGCGGCGTCAAATCTTCTACAGGAAAAGATTCTTTTGCTATAGCAAACAATGTGTTAGGTGGATTAGAAATAGACATAGGTCCCGATGGTAGAGCTACAACAGTAACGCCTTCATACAACGAACGTTTAAGTTCATATATAAAACCCTTTAATGAAAGACCGTACATAGGTACCTATGAATTAGCTAAAATAGCGCAAGGTAAACATCCTGATTGTCCAGATTTTCCAGCTTTATCACCAGGAGATCTTATATACGTCAAAGGAAAAGCGAACAATGATCACGTTTCGGTGCTGGAAGAACCTCGTCCTGCTGGATTTGAGGCAGATCCTGCCACTAAACTTCTCAAAGTTCCTTTCATCTCTATCGACGGAGGACAGGTCGATCCGGACAATTTAGGTTCAGTAGAAACTCCTGATGAGTATTACGAAGATTTTCCTTATAATTTGAATTACATTGATCCTGATACACAAAAAAAATATCCTGATGGTGCTTATATAAAAGTAGGAGACAAAGTCAGGGTTCTGTTTTATACAGAAATTAGAGTTATAACAGTCAAAAGAAATGGAATAGATGTTCCAGATATATCTAACTACTACACAGTAGACATTACGGAGGTTTTAAAGGTCGGTAAACCCACAGCGATTTTAAGAGTAAACAGAGATTTAGGCGTCCGTAGCTCTGATGGGTTTTCAATAGGTTCTAGAAATATTACATTGACTAATGGTTCTACTCTTGCCTATAATGACACTAGAAAAATACAGTATATAGTCAGATCCAATATCATGTTGGATGAGAAAGAGAATAGTCAAGAAAAAAGCCCAGGTGCTGGAATTGCGGCAGCTGCCCAAGACGACTTGACAGGTTTCCTCTGGAAACGACGCATTGAATTTAATGGCGGAGATGACCAACGTGTATATAATTGTTTCCCGACTTTTGGCGCAAAGCAACTAAAAAAAGCTCAAGACAAAGCTTCCAAAAATAAATCTCCTACTACTGAGACCAAATGAAGTTGGTAAATTTACGAGCAAAAGACAAGTGGTCTTATTTTTTTCTTTAGATATTTACTCTTGCAAAAGATATTTGGCATGGGTAGCTTTAATTTCAAGAGTTCTGGAAAGCTTGCTTCACAACCCACTACGGCTGTTGAGCAGACTTTTTTGCAACCTATTGGTATAAAGACCCCCTTGCAGGTTAGCGATAAGGACATATATGCTATGCATTATAGCTTAGCTGATCAGATACATGATAATTTGAAGAATTTGCTTTTGACTAACTGGGGTGAGCGTTTAGGTTCGTATTATTTTGGCGCAAATTTAAGAGAATTGACATCAGAGATATCAAATCTCGATGCATTCGATGAACTAGCTATCACAAGAATAAGAAGCGCTGTTGAAAAATGGATGCCTTTCGTTTCTTTGAAAGATTTTTCTTCTTCTGCCGATAATGTCAACAATTTTTCTACAGCTATTGTTAAGATTACGATAACTTATACTGTCCCTAAGATTAGCACTGAAATTAGATCATTGCAGATAGTCTTGTATGCAATATAATGTAATGGTGGAACTATTATGGCAATAAATGATTTAAAGAACTATCGTATTAGGACTTATCTAGCAAAAGATTTTGATTCTCTTCGAGCTCAGCTTGTTCAATACGCAAGGACTTATTACCCTGATAAGATACAAGATTTTTCTGAATCTTCTATGGGAGGAATGTTATTAGACTTAGCCGCCTATACAGGCGATGTGATGTCTTTCTACTTAGATCATCAATACAACGAATTAGATTACAACGCTGCGATTGAACCGCAAAACATAGAACGAGCTATCAGATCTTCAGGGGTTAAAATAACGGGAGCTTCTCCTTCAATAGTTGATTTAACTTTTGTTATCGAAGTTCCATCATCGATAGTTTCTAACGCCATAGTTCCTTCTGCTGAAGCTCTACCGATCGTAAGGGCAAATTCTATCTTTACTTCTAACTCAGGAATAGACTTTACGTTGCTTTCAGACGTAGATTTTTCCAGAAAAAGATCAGATGGTACTTTTTTAGCTGATGTTCAAGTTGGAAAGATATCTGGGGATGGTACTCCTCTTAGCTTTGTCATGGTTTTAGATGGACAATGCATTTCTGGTAAACAAGAAAAAGAATCTTTTTCGTTAAGCGGAGAATTACCATTTAGGACGATTGAATTATCAAGAAGCAATGTCACGGAAATATTATCGGTGTTTGATAGCAAAGGTAACGTTTATTACGAAGTTAGTTCGTTGACAGATGATGTTGTCTATCGTAACGTATTGAATTTAGCTAGAGATTCTCAAGAAATATCTGAAGCTATAAAAGTAATACCAGCTCCGTATCGGTACATCACCAATGTTGATCTAAGCACCAGAAAAACCTATATGATCATGGGTGGAGGTTCAGACACCAGTCTTGAAGACGATGCGGTTCCTGATCCATCTGAGTTTGCAATTAGCTTTCCTTATTCGAAAACGTTCTCTAGAACAACAGTTAACCCTCTTCAAATGTTGAAGACGAGGACTTTGGGAGTGTATGCGCCAGAGTCTCAATTAACAGTGGTTTATAGATATGGCGGTGGACTATCTCACAACGTTCCTGCAAAGACTATCAACACTATCACTAGTATGACAGTGGATTTTCCGCTAAATCCAAAGCTTTCAGTTATAAACGCAGTTAGAAATGGCATGGTCGTCACGAACAAGAAGGTGGCTTCAGGAGGAGAAGAAGCACCAGGCGTCGACGAGTTGAAATCCTTAATTCCTTCAGCAAGAAATGCTCAAGAAAGAATTGTGACAAGAGAAGATTTGCTTGCTAGGATCTATTCTATACCTTCTAACTTTGGTCGAGTATTTAGAGCTGCAGTTCGTTCAAATCCCAACAACCCTCTAGCGACTCAACTTTACGTTGTTTCAAGATCTGCAAATTCCACTTTAATAAATAGTCCTGATACGTTGAAAGAAAATCTTCGAAAATATATTGCCCCTTATCGTCTGGTGAATGATGCAATCGATATATTAGACGCTTACATAGTCAATCTATCGATGATTTTCGAGGTCGTTGCCGATCCTTCCTTGAATAAACAAATTTTACTGCAAGAAATCTTGGTAAAGTTGATCGATCGTCTCAATATTAAGAATTTTTCTATAGATCAACCAATTGTCATCAACGATTTGCAGAATTTGATATATAACACCCCTGGTGTTATCGCTGTTACTAATATAGAATTCTTTAATTTAAACGGAAAGATAAACAATCTTCAATACAGCGAAAATTCTTTTGACGTAAAAATGCATCTTAGAAAAGGTATGTTATATCCACCAGAAGGTGGAATATTCGAATTCAAATTTCCCAACGTAGACATAATTGGAAGGACTAGCATATAATGTATAAAGTATTGTTAGCGGATAAAGACGCTTATATTACTAACAGATTTGTTAGAAACGCAAGTACTTCGTCCATAAAAACTAGTTCAAATGTTGGCGCGGCTTCTACTTTAGATCTTTTTAAATTGTACGGATCTAATCTTGATGAGAATGGCAATCCAAGAAAAGAACTCTCAAGAATTCTCATTCATTTTGATCTGCAACCCTTAAAAGACCTAATATCGCAAAATAAGATAAACATTAATCATTCGTCTTTCAATTGCAAATTGCAACTATTTGATGTGTACGGAGGGCAAACAACTCCAAATAATTTCGACATCTCAGCTTATCCTTTGTCCAGATCTTTTGATGAAGGAGAAGGAAGAGATGTAGTTTATTACTCTGATATTGATTACTGCAATTTCTTATCTTCATCTTTCTCTGAAGGATCATGGTTTGTTACAGGATGTTCGTTGGCGGGTTATGCTGAATCAAGCTGCGATTATATAACATCATCAAATTTGTTGTCTATTTCTAGCTTTGAGTCTAAACAACATTTTGCTTCTGGAGAAGAAAATCTAGATTTAGATGTTACAACCATCGTGTCAGCTACTCTTTCAGGTGATTTGCCTGATAACGGATTTAGAATTTCTTTCTCTAACGTTGAAGAAAACAACGCTTATTCTTACTTTGTTAAAAGGTTCGCTGCTAGAACGGCTTACAATTCTTCAAAACACCCACGAATGGTTATAAGATATAACGACTCGATTATTGATGATTCAAGGATATTAAGATTCGACACGACATCAACGATGTTTTTAAGAAATTATCGAGATGATCAACTTTCTAACATCTTGAGTGGATCTTCTTTATCGCATGTGACTGGTAGCAATTGTTTGTTGTTAAAGCTAAAGACAATGAGGTCTGATGGGAGTGGATCTTACTCAATATATGCGACAGGATCTCAACATTTCGACGGCTTGAATTATTTTGCAGGATTATATTCTGCATCATTTGTGCTTCCACAATCGGACTCAATTTTATACGCTGAACTAGCTAAATCAGGTTCTGTTCTTTTCACTCCTATCTGGAGTTCATTAGATGAATCTGTAGTTTATTACACTGGATCTGACTTGTACGCTTATCCACCCAACAGAAGTTCTGCTATACTTGATGGAAAAGAATATGTGATCACGACGACAGGATTACAAAACTTGCATAGGTCGAATGAAGACGTGATAGTTCGTCTTAACATATTCGATTATACTGCACCTTTTATAAAGTTAGTTAAAAAACCAATTAACTTGCCTGGGATAGTGTTAAAAAGAACTTATTATCAAGTAAGAGATTTTTCGACAAACGAAGTAATAATTCCATTTGATGAAGTTTATAACTCAACAAGAGTGTCTAGTGACACCGACGGCATGTACTTTAACTTGGATATGTCTAGTTTACCGCTAGATAGAAGTTATGTAGTTGATATAATGGTTAACGTGATAGGGTACAAAAAAATCTATAAGGCTGTCTCAAATGTATTTAACGTTAGCAACTCTCAAGTTTCGTGATGTAAGGCAAACAAATGGCTAATTACAGTTTCACTCAGTACGTACCTTCTTTTATAAAGGCAGTTGGAGATAACAACAGATCTTACGTATTGAAGTTTGCAGATTTACCTGAATCTGACTCCAGCAACGAAAACTCATTTGCAAACGACATTCAGGGAACAGGATTAAAATCTACTCAGCAGCTCGACATAGACTGGTCAAAATTTGAAAATCATACTTTCTTTATGTCAGCGGAAGCTAAAGTTAACTTAGCTTTTGAGTTGATAATTAACTCTTATCCTTTCGACGGTAGTAAAGAAGAAATAGATTCATTTTTTTCGAACTTGACTGGATTTGAAAAATGGGTTTTTGATCAAATTCCGAAGTACAAAGGAGAGTTGCTTTTTTCAGGAACCCAGCTATCCGAAACGACTCCTGACAAAGGAACTTATATAGTCGTAAAAGACATCCCGGGATCGATGTTTCCATCACTTAACCCTGATGCGTTAGTAAAGTCTTCAGTTCTTAATCCAAAGAATGATAAGTCACTAAGCGTAGAAATGCAGCTTTTCATTCCAAGCATACAAACTGCAGGAACGCAAATAGTCTTTCAAAAAATAAATGCCAGCAACAACCACGGAATATCTTTGCGATTGAATCCTACAACTTCGACAGATGAAGTTGAGGCACAGTTTGACGTGTTTTCAGGATCAGCTGCAATGACGGTTTCATCGCAAATTAAAAAAGGCGAATTTAATCATTTATGCGTGGTGTTGGATAAAGAATCTAACAACAATGTTTTAAGATTTTATAATAATGAAATTTTAAAAGCTACTTCTGATAGCATGTATTTAACCAATCTTGATATCGACTATAATGATTTTGTCATAGGTAGCGGAACGTCTTACAAGGTAGCTTCTACTATAGTCACCCCGCAACAGACGTTATCAGGGGTTCTTGATGAGTTAAGAGTTTTTCATAGCGTTAGAAGCGTGCTCCAACAAACTTCTTACGCAAAAAAATCAATTTTTTCTACTCCTGATTTAAAGTTATATTATCGATTCAATGAACCAGCCCCTCCGCTGTCACCAATCAACAATGACGTAACGAACACGATCGTTCTTGATAGCTCAGGAAACTCTTTACATTCCTACGTTAGAAATTTCGAAGATTCTTTAAGGATTGACGCTGCTGCTGATACAACAAGCAACATGACATATGAAAAGCTGTCGACTTGTCCGGTTCTATTCCCAGCCTATGCAGGAGTCGTTGCTTTAAATAATGATCTTTTAAACGAAGCTGCTGATTTTGATGCAGAAAATCCCAATTTGATAACGAAGTTAATTCCCAGACACTATCTTTTAGAAGGTGCTGCGTTAGAAGGGTTCAATACTGCGTTACAAAATAACGGTTCTCAGTATTCAGGTACAGGAATTCCTGGACAAGGTAAGTTAAATAACGTTCAATTGTTGCTGTCTTTGCTTTATATTTGGGCAAAGTTTTTTGATGAAATTAAGTTGTTTCTTGACACGTTTAGCACAATCAAGTACGTCTCTTATGATACTAGAGAAAGTGCTCCTGATAATTTTCTTTTTGACATAGCGAAAAGCTATGGATTCTATATTCCTCCGCTGTTTGCCAATTCTACAGTCGAACAATACTTGCAGGGAGAAAATATCGATCCTCTATTTAAGAGCAATGAATCTCTGTCTTTACAGCAAGTTCAAAATTCAATACTACGTAGAGTTCTAGTCAATTTACCGTCGGTCATACGTTCAAAAGGGACTCAACATAGCATAAAATCATTTCTCAGAGCAGTAGGAATAGATCCAGACAGCAGCATGAGATTTAGAGAGTACGGTGGACCTACTTACAAAGTTCTATCAAAATCTAGAGAGCTGAAGTCTGACGTAACTACGATGATTAACTTTACCTCTTCTTCGTTAGTAACGTCTCAATACCTTTCAGGTTCTAGAATAGAGGTAGGAAAACCAAAAATCGCAGGAAATTATGTTCAAGATCCTTCATATGGATTTCACGGAATTTCTGATGACCCGAATGATGGGCTCTTTACTTCAGGTTCTTGGACTTTTGAGACCGCTGTCAAATACGGATCAATCAATTCTGGTGTTATATTATCAACGACACAATCTTTAGCTAGATTGTGCGTGACTGGTTCTGGCATACAAAATCCTGGATTGGTTGCAAATTTGGTTACTTACAACGATGACAATGATCCAAGAATTGATTTGTTTTTGCGGCCTGGCAATTCGACTTCTGCGCCTCTTTTCAAACTACGTTTGAATTTAGATAAGTCTTCTATTTTCAATGGAGACGTGTGGAACGTTTCGTTCGGATGTATAAGGAATGATGAGATAGAATCTTTAGCTTCATCTTCTTATTACATTCGAGCAGGATTTCAGAACGAAGGAGAAATTCAAGCATATTACACGACTTCATCTTACTTTTTTGAACTAGCTGGGATGGGATCTCCTGATGAAAATGCTTTCAGAAGCCTTAATTCAACATTAAATGCTTCTGGAACTTTTTTGAGCGTAGGTTCCAATCAAGTAATTCCAGATGGAACTACTTCGACTTATCTTTACCTTAACAACTCTTCAGTTGTTGCCGACGAAGCAGCTAGAAGCGTTGTCTTTGAAGGAAGGTTAGCTAAGACAAGATTTTGGTCAAAGTCATTTACCACCAAAGAATGGTCGGAACACATACGAAACTATCAGTCTTTGGGTGTGTCTGATCCATCCAAAAACTACAATTACGTGTACACGGTATCAGGTTCTTTCGAAAAGCTAAGACTAGATTCTTTATCTAAACAATCGAATAGAACGGCTTCTGCTCCTGACGGAAGCATCACGTTCTTGGATTTCAGTGAAAATAACATGCACATGTTGGGAACGGGATTTCCAACGGCCACTGACTTTTTCTTACCTGAAATTATTAGGTATTCACACTTGTCTTCGTACTATGATGAAGCGCTGTCTAACGATAAGATAAGAGTTCGTGGATATCTAGAAGATTCTTTGATTGATGCAAACCCTTGGGCTTCGAGAGCGCCCGTTCATCAGATATCTAGATCGGAAAGCCCAACAGATGATACTAGATTTTCAATCGATTTTTCTTTGGTTGATTCTTTAAACAATGACATAGTGAACATGTTCTCAACGTTTGAAGCGCTAGAGAATGCGATAGGAAATCCTGATTTAGTCTATTCCCCTGATTATCCAGATCTAGAAACTTTGAGAAACGTGTACTTTAATCGTTTGAAAGAAAAACTAAATTTCAAGGCTTTTTTTGAGTTCTATAGTTGGTTTGATAATTCGATAAGCAATTTTATAGAACAGTTGATACCTAGAAAGACAGTGTATAAAGGTACTAACTTTATCGTAGAGTCTCACATGCTTGAAAGGCATAAGCAAGAGTATTATTCTAGCGAGATATATCTAGGCGAAAATGATCGCAATAGAATTAGAGACAATTTGTTGCTTCAACAAATAGCTGGAACGATAAGGAGATTCTAATGGGAAATGAAGTTAGCAAAGCTTTACAGCTATTGACACCCAAAAAAAATACTAATTTTTTCTATGGTTTCTTACCTAGAATTAATAAAGAATATTTTGATGATGGTCAGGGTGAAAGCAACGATCTAAAACTCAAGCCTTCGTCAACTGAATTCGTTTTAACTGGTTCGATGGATACATCTGCCATCGACGCTTTTAGACAAGGCGTAGAGATCACAAGGTCTCAACATTTTGACGCGGGAACTTCTTTAAAAATTCACGCAGGTGAACCCGGAGGGGTCGTCAGAAAAAATTCTTATGGATATGATCGTAATTTTAGAAAAGATAATTTTTATAGCGATATTGATTATTTTGATCCTGTCGACTACCTGACGTCAACTCGAGTTTTTTCATATCCTATTATTACTGGTGATAATGATGAAACTGAAAATTATAACTTCAACGGCGTAATTGAGCCTTTAACCATAAGAGCTCTAGTTTCGTTTTTTAGCATTGACGTTCCCTTCGAAGCTCACGACGTGAAAGCCAACCTAGAGGACGGCAACAGCACCATAATTCGATCTAATGATAGAATTAAGACGGTTCGAGAAAGAAATGAGAACAGGATTGTTCCTTGGTTGGACATGATAGACATGGTGGGAGAAGTCAAGAAAATCCCAACGATGGGATATTTTAACGACGATCGTACTTTTATTGCTCCGTTTAACGATCAAAAGTATAAGTTAGAATTATCATCAAACTTAGAAGGTACAATGCTTTTAGCCGCAAGACTGTTGAATGGGTCAACCGATAACTACGTTGCTGACGGGTACATATCTGCAACGGCAGGGTGGACGTACGATGACGTGACGGTTCATGGAACTGATTCGATTGCATTTGGAGGGTTTGGATACTAATGCCTTCCGCAAGATCTTCTAGAACGCCTCCGCAGAGGTTATTCAAAGATTATATTTTAACCAAAGAAATAGGTAGAGGTCTTTCTGGGGTCGATGCATCGTTATTCGTACCAATCCCAGGTTCAGTTGGACAACCAAGCGCTGATGATGCAGTTTCTTCTGAGCTGGACATCGGATTTGGATTTCAGATCAACGGCATCACATACAATAAGTTCGTCGTTTCGACAAACGGATGGATGCTTCTTGTCGATCCTTCGTTCGCATTTTCTTTGGGTGATATTTTATCTTCAACTTCTGGAGAAAATTGGTCTATAAATTCAAGCTTTGGAGGTAAGCAACATCTCTTGCTTGCCCCATGGTTTGATGATTTAAAAAACAAATACGATCTAGCTTCTCTCTTCACGACAGTCCAACAAGACTCCGTGAACAAAGGGCTTTTCCCCCTCACTGATGCCTACCATCCTACAGCAAATGGAGTGATGTATTGCATCGACAAAAATTCTCCTTTAGGAAAAAGGCTTATCATTAGATGGCATTCAATTTCCTTAGCCGAAGACAACGTTTTGATTTTTGAATGTATAGTTTATGAGAACGGCCGCGTTGAGTTTAGATACTCACCTCGTTCTGGTTGGAGATTATACACTGGCGGATCGAACGATAATGCGACCGTAGGAGTCTTTCTTGACGGCTATTATCAAATGCGTGATTTTGCTACTGAACTAGATTATTCTAAGTCTGCAAGAAAATTATCTACTTATGGCGGAGCAGAATACGATTCATCCTACTCTGACACCGACACGGCTTTAAATGTAGCTAGTTATTCTATAGGTCTACGTCCTTTGCTTAATTGGCCAGGTCAAAAAAACTTTGGATCAACTTTGGTATTCCAACCTCCGTTGAACAAGCGAAGAATATTGCCTAGACAAAGTTTACGAAACCTAGATTGTAAGAGTTCTCTACCCACTACTGCTCGTACAGGGGATAATAGGCTAGGGAACAAGAATATCATTTTCAATGATAATAATTCTATTTTGTATGGAAAAAGAAAGAACGCAAAATCTGGAATTGTTATAGATGGTCAACAGCCCGTTAATTACCCGACAACTTTACCTAGGTTTTACGGAAATTCCACTTCAGATTCAACTCATCGTCAGGATTTGTTTTCAGGAGATTTTTTAGTAACAGGAAGTGTCGTGAAATCTTTGGTTCAAGATTTCTTGGTTTTGAAAGATGATTCTAAAGTTCCTGCTTTTGAAGATCACAAAAGGTATGAGATTGAATCTAGAGAAGACAGCTTTTTTTCTGTTGGAACATCTCCAGTAGACGTAGGGTTTGGTTTCTCTCACCCACTACAGTCGAAAACTCAAATAAGAATGTCGTTCCGCGTGGATCATAAAACCACCATGTTCGGCGCTTCTTCAAGCATTTATTACTATAACTCCACCACAAAACGATGGCAATATCCGACTTCTTCTTTTGCAGAGGGATTCGATATAGCTAATCACTATGAAGACACTTATTACAATCGTCTGACTGAGGTAGATAGAGGATTTAACGCATTCGGTTTTAATATTTCTTCAGGATCTAATAGTGACGATTTTCGCATCAATTTCAGTTATCCGACTGACGATGTTTTTAATAAAGGTTGGACTAGAGACAATGAAACCTTAGCTTTAAATAAATACTACAGTAAAAGCATACAAAACGATCCAAGATATGCAGCAATTAAAGATGAAACTATCGTGGTTCCAATTTCTCAACCTTTCTTGTTAGAAAAAGCAGTTATAGAAATTCCTTTTGAAATGGGTCCAGGATGGTTTAACGATAAAACGCAGTGTTTCTTGCCGATAGGAAATCTTATCGATTCTTCATATAGCCCGTCAGCGTTAAGTACACCTTTTGACATAGGAGGTCCTGGAATAACTTTCGCATTGTTCAACCAAATAAACATAGGAGGAAGAACTCGTAGAGATTTAATCATGTCTGGCACAATCACACATTCGTTAGACAATGAAACGAAAATAGTGTATTCTAGATCACCAGACTTAGTTTCTTTAGGTGGTGATGTTTGGCAAATTATCCCTCAAGGATTTAATGCCTATGGTACACCATCAGCCGTGGTGACAGGAAACTCTGGATCTGTAGGATATTATTTCACCGGTAGTGTTCGTTTAAAATGCGAATCAGCCATATCTAACGGAGTCCTGGTCAGAGATACAATCTACATGAATCAAACTTTGGGGTATTTGACTGCTTCATTAAAGACAGTTTTCAACAGTCCAGAATGGAGTTTAATAGGCAGAGGATCAATAGAAAATTTTAATCAAGATCTTGGTGGAAATGGATTTAGAGCAAGAACGATTGTTGCAGCTAATAACTTAGGTAGAGGTGGCACAGGATTCGAACCATCAGGCAGATCGACGTTTGGTAAAGAGTATGTTACTTCTCAAGGACTTTCTCAAGGAAACTATTCAAATGTTTTCTACAAGTACAAAGACGGAAATATATTATCTGAGCTAATCGATCTAGCGACAGCAGCCTCTCCAACACCGGAATTTTATGCAACTTCCGCAATTAACCAACAGAAAACTTTAACTTCTCCTTATTTGTTATTCCCAAACGATAGACTAGTTTTTTCTATCTCCAAATCAAGACCTCATTTCTTTTCCACTGAAGTCGCTAGGCCATACACCTCTGGGTCAATACAACATGACGTTAAGTTATCAACTGGAAGCATCAACATTACGTTATATGGAAGCTTGATTTCTAATGGTAGAGAATTTCACGATCCGCTGAACCAAGAACTGTCTTCAGACGCAATTCATGAAGTAGTTATAGGAGAGACAAAAACATGGTAGCCGTCTTAGATCAATTTGAAGTAGAGTACAAAGAATCTTATATCTCAGGAACTTATGATCAAGTGGTCATGGGTAATATGATTTTTCTAACGACGGCGGGCGGAAAAAGAAATTATGTTTACGGTAACAGGGGAGTAGTCTACGGTTCGATCAATAGCAATCAACCTCAGCAACCTGGGACTAGCATTTTTGACTTTTCTACTTCTGTCTCTTATCGGTCTCAACCTTACAAAGAGAAAGCTGGAAATTGCAGAGCGGCTAAGCACACCTGCTACAATGAAAGAATTTATGATACGTTGGCTCCTGATGCTCTTTCATGTTTTAAGAGAAATGGAGCAGAACCTTTCTTTTTCACAGGGTCTGCAAATGAAATACCAGGAGTCGGTGTATTTTCAGGACTCGATAGTAACAACGCTGGATTTATCATGTTTGATAATTTTATTCCAACGTCGAATGGTAGCAGAAGCAATTTCAATAAAGGCGTAGACAGAAACTGGACGCGTTCTTTTCCTTTTGAACCCAGATACTCGGATGTTTCTAGAAAATCTCAACAAAAATTTTTTAATGGTAACGTTGAAGCTGCTTATCATGCTAACTTTTTAGACAACACTGGTAACAACTTCACAAAAGTAACGAAACGAAGAAAAGTTAAGTCTCTTATAGTAGGCACGGTCGGTCCAAACGCTGTCTACAGTAACAGACATAATACTTTAACTTTAAATACAATATTTTTACCCCCTGGTCAAAATTGGTATCATCATTGGGTTGTTGACAGAGATGCTAACAAAAAATACACTTTTTCTGGTAGGTTTTTGACAGGATCTTGTTCCGACAGTGACACGATGAAAGTGTTATTCGGGTATGGAGACGTCAATACTATAGTTTATTCATCTTCTTACGTAAATTCAAATAACACTTTTGGATATGCGATGAGAGGTTCTAACAACTGGCCTGATTTTAGGTTAAAAGACAGTACGAATGTAGGAGGTGCGCCACTCGGGGGTACATACGAAGGAGTGACAGGTAGTATTTGGAATATCTCTCCAGTCATACGAGGATGGAAATACGGATTACACAGCGCGTTGGAGGATTATACGTCTGCATATTATCGTCAAGGTAGATACGGACAATTCAGAGACATGTTGGAGCAAAGAAAATTTACAAAGATCTTTACTCCAAATTCTCAAGATAGACTGCAGACCATTCAACAAACGGTCTCAAATTCACCAGTTACAGTAAAGTTTGTCGATTCAGAAGGCAAATTAACAACGCCAGAAAATACTCAATCTCAAAATTTAAGCGTGGAAGCTACTTCTTCTTTACCATATTTTGATTTGATTTCTCGTAATAGACCTGTACAATCGACGATAAAAGCAACGAATCTAAAGCTTATCAATTTTTCAGTAGATGGATTTGGAAATACGCGGGTGTGATATATGGCTGATGTAAAATCAGATGTAGATAAAAATCTTTTCTTGATTATAAGAAATTCGTTGAACGATGCAGTTAATTTAGTTGCAAGCCCAGCTAGCTTTCAAGTCGGGTTGAGTGATTCTCCTTCTGATTTAACTTTGATGGGCAGATTTTCGTTATCATCTAAAGTCTATTATGCGACAAGCGAGAATGGATATACCGTCAATTTAAGCAATGATGCAAGCATTGCTCTTATATCTATACCCATAAGAAACTCTGCTAAGGTGCTTTTGCCTTCTGGCCCTCGTGAAGGTCAAATAATCTTTATTAAGGATAGAGAAGGAATATGCTCTTCGGCACCAATGGTTATATCTGCATCTGAAAGTTTAATTGATGGAGCTTCTTCGATTGCTATAACTTCAGACTATGGTAAGAAGTGTCTGTGCTGGAATACTGACAGGTGGTCTGTCATCTCTGATTGATTCTATTGTTATCAGCTGCAACTGAAGTTCATCAATCGTAGTTAAATTTTCTGCTTCTTTATGTTCTTTTTTTGTTGGGGTGATTGTTTCCTCTACGAACAAACCGTCTGATGATTCATATAAGTTTATTGAGATCATAAAGTTCCCCTTTTTATATAAGTATCAATTTAATTCACACTGCAAGTTTTTCTTTACGATATCTTCGATAGTTTCATTATCTTGGAATAAATCAGCAAATTCAAACTGTTCATCTTCTTCAGATAAAGTTTGTATTTTTATTCCTTCTCTAACACCATCGATTAGTCTCAAATGATCGCTCAATATCCACCCAAAGTGAATCGAGATCAGTGATCCATCATTGGTTTTTTTTGCAGCAGATGCAGCTTTTATTAATCTTAAGAATGTAGTAGAAACGTGCTTGTTGTCAATGTAATCGATGTGGCACCCGTTCCATTCGACTTCTAACCATTGTCCTCTTTTCAAGGTGATGACTTCAACCTCTGGATGGGTTTTCAATAAGTTGTTTAAATTTTTCTTTGAAGATTTTTTGACTAAATTGTGAAGGACTGTCGATTCTGGAAACAAATAGAAATATTTTGTCTTTGTTTCGTTATCAGGTAACGTAATTTTGTGCTTTTTCATTTCATTCTTTGAAATTCTAACACAAATCAATGCAATAGTTTATTCTAATTTAAATGGGTTTTAACTTACTAACAATCTTTTCAATTAATTTTGTATTGTCAGGTCCTAATGCTACACACACTAATTCGTTACCCTTTGTATTAGAGTGAGCCTCTATTCCCATGAACTCCGCTCGATTTAAAATATCATGTAGTTGTTCTTCGGAATCTACCCCTAAGATAATTTGCGAAAAAGACCCAGTTAGCCATGAAACTTCGTCATTCGAGAGATTGACAAAAACCTGATCTGGTCTGGCGGCTTCATTATTTTCTATTAAAAACTTTACGGAAGCTGCGGCAACTTGTGAAGCGATTTCTCCTCTTCTCATGTTTAGATCGTTGCGTACCACTATGAATTGTTTTACATCTTCCATTGTAACACCTCGTAAACAAGCCACGTCATTCTTCTTGATCATCTTGAAGAATTTCTTTTCTTACTTCCTCCAATATTTTACCAAGCCAGTTTTCTCCTACACCTCCTACTGTTCCCCAAAATCTATCGTTCCACCGATTTTCATTAATCAGTGGTCTGTTATCTGTTCCTTTTAATCTACAACGAATAAAAGGATTTTCAAACTTTTTTCTTATCAAATCCTTCATGATAGAGATTTTTTCTTCTTTCCAATCTTCTCTAACAATGACAGATTGTCCCAATCTTTTAGCAAGATTGGGATTTTCAGCTTTTCTTATTAGTTCCCTCGTTTCTTGATTCAAGCTTTTTGCAGCTTGATATGCATGCTCAACAGAGGGATATAACTTTCCTTCAAAAGTTATCGACGAATTATAAAAATTAGAAAGGAACTCAAATCCATTTTTTTTAGAAAATCCTACAATCGGATTACTCTCTTCTCTTAAATTCTTTGGATTTTCTAAGTCCTTTTGCATATAAATTTGATAATGCAATTGAGTAATCTTCTTGATTCGATCTATAATAATTACATCTTTTCAACGAAAGAGACGCCTCTTTAGGATTGCCTGATCTAAAATTTTTCAAAGCGATTGAACATCTTGACATGAATCTCCAATACTCTTCTCCGCCCGTTACGAAGTTTTTATGAGATCTATATTTCGCTTTCCCAAAATGACTATAATACGGACCGGGAGTACCAGCAGGTAAATTTCCTATATTACCTAAATTATGATTCCAGATTTTACGACCATGTTGGTTTTCCAACGCAATATGTGACCATGCACCTGCTAGCAAATTTTCATGCGGCAAGTTTCCGTAGACATTTACATAAGATTCATTTAAAATTTTTACAAGATCATCGCTATCGATCGGCGTAAGTTTTCTCTCTACTTTACATTCTTTTGCTGGAAAAGCTAGAATGGAAAAAGAGATTATCAAATTCATAAAAATCGTCGCGTTAATCATAGATTGTAATTATACAATGTAATACAAAAGTATACATAAATGGAATTTCATTAATTTGTGTGGTCGTGTATTTGTGCGGGTAGATAAATACTGAAAGTATGGTTTTGTGTATTTAACGTTTTCCGGAATGTCATACATTTGATGATACGTGCCTGGAGCATTAAGAATTTAAATGTCAACAAACGACAAGAATAGATTTAGAAAAACTTATTCTTTTTTTAGACAGCAACCCATCTTTGCTTCAGGCGGTGGGGGCGGCGGCGGTGGTGGGGGTAATGGAGATCAATTTTGGTATTCTACCACCAATGATTCGATCTATACTACTGGGTCAGTTATAATTCGAGGAGATGAAACGGGGTTAGACTCTCCTTTTGATGTTGGATCTGACGTATTTTTCTATGTCAGCGGTTCTATAGACGCCATTAATCCTAATGACAGCAAAGTGGCAGTTTTTGGTGGAGATCTTGTTGTCAGTGGTGCCTTTTTACTAGAAAGCGATTATCTTGAAATAACTGGCACGTTGGTCGTTACAGAAGGTGTCAGCGGATCCATTACAAAACTTGCTGATGGCACTTCTTATCTTGTAGCAGGTAGTAACATTACGATAACTTCTCAATCTAATGGATCTATTGTAATCTCTTCAACTGGTGGTGGTGGATCTTCAATTAACTTTTTTGATTCTACGACTGCCGGATCAGTTTACACGACGGGATCATTTGCCTTTAGAGGTCAAGAGCTAATAGATTCTCCTTCTGACGTTGGAACTGACGTCTTCTTTTTTGTCAGCGGTTCTACGGGCGCGGTCAGCAATCAAAAATCTCTTTTTGGAGGTGACGTAGTCGTAAGCGGTTCTTTCTTTGCGGAAGGCGACCGCCTAGAGATGACAGGAACTATCCTGGCGACTTCAGGGTTTAGCGGTTCGTTAACAAAACTCACTGATGGTACGTCTTATTTAGTCGCAGGAAACAATGTTAACATCGTTTCACAGTCCAATGGATCGATAGTAATATCTTCAACAGGTGGCGGAGGAGATAGCTTCTTTTCCTCAACGACGGCTGGTTCAATTTATACAACGGGGTCAGCTGCATTCAGGGGTCAAGAATCTATAGATTCTCCAATAGACAAAGGTACGGACGTATTCTTTTATGTCAGCGGTTCCAAAGGTTCTCGAGACACGTCCGTAGCAGGCTCTTCGCTATTTGGAGGAGATGTAATAGTCAGCGGATCGACTTACATGTTGTCGGGTGCCATTGTACAAAATGGTCTCAGGGTCACAGGATCGTTAGATGTCGAAGGAGACATCGTCGACATATCTGGCTCTCTCATCGTCACGGGTTCCACTTACCTATCTGGTACTTTATTCCTTACGGGATCTATGTTTTCTGAAATGGGCAGCATTACAGCTGTTCAAGGATTCAGCGGATCATTAACAAAGTTGGCAGATGGAACTTCATACCTGGTGGCAGGAAACAATGTTAACATTGTTTCGCAGTCCAATGGTTCTATTGTGATCTCTTCTACGGGAGGAGGATCAAGCACAGTAAATCTCCAGTTCCTTGCTGGCACGGTTTCTTCAGCAGCGCCGTCAGGGTCTATGGAATCGATCGGGATGGATTATCTGAATCTTTCAGCATTACCACCGGTTCCAACAAACTACACATTCTCAGCAATTTTAGCTACAACAGTTGGCACGACTGCATACATGGATCTTTACGATTACAATGGAATATTCAGCGGCGGTTCTCCTGGGCCCATATCCGGATCGGTGTTGACAGGATCGAGTCAGTCTTATACTTACCTAACAGCAAACTTGACGACTGCGATGTCTTCTCCTTCTGGCAACGGAATAATAGAAGCGAGGATATGGTGCGATCCGACTGGATCAAATTTGAACGCAATATGTAAGTCAGCTAAACTGACGATAAGTTAATGAAAGAATGAAATAACATGGCAAAGTATAGAGCAAGAGTAGATTGTTACTTAGAACCTACGTTGGCAGATAGCGTCGGTGTTAACTCTAGAGCTAATGGCGAGTTCTTCGTGAATCTGGTACAACATATTTCATCCAGTATGAATGACCTTGGGATCGAGATGCTTGCCTGGAACTATGGTCAAGGAGGTTCAGATTGGTCTTTTTGGAATGAACCTGGGTCGACAGGTCGATATGCTTTTGCTTGTTTTAGATTTCATTCGGCGTCTTTCGGCAAGTTTGATTGTTTGATCTACGAAAACACGGGTTCTTTCAACGGTCATACAGGCTCTATTTATGTAAACAATCAAAACAGTAATTATTTTCAAGAAACATGTTTTTTTCAGGTTGGTATAGCGTTTGCATGTCATCCGAGTGGATCAGTACCTGACGTTTATCCATATACAGGAGGTCCTTGGGATGGCAGCTATGGACCTGGTGCGGATATTCAGACAGTAACAGAACTTTGGAAAACCACACCAGAAAGCAAAGGTGCTTTCTTCCCACGCCCAAATGGAATTTCAGGAGAAAGCTCTGGTTCAAGGGCCACCCTACAAGGTCTCGGCGGATATGACATGAATGGATCTAGAAATCACTTCATCGTGTCCGAAGACAGTTTGACGATTCTCACGGATTCAGCAATGGATGGCCGTCATAGAATCATGCATTTCGGCCCATACACACCTCGTTCAGGTACGACACCTACTCCTGAAAGCCCATACGTCATGTGGTCAAGTAACAATCCAGACAGCTTCTCACCATGGGTTCACTTCTATGGTGGTCAAATAGGCACAACCTCTAGAAACGATGACAACATATACCAAGGAGCTCTTGCGCATCCTGATCTGTTGTCGGGATCAAGACGTTTCAGTTGGAATACTGTCGTAACAAGTGACATGTTTTTAGGGTTGAATAAGTTTGTAGAGAATGGATCGTACGAAAAATTCCCTGTATGGGTCACTCTCAATGAAGGAACCGACTGCGGGACTTTAGGGATCTTAAATCATCTCTGGTATGGAATAGGAATGCCAAATCTAAGCGTCTCTGTAGTCTCTTCATCAGCTGCATTCGGTAGAATGACGATGAATGAAAACAAGGTCATTGTTCCTTGGAGCGGAGATCCTCCAACCACCACGCCGTGGACGAGAAAAGGTAGAAACTTTAGCATAGGATGACAAGAGGAATCTAACATGACAAAGTATAGAGCAAGAGTAGATTGTTATTTACAACCCGCAGTGGGAGATTCAGCTGGTGTCAATTCCAGAGCAAACGGTGAATTCTTTGTTAATTTGATTCAACACATGTCTTCTAGCATGAACGACCTTGGAATCGAGATGCTAGCCTGGAATTACGGCGATGGCGGATCAGATTGGTCTTTTTGGGATGAACCTGGAGCGACAGGCAGAAATGCTTTTGCATGTTTTAGATTTCATTCTGCGTCTTTTGGAAAATTCGATTGCTTGATCTATGAGAACACTGGGTCCAATACTTCCGTACGTACGCACACAGGATCTATCTTCATAGACAATCAAGACAGGCAATTCTTCGAGCAAGAAGGTTACTATCAAGTAGGTATTGCCTTTGCATGTCATCCAAGCGGATCTGTTCCTAACACATATCCTTATGTCGATGGCCCATGGAATGGTGGTTACGGAATGAGCGCTTCTATAGAGACCGTAGGTCCTGTTTGGAAAACAACTCCAGCCGGCAAAGGAGCATTCTTCCCGAGACCGAACGGTGTACTAGGTCAGCTGTCTAGCTCAAGATCTTCTCTATCTGGAATTGCGGGTAGCAGTATGGATCAAAGCAAAAATCACTTCATTTTGTCTGAGGACAGCGTCACGATTCTTGTTGATGATGCTTCTGACGGTTATTCTAGAGTGATGCACTTTGGTCCTTACATTCCGAGGTCTGGATCTAACCCTGAAAGTCCGTATGTCATGTGGAACACGGGAGATGATAATGTTGCTCCTTGGATTCACGGATACGCCAACACAATTGGAAGCTTCACCCTCGTTAGCAATGCACCACAAGGAGCCATTGCACACCCAGACTTGTCCAAAGGAGCTTTAAAGTTAAGCTGGGGGTTTTTAGCTCATGATTCTTCTAACGGATATAACAATTTCATCAACAGCGGATCATTTGAAAAATTCCCTGTGTGGGCTATTGTTAACGAAGGTACAGAAAGAGGAATCCTTGGTACTCTTAAACATCTAACACTTGGCGTTGGGATGAATAGTCTCACTGTCTCTACACTTTCTTCTTCAGCCGCGTTTGGACGTCCGACCACAGCAGAATCAAAAGTGCTGGTTCCGTGGGATGGAGTTCCTCCTCAATCATCTTCGCCTAATAGAACTGGTAGAAACTTTAGCATAGGTTGATCATGTCAGGAAACGACTTTGCAGATTTCTTTCCGCCTGAAGTACAAAATCAGGTCTTTCCAGAAGTGTTCCAATCTAATGGTCAACACTCTTCTGCTGCTGAATTTACAAACTTAATTCCTGAGATTTTTCAAGATGCTGGTGCTTTAAAGACCGCAACTGAATTTGACCACACGACTCCTGAGGTATTCAAATATCAAATAATCACCACGACGGGAGGAGCTCCTGCAATCAAGTATCGAATGAGAGGATACTATGTTGGAGGTTCAACGTACGAATTTTGGATTACAACGAATCCTGATTCAGCCAATCCCAGCGGGAATCCTCTTATCAACAAAGTTATCGACTCGATCATTGCATCATAAAAGTATTATAATGAGACAATAAAAGACAAATTTATATGCCTGTCAAATTTAGAAGAATTGGAATAACCAACAACATTTATAATTCTGGATTCCCAGTTGGAAGACCAGTTCTCGGTCCTACTGGGCCGCAAGGGGAAACAGGGCCAGCTGGTCCGACAGGCCCCACCGGTCCGACAGGTCCTACCGGACCAACTGGTTCCGCCGGTTCAATAGGTCCTGTTGGTTCTACTGGGCCAACAGGACCGACTGGTCCATCAGGATCAACTGGCCCACAGGGAGATAAAGGTGAAACAGGCGCTACGGGTGATCGAGGCGAAACAGGCCCAGCAGGACCTACTGGTTCGACCGGCCCGCAAGGCGACCGAGCAGACAATGGCGCAACTGGTGCCACAGGTGATCAAGGTCCCACAGGCGCAACTGGCCCCACCGGTCCGACGGGACCTCAAGGTGACAGAGGAGATAATGGTGCGACCGGTGCCACAGGAGACAGAGGCGAAACAGGAGCAACTGGGCCCACGGGTCCGACGGGACCTCAAGGTGACAGAGGAGATAATGGCGCAACTGGCGCAACTGGTGCAGCGGGCGATCGTGGTGCGACAGGAGCCACAGGTGCTACAGGCCCGACAGGAACAGCGGGTGGTAGTTTCTTGTTTTACTTCGGTGCCACAAGCATAAGCGTTGATGCGACGAGATATTTGTATCCTGGAAGTTCTACTTCAGCAGCATCATCTACTATCATTGAAATTCCGATGCCGATAAGAGGTAATGTCACTAAGATGTATCTTGCTCAATTGGCTGGTTCAGGAACTAGATCCATCGACTATAAACTATTCGTAAATGGATCTGCATCAGGCATGGGTGTGTCAACAACCACAAGCGGCACTGGCGCAAATACGACGGACTCAATAGCGATATCATTTGGTGATAAAATTTCCGTGGCGTCAGTACCAGCTTCAGGAACAGGCACAACCCCATCTAATATAATGATAGTCATAGTTCTTGAGCCGACATGATTCAATTAATTTACTTTAACAAAAACAGAAATAACATATAAGTCATGCCAGCAACAACAGACGTATTATTGATGAAGATAAAGCAATTAGAGCTTCAAATTCAAGAAACCATCAAGCAAGGTCAAGATGCTTCTGCTTTGCAAGAACAATTGAACGAAATGAAAAGTTCTTTTATGTTAAAGAATGAAGCTTTGAGCAACAAATCTAACATTCTAAAAGGGTAATAGAAATAAATAATATGCAAAAGGTAGACTTATATCAACCAATGATCAGCAATCGAGTCGGAGCACCTCCGCTAGTTCTCAACGTGGGTGTACAAAGAAGTTCTGCTGAAGTTATGGGAGGCCCAGTGGAGAATGCTCTGCGTGCAGAACACTATGTGTTGTTGTCAGCTCTTCCTGATGAACTTAGAGAAAGAGTGAAGACTGCGGTTCAAGCTTTGTTGTCTTCCATTTGATATTATGAAAACGTTATATCCAGGAATGAAAGGTGCCGATGTAAAACGTTGGCAAATTTTTCTTAGAGGGTTATCCAACGACTCTAATGTAATCGTCAATGGCGATTATGATTTGATTACGCTTGATGCGACAAAAGCATTCCAAACTTCTAAGGATCTCGACGCGGATGGCATAGTAGGTCCTAAAACCATATCTGCAGCTTTGTTAGATGGATTTGACGTAGTAAAAGATAATTCAGATGGTGATCTCGGACCTAATTGGCCCCCACGGCCTGATAATAATCCGCTGACTATTCTTGAAAGAATGAAATTATTTGGAAAGTTCTCTTTTGTTTCTTCCCCGACGCAGACAAATCCAGAGGCAATAAAGATCACTGACGATTGGTCAAAAGATAATATAGTCGTGGTGCAAGTCCCTCAACTAATTGGAGTACCAGGGTCTTTACAAAATGGTGCCGCCCATGTTCACAGGAAGATATCAAAACAATTCTTAAAATTGTTTGATGATTGGCAATCAGCGAATTTAAATGAAAAAATTCTAACCTGGGGTGGATCATGGGTGCCTCGGTTTGTGAGAGGATCAAGAACTTCTCTATCAAACCATGCTTGGGGCACAGCATTCGACATAAACCACCAGTGGAATGGGTTGGGCATACGTCCTGCTCTTCGGGACGAAAAGGGATCAGTCAGAGATCTGGTTGACATCGCATACCAAAACGGGTTTTATTGGGGCGGATGGTTTAAGTCCAGACCTGATGGAATGCACTTTGAGGCTTATAAAATAATCGAGTGATTATTTAATCAACATCATATGGCATTTAGAGACGCCTCACGAACTAGAAAAGCATATTCGTATTACAGGCCACGTCCGCGTTTGCAATACGTATCAACTCCTGAAGAGACGCAACAATTATTACAGACAATCAATAATTTAGCGTCATTGACAACGGTGACCATGATATGGAATGAGACTTTAACTGGTGTGACCGATGATTTGAACACCATTTTTGAACTGTCTTATACTCCCGTCGCTGACACTGAAGTAATGTTATTCGTGAACGGAGTTCTTCAACACAGAAATAATGGAGAAGCTAAAGATTTTAGCATATCAGGCAAAGTAATCACCATGAATTTTCCTCCGCACACGGGAGATGAAGTCACCGCGACGTACGCATACGATCCTAACGATCCTTAGACAATAATTCAGTTATTGGTTCTCAGCAAACGAAAATTATTGTGTTCGAAGATACGTAGTATTATGTCTACGTTTTCAACGACGATTGGTCCTACGCCGTTCGGATTTTTTGATTCGGACGCAACTTTTCAATCAGAAGCCGACGCAATGGTCTTGTTCGTCAAGCGCAAACTCGGTGATGATGTGTTGTCTGTAGAATTGACCAAAAAAGAGATATGGGCATGTTTTGAAGAAGCTTGTTGTGAATATAGTCGTTTAATACATGAGACAAAAATAACGTCCGAATTGACAAACTTGTTGGGCTTGCCTACAGGAAGTGCAGATCTGACGAACAAATATGCCAGACAAACGCTGGAACACTTGTTACGTATGGCAGAACCATACGCTTCCCAAGCTTTCGTAGGAGGATCTTACGATGCGACGTTAGGGTATCTTGACCTCGCCACTGGTCGACAAGATTATGACATTTATTCTGAAGTAAAAGACAACGAAACAGGAATTGGAATCTATGATTCCATGGTATCAGGATCAAAAGGCAAGTTGAAGATTGCTGAAGTTTTTCATTTTGAGCCCCTTGCCGCTCAACACTTTTTATTAAATGCATCTAATATTACTAACTTTTTGGCAACCAATTTTAATTACGAATCTTATGTTAACTCTACAGTTTTTTATGTGTTGCCTGTTTTTGAAGACGTGTTAAGAAGAGGGATGCTAGAGACAGCTTTTAGGGTTAGAAGGTCAAATTATAGCTACGAAATTATGGGCAGAAAGTTGAGAATTTATCCCATACCCACCACAGATTTGCAGACAGGAAGGCTGTACATCAAAGTCGTAAAACCGCAGAATCCTCTTATGCCAGCTTACCATGATGATTCAATTTATGGTATATCTGGTCCCAGTAACGTTCCTTTAGGTAATATTCCATTCGCGTCGATAAATCAACCTGGGAGACAATGGATTAGACAGTTTACTTTAGCCTTATGTAAAGAGTTGTTAGGATTGATTCGATCAAAATTTCAAACAGTTCCCATACCTAATGCCGATCTTCAGCTTAATGGCGAGGCTTTAATTACTCAAGCTCGCGAAGATAAAGAGAGATTAAACACTCAGATGAAAGAATTTTTGGCAAATTTGACATATGCAAAATTGCTTGAGACAGACGCCCTCGCCGCTGAAAACTTGAACAAGCAGCTTAGATTTATCCCTATGCCGTTAGGCAAGGCTATTTCGATAGGATAGACTGGAGAATAATTTATGGCTCGTCTTTTTATCACACAAAGAGAAATTAATTTCATTTCTGACATCACAAAAGAAGTGATAAAAGATGTGATCGGCCAAAAGATCTATTACTATCCTATCTCAGAAACTAAGACCAAGACTCATGAAGTTTATGCTGAAGCTATGCAAAAAATATTCGATAATCCAATCGTTATTGATGTTTTAGTAAGCAATGAATTTCAGATCGATACAAAGATAGATAAGTTTGGAGTAGACACTAATTTTAAATCAGAGGTTTACATCCAACATAGAGACATGATAGAAAAAGGTATTAATCCTGCAATCGGCGATTATTATTCTTTTAGCGATGTTTTTTATGAAATAACTGAATACAGATTCATGAGAAACATTTACGGACAGGCTGAAAACATTGACGGAGTCGCGTTGGTGGGACTCAGGGTACGTGATAGTCAATTCAAGGCTCTTGTTAAAGGCCCGACTGGCATTGAGTACACCGATAAAGATGCTACGCAAACCACATTCGTACAGCAAAGAGGTGTTGAAGAAAATGCCGAAGGTCCGACAGCCGACGTTAGAGATTTGGTGAAGCAAGGGGTTCTTGACCCACCAATCTCAGGTCCCAGAGAAGTTTCCAGCAAAGGAGATTCTACTGGTGCTGGTAATTCTTTTTATGATGAATGAGCAGAACTATGCCTACCAGATTTAATTCTAACAGCAATCCTCAGTTTGGCGTGCCAGGGTTAATTGATAAAACGCACCAAGGAACGGCTGAATTTACAATCCCTCCCGTCGGATTGGAAGACGTTGATGTTTCGATTTTTAATTTGTTTGATAAAGAGTTAACCTTGCAAGTCAATGGTGATAATTCAGTACCAAAAAATGTTCCTGTTATCTTTGCGTCGGGAGAAAAATGGGCAATCTTGAAGAAGAGAAAAGCCTTAAGAGATAGAAATAATTCTTTGATACTTCCTTTGATCACTATCGTAAGGACGGGAATTTCCCAAAATTCAGACGAAGACATCGCCGGTAGAGGTATAAATCAACAAACCGGTGAAATCATCATAAAAAGACGCCTTGATAAATCCGATAGAAAATATCAAAATCTTATTAATCGATTTTTATTAAAAAACCAACTGAATGTAGCGACTAATCCCAACAAAGAATACGTCGATGGTCAGATCTTGACTGACAGAACTGTCGGAGAAGATGAAGAATCATCAGCCATAATAGATGGAGCTTGGCTTGCAGATATCAAGAAAAAAAATATCTATGAGACCATAGTCATTCCTGCTCCTCAATTTTATAACATTCGTTATGAGATTACTCTGTGGACTCAATACACGCAACATATGAATCAGATTTTAGAAAATATTGTTGCTTCTTTTTTACCGCAAGGTAATTCTTGGAAGCTTAACACGACCAAAGGATACTGGTTCATCGCTAAAGTTGAGGATAATTCATACGAACCCGAAAATAACGTCGATGACATGTCACAAGAGGAGAGAATCATCAAATATAAATTTAATGTAAAAGTTCTCGCTTACTTGTTTGCCACGCAGTCTCCTGGAACTGGGGTTCCAATAAAACGTTATGTTTCATCTCCGATTATAAAATTTGAAACCGTTGCGCCAAAAGACGATGATCCCGCGTCGCCTATCAATTTAGTTGAAGATCCTTTCCTCGGATCCGATGATCCGACTCTTCCGTTGTCTGACACCAAAAATAATAGAGAAGATCAACGCAGAAGCGGTACTAAACTATATTCTCCAACGGACTCTGCTGTCTCAAATGATCCTGCACTACAAACCAGGTCATCCAAACAAAATAGACCAGTGTACCAAAAAATAATTACTCAAAACTCTTCAGGTAAAAATGTTGCGACTTACGCTAGGGTTTTTAGAACATCCAATGCGTCAGGAGAAACTGTCATAAAACCGTCAAATGATTTTTCTTCAAAATCTAATCCTGCGGCTGCTGACACGCTACTAGGTGATCTAACATACGAAACTACTAAGTGACCACTCCAGTTTTTTAGAATTCTCTTGAATACTTATACGAAGAAATTCCCAGTGTATTCATGAAGGAGCAGGAGAATGGCTGAACAAGTTTTTAGATCACCTAATTTTTTTGAAAGAGAAATTGAGCTTAAGGCACCGCCTCCGTCAGGACCCGTCGGAGTTCCTGCAGGCGTGATTGGTACTTCTAAAAAAGGACCGGCTTTCGTACCAGTTGCTGTTTCTAACTTTAACGAATTCGTAAGCATTTTTGGCGATCTAGATCCAAAAAAGTTTGGTCCCTATGCCGTCAATGAGTTTTTGAAAAATAGAACAGCGTTAACGTATATGCGCGTCCTAGGCGGAGGCTCTAATCGTTCTTTAAGCGACGTGCAAACGACGCTTATAACTGGTAAGGTAAAGAATGCCGGATTTAAGACGATCGGGACTAAAACTGATTTAACCGAGGATCAATACAAACGACATGTCGGGGGTGTGCAGTTCATCGTAGCTGATCACACGATCGATACGGCGGATGAACCAGCAGGAATGCCTATGTTCACTGACAATGATTCTAGGACTCAAACCAGCAACGTTTCGCTTGTTAGAGGCGTCGTTCTTATGGCATCTGGCGCTAGAATGCTTGTTTTAGACGGAGATCAAAGCATAGGAACCAGCTTCGATGGTGTGGTTTCTGTTGATGATGAAGGAGCTGTAAAGAGCGGAAAAGTCAAGTTAGTCATTTCATCCACTTTAGGATCAGCTTTCTCTTATGATGATGGGAAAGCAGGATTGAAGGTTTATACAGCATCTCTTAACCCTACTAGCGCAGATTACTTTGGTAAAGTGTTAAATAAGGATCCTGAAAAATTTGCGCAGTATCAGCACTTGCTATACACGGACTTTGCTGTAGATGATGAAGTTGCCTCGGTTCTTGATAATGATAAGGTAGCAATATTATCAGGATCAAGCTTTAATAGTCCAGCATCTGGAGATCCATCACTTCATTTCAGCGGAGCATTTGGTTCATTCGATACTAGATTCACGGCACCCAAAACTCCGTACTTTATTTCTCAGCCTTTCGGAACGTCAGAATATGATTTGTTTGCCGTTGAATCTATCGACGATGGAGAATACGCAAACAGTCTTTACAAGGTGTCGATCAGCAATCTTAAGGTTTCTGAGAATGACGCATATGATTATGGAACATTCAATCTACAAATTCGCGATTTTAATGATACGGACGTAAATCCAGTTATCATAGAAGAGTTTGTAAATTGTTCACTCGATCCCGACGCCGACAACTATGTGGCAAAGTTAGTAGGAGATCGCAAAGTGACTTATGACTTTGATCAAGACATATTGGTAGAAAGACGCATCGTTACGACAGGAAAGTACCAAAATATTTCAAAGTTTGTCAGAGTAGTCATGTCTCCCGCTGTGGAAGAGAAAAAAATCCCTGCAAAATCTTTGCCTTTCGGTTTCAGAGGGTTTGAGCTTCTGAAGACAAACGATAATTTGAAAGATTCTGTTCCAACAAGAAATAGACTATGGGGATCAGTAGGTACCGGAGGCTCAAGTTTAGCAAGTTCTATTCTTCCTCCTGTACCTTACAGATATAAGGTAACCCGCGGCGCAGTTTCATCCGCTGCAAACTGGAGTGGCGAACCTGGACCTCTTGAGTCTACAAATCCAGCTTATTACTGGGGCGTGAAGTTTGAAAGGAATACAGAACCCTTAAACAACAACCTGAGTGAAGAAAAGAACGTTCTCATTGAAAGCTTCACAAAGTTCATGGGAATCAAAAAGCTAGATGTTCTAGTCACGGGTTCTGGTGCTGACACTTTCAATAACAACAAATTCAGCCTTTCCAAGGTCGCTTTTGCAAATGGATCTATAGCTGAGTTAACTGGCACAGTTAGAACTCACATGAGAGAAGCAGCATATATCAGAAATGCCAAGGTTGATCCATCAACTTACACGATCTACGATTCAGGATTCGGAGATAGAATCACTTTAGCGAGCTTACTATCAAATGGAGAATCCTATCAGTTCAACAGATTCTCAACGTTTGCAAAGTTCTCAACATTCATGTGCGGAGGATTCGACGGATTGAATATCCTAGACCCAGCTGCCCGTCGAATGAATGATAAAGCAACTTCATTTGAAACTCCTAAGGGAGCAGCCTCAACCACATATACATCACCAGGTCTTGCTTCTAACGTGGCTGGAACTGGAGTTGACAATAACTCAGTTAGTTCTTATGTCACAGCAATTGACGTAATGACTGATCCTCTGCAGGTCAATGTGAATCTGCTTGCCCTCCCAGGTATTCGTGAGGATTATCTCACGAATTACACATCAAAGAAAGTAAGAGATTATGGATTGGCCATGTACATCATGGACATACCAAATTATGACGACAACAGTGATAGAATCTATGATGATTCTACGAACAGAATCAACATCGAAAATACAGCAGCTATCTTCGAAGAAAGAACGTTCGATAACAACTACGTCGCGACCTACTTCCCCAACGTCTATGTCAATGATACGACGAACAGCAGATACGTGAAAGTTCCTGCGTCTGTTGCAGCTCTCGGTGCATTAGGGTTCAACGACTTTATTGCATATCCTTGGTTTGCACCTGCAGGATTCAACCGCGCCGCGCTTGACTTCGTTAACAACGTAGAGGTCAGATTGAACGTCTCGGATAGAGATCGTCTATACGACGCTAGAATCAATCCTATAGCGACATTCCCAAGATTGGGATTCGTTATCTACGGACAGAAGACGTTACAAATAAGAAAGTCTGCTCTTGATAGAGTTAATGTGAGACGTTTGCTCTTAGAGGTTAAGAGATTAATCATCAACATAGCTAACAGGATCATATTTGAACAGAACACACCAGCCGTCAGAAACAAGTTTGTGGCGGATGCAATTCTTCAACTCAGCCTTATTCAGACCCAGGCAGGCATTGAGGCCTACCAGGTCATCATGAATGAGACGAACAACACACAAGAGGACATCGATCTCAATCGTTTGAATGGTCGAATCGTCGTCGTCCCAACGAGAGCAATTGAATTTATTGCGATCGATTTCATCGTAACAAACGCCGGCGTCGAATTTGTCTGATGCAAACGTCGGGAATCTTATACTTATCATGCAAAGCGTAGGAGCGATATAAATGGCACAGCTCAAATTTGGAAGCGCAGGAGTAACAACAAGAGAAATAGACTTAACGGGCCCCGTCGAAACAGGACCGACGGGGGTCCCCGCGGGGGTCATCGGCACGTCATTAAAGGGACCAGCATTCGTACCACTAACTTATGGAACGCTCAAGGACTTCTTCGCGAAGTTCGGTGAGAGCGATTCTAAGAAGTTTGGACCGATAGCTGTCTCTGAATGGCTGAGCCGTTCAACCGCAGTGACTTACCTTAGAGTCTTAGGCGTTGGTGATGGAAAGCAACGTCTTAAAACTGGAACAACCGCTGGTGAAGTTAACAATGCAGGATTCGTCGTAGGCGAAGAACAACCTGCAGAAGACGGAACTTTATCACCGAATCCATATGCTGTTTCAGGAGGACCACTGGGTAGAACATACTTCTTAGGATGTTTTATGTCAGAGTCCGTAGGGTCAACTTTCTTAAGTGACGCTGGTCTTCAAGGAACAAGAAGGGTTAACTCTCCTTCTGTCTTATCAGCTTCAGTTCCAATCGTCAGAGGCGTGTTGATGGCTCCTTCAGGAGTCGTCTTGCGCTTGTCGGCAAGCTATGCTACGTCCGCCGTTCCTGGTTCTGCAACACCTGCAACACCCGCAAACCTGTTTGGAGCTTCGGTGGGAACGATCGTTCTTTCTGCTTCCAACGCACCTTCCAAACAAGAGTTCACGATGTTGCTTTACGGGCACAAAGGAACAGACGTTGCGTATCCAAACGTTCTAACTGCATCTTTTGACGTTAACTCAGCGAACCACATATCCAAGGTTCTTAACACAGATCCTTATAAGATGCAGCAAGCAGGTCACTATCTTGCAGCAAGCTGGGATATACATCCTTCGTTGGCAGTCATTACTGGAACAGGATTCTTACCAGTAGACGCAGGATATAACTGTGTATCTAGCTTAACACACTCACTTGGATCAGAGAATTCGGTCTTCTTGTTAACTTCGTCTTTGGCAAGAAACTCAGGATCACAGACTGTACCCAATTACGAGTCCTTCCGCGATAGATTCTCCAATGCCAAGACCCCTTGGGTTATCTCTCAAAAGTTCGGCGGAAAACCAGTTAACTTGTTCAGATTCCACGCTCTAGACTCTGGAGCCAACATCTCTAACAAGGTCAAGATTGGAATCGCCAACATCACTCCTTCAAATGCGGCTAATTACAAATACGGTTCATTCAACGTCGTTCTTCGTCGCATGGATGATACGGATATCGAACCTAAGGTTTTGGAGAGCTTTAATGGAGTCAACCTCGATCCATCTTCTGATCGTTACATCGGAAAAGTAATGGGCGACATAAATGCCTACTACGATTTTGATCGTGATGACTCAAGCCAAAAATTGGTCATTGAAGGAAATTACACATTAAGATCCAGACACGTTAGAGTTGAGGTTTCTGATGAAGTGATAGATCTATCAGTCGATCCAACTGCATTGCCAATGGGTTTCAGAGGTATTGCTCACCTCATGACATCAGGATCAGCTATCTTTAATGTGGATAATGCGGCATTAATAGACGGCGGATTGATCCATAACGTGGTTGAACCACCTCTTCCATTCAGAAAGAACATTTTTGATGGCGTCGGTGCTCAAGCTCAAGAAAATTCTAGGTACTACTGGGGTGCAAAGTTCGAACACGTCGTAGATGTGAACGACCAAAACAGCAACGTAACACCAGACAAATCATTCAACAGCTTCACAAGCTACTTCCCGAATTTCTCGACTGCATTCATGAACTTCGTGGTGGGTGACAACGCTGGTGCTGCGACGACTGACGAAAATGGAATCGTAGATTCTGACAAATTCTGTAACAACTTGTTCTCTCTAGAGCATGTTCAGATCAGAACAGGTTCTAACGGTACCGTTGAGCAAGCTGACGATTGGAAACATGCGACATACGTCAGAAATGGTGATATACAACCAGACGATGGTGCCAAGACAAGAGCAGTGAAGGTCGACGATCTATCATTCTCGCTGAACAGAAGATTCCTTAAGTTCTCTTTGATCATGCAGGGTGGATTTGATGGCGTCAATATCTTTGATGAGGATGAACATCAGATCAATAATGCTGCTGTCACAGCAGACATGAACGACGCTGATAGAGGTCGCGAAAAGGGTCCCAACGTATCCGCTTATCTCAAGGCCCTCGAGGTCATGAAGAACACGACCAATGTTGATATTCAGCTTCTCGCGATACCCGGCATCAGAACGCCTGTCGTTACAGATGCTGCAATCACGGCGACTGAAGAGCGTTTCGATGCTCTGTACATTATGGACATGGAACAGGTAGACAAGGACGGAAACCTGATCGATATCACGGGAGTCGTCAAACCTTCAGTCACGGAAACAATCCTGCAGCATAAGGCACGTAACCTCAACACGTCCTTCGCGGCAGCTTACTTCCCAGACGTTCTAATGAGAGATCCTTCAAAGCAATCGAACACAGTGGTCGTTCCACCTTCGGTCGTGGTCCTCGGAGCTCTAGCCTTGAATGACTCACTAGGATATCCTTGGTTTGCTCCAGCAGGTCAAACCCGCGGCGCTCTCCCCACGACTCTTGAGACAAGCATACAGCTCAAGGATCAGGACCTAGATTCGCTTTACGATGAGGACATCAACCCCTTGTACGCTCAAATTATAAACGCACAAGGCGGATTGAACCCACGCGGCGGAGTGGTTGTTTGGGGTCAAAAGACGATGCTACAAGCTGCTTCTGCTCTTGATAGAATCAACGTCCGCCGTCTCCTCATCGACGTTCGTCGTCAGGTTCGCGAGATTGCTCAAACGATCATCTTCGAGCCCAACCGCGAAGCAACCCTCGCAAGGTTCTCTGCAGCTGTCACACCACGTCTCCAGAGAATCCAAGCCCTCGCCGGTCTCGATCGTTTCAGAGTCATCATCGATTCTTCTACGACCACACAGGCCGACGTCGAGAACAACACGGTCAGAGGTAAGATATTCCTGCAGCCAACAAAGACAATCGAGTTCGTCTCACTCGACTTCGTCGTTGCAAATAACCTGCAGTCAGTGACCTGATAACCTCTGTCAAAACAGACAGGAACCGCCTCTTTTAACGGGGCGGTTTCTTTTTTGTCGAGGGCATTAATTAATGTCAACAATTGCACGTGGTAAAACAATCAAGGACATATTGCAAAATATTCCCATGACATCTGATGATGATTCTTACATGTCAGATGTCTGAAGCAGGATTATAGTTATGGAACGTAGAGCGATATAGATGGCTAAATTCGAATTTTCAAGCGCAGGAATATCAGCACAAGAGATCGGGACGATTGGTCCTGTCAAGACCCAACCGAGTGGTCTTTCGGCTGGCGTCATTGGAACTTCAAATAACGGTCCCGCTTTCGTTCCCTTTACGTTAGGATCTCTCACTGATTTTATCGACAAGTTTGGGACCATCGACGGCAAAAAGTTTGGTCCCCTTGCGGTCGCAGAGTGGATGAGAAATGCAAACTCTATCACCTACATTCGCATCCTCGGAGCAGGCGACGGAAATAAACGCCTGACGTCTGGCGAGGTCACCAACGCAGGTTTCACTGTCGGAGAAGAACAACCTATCAACTCTAGTTCCTTAGGGTCCAATCCATATGCAAATCTCAATGGTCCTCTAGGCAGGACTTACTTTTTGGGATGCTTCATGTCAGAATCTGCAGGATCAGTCGTGTTCAGTTCGGCTGGGCTGCAAGGAACAGGCAGCATCAATGGGATAACGGCAGGAGCCGTTCCCATCATCAGAGGAGTTCTGATGGCACCTTCGGGGGTGATCTTACGTTTATCTTCATCAGGAGGAGGATACGATTCATCGGCTCCCTTATCAAACTTTGTAGCCGATGAATCAACGGCTCACGGTACGACTTTAGGCTCCATCTCGCTTAGAAAAGATCAAACGCCATCACAGGAATTCGTTCTGCTGATGAATGGTCACAAAGGCACGACCTCAGCTCCTAATTTCATCACGGCTTCCTTCGATATGTTCTCCACCAACTACATATCGAACGTATTCAATCTCACGGCTTCATTGATACAAGAAAAAGGTCACTACCTTGCAGCTCATTGGGACATCTACCCCTCTCACGCTGTCGTGACTGGTACGGGAGTCGTATCTGCTGGCGCCGACGTGGCTTCAGATTCAAATAGAATACTAGACACTGAGAGATCAGTCTTTTTGATCACGTCTTCGTTGTCTAGAAACGTTGGATCGACGACGGTCCCAAATTATGAATCTTTCAGAGATCGATTCACTCACGCATCCACGCCTTGGATAATTTCTCAAAAACTTTTAGGAAAGCACGAAAATCTTTTCAAGCTCCATGCCCTTGACGCGGGGGCGAACGTATCCAACAGCTACAAGGTGACAATTCATGACGTACGTCCTAAGTCAGAAGGAAGTCCATACAAGTACGGTTCGTTCAGCCTGTCTGTGAGGTTGATAGATGATCCAGATAACGAAGACTCTAAACCGCTTGAAACCTTCAACGACCTGACGCTGGATCCATCTTCTGCCACTTACATCTGTAAAGTGATAGGAGACGTAAACGTCTACTACGATTTTGACAGACCTCCTGACGACCAAAGGATGGTGATCGAAGGCAATTATCCCTTAAAGTCTAGATACGTTAGAGTTGAAGTATCTGAAGAGGTTCATAACGCTACTCTGAATCCTGCGGCCATCCCGATGGGGTCCCGAGGAATTTCACACATAGTTACTTCCGGCTCGGCTCCGCTAGCTCCATTGGGCGGCTCGGATATTCTACCTCTGGTCGATCAATACTACCTGCGAAATTCCGTGGTTCCTCCTCTACCAATGAGGCTAAACAACAAGGCAGCAGGTAACAACACGGACCCCCCGACGAAGAAGCCTTGGGGACCTATATTCGTTCACTCAAGTCCATTCGACTCGAACGATTTGCCAAACTCAAATCTCAATAAATCTTTCAACGCTTTTGCGCTTCACTATCCTGACCACTCGACGACAACTCTAAACTTTTCCGTGAGAGACAACGAGGGAACGCCCGACTCTACCACGAATGGGATATTGGACGCCGATAGGTTCTGTAACAACCTATTCACTTTAGAAAATGTCAAGGTGTTGACCGGTAGCAGCGGAATCATCGAGTGGGGCTCTGCCGAGTATGTTCGTCACGGCTTCGTCGCGGTCGATGATGATGCAAAGACACGAGGGATCAACGTCTCTGATCTTCTATTGAAGAAAAACAGAGACTATCTAAGCTTTAATGTGATGTTCCAAGGAGGATTCGACGGGATCAACATCTTCGACTCTGATGAAGCTGCCATCAATGACGTCGCCGTCAGAGGAGACATGGAGGACATTGCACGAGGCGGATTGAACGGTTCAGCCGTGGTCTCTCACAGAAAAGCGATAGACATCATCAAGAACACAGTCAATGCGGACATCGGCGTCATGGCCATCCCTGGAATAAGAGAACGCGTGATCACTGACGTCGCCGTGCAGGCGGCGGAAGAAAGAATGGACACTCTCTATATCATGGACATAGAACAGTACGATTCAGGCTCAAATCCCATGTCCATGTCGGCTCTAGGCAAGTCCAACGCACCCTCAACGTCATTGACCATTGCGGCTCTTAAAGAACGCGGCGTGAACTCATCCTATGCAGCCGCATACTACCCCGACGTGATAATAACCCCTGATCAATTGCCTGATCAGGAGATAATCGTCCCACCCTCCGTGGCCGTCCTCGGCGCCATCTCACTCAATGACTCTGTCGGAGCTCCATGGTTCGCTCCCGCCGGCATGACCCGAGGCCGTCTCACAACGGCCCTACAACCCGTGATCAACTTCGACGAACCCACGATCGATAACCTGTACATCAACAACATAAATCCACTCTACGCGACGACAAACATAAAACAACTATCCCCAGCCCAAACGTCAGGCGTCGTCATCTGGGGTCAAAAGACGCTGCTGCTATCGACAGAATCTTCTCTAGGCAGAATAGCCGTCCGCAGGCTTCTCATCGACGTACGCAAGGCCGTCAGACAAATCGCGCTACAATTCCTCTTTGAACCAAACGTAGAGAGAGTGTCAACCGTCTTCGCCTCACAGATCACAGAATACCTGTCGTCCGTCCGCGCCCGCAACGGCCTCCAATCCTTCAAGGTGAACATAGAATCACCCCTAAAATCTAGACAAAACGTCGAAAACAACTTGCTCAAGGGCAAAATCTACCTCCAACCCCCAAAGACCCTTGAATTCGTCTCACTGGATTTCATCATCTCGAACGGTCTACAGTCCGAGATTTGAAATATTTTTTGTTATATCATCTTTTGTGAATAATTATGTTAGTTCCAATAGCAGGAGAATTCTACAATGGCCGAAACTCTTGACGTCACGTCAATGATTCCAAACAAGTTTGAACCAAAGCGTAAGAACCGCTGGGTCCTCATGATTGAAGGCATCGACGCCTACATCATCAAGACAGCGGCTCGTCCACAAATCACGACAGAAGAAGTCCCAGTCCCGTTCATCAACTCAACCCGCTACCTCGCAGGCAAAACGACGTTCAGCACCATGGGCGTCACCCTCCACGACCCAATCGCTCCATCAGGCGCGCAACAGGTCATGGAATGGATCCGCCTCCACTTCGAATCGGTCAGCGGCCGCGCGGGCTACGCCGACTTCTACAAGCGTGACATCCAACTCAAGATGCTCGACCCCGTCGGCACCGTCATCGAACTCTGGGACATCAAAGGCGCATTCATCACGGATGCTAACTTCAACGAGGTCACCTACGAGGACGGAAACCCAACGGAAATATCACTAACTCTCCGTTTCGACAATTGCGTGCTGCAGTTCTAGAAAAAGTCTTATACCAAATCATAAAGTGATGTATAATTACCTCTGTGGCGTCAAGCTGCAGAGGTTTTATGCTTAAATGTCCCCAATGCGACTTTCAAATTGAAAGCATCAATTCCCTTAGAATTCATGCTTCAAAAAAACATGATATTTCAAGCGAAGATTTATACATTCAAGTTGTGCTAAAAGGAATTAAACCAACGTGCGAATGTGGGTGTGGTTCCGATACAAAATTTAACGGATTGGTGAATGGATACTCTAAGTTTGTATGGGGTCATGCTTCGAAAGTGAACAATAATTGGGGTCACAACAAAGAAGCCTTCAAGAAAAGTCTCACAACCAGAAGAAAAATGTGGGAAAATGGTGAAATTCAAGGATGGTGTAAGGGATTAACGAAGGACGATCCAAGAATAGCATCAATCATTGAAAAGATGAATACTCCTGAAAGATCTGAAAAAATATCCAGATCTTTAACAGGAAAATCAAAATCAGAATCTCATAAACAAAAAATCTCAGAGCATATGAAATCTTATTGGGGCAAAGAAACCAATCGAGAACGTCAAAGCTTGGAGCAAGCTGAGAGAGTAAAAAATGGATTGCTGACTAAATGCACTCGCGTTCATGGATATTTCAATAACTCTAAGAAATCATCTAAGCCTAATGTTTATTACAGGTCATTATTCGAATTAAATGCGATTCTACATTTAGAATCAAACGAAGATGTTATTTCTTATACGTTTGAACCTTACAACATCGAATATTCATTTGAAGGAAAAATTAGACATTACATCATTGATTGTTTAATAGAGTATAAAGACGGAACAAAACGTATTGTAGAATTTAAACCAAATTGCCATGTTACTCATGACAAAAATGTCGCCAAATTTCAATCTGCTCAAAAATTTGCAACCGAAAATGGTTTCATATTTGAAATATGGACAGAAAAATCTCATAGATTTTTGTCAAGCTAACATGACGTTCAAAATACTTTGATTTTCAACTACGTAGCGTGGTCAAATTTTTCTCACGTTCTTTATTTACGCGTAAGAAGCTGTGTTTAGTATATAATAAGCTTCTTTTTATAAAAGGAATAATAGATGAGCACAGAAGAACGTGAGCAACGAAACGCAGTTTTTTCAGGGGCTTCGGTCCCAGCTGGTGTGGATCCCCGCATGCCGTCGCAGACGGCCGCAGAAAAGCTGAAGGCAGAGTTTGGTTTGGACATCCCGACCGAACTGGTTCCTCTGCCCAGCGCTGGAAAGATCTATCCTGTTGGATCATCGCTGCATGATCAGGACGTCGTTGAGATCAGGCCGATGACGGCTCGTGAGGAGGACATTCTCACCTCGCGCGCTCTCATCAAGAAGGGCACTGTCATATCTGAGCTCATCAAGGCGTGTTTGATCGATCGTTCAGTCAATCCTCAAGATCTTCTCGTTGGCGATCGAAATGCTCTCATGGTCGCGGTTCGCATCACGGGATATGGTCCTGAGTACAACACGGAGATGGAGTGCAATGAGTGTGAGGCGAAGGGTCAGCATTCTTTCAATCTGACCGAGCTTCCGATCAAACGGCTTGAGATCGATCCTGTCATGAAGGGAACGAACGCGTTTGAGTTCCTGCTGCCGCGGACGAAGAAGAAGGTGGTTTTCAAGTTCCCAACGGGTCGTGACGAGGAAGAGATCTTGCACATGGCAGAGAAGCAGAAGAAGTTGGGTCTTCAGTCGGACTCCACAGTGACGACCTCATTGCAGCAGGCGATCATTTCGATCGATGGTATTGAGGATCGATTCAAGATACAGAACTTCATCAAGCTGATGCCTGCATCGGACTCCTTGGCTCTCAGGAATTACATCAGAGACAATGAGCCTGGTGTCACCATGAAGCAAGAGACGTCGTGTCCATCTTGTGGTCACGAAGAGGAGGTGAACATGCCCCTCGGAGTCTCGTTTCTTTGGCCTGCAGCCGCAAGATAGAGAAGCGTTGGTCCTTGAGCCAGCGTTCCTATTGATGTATTACTGCGGATTCACGTACCGGGAGGCCTACGCTCTCCCGGTTGCGTACAAGCGTTGGTTCATCGACAGGATCAGTAAAGAGCTATCCAAGGGTCAAGAAGAACAGAAGAACACCTCACGAGCACTTCACCAGAATACACCCGACGCGAGGGCCATGATGGGCGCAGCACGTGCCCAGGTACCTTCTAGGCTGCGGCGATTTACATGACGTTGTCTCGTGATAATCTCGTTAATATTTTTGGATGTTTTATACCGCAAAATATTAGATATATGCATGACATGCCAAGAACCTAATTCTTCCATAAATCTGAATGAGATGAAGAACGATCTCACCCGTCGTGATCTCTTTTCTTCCGTTAGCGCGTGGTTGTTCGAGGGCCGCGCCTCCGATGTTAATCTGAGGGGTTCTCAGCAGCAGCTAGAGACGGTGCGAAGAGTGATGATCGCCTCGCGACAATTTCACGAGGAGTTAAACAGGCCGAACGCTAGTCTACAATCCATCGCCGAGAAGCTGGAAGAGAAGCACGCAGCGGCAGAACGATTTGAAGCCAGCTTCGGCGTTCGTTGGCTTCTCTGATCTCTAGGGGATTTAGAGCATGACCCCGACGCCTCCTGGTAGTCCGCCGAGCGCACCTGATTTGTCAGCACAGGTAGAAGCGACGAAACAGCTGACCGCTGTGATGGCTGCTTTTGCTAAGCAGCTAGAGAAGACGAACAAAGGCCTTCGGGATCAATCAGAGATCAGCGAAGAATTATCTGACGTCTTGGATGATATTGCTTCTGAACGCGAGAAAGAAGAGAAGCAAGCGAAAGAGAGACTAGAGCAGCTGCAGAAGGAGATAGAGAGCATTGAGTCTCTTAAAGATCTCACGTCTCTCTTGGATAAAAAGTTGAAAGAGGCCGCCAAGAGCAACAAATCGTTGGCTATTAGTCTTGCGGCGGTCAGTGGAGCGGCAAAGGGGTTCAAGGCTGGAATCACGTTGATGAACAACGTATTGAGCGGCCTCGGTGGCATACTGTCGACCATCATAGGAACAGTTTTTGATCTCGGCGTCGCGATCCTCACTGGACCGATCAAGATGTTCAACGCCTTGTTCTCTAAGGCGAAGCAAGCGATGTCCGGATCGACAGAGCTCGCGACGGCGCTCGAAAAGATAAGAGAGAACTTTGGTGACATTGGTTCTGGATTAGGCGGCATCGTTGCAGGGATGGGTAAGTCTCTCACGCAAGGGGTGATCGTGCCCGGATTGAGCGCGATGCGCGTCTTCGGCAACGTGGCTGAAGCCACCGCATACGCGAATGAGATGGCATCTTTGGCACCCGCAGCCTTCCAGAAATTGTCATCTCAATTTAAGGACAGCGCCAAAGAGGCGTTGGCGATGGCCAAGGGGTTAGGTATCTCGAAGGAAGAGTTCGCGGGCCTGATGAATGCAGCTGTGTCTAGCGGTCGTGACGTCGTTGAGATTCAGACTGAAATCACGAAGTACGCCAAGGGAATGGCAAAGGAATTCGGATTAGATTCCAAGATGATATCGCGTGACATGGGTCGTGCCATGAAGGACGTGAAGCACTTTGCCAACGTTTCAGTCAAGGAGCTCGCGAAGGCGACGACCTATGCTCACGGGTTGGGGTTGGAGTTGAAAGACATCACAGGCGTTCTTGATGCATTCAACACGTTTGAGTCAGCCGCAGAGAGCGTCTCCAAGCTGTCGCAGGCTTTCGGCATCAACCTTGACACGATGAAGTTGCTCGAGGCAGAGACGCCTGATCAGGCCCTAGACCAGATCAAGCAGGCCTTTAACGCCGCAGGTAAGTCTGCAGATCAGATGAGCCGCCGTGAGTTGCAGCTCATCGCACAGTCAGTCAACATGGATGAGGCGGCTGTTCGGCAGGCATTGTCGACCAAGAACGCTGGCATCTCCATGGATAGAGCCGCTGCGGCGTCGGCCGGGCTTGAAGGGCAGACGATGTCCACCGCACAGGCGATGCAGGCGTTGTCGAAGGACATTGAACGCGTGGTGAAGGCGGGTGAACCTCCGAAGGGAGAAAACTTCTTCGAGGTGTTCTTTGAAGGTGTGATGGAAGGCATGGAGAGGACCTCTGAGTTCAGGAAGTTAATGATGAACATGATGCAGTCCATTAATGCAGTTCGTCAAGCTGGGCGCGAGCTCGGCGCGCAATTGATGAATGTGATTCCTGGCTTGAAGCAACTTATAGGAGGATTGTCAGACATAGTTTCACCAGACAAGATAGGTGGAATGTTTAGATCATTTTCCAAGAGCTTCGTGGAATTTTTTCAAACGTTAAAATCAGGCGGAACTGTCACGATCCGTGAGTTGGTTGAAAATCTAAAGAAAAACTTCTTAGATTATTTGACTGCAGCAGGCCCAGGTGGTCAGAGTTTCTTGAACGGATTGAAAGATTTATGGACAGCAGCCAGAGCTATCATCGCGAGCGCATTAGATTATATCGGCGATGTTTTGTCTTCAGGTATTACCACACTTACTGATATGCTCACGGGCAAGTTCAATGAACAGGCTTCTTCGGTTGGTAACGCAATCATGGATGAAGTTAGCCCAATTACTGAAGCCTTTGGACGTCTGTTCGACAAATTGAAAGAACCGGTTTCTAAACTCGTTGAAATTGCTCTTAATTTCATTGGAACTAAGATTGGAGAATTTTTAGACAATCATTGGATGAAGATATTATCGGGGTATCTGTCCTTTGCGTTCATTGGAGCATTTGCCAACGCTTTTGTCTCTGCGACGGGAACGGCAATCATGCAAATGGTTATTACGCCATTTTTGCAGAAGTTAGCCGCTCAAATTGTCATAGCTAGCGCATCGAGCGCCGCGTCACAAGGCGCTTTAGGACCAATTCAAGCTCTTGGAGCCCAATCCGCAGCGGGGGCTGCCATACCATTTGAGATCGGTACAGATACTTTTATTCGTATGGGAGTTTTCATGCTTGCTGCTCTTGCGATGGTCGGCGCTGTTATTTTCGCTGTTAGGGCAGCGGGAGTAACGACCGAAGAAGTAATAAAGGCGGTTGCAATAGTTGGTGCCGCCGCGGTGCTCGCCGTAGCGGCTGGCGTGGCTACGATGATGACTGCTACAATAGGAGCACCAACTGCTGGTGCAGCACCAGTTGCGACTGCAGCTTTGCCTGTCTTAGGAGCGGTTGTTGGAGCTATGCTTCTCTTTGCATTTACTACGCTGGGTCTTGCAGCAGCCGCTAAAAATGTATCACCGGGGTCGATTGGAAAAGCCTTGGTGATTTTAGGTGCCACCGCAGTTTTGATGTTAGCAGCCGCGGGTCTTACGATGGTAGCAGCGTCGGTTGGAGCTGCCATAGTAGCAACTGGCGGTGGCCTTGCAGCAGGAGTGGGGTTGGGTCTTCTGGTTATAGGTGGTATCGTTACCGCAATGATCGTAACCGCTGGGGTGATTATAGGCGTAGCTAGCTCAATTACAGATACCAACAAAGTAGAATCAGTAACAAAATTGTTGATGGTGGTCGGAGGGTTATACATCGCGACGATCCCGATAATGGCTGCAATATTAGGAGCAATTGCGCTCGTGGCAGCTGGACCTCTTGCTATTGCTGGATTTAATAAAATAAAACAGATTGTTAACAGCATTATAGAGACAACAAAAAATGTCATTGTAGAAATTAATAAACTACCAGTTGATCCTTCGACACTAAAAAACAAAGTAGAACCTTTCATCTCAGTCATGAAAACAATCATTGAGATGATAAAGTCTATTGGCGAAATCTTAAAGGTTGCTCAAAATTCTAGTGTGAATAGCACGATCAACCAATTTGAAAACAAGAGTCCTTTTGATGGAGCTGCAAATCTCATATCTAATTTGATGGGCAAAGATGATAAAAGCGGGATATTAGGAATTCTCAACGTTATTAAAGGCACAATTTCGCTGTTACAAAATGTTCCGACGGCGACCGTCAAGGCTTTTGCAGACATTCTTCTAGGAGTTAGCAAGGTCATTGGCGAAATAACCGGGATCATTAAATCTTTCACTTTGAAATACAAGTCAACTGGACTCTTTGGATCAGATGAGCAAGACATGGCTAATGAATTTGGGAAAAATGCTCCTATTTTGCAAGGGTTCATTGAGTCAGTTTTACCTTCCATGTCATCGCTGATAGATGCCACCGCAGTTGCTCTTAATAAAATAAAACCTGAGCAAGCTAACGCAGTTGCTCAATCAGCTGCAGGCATAGGACAGGTTCTGACCGCTACAGCGACCCTGATGGAAAATTTAGGTAAGAACGTAAAAGATTTTAAAGAAACAACAAAGACTGAAGGGATTGTTACAGATACATCAGAAGAAAAGTTTAACACAGAAGCTTACACGAAGTACATCGAGCAATTTACTGCAAAAATGGGGCCTTTGTTGGGAGTGTTAAAAACTTTTATGGCTGACACCATAGGCGCCATCTCGACAAGCTTGTCAGGCATGGACGTATCCAAGATTGATGCTTTGAAGCCTTTGTCAGAAGTGATAGTTTCAACCTTAGGTATTATACAGGGTCTCTATTCGGCTATGTCGAATCCAAAATTAGTTGTAGAAAATCAGCAACTGATGAACAAGTCAAAGCAGCAAACAGTTGGAAAGATTGCTGATTCAATCACCTATAACATCACGACGACGTTCCCAAAGATAGAGGATACGTTAGAGGCCATAAAAAATAAAGCACCAGGAATTTTCAAAGTAATTGGTGATGCAATCAATTCAGTAACGTTCGCCCCGGATGCAGCAAAGAAGGTTGAGACATTGAAGGGAGGGATGGACGCTCTTGGAACCATTATAAAAGCATTAAACGAAATTGCGACTTCTATTCCTGATCCCGGGGAAGGTAAAAAGCTTTCAAACGAAGAAAGAATAACGGGTTTAATGCATAACGTGCTAATAGCAGGCGCGTTTTTGCGCAGGCTTATCTCACCAGTAAAAAATTCAAAAAAATCTCCGCTAGAAGCGTTATCTGAAACGTTGAGTAAAATCCCCGCAGGTCCAGACCTTGGGTCAGTAAAACGGCTTACATCTTTTGCTGAGAGTTTGAAATCGTTAAAAACGGTGACAGACGCGTTGGAAGGCATTTCAGATGTTATGTCAAAGGACGACGGAAATGTACCTGTGATGCCCGGTGGGGAGATAGGCGTTCCCACTGTAGAACAAGCAAATGTTTCTTACATAGCTGGCCGAATAAGCAACGTGAAATTTTTGATAGAATCTTTAGGTAATCCTGAAAGTGGTATTCCCACCTTGGACAAAGCCATACAAGACGCGAATAAAAACATCAGAGGCGGAGCAGCAACTGAATTTGCGGCATTGATGCTCAAGCTAAAAGGATATGGCGAGATAAAAGATTTGCCTGTTGTCGTCAACTCTGTCGCGGATGCATTACCAAAGGCGGTTGCCGATGCATCGCTTGGAAAACTCAGTAAAGCACTTGGAGACTTCGAGACGCAGCTCAAACAAATATCGGGAGCAAAAACGGAAAAGATTGCGGTGGAATTACGACGAACTCTCGACACCCTCGGCGTCAAGGGCGCCAAGTACACCGTCGAGGCAAAACCGATCAACATCACAGTTGATTTAAGCATCATCATGAAGGCTGGCGACGTCGCCGACGGAATCGCGAAGTCTTCGAACATCATTAAGCACAGAATAGAGCAGCTGGCCGTCAGATCAGGCGTGCAAAACTATGACATCTCGCAGACAGTGCCTGTTGTAGAAAAATGATTCGGCCTGACCTTCTCACAGCGTTATAATGTGGCATCATGAAAGACATCGGTTCAAAAGAAGAGTTGTTGAAGCGTTTCCGCGAAGATCCTGAGGTCGCAGCCGTGCTCAAGAAGGCACCGAACGCGATAGATGGTGCGAAAGCCTTGAAGACGGTGGAACACATACTTGGCACATTGTATGAGGCAATCATTCCAGCGATGGCTCAGATGAAGCAGGATCCTGCGGCCGCCTCTAAGATTTCAGAGGCTCTGAAAAGTGGCGAGGGCATAATTAAAGAAAGCGATGGTTCACCCATCAATTCTGGATCGAAAGGGTAGGTCATTCCATGGCCGGAATCAAGACAGGCAATAAGGGGTTCGTCAATCCCGCTGATCAAAACAAGGTTTACACGATGGATTCAGCCGCTCCAGGTCAACCCGGGGCGAATGAGAACCCTCCTGACCTTGATCCCGGCAACATGACCGTCGACAACACGGTCAAGGACATCAGCAAGAAGACTCGAATCACCTTGGGAACGTACCTCAGCAAGGTCACCAAGGGTGAGGTGGGATCTTCGACAAAACCTAACAAGTACATCGTCGATGCCTCGACCGACGCCTCCTTACCTTCGGCCATCACTACGGGTGGGTATCCGACGCCCCTGGGCACCTCAGATAATTCTTCACAATTCAACAAGGTGTTGCCAAGCTCTTTTTCTCCTGATTATGCAAGCATTGCTGGAGGAATCAAGAAAGGCAGATCGGCAGCTCAACTCCCTGACGGCAATGAGATCTTGCGTAACGCCACGGCCGGCAACACTTCAACGCAGCTCGTTCCGAACACGCCCGTCGACAAGTACACTGCCGCCGTGATTGCCGACAATCGTTGGGACTCACAGAATGAGTTCACGGGTGGGGAAGACCCGTCGAATCCGAGCGCGGGATTTGAGGTTAAGCTTCAATCCAACGCAGAGTTCGTGATGCCTTCAGGAGAAGCCACTAAGTTCCCTTCTGCTGAGTATGAACTTGGACTCGCAGAAGCTCAAGCGAAGGTCATAGAGGTCTCAGCTCAAAACGATCAAATCGTAGCCACATCCGATAAACAGTTCATAAAAGCATCTCACACCACCCAAGGCGTGCCGACACCTCTTAGCCAACCAGTTGACGTCGGAGAAGGTGCATTTGCGCCGAACGTGAAAAACTCTTACAATGAAGAGGATTACGTCAGGTTGAACGTCGGCGCCGCAGATGGCCTTCAAAAGGGTAAAACTTCGGCCGAAGGTCCAAGCGGTCACGATTTCTTGCCAGGAGCGCAGGTCGCGGGTGGCGTGTTGAAGGGTCCAAAACCTCTTGTTGACTATACAGACGCAGCCGTCAGACCAAACAGGTTGGTGCCTGGCGTTAACTCATTCACGAATGGTGAAGACCCTTCTTCACCGCCTAAGGACTTCAACGCGATCCTTCAATCTGAAGCAATCCCAGGACTACCCGGTGAAGAAGTTACGACTTCCTCCAAGTACGAGCTCGATCTCGGGGCCTTGACGAAGAAGCCTGTCGCAGACACTGTTGCTGCAAAGAACGCCTATCCTGTCTCCAAACCTGATATCACCGATCTGGACTCAATCTCTTCAGCCGACGGGAAATATCCTGCACCTCTCACTCCTGCAGTCAACGTCAATTCCACTGTGCATGCTGAAAAGGTTACCGATTCAATGTCAGACGCGTACCCAACAGTCGCGAACTTGATAAAAAAAGGTAAGTCAAACGAGTCCGGTAAGGACGGCAATGAGTTATTGACGAAGGGCGTCACCACGAATGCTCAAGGAAAAACCAAGCTAGATCCAGTTCTAAACGTCTACACAGAAACGACGTTAAAAAAGAATGATCAAAAACCTTCAAAACCCCTGATTCCATCCGAGATTGATCCGACGGCACCTCCTGCTAACTATCATCCCTACTTGGCTGACGTTTCGACTCCTGGTTCTCATACAGGTGCACCTCACGATCAGTTGACATTGAATGAGTTACGCGGGTTGCCTGTTGCAGCGACGCAAAGAAATAGCTTTCCGATCGATAAGAACACATATGCTCTAGATTCAACCACCACTCAAGGAATCCCTACTCCTCTTGCTAATTCACAAAACGACGACAGGTTTGTGAATGACAGGGTGAACATAAACCCTCCTTCTTCAGATGCTAGCGTAACCAACTTTAAAAAAGGAAAAGGCCCAGCCGACAGCAAGTATGACGGTCACAACCTATTAAAAGAAATTGACGGCAATCTCAGCACGGGTCGAAATAGTGACAAGTATGCGAAACAAATAGTTCCTATCGTCGGAAAAGGAACGGTCGATTTAGCAACCTCTAAAGGAAACCCTTCTCCTGATAAAACGCCAGCTGATCATCCAATTAAGACTTACAAGGGTGATAGAGGTTCAACATTATCGTTAGGTAACAATCGTTTCGCTCCTCATGTTGGCTTAGATGCAAAGATACCAGGATTCAATCCCACGTTGAAGCTCTCAGACGGAAAATCTATCACAACGATGGAGATGGCACAGATCGGCGCCGGCTTGTCGCAACGAGCCTCTGCAGAGATACCAGGGTACTTACAAGGAAAATTCGATCCTAATGGTAACATCGCAGAGATAGCAGCCCAGTTGCCCTCGGTCGTTCAAACCGGCATCCTCAAGGTTGACAACGTCATCTTGGAAGCGAAAGACATGTTGAATTCCCTGGAAGGATCTTTTCCGACTCGTTCTTTGACTGAGATAGCTCCATTCGGTGATCAATCGTGGGGCGTCATGAACAACGTGTCCGAACCCTTTGACGATCCCACCAATATCGGATTAATGATCACGATGATCTTGATGATGATCGCCGTAAGATTGCTACTAGAATTGTTTGCCTTACCGACGAATCGACCGTACGGCAAAGTAACAAAGAAAGAAAGTAAAGGTCAAAGGGTCCTAGGATCCTACATGTACACGGAGCCGAATAACACCTTTAGTTTGTTTCCCTTTGATGTTTACGAGATCTTCGGATTCAAACGTACCATCAATTTATTTATAGATTGTCTACGCGCGGGATTCAATGCTTTCTTTTTAGGATATAGCAAAGCTGATGTCAGTCTCGGGGAACTTGCGTTCGGAGCTTTGGGCATCGGGCTAGATTCTCTCGTAGGCGAAGGTCAAGCCGTCGGTTACAACCTTGGAGTTTGCAGGACAATTATCAGGTTCGGATTGGTCCTCGCACAGGCGCTTGATAGAGTCATCAGATCGCCCAACATTGTTGCGGGAATAAAGTCAGCCGTCGGGATTCTTAGAATCATCAGATCTTCAAAGTTTATCGCTTCTTTTAACGTGTTCACGTCGTTAGGAGACACACTAATAGAGAGATCGAAACAATCTGCGATAAAAGGGTTGAAAGGTCCTGACGGGAATGACTTGACAGTAGCTGCAATTGACGCAGCAGAACCGAATACTATCATGCATTCTTCCGTGTTAAAGAGTAGATTGTCGGGGGGTGGATCTTATAACGCGACATTGGCTTGGAGCTCTCAGCGTGCGCCTTCGTTGTATTTGGTGTCTAGTAACGTTTATTCATTACAGAGAGCTGACACTATCAACGGCAATAAGCTGGAATCTTTCAAAGGAGGCCGTGCTTTACCTTTAGAATACGTTGGCATAGAAGATCCAAACAAAATAGTATCTCGTGAGTATCATGCTAGCGGAAACGGCGCAAGAATCCCCAATGACGTTAGAAAAAAGTTAGAAGATGCCCTCGACGCTGAGTATGTGCCTTTTTCATTCCATGACGTCAGAACGAATGAAATCGTGTCTTTCCATGCGTTTTTAAATTCGTTGACAGATGATTATAATGCGCAGTATGACTCCGTCGACGGTTTCGGAAGAATTGAACCCGTGAAAATCTACAAAGGAACCACACGTAGGATAGGAATGTCGTTCGTAGTGGCGTCCACAAGCGATAACGACTTTGATAGAATGTGGGTAAAGATTAACAAACTTTTGACGATGATCTATCCTCAATACACAAGAGGTAGGGATCTTCTGGGCGAGAACTACAGATTTGTAGCTCCGTTCAGCCAGCTTGTCGGAGCTTCACCTTTAGTAAGAATAAGACTAGGAGATCTTTTTAGATCCAACTACTCTAGGTTTTCTCTCGCTAGATTGTTTGGGATGGCTGATGGAAATGTGGAATTCCCAGATGCAGACGGCAATCCAGCGAAGATAGAATTACAAAATAAAGCAGCAACATCAGAGAATCAAAAAAAGTATCAAGAAGCAACGACCACATTCGAAGTCGGCGAAGAAGTAGAAATTACAGATGAAAACATCAAGAAAGAGCTTGACAGATACATCAGCGTTGAAAATGTAATAACAAATGATGCAGGGGAACCAGTCTCTAGTGAAACAATTCCAGCTGTTGATGCAACAAAGAAGCGTACTTACAAAGTAAAAAATGTTGTGTTTGGTTCATACTTGGTTGCGTCGGAAGTGGAAAATCAAGTAATAGAAACTAAAATTGTTAGTAGTACAAATTTGAAAAAGACGCCAGAAAACTTGAAAAAAATATCTCAAAAAATTTTTGGGGAAGATTCTAAAGGTGTCGGTTTTGATGCTGTTGCCAACTTCATGAATCCTGACAACAACGCCATCACCAAGTCTTTCGAGTCCGCCGGTGGCAAAGGCCTTGCTGGATTCATCGAATCAATGCAATTCGACTGGTTGAATCAAACGACCTGGTCGGTCGATCTTGGAAGAACTGCTCCCAAGATGTGTAAGGTCACGATCAGCTTTAGCCCGATTCATGACATCACTCCTGGTATCGATCATATGGGTTATAATCGTGCTCCCGTATATCCAGTTGGCGCCGCGATGGGTAATTCAAAAGAGAAGGCAAAGTAAAAAGTTATGGCGATATTCAGCAGGTATAGAGGGTCTCCTAGGTTAGGTTTCAACGAACAGTTCGGAACGTCGCGTGCCGTGGCCACCATTCGAGCCGCACTCGCCGAAGGCGTGCTTCCGATCATCGACACGGTGACCCTGCAAGGAAATCAGAGGTTGGATCACCTGGCTGCAACTTATTACAAGGATTCGAGATACTGGTGGGTTCTTGCGGCAGCCAGCGAAATAGGGTGGGGATTGCAGCTACCACCAGGAACGGTGATCGTAGTGCCAGATCTAAACGCAGTGTCAGTTCTCATAGGGTGATAGATGGCTTTTAAATTCGATAACATCGCAGATCTTTATCGCAGTTTCGAGACAGTCGACGTCCTCGGCTCACAAAAGCAAGCGTCCTTGTCCGGGGTCGAAGGTGCCACGGAGGACATGTTTACAGCTTTACGTAACATTCTGCTTCAAAATAATGATAAAGTTCTCAACGGCGCTGAGATATTTGCCAAACTCAAAGAGCTTGCGGGAAAAGATAAAGAAAAAAGCAGAACGCTCGCAAAGCTCTTCAGAGTGTACACGACGAACGTTGGAGACAAGAATGGCAACAGCGGCGCGGAAAGTATCGCAACGTGGTACAATGAAAATGGAAGACCGTCTGCATACACCTACCTAGACAACGACGGTACCTATAAAGAAGGTAACTTCGATTTGATGATCCCCAAGCTCGCCGGTGATTCAACTGAGATTCCTTATCCCGAGTTGACATACCTCCTCGTCGACGCTCCCAATATTGACTTGAAACTTCGCAACGCAGACAAGGCCGAGACGTTTCTAAATTACGTGCCTGGCATCATCGCATCACAGCTCGTGCCTTACCTTTCGGCTGAGTTCACGTTGCACCGGAACAACGATAAAAACACGACGGCCACGAATCGTCCCTTGATGACGATGAGCCCCCTTAAGTTCTTGTTGGGCGCTGACACGTCGACGATACCTGACAAGAACAAACCTCTCACCGCGAACGCGATGATCTACGACGCGATGACAAGGAACAACTTCTTTAACTCGGTCGGTATAGAGAAGGTAGATTTTGTTAAAAGAAAAAATGCGCAGCTGAAGCAGCAATATGATTTTCAATTATTGCAGTACAATTTGTTACCTCCACAAGACAAATTGAAGGCATCCCCACCAAAAGAGCCAGATTACCTCAAACAGATAGATAATCCGACCCCTGATCCTAAACCCTCAGGAGCTTTCACGACAGTGACGGGTATGGAGATGTTCACCATGCCTCAGACGCTGATCAACATGGATTATGATCAGACAGCAAGTCCCAGGTATCACCCTGTCATCAATCCCATGTTACCTTTTGGAACCATCACAGATTTTTCTGTCAACGTCCAATCTTCGGTTGGAACGTTCTCGTTCAAGACGGCGAAGATGACGTTGAAAATATTCGACAGGTCTAGGTTGGTCGAGATAGCCGACTTCATCAGCCCTAAGCTGTACAAGTCCACGACGATTTGGGTGACGTATGGGTGGCGGGCCCCCGCGCTTCCTGCGAACGATCCGTCACAGGACAATCCTTACTTTCGTTTCATCAATGAAACAATGCTAAAGAGAGAAGCGTACGGAGTCATCAACTCTAGCATACAGATAGACAGCAACGGCGTGGCGACGGTGACTCTTTCTCTATCATCTCAAGGAGGCAATGAGGTGATAATCTCAAGTCCAGACGCTATCTCTAACAGCTTTGACGTGTTCCAGCAGAAGCTCTCCGCCGACATAAGTAGGATACAAGAGCTAGCAGCTCGCTTGGGTTTGCCTGCCATCTACGCCGCAGCTCCTGACATCCGTGGTTCAGTGTTGATGTCGTCTGTTAATTCTGGAAACTTGTCGACTGCGGATACAAAGACTCTGAATGCTGAAATAGCCGGATTGACAAACGCTCTTAATAGTAGTAAGAGTGGCGACGCGGCAACGAAGCAAGAATTTCTGGGACTGCTAAAAAAGCTTTATTCTCCCGCAAATAACGCGGAGACGGAGCTTGCTAAACAGGCTAACGCAACCTCCGCAGAGAGATTCTCTGAGCTTGCGAAAGCGAAAGACTTCTTTGCCGTGGTGAAAGACGCAAAAAAGCAGGACGCAAAAAAGTTTGCGAACGATCAACCAGCTCTCACGAAACATCCTCTGCTTGATATAATGAATAACAGCCCAGGACAAAGAGATTATTCTGAGACCGCTGAGGCTTTGGTGTATGGTGATTACGGTACAAACTCGTTTGGGAAGGTTTTTGCTGTATACTTCGCCGCCCTGGCCCGCGCCATGGCCGGCAACGTGGTGGATGAGTTTCAGGTCATTTTCTATAAATTAAATCATCGGGCAGGCAAGGCTCGTGGTTTGAACATAGCTGAGTTCCCGATCGACGTGCCGACTTTGAAATCTGCTTATGCAAAAAGGGTCAAGCAACAAAAGGGTGATCGAATGTCGTTTTCTTCTTTCATGGAGATCGTTAGAGAATCTCAGTTTGGTGACATGAAGAATCGCGCGTATGGGTTCAGCGATCAATACAAGGTCGACAAGACGAATGGCACTTTAGTCGCAAAGGATGAAAAAGCCAACACGACCATCTCTAAATTGGCAATCGACAACTGGGGTGCAGATGGTCCATTCTTGTTACCAATGGTGGATTTTTACATTGAAACCTTGTCAAAGGGATCCCAACACAGCACGACTGATCTGTTAGAAAAGTACACGATTGCGGCCAACGAATCTGACGGGAGGTTCAAGGCCCGAGGTCAGACGCGCATCATGAGAATCCACATTTATGACCGCGCGGCGACTCCTCATCAAACCGCCGAGACTTACATGAAAGCTGCGAGCGGTCTAGGATACGTCGCTGTCGAGAACGATATCGGTCAGCAGACGGGCACCAGAGTAGTATCGGATGAAAACTCGGCTCAAATGAAGGCGAATGCTGGTCAGCTCGACGCCGCAAAAGCGGAAATTGGAGATTTAAAACAGAAAACAGGATTGACCGCCCAGCAGACGCTCACTGAGGCTGAATCAATCATCAACAAGCGATTCCCAGGCGCCAACGTGAAGTTTAAGGCGAGATTTATAAAACCTCGTGGTGAAGATGGCAAATCGGCTCCTAGCTTTGAGGTCATAAAGAGAGAGATCTCGCGCCTGGTTCCCACCCTAAATGTGGGATCAAACGGCACAATGATCTCTAACGTGAACTATTCCACGAACCAAGACGCGTTGCTGTCCACCATCATGATGCTCAGGAACACTTCCGACGCGGCGAACCCTTCGGAACCCAACGGTTCGGGGGCTGGAGATCTGCCGATGAGAGTCGTGCAGGGCACCATGTCGTTGACGACGATGGGTTGTCCAATACTCGAATACATGCAACAATTCTTTATAGATCTAAACACTGGTACGACTGTTGACAACCTCTACAACGTCATCAGCCTGAATCACAACATGTCTCCTGGAAAGTTCACGACAGAGTTGAAGCTAGCCTTTGCCGACGCATATGGAACGTTCGAAGGAGCTCAATCGGTGGTCGCCGGGTTGACCACACAATTAAGCACTGTTACTGCTGGGATCAATGCCCAGGCCGCCCGCAACGCGCAGAAAAAGCCAGGTGGTTGAAAATCCGCTCATCGACGTGTTACCATATATGTTGCATGGATGTTGCTCTAGAATCGTCCTTGTTGGGAACGAACCAACACCTTCTCGTGTCGGATGATGGTTACTCGAGAATCAAAAAGATTCCTGATGAAGTCTGGCGATGTTCTCTAGACCGCCGTGAGGACGCGACTTTCTGTTGGAATACTCTGCAGATGTTGCATGACAAGTCAGAGGTCCCTCAACCTCCTGAGGCACACGTCAGGTCGATTCGTTCCTTGATGAAGGAAGGGATTCCTCCATGGTCGATGGTTCTGCCCCCAACGATCTACAGGACATACCTAGATTCACTCGTGGCTTTTTCAAAAAAGAAGGTTGATGAAACAACAATCGAATATTATAAGAATATTTGGATGCATGCTTCCTCTCTTCTGTCATCATTAAAACCTGCAAAGGTTGATGGTGCATTGGTTGAAGCCTTGTGCGAATCAGTTCACAATTCTCAAATCGTTTCCACATTCAAGGCCCGCGCGGGAGGATACGCTCATCCTATCACGTATGACAGGTTTGGGACGGTGACGGGTCGTCTCACAGTGTCCTCAGGTCCAAATATTCTGTTGCTGAAGAAAGAAAACAGGAGGTTGTTGAAACCTTCGACGATCGGAGGATACGTGGTTTCATTGGACTTTTCATCTCTTGAAGCGAGGATTCTGCTCTATGAATCCGGCAGAGGTTGCGAAGCGGCCGATCTCTACGCGGATATAGCGACACGTTTGGGTGGCATACCCAGGAACGTAGTGAAGGCAGCTGTTCTGGCTGAACTGTATGGATCTTCCAGAAATGCCCTGGCTTTGACTCTCGGCATGTCAAACGATGACCTATCACGCTTCATAAGCAAAGTTGGAGAGATCATAGACACTCGAGCCTTGCTTTCTAACCTAAAGAGGCAATTTTCTCGTGAGGGTTTCATCACGAACAAGTATGGTCGAAGGATCGAGGTCTCTCGCCCGCAGGACAACATCTTCATCAATTATTACGCTCAGAGCACGGGCGTCGATGTGGCTCTCGTAGGATTCAACAAGATTTTGACGTCGCTGGGTAACGACGGGATCAGGCCTCTTTTCGTTCTTCACGATGCTCTCATACTAGACGTAAGAGAGGACAGGATAAAAGACGTGGAATCCGTCGAGTCAGTTAAAGTTCCAGGTTATGAATTTGAATTTCCGTTGAAGTTAGAAAAAATCTGACTCTTCCTTGTCGCTGTGAACAACAACGTCGTGAAAGAGTAATGTGATTTTATGACATTAAGTCCTGAGAAAATTGCTTCAAACTTTGACAAATTTCGATCTCTGTGTGAGAGGTTAGGAGATCGATCCGCTGCCGCCCTGTCTCTAGTCGATCATTTCGGCGAGAGATTGGCTTTATGTCCTGCTTCAGGCAGAAAAGAATTTCATTTGGCAGAACCCGGAGGTTTGGTGGATCATTCTCTTCGCGTTCTCAGCAATGCAATGAAGTTGTGTAAGGCATTTGAATATGATTTGCCAAAGGATTCTCTGATCATCGGGTGTCTCTTTCACGATGCAGGAAAGCTGGGAGATCTGGAACAAGATTATTACCTGCCCCAAGACTCAGATTGGCATAGAGATAAGTTGGGTGAGACCTACAAACACAACAAAAATATCAAGTACATGACTGTTCCTCATCGAGGCGTTTGGTTGTGTCAGCAATTCGGTCTGCGCCTCACTCAAGATGAGTGGCTTTCCATCATGTTGAACGATGGATGGGTTCTTCAGGAAAACAAAGCCTACTGTCTAAAGGAATCGAACCTCGTTCACGTCGTACAAACGGCTGATTATCTTGCGACGAAGCAAGAAAAAGAGATGATTGACGAATAGTTAGCAGCATGAACGACTTACTACGCCGTTATGTTCTAGAGATCATAAAAGAATCAAGCTTGAAGATTGATGAAGATGAAGACGAAAAAGAACCAAAGTCAGATTCTGATGACATCAACGAATTTAGCGGCGTAGGCGCAATAGCGGGTTTTACCGCTCCTTTGGGATGGACGAGTAAAGACATGGAGTCTCCTAAAGTTAAAGAAAGAAAGAAGAGAAAACAACCGGCCTGGAAGTGACATGAAAAGCTTATTTCTACCATATGCTGTTCTATTCGTGATAGGCATTGTAGGAGCATTCATCACGAAAAAAGTACAGGCATCTGAGTTACCCATTTGGGTCCCCATATTCCCTTCTATCGCAAGTGGATTCTTATGGGGGTGGATCGCGAAGAGGTCGGAAAACCTGAGCCTCATGTCCGTTCTTGTTGACGTTCTTTACACGGCTGCTTTCGTCATCGGCTTCATGATCTTAGGTGACAGACTCACCCCGTTGCAGATAGCAGGATTTTTGGTGTCGTTGATCGGCGTCGCAATGATGGCAGCCTAAAATTGCGATTCTGCAATATTTATACCATCGACTTGTTCGATGCGGAAACGGACTGGACATGGGAATTAAAAATAAAACTTGCTCTGTCGAATCGGCATCGTGCAAAGTTGACGTCAGGAATAATAAAACGATACATCTCGTTTACCCTGGCTTAGTTTAAAAATGACTTGAATGTCCAACCAAGACTTGGTTCGCATGTTGCGGATTCGTCAAGGATGTTTCATTCACAGCGGAAACGGAAAAGGAAAATAACATGGCAATCGATCTAGAAGCAATCAAGCGTCGCGTGGCAGAACTCAGTGGTGTGAAGAAGACGTCATCAGTCCAGATGTGGAAGCCACAAATCGGAGAATACAAGATTCGTTGTCTTCCATGGAAGAATGCTCCTGAGGGCCAACCCTTCGCCGAGAGGTGGTTCTATTATATTGGAGAGAACGCAGGCCTTCTGGCGCCGAATCAGTTCGGTAAGCCAGATCCCATCAACGATCTGATTCGCAAGCTGTATAGCAGCGGTAAGCCAGATGATAGGGTTCTTGCGAAGAAGCTTGCCCCTAAGATGCGTTGCTACGCTCCCGTTGTCGTTCGAGGTGAGGAAGACAAGGGCGTGCAGGTTTGGGCATTCGGCAAGATCGTATATCAGCGTATGCTTGGTTTCTTCCTCGATGAGGAGGTTGGAGACATCTTGGATCCGAACCAAGGATTCGACCTCAAGGTGACAATCTCCAAGGCACCAGGCAAGCAGTTCAATGACACGATGGTGGATCCTGCTCGCCGCCCCTCAAAGCTGCATGAGGATCCAAAGGTCATGGCGACGTGGCTTGAAAACATTCCAAACATCGATGACATGTATCGTCTTAAGTCAACTCAAGAGATTGAAGCAGTCCTCAATAACTGGCTCAATGGTGGCGCGACGGATGACACACCTGTTGAGACGACCCGTGGACCTGCAACAGCAGATGCTCTTGAAGATCTTGTGGCAGAAGTGAAAGCTTCGTCTCCTGAGAAGCCGAAGAAACCGAAGAAGGCCGATGAGGATGCTCCAAAGAAACAGTCGTTAGATGATGCATTCGCTGACCTGATGGGCGACGAGTGATTTGACGATATCAAGCGCCGGGGAAATTAAAAAATCCCCGGCGCTTGAACTATTTAATGCTCTTAAAGGATAATAAACGTATGGCAAAAAGAGAGAAGTCTGAAGAGATTGAGACCGTGACTAAAAAGTCCGAAGTTGATAACATGATGAAAGATCTCATTTCATCTATCAATAAGGAGTTTGGTCAACGCATCGCATATAACCTGTCAGAGATGGATGCACCCACTGTCGTAAAACGGTGGATTGACACAGGATCTATTCAGCTCAATTATGCGATTAGAAACGCGATGGATGGAGGATATCCAGAAGGACGAATCATAGAGATTGCAGGATTGCCTTCATCAGGTAAATCGCATCTTGCTTACCATGCAGCCAGCGTCGCGCAACGAATGGGTGGTCTTGTCGTCTATATAGACACAGAGAATGCAACTCCTGTTGCCAAGCTCGCCGACATGGGTATTGATGTACGTAAGAGATTTGTCTACTGCGATTCTCATTGCACAGAAGAGGTATTCTCCATCATAGAATCTACCATCACTAAGGCGAAGCAAGTCCTTGATAAGAACATTCCAATCCTCGTCATTTGGGATTCAGTGGCTGCAACTTCTCCGAAGGCAGAGTTGGATGGCGATTACGATCAAAATTCGATCGGCCTTCAGGCCCGTGCCATTTCCAAAGGAATGCGCAAGATCACAGGCGTGATTGGTCAGAACAACGTGACTCTTCTCTGTATCAATCAAATTCGTGATGCCATTGGAGTCATGCATGGCGATCCAACGACAACACCAGGTGGTCGTGCAATTCCATTTCACTCGTCCGTCCGCATCCGTCTTGGTAGCGGAAATCAAGTGAAAGACAAAAATGGTAATCCGATCGGTATTCACACGACTGTCACTCTCAAAAAGAATAAAGTTGCAGCTCCTTTCCGCAAGTGCGAATTTGACATTATCTTCGGCAAAGGTATTGTTGAGGATGAGTATCTCTTTGATGAAGTTCGATCTCATTGCAAAGCAAATGGAGCTGTAAAACGAGATGGTCTTGAGATTAACATTAGCGGAGAAGGCGCTTGGAAAGAGTTATCAGTCGTCAATGCAAAAACAGGCGAAGTTATGGTAGAGAAAAAGTTCTACAAATCAGAGTTTGGTGACATGTTGAAGGATGAGAAATATCGTAACTATCTTTTGACGGCTATTGATTCTGCTCTTGTAACGACTGGCGGAGAGCCTTCTGGCGAAGGAGATGGTGAAGGAGGAATGTCAGATGAGTGATATATTCTGGATTCGATGTGAAGTAGACAGTGACGATCTTGTTCCGAAGTATCAAACACAAGGATCAGCAGGGTGTGATCTATACGCTAACGAGTATCTGACGATCAAACCTGGTCAAAGGGCTACTGTAGCGACTGGGTTAAAGATTGAACTGCCTCCTGGATTTGAAGCCCAAGTCAGACCTAGATCTGGGTTAGCTGCCAAATATGGTATCACTGTTCTTAATTCTCCAGGAACAGTAGATTGTTTTACTTCAAATTGTTTGATTTCAACTCCTGCTGGAAAAAAGCAAGTATTTGATTTGAAGATAAATGATGTCGTGTTTTCTATGAATGAACAGACTCTTTGTGTCGAAAGCGATGTGATAAGCGCAATTGTTGATGTAGGTGAAAAAGATGTAATCAAATTTGTTTTTGATGATGACACAGAACTGTGCGTAACTCCAGGAACGATGATTTATACTCGAGATGGGCTTAAAAGAGCTGATGAGCTATCATATGATGATGAAATTGTAATTGACCATGATACTTAATTATCATGGTGAAATGTCTAATTTGTAATCTAGAAAAGAAGTTTTCTATAGTTGAGCATCTTCGTAATACTCACAAAATATCAACAAAAGAATATCGACTGCGGTTCAAAGATGCAGAAGTAAAATCTCTTGAAGCAAAAGAGTTGGTCTCAAAAAACAATCGTAATGTTTGGTCCAATCCCGACTATCACAAGAAGATGTGCGAATCTCGTCAAGTTACTCATAGAACGGATGCATTTCGAAAAAAACAATCTGAAATAATATCAAACACATATGCAAACGGTCATAAAAACTGGAATGATGGACTTACAAAGCATGATGATGAACGTGTTGCTGCGGTTGGAAAAAGAAATTCTGCGCTTTTGACAGGTCGCACAAAAGAAACTCATGATTATCTAAAAAATCATAGTGATTTTATGAAAGAACACGTCTCTGATGAATTTAAATTTCGTCTGTCATGGACGGATGAAAGAAAAGAGCAATGGAGACAAAAGATTAGTGAAGGTGTTTCTGAAGCTATTTTAGAAGGTCGTTGTGGATCATCAAATAGATACAAAAAAGGGTGGTATCTTACTAAGATAGGATCAAAAGAATTTTACGATTCTTCTTGGGAACTTGAATTAATGACATTTCTTGACACAACATCGCTTTCATGGACAAAAGCTCATGGGTATAAAATTTCTTATATCGATGAAAACAATAAAACAAGACGTTACATTCCTGATTTTTACATCTACAACGATGACAAAAAATGCATTTTAGAGCTAAAAGGATTTAGCTTCAACGATAATAAAATAGAAAGAAAAAGTTCATCTGCTGAATTGTTCGCCTTTAGCATTAATGCACGCTATTTTTTGTCTTTTAGCCTTGATGAATCGAAAAAATATATCATTAATTTTTTTGGAGAAAAAAATGAAGTTTGTAAAAATTAAAAATAAAACAACGCATAATGAACGATGTTATGATCTTACAGTAGAAAATAATCACAATTTTTTTTGTAATGATGTTCTTGTTCACAATTGTGACTATCGAGGGGAAATTAAGGTCATTTTGTTGAACACAGGTGACGAAGAATTTATTGTCAATAAAGGCGATAGGATTGCACAGTTGGTATTTTCTCGAGTTTTTCGTGGGATATTCCAACCAACCAACAGTTTGTCTTCAACGACCCGCGGCAGTGGTGGATTCGGTTCTACAGGCAAAACATGAGTTCAGATCGTCCCATCTTGGTTATTGATGGAGCAAATCTTTTTATTAGGTCATGGGCGGCATACCCACAAATGTCGACCCATGGCTATCAAATGGGAGGTTGCATCGGTTTTCTTAAGACGTTGAAAAGAATCACAACTGAGTTACAGCCTTCAATGATCTGTATAGCGTGGGAAGGTGGGGGTTCTCTAAGACGTAGATCAATTTATCCTGAATATAAGCTTGGTAGACGTCCTGAGAAGCTCAACCGTTTTTACGGAGATGATATACCTGAGTCAGAAGAGAACAGGAAACATCAGCTTATTTCTCTATTGAACATGCTAAAAAATTCTCCTGTTTGCCAAGTTTACGCCTCTGATTGCGAGGGTGATGACATAGTTGCGTTTCTTTGTTCGGGGCCATTTAAGCAAAATAAAAAGATCATAGTTTCTTCTGACAAAGACATGTATCAACTGTTGGATGCAAATACTTCGATCTATTCTCTTCATAAGAAAAAAGTCTTGACAGTTGATGACGTCTTTGAAGAATTCCGAATAAAACCCAACAACTTCGCAGCCGCCAAGGCGTTATGTGGAGATCCTGGAGATAACATTCCTGGAGTAAAAGGGTTGGGGTTTAAGACGGTTTCTAAAAAACTTCCTATATTGGGAACAGATGATGATCTCTTGATAGAGGACATCATTTCGTTTTGTCAATCCAGGATTGGAGAATCTACTGTTTATAAGAAGGTCGTAGACAATCAAGATTTGATCAACAGAAATTGGAGATTGGTATACCTAGATGGTAGTATGTTGTCAGCATCTCAAATTTCTAAAGTGCAACATACGTTAGATACATTCGTTCCGCACGTTAATAAGATCGGATTGATCAAAGCCCTCCTCAAAGAAGGAATCAACGATTTTGATGTTGAGGCATTTTTTTATTCAATGAACTGTATTGACAGCGCGAAATACGTGACTGGTAACTAAAATGTTAGAAAACGAAAATAAAAACAAGTTAACCTTTGGATCTTACGGTAAGTCTTTTCAAGAGAAGATCATGCAGGCTCTCTTGACTGACTCGAAATTTGCCGAGCAGATGATGGAAGTGTTTGACACTTCTTACTTTGAGTTGAAGTACTTACAGTTCCTTGCTGATCGATACTTTTCATATTCAAAGAAATATAAGGTTTTTCCAACCCTTCAATTGCTCGTCACCATTATTAGAGAGGATTTGAAGGTTGGTACAGACGTTATCCTTCGAGATCAAATCATTGAGTATCTCCAAAGGATGAAGGCCAATCCAGATCCAGGAGATCTGCAATTTGTTCGTGAAAAGTCTCTTGACTTTTGTAGGAAGCAGGCTCTAAAAGCAGCTTTGGAAAATGCTGTTGATCAGATGCAGGCAAACAAATATGAATCGATCGTCGAATCGATTAAGAAGGCCGTTCAGGTTGGCACAGCTCCGTCTGTCGGTCATGACTTCTTTAACGAGATGGACGCTCGATTCACACGTCTGAAACGTGACACAATTCCGACAGGCGTACCTGAGCTTGATAAGAAAGAGATTCTGCAAGGTGGTTCTGGTAAGGGAGAACTTTTGTGTGTTGTCGGAGGAAGCGGAAGCGGAAAGTCTCACTGGCTCACAATGATTGGAGCCAATGCTCTGCGTGCAGGTAAAAACGTCATGCACTACACCTTTGAGCTATCTGAGACAGCCGTTGGTATTCGTTACGATTCAAACCTTTGCGACATGGATTCTAATGAAGTCATGGATCATAAAGACGAGGTTGCTGAGAAGTATAAGAACATGAACCTCGGTCGACTTTACATTAAGGAATATCCAACCAACACAGCGTCTATCTTCACGATCCGTTCGCATATTGAACGTCTCGACCTAAAAGGTTTTAAACCGGACATTATCATCATTGATTATGCTGACATCATGAGATCAACTCGTCAGTTTGATTCTCTTCGTCACGAATTGAAATTGGTATATGAGGAGCTGCGAGGTCTTGCAATGGAATTAGGCGTTCCAATCTGGACAGCATCGCAATCGAATAAAGAAGGAGCCAATAGCGAGATCATCGACATGACAAATATGTCAGAAGCTTACGGAAAGGCTATGATTTGCGACTTCATCATATCAGTCTCTAGACGACCACATGAGAAGGCTTCAGGCTGGGGTAGACTCTTTGTCGCAAAGAATCGAGCAGGTAGAGATGGACTTGTTTTTCCTGCCAAGATCAACACTGCTCAGAGTAAATTTGAGATTACAGGAGCAGCAGATACGCCAGAAGAAACTTCATCCTCAGATGAAGTTGAACAGAAAAAAGCCTTAAGAGCCAAATGGAAAGAACTAAAAAATGAATTTTCTAGTTCAAGAAACTTTTCGAGCGCAGAATCAGTAACAACGGTTGGAAGTTAAGATATAGTTATGCATCCCAAGAATTCAATGAATTGGAGACGGAACGTAATATGAAAACATACACGTATAATGAAGCATATGAAGCATCGTTGGACTACTTTAAGGGAGACGAGCTCGCTGCATCAGTCTTTGTTTCAAAGTACGCGCTGCGCGATTCTAAAGGAGGCATTTTAGAAAAGACGCCTACTGACATGCATCTGCGTCTCACTCGTGAGTTTGCTCGTATTGAAGCCAAGTATCCAAATCCTCTTTCGGAGAAAGAGATTTTCTGTCTCCTTGCTGACACTGATCATCTAGACGTCACACAAAAGTCGACAATGACGCTTGAACAATTGGCAGCCGAATCGCGAGGCATTGGGGCAGTCGTTCCGCAAGGTTCTCCAATGTCTGCCATGGGCAATCCATACAAGCTTCAATCATTGTCTAACTGCTTCGTTATAGCTTCTCCGCAAGATTCTTATGGCGGAATTCTATTCACGGATCAGGAACAGGCGCAAATCATGAAACGTCGTGGTGGCGTTGGTTTCGACGTCTCTACGATTCGTCCCAAAGGCCTTGCCACAGCCAATGCAGCTGGAACGACCGATGGTATCGGCGTCTTTATGGAGAGGTTCTCCAACACATGCCGTGAGGTTGCTCAAGGTGGTCGTCGTGGAGCACTAATGCTCACAATTTCGGTGATGCATCCTGAGGTTGAGACTTTCATCAACATCAAACGAGATCTAAAGAAAGTCACAGGAGCAAACATCTCTGTTCGTCTCACTGACGAATTTATGAATGCAGTGAAAGATGATAAGGAATTTACTCTTCGTTGGCCAGTCGAGGTACCTGTTGAAGAAGCTAAAGTTACCAAGATCGTCAAGGCTCGAGAGCTTTGGAATCAGGTCATCGATGCCGCATGGACTTCTGCAGAACCAGGTCTTCTATTCTGGGATACAGTCAAGAAGATGACACCAACTGAGGCATATGCTTCAAAAGGATACGCCAACGTTTCTACGAATCCTTGCGCTGAGCTGATTCTCAGCCCTTACGATTCTTGCCGCCTTCTTCTCATCAACCTCACAAAGTTTGTGAAGGACGCATACCTTCCCACGGCTTCATTCGATTTTGATAAGTTCAAGAAAGTTTCTGCAAAAGCGCAAAAGTTGATGGATGATCTTGTCGATCTTGAGATTGAGGCCGTCGATGCTATCTTGAAAAAGATTGGATCCGACCCTGAGAGTGAAGAGGTCAAACAACATGAGGTCAACCTCTGGCAAAAAATCAAAAAAGCTGCCTCAGGCGCCCGTCGCACAGGACTTGGAATCACTGGCATCGGAGATGCTCTGGCTTCGATTGGCGTAACCTATGGTTCTGAAGAGTCAGTTCATAAGACAGAAGAGATTTATAAAACGTTGGCTCTTTCCGCTTATCGATCTTCAGTCGACATGGCAAAGGACAGAGGATCATTCCCCGTCTATGATTGGTCTTTAGAAAACGAAAGTCCATTTTTAAAGAGAGTTATGGAAGCTGATAAGGCCTTATTTGCAGATTGGGTGAAATACGGTCGTCGCAACATTGCGTTGACAACGACTGCTCCGGCAGGGTCTGTTTCATGCCTCACGCAAACGACAAGCGGTATTGAACCAGCTTACCTTCTTTCCTACACACGCCGTAAGAAGATTAACCCTAATGACACCGCATCACGAGTTGATTTTATCGATCAGCTTGGTGATAAGTGGCAGGAGTATAAGGTCTACCACCACGGTTTCAAGAAGTGGATGGATGCCACAGGAAAGGTAGATGAGCAAATTGCAGAGTCACCCTACTGGAAGGCAACAAGCAATGATGTTGACTGGCCTATGTCCGTCAAGCTTCAGGCTGCTGCTCAAAAGTGGGTCTGCCATGCAATCTCTAAGACCTGTAACCTTCCTAATGATGTGACAAGAGAAGTTGTTGCTGACGTTTATATGGCTGCCTGGGAGGCCGGATGCAAGGGTTTCACTGTCTATAGAGATGGATGCCGTACAGGCGTTCTAGTTCAGGATACTCCCAAGGAGACAAAGAAGGTTGATGACAGCCAGCCAGAAACCATGATAGAAAATCATGCTCCAAAGCGACCGAAGGAATTACCATGCGATATTCATCGAATTAACGTAAAGGGTTCTGAAGGTCAGGAATCATATCTTGTCCTGGTCGGCAGGCTTGAAGGAAAGCCATACGAGATCTTCTGTGGCCTATCACATCACGTTGAAGTTCCGAAGAAGGCGAAGGTAGGAAATCTTATCAAGAATGGTAAGAAGGATGGAGTTGCAACATACAATCTTCAGATTCCTGTTGGGGATGACGATAACCTTGTTTTCAAGGACATTGTGGAGTTGTTCTCCAATCCAAATCACGGAGCTTTTACAAGATCCCTCTCGCTTGCTCTACGCCATGGGGTTCCTGTTCAATACGTTGTTGAACAGCTACAAAAAGACAAATACAGTGATATGCAATCTTTCTCTAGAGTCTTGGCCCGCGTTCTAAAAGGATACATTCCTGACGGCGCAAAATCAACGTCTGACAAGACGTGTCCTGAGTGTGGATCTAACTCTCTAGTTTACAAAGAAGGATGCGTCACATGTAACAGCTGCTCTTGGAGCAAGTGTTGAGTAGTAATATGAAATTAAAAGCCAAAGATCTTCGTAGGATAATAAAAGAAGAATTTTCTAGCACAATTCCTGACTTTATGTTACGTCAAATGGCGGAAAAGTGCTCTGAGGATCTTAAACGATTGATGATAAATCACATTAAAGTAAAATCACCAGCTGATCGTACTTATATGATTGCTTTAGCTAACAAAGTATCTGAAGACTTGGAAGAAGAAGTAAAAAAGTTACTCGACGAAAAACTATCGGAGTTTTTGAATAGATCTTCTCATTGAGAAAAATATGCCTGCACAAAATAATAAAGTAGAGCTGATCGGGTATTACGGATCTGATGAAACCCATGCGCTTTCAGCGTGGACATCAACATCAAGAGATCTGACTGAAGAAAAAAAGAATAGAATACCTTCCTTGTTGAAGATGTTAGCTGAGAATGAACACCATTCTGTTTTTGAAAAATCTTCAATTCATTTTCTAGTTACCAGCGATGTTGCTTCACACATACACTTAATCAAGCATAGAATCGGCGTATCAATCAATGCTGAATCAGCTAGGTACAAGGAATTGAAAGATGATAAGTACTATGTTCCTGTTGATTGGGATAATGAAGAAGCGATTGCATACGTGATGCATATGGATCATTCTTTACAAAAATATCATGAAACTCTTGAGAGACTTGTGCGAAAAGGTATGTCACGCAAGCGTGCTAAAGAATCTGCAAGATTGTATTTGCCTTATGGTAATCAGATCACTGCTGATGTTATGTTCAATTTTAGAAGCTTTTATCATTTTTTGAAGCTTCGGTATTCTGAGCATGCTCAATTAGAGATAAGGAATATCGCACAACAGATGTTGGAACTTGTCGTAGCATCCAAAGCATTTCCTGCTACTCTTGAAGCTTTTGGGTTAGTCGTTAACGGTGAGATCAGAGAACCTTTTTCTTGAAAGATTAAATCTTATGTCCAAGCTAATAGTAATCGAGGGTCCTGATAGAGTTGGTAAAGCAACTCAAACAAATTTTCTTTCTAATTTTTTATCATGGAGAGGTTACAAGGTCTTAACGATTGAGGTTCCTATTCGTTCTAATTTTGTTTATCACATCATCTATTGGATGCTAAGGAATGGGCTAGCAAAAAAGTTTCCAAAATGTTTTCAGTGGTTACAGTATTTTAATAGACAGATTTTTCAATGGTTCAGCTTGAGAAAGCTGGAGAAAAATTACGATTATATCATAATGGATAGATGGAGTCTATCCACGGTCGTTTATGGTAAAGCAACAGGAGTTCCATCTGAGTTCACTGAAAAATTACATGCTAGGTTAAGAAGACCTGAGTTCACCTTTTTATTGTTGGGTCCTGCCCACAAACACTCTGCTGAAGACGTGTATGAATCTGATGCTGAGTTGCAAGAGAACGTGAGAAGAATTTACCTAGAATGGTCAAAAGAGCATCCGGCTTCTTGTAAGGTGATTGACTGCACTCAACCTCGTGAAGTCATTGCAGAAGAGATTAGAACCAAATTGAGCGAATTAAATTTTTAATAGTGATTGTACTATCAAAGATAGATGATTTAAATTTCCATGAAGGACAAAAAACATGAGCTATAAAATTTCTGATGCAGTTGCAATGAGAATGATTCAAATCTTTCAAGAGGCTCTTTTGCTGGGAGTTGATGGTGCTGACCTGATGAGGCAAGTCCGTCTTGTTGTAGATGAGTCAAATCCTGACACTGTCACTCTAGATCCAAAGTATGAGTTGCAAGTCTCTGAAATGCATAAGAAGTATTTGGCAGAAGCAGAAAGCCTTAAAGACAAGAAAGATTCTCAAGGTGTGTTAGTCTTTGAATGATATGATGTTTTGGATTTCTATCAATTTAGCTTTGTTCGTGATTTGTTTCAAGTTTTATATTTCTGGTGAAAGAGACGAATAATGTCAGATAAACTTGATGAGATGTGGAAACAGCAAAAGCAATTCATGGATTTACTCAGAGAAAAAAGAGAATTTCCAAGCTTTCCAGTCGACACTTCGACAAAAGGTGGACAAAAGATATTGAAGTCTATTACTCATGAATGTATGCATGAGTTGTTTGAAGCAAATCTTCTGTTAAAAAATTCGAAGGATCATCGTGCGACAGATCTACGAGATTTTGATCGCGATAGTTACGTTGAAGAGTTATGTGATGCTCTTCACTACTTTTTTGAAATCGCCATACTTAGCGGAGTCTCTATTGAAGAGTTATATCAAGCTTACATGAAAAAGGGAGAGATAAACTTCAATAGAGTAGAAAAAGGTTACTAATTTTTTAGTTTGGTCCTTTTCAGTTTTTTTTTAATGTTTATCAATATCTCAACGACGGCGCCCAACGTATAAGCCGTTTTAACAAGGAGAATTGATATGTTGACTTGGTATTACGATTTACACCGTTCAAACGACATACTAGACGTTTTTAAGACTTTTGAAGATCTTGGGAGACCATTAGAAAAAAAAGTTCAAGATTCTGTAGATGAAACTAGCATTAAATTAGAAATGCCAGGTGTGAAGCAATCTGAATTAGACATCACCGTCGAAGGAAGACGTTTAAAAGTAAAAGCTAAATCTAGTAAAACGAACAAAGAATATTCTTATTCATACTCTTTAAATTCTGCTGTAGATGAATCTTCGATAACAGCAAAATTAGAAGATGGCTTATTAGAAATAAATCTTCCAAAAAAGCCTGAATCTGTGCCTAGAAAGATTAAAGTCCACTAAAATCAGCAAACTTAGAGAGAAAAAGGATCGAACTGGTTTCGATCCTTTTTTATTTTTGTAAGATTTTGATATATATAACGAAGAGTGGAGCCAGCAGAAAATGAAAATAACTCATAATCAGCTTAGAAGAATCATTAAAGAAGAGTATGAAAGAGCAACACCAGTTCAACCTGGACAGATAATGTCAGAAGCTAGAGCCATGTATCTGGCTGAAGAGGTCATGAACGAGGGATTTTTTAAGAATGTTTGGGCGGGTCTCACAGGCGCGGGAAAAGAAGCTGGTAAAAAAGCTGGAGCTGCTAAAGATGTGGTAGTTAAAAAAGCCACAGCTGCAGGACAAGAAATTTCAGCTGCTGCTAAAAGATTTGCGGAACCAATCGCCGCTGCTGGAAGAACTGCAGTAAAAGCAATAGAAGACATTAAAGACGCAGGCACTCGTGCTGCCGCTGAAAGTGCAGCAGCTGAATTGAAAGCCGCCTTGGAACCTATGATTAAGAAGCAAGTTGCAGAGCTAATCAAAAATGAAGTCAAGTCAGGAAAAGACGAAGCAGCTGCTAAAGTAGAAGCAGAAGCAATAGTCATGAATGCTTTAGCAGCTGCTCTGATGGGTATAGGAACTTGAGTATTCATTAAGGACAATGAAATCTCTACAAGAAAAATCTAAAGTAAATCCAGGTTACATAAAAGGGTTATCAGGATCCGAGGCCGCCAAGCGTAAGAAAGAAATTGAGCGCGGTTCTAAAACGGACTCAGATGATCCTTCTGCATATGATGATGACAGATTTCAGACAGATTTTACTTCTAGTGGAGAAAGAAAAAAGACAAAACCATCGAAACACACCAAAGCCTTTAAACGTATGTTTGGTGAGATGGTTGACGAGTTTGATGATGTTTTAGAAGAAGACTTTGGGTCTGATGGCTTGCTTGAAGAAGACATTGATTTTTTGATCGATCTATCTCTACTTAGAGAGTTCATAGGCGAGATTTTGAATGAGAAGAAAAAAGGATCAAACGTCACGACAGCCTTAAAAAATAAGGCTGAAAAGTCAGGCGCTCCTATGGGCGCTCTTCGTGCGATCTATAATAAAGGATTGGCTGCGTGGAGAACTGGCCATCGCCCTGGTGCTTCGCCACATCAGTGGGCGATGGCAAGAGTCAACAGCGTTCTTGCAGGAGGTCCAGCAAGAAAAGTTGATGCAGCGCAATGGGAAAAGATAAAAAAACATCGCGGTAAAAAAAGAAAGAAAAAGAAAGATTGAAATTTCTCAAAGCGGCAATGTATAATCAATTACATGTCGCCTGAAAAAGATCGTTTGCTTCGACAAAGATATCCAAAGATTTTTAAAACGTCTGAACACAGCGATGAACCCCTGGACATGTGGGGAATTGAATGTGAAGATGGCTGGTTTGAACTGATTGATACACTTTGTAACAGGATTCAATCTCATATCGAATGGCGCTCGAAGAACGCACAAGACGAAGAAGAACTTGAAGATCTCCAAGTAGTAGCACAGCAAGTAAAAGAAAAGTTCGGCGGACTTCGTTTTTACGTTGCAGGTGGAGACGATATTACAGAAGCTTTTATTTCTTTTGCCGAAACGATGTCCTACAAGATTTGTGAGACGTGTGGTCAACCCGGAAGGCAACAAGACGACAGAGGCTGGATACATACTGTCTGTGATCCATGCTTTGAGAAGAGAGCGCGGAGAACAGCATGAAGAAAGTTGAGTTTAAAGATGGACTTGCTATTAATGGCGATTCTTCTTCAAGAGATACAATTGAAGAAGTTAAAACGTGGCTAGGCGAAGCAGGAGGTGTACCTCTGATCGCAACCGATCCTCCTTATGGTAACATAGTCATGCAGGAATGGGATCGAGTAAAAATGACTGACGACCAATACGCCGACCACATGATCCAATGGACACGATTGTGGTCGGAGATTCTACTTCAAGGAGGAGCATTCTATGTCTGGGGAGGTATTGGACTTCCTGATTTCCGTCCTTTCATCAAGTATCTCACGAGAGTTGAAGATGATAACTTTAAGATGGCCAATCTCATTACCTGGTCAAAGAAGCGGGCATATGGAGTCCAAAACAACTATCTCTTTACGCGTGAAGAACTCGCATACTTCATCAAGGGAAATCCAAAGAAACCCCTGAAGTTTAATATTCCCCTCCTCGAAACGAAGCGCGGATACGCTGGATATAATGAAAAGTATCCAGCCAAGAGTGAGTTCTTTCGTCGAACCAACGTTTGGATGGACATTAACGAGATTTTTAAGGGAAAACTTCACCCAACTCAAAAAGCTGCTCGTGTGGTAGAGATTCCTATAGAGGTCCATACAGATCCAGGAGATGTCGTCATTGACCCATTCGCGGGTAGTGGTGCTACTGCATTTGCCGCTCGCAAACTTGGTAGAAAATTTATTGTTATCGAAAAAGATGAAGAGATCTTCGGTAAGATGATAGAGAGGTTACAATGAAAAAACAGTTTAACTCGCAAAAAGAATATTGGGAATCTTTACTTAAAGAATATTCTAAGATCTATTTGAACGCCCAGGACAAGATTGCTAGATATGAGTCTGTAATGTCTAGAAAATCTTCTAAAAATTGGTCTGATGATAAAAAGAAAAAGTTTCTTAATAGGCTCACGACAGCAAACAAAGAACTTAATGAATCTTTTGACATCATTAATCAACTACAAATGAGATTAAATCAATCAGAATAACACCATCTTAATAAAAGAATTAAATTATGAGATTGGCATGGGCGACTGATATACATTTAGATTGCGTTGATGATGTTGTTTCAAAGGTGCAAGATCTTGCTGTTCGAGGTGCTGAATGTGAGTCTTTCATATTGTCTGGTGATATCACCATAGCACCTCACTTGTTACAACACCTTAGAATCATAGAAAGCATCATACAAAAACCTTTTTATTTCGTACTTGGCAATCACGATTACTATTTTTCAGATATTCTTTCGGTTAGAAAGAGTGTGGCTGATGCATGTCGATCAATGTCATTCGCCAGATACTTGGCCATGACGCCTTACGTTAGATTGACTCCTCACGTCGCTTTAGTCGGTCATGATGGATGGTATGACGCGATGAATGGTAACTTCAGAGACAGTGATGTTATCATGAATGATTGGATACGGATTGCAGATTTTTCTCCTGCAATCCTTCCTTCGTTGGGAGGTAAATCGATAAACAAAGATGTGATAATAAAAATTTCAAGAGCGATATGCAGCGCGTCTGTAAACCATATAGCAAATGGAATAAAGGCTGCCATTCGTGACAAAAATGAACACGTCATCGTTGTCTCGCACGTTCCTCCCTTTAAAGAATCCTACAATAGTACGAAGTACGGACCAACAAATTCTGCTTCAATTTTGCCGTGGTATACATCTAAAACCTTAGGTGATACGTTGCTATCTGCAGCAAGAGCTTATCCACGTGTTAAGTTCACGATTTTATCGGGACACTCTCACAGTCATTATGATGAGTATTTGCTCAACAACTTGAACGTTCGCGTCGGAAATTCTCAATATGGTTCACCACAAATTGCAGGGATCATCGATATTTAAAGTTAAAGGAGTTTCCTCCATGAAAAGAGCGCTTCTCTTAAACTTTAATGGAGAACCTTTACAATTCATCGATGGTTCTAGGGCTATTAAGTTGATGTTAAAAGGTAGAGCTGAAGTTGCTTCTGGTATGACAGGAGAGCCTTGCTTTTGGGATGAGATTGTTAACTCTCCGACTCGAGGAATTCAACTGCCTGCAGTTTTAAGATTAAAGTATTACGTGAATAAGAGGCAGTATATTAAGCCACCTAGATTTCAAAAGAAAGTTTTATTCAATCGTGATGCTTGGAAATGTCAATACTGCGGCATTGAGCTCAACTATTCTGGCATAACGGTAGATCACATCTACCCTGCGTCTCGAGGTGGCGCTACTACGTGGAAAAATTGCGTTGCAGCATGTCGTTACTGTAACAATAATAAAGGGAATAAGACGCCTGAAGAAGCTGGCATGAAATTATTGAAAGTTCCCGTTGAACCAAACGCGCTTCATTATTGGGATCTTTCTAAGTCTACTTCATGGCATGATGACTGGTTTTTGTTCGTTGGCGCATAAATCTTTATATTCTATTTTCAACAATGATGTAATATCTTCTGTTGGATAATAGTTATGACAGGAGTTTTGCATTCATGCGTTTGAAGATAACTGACTTACAACGTATCGTAGAAGAAACGGTACAAGAGAAAAAAGCAGTGGCAGAATTTTGTTCAGAGATAAAAAGAGTCTTTGGACCGACTGTGATTGTTGCAAATGATGTGGTGGCTTTGTCTGAACAAGCCAACGATCGTTTGGATGTGCTAGAAAGAACTGGTAGAAGAAACTACATAAAGTTCTCTGCAAACGCAGCTCTCAAAGTAGCTCATCACAAGAATCCAGAAATCAGGAGATTGGCTATTAGATTGTTGCCAGAACATCTAGCATGCAAATTTATTAATGATAAGGTTCCTTTTGTTCGAGCCGCCGCCGCGCAAAACTCTCCCGTCAAGTTAATTGAAGAGACGATCAAAAAATATCCGACAGATGACACCCTACGTGATATCTTAAAACAAAAGCGTCTTACTGAGAGTAAGCCTGCTCTTAAGTCTGCTGCGTCAAGTCCTGAAGGAGAATCTTTCCTTAGCGACGCATGGTATGATTCAAAAGCCCGTAAATTGATACAAGACTATGGTAGAACCCTGGACACAGGGTGGGTTTCTGCAGCGGTAAATCAATATTGTTCAGCCGCTAGATCCGTCAATCGCTACAACATAGACTCTTATAAGCTCATGAAAAAAGTTGTAGAGATAATGGCTGACAACGAAGAAGAACGCAGAGACAAATTAGAGCTTAATGAATCGTTTAAACATGACGTTCAAGAATCAGATGAGCAGAATGATCAGGTAGAAAGCTTGTTAGAAACAGCTTCATTACCTAATGAATACATCACAAAAGCTCATGATGTTTTTTCTATGAAAATTACGAAGTTGGTTAAAGATGATGATCTCAATGAAGGTATAGCGGAATTTATTTCTGTTCCCTTATCAGGAATGTTACCTCATCAATCTTCTCCCAGATTTACGGATGAAATTGCTTTAGACACGTATGTGAAGCATTGGAACAATAAGCAAGCGCTTCAAGGAAGCAACTATAGACTTTCTTGGTCGCCACATCCAGAGATTCAAAATAAAGTCAAATTTTATCTGGGGTCAAAATGAGCAAGAAAAAAATTACCGAATCTTTACACATGATGTTGACGATCGAACCAAACTTAAACATCATTACAGAAAATATGATGGCTGAGTGGGGAAATGTTCCTTATTGCCAGCTTTCTGTTGTTTTAGTTCATCTAAAATTTTTGGCAGAACTACACCAGAATCATCACTGGACTTGCATGGGAGATCCATTCTACGGCGATCATCTTCTTTTTCAACGATTGTATGAAGGCGTTTCTGCAGAAGTAGATTCAGTTGCTGAAAAAGCTATAGGTCTTGGATCAACTTCCAACGTCAATATTCAGCTGATTCATTCTCAAATGTTAAAGCTCATTTCTAACGTTGGATCAGGTATGACGATTCCGCAATCGACTGATTTAGCAAAACGCTCAATGATTGCAGAGTTGAACTTTTTGAAAGTAATTGATCACGCGATGTCTTCTTTGAATGAGTGTGGAATGTTGTCAAACGGTATCGATAATTTGTTACAAGGCATTGCAGACAAACATGAAGGACATGTTTATCTCTTAAAACAACGTTGTTCCAAACAGGCCGTTTAAACATGAAAATTAAATTTGAACAGTTAAGAAGAATCATAAAAGAAGAAATTACTCTTGCAAAATCAGGCGAAAATCAAAGATTTTTACATGGACCTGACGATGAAGGTGCAATGGTAAAATCTAGTTTGTCAGCCATGATGAATATGGCTTCTGATATTCAAGATGTCATGGCAGACGATGATCAACTCCCGGGTTGGGTTCAAGATCATCTTTCTGTTGCTCATGAAAATCTGCAACAGGTTCATGGTTATTTGATGGGAACATTGAAGCAAGAATCTAGATCTAGTAATCAGAAAAAAAATATTTCAGAGTCTATTTCTAAGATTACGACAAGAGAAATTAAAGAATGGTCGAAAGGCAATTGGGGATTCATTTCTGAGACATCTCAATCTGTTGACCCCGATCGAATTAGAGAAGTTTGGGAAGACCTAGGCGGGTACAATGGCTCTAAAGTTACAGTTGAAGATATAGCTTTAGAATTGAGAGTTCTTCCAACGGATGTTAACATGAATGGAACAGGCCTTGTGGTTCTTGATGGTGTTGTACAAAGAGAGTCATTCTAACATTCTGGAATCGACGTATGGGTGGTAATACTAAGGCTATAGATCGTGAGACTGGAGAAGTTGTAAACTTCTTTGGTCGTCCTGGGTATGCAGACAAAATAGATCTTAAAAAATTAGATCGCTCTTCTCTAAAAAGATCTATCATTACTGCTTTAAAAAATTTGGATTCGTCGTATGAGAATGAATTTGGCGTTCCTATTTGGGATCGTTCGCAACGAAATTCATTACTCTCATCCGGTGAGGCGTTTAACGGATCTTCTGAACATCTATTCAACGATAAAATAACGGATAAAGAATTCACAAAATTTAAGCCTTCGGTAGGCGATATTGACTTGACAGTTCCTGCTGAAAAAATAGAAACTATATTTGATCTACTAGCTTCTCTTGAAGGAAAAGAAGTGGTACCTGGGAAAATTTGGTATGTAGGACAAAATAGAAAAAAGTACGGAGGAGATCAAATAAATGCTTTGTTTGCGTACAGGCAAACAAAAGACGCAGACCCAGTATTCGTTCAAGTTGATTTTGAATCAGTAGACTATGCTGGGGGGCGTCCGGATTCATTTGCGAAATTTGGACATTCTTCGGCTTGGGAAGACGTAAAAGAGGGCGTAAAAGGCGTGTTCCACAAATATTTGTTGAGATCTCTAACGACAAAATCAACTCTAAATGATGCAGTCATTCTTGCCAAGAATAGCCCAGTATACCCACCAGAAAAAATAAAGATTAAGAAGAAATCTGATCCAATTAAGCTGCTCTCGTTTTCTGTTTCGCAAGGGTTGAGAACCACTGTGGAGTTGCAGAAATACCCTGACGATCCTAATATTCCGAAAGAACTAATCGGTCAACCTGTTAAATTAGGAGATTCTTTCGTTTATAGAGAACTATCAACAGCAGAATCAAGCTACGTAAAAAATATAGACGAAATATTTACGTTGTTGTTTGGTAAGGTTCCTTCGTCGTCAGATGACATGACAAAATTGCAATCTTTTTCTGGTATACTTTCGTTAATGAAAATGTATATGTCAGATGATGACATAGAAAATATCTACGAAGATTTTGTTAATGAAAAGCTATTTTCTCCTGAAGCTCAAGGATTAGATTTGACAAGTGCAGAAGTAGATAAATCTTCGAAGCTCGCCGCCGTAGGAAGATTTAGAAAAGAGTTTCCGTTTTTGGCAGAACCAGATGCGACCATGGTGCAATCTTATTATTCTTCGTATAAGATAAGAGAATCTATATCCAGGTATATACGCATCTTATTCGGTCGATAAATGTTAGATATTTCAATTCTAGAACTAAAAAAAGCAGTCAAGACTCCGAAGGCTGCCTCTAATTTTATCAGAAAGCATATCAAGGTTGTCGAGAAAATCGACGGAACGAAACTTACCTTGATACGCAATGATGCGCAATTTGACCCAAATGACTATACAAAAAACTGGATTATTTCGTATAAGGGAAACATCATTTATTCTACGGAATTTTCTGGATTGGAAAAGAGAGATAAAGACATTAAAACGTCTGGGCTAGGTACGTCTCAATATAAATTTGTGTATGATCATTTGAAAAGAGTCCATGAAGGAACTGCTTCAATTCCTCTCAATACAGAATTTTTTATAGAATTTGTTCAAAATAAACCTACTGTAACTAGAGATTATGCGAAGAAACACGGCATGTTCTTGGTCGGATTTGGGCCGGCAGTGTATGCATCATCTAAAGGGCAAATCTATTCTTCATCCACATTTGTTGATGATCCTGCTAAGTTAGAAGAGTACAGAGAAATATTACAGTTAAATTCTTTTCCATTACTCTACGAAGGTAATTTGTCTTCTAGGACGGAGATATTCGATAATAGCGAATATCTTGATCCAAGGCTTAGAGAATTATTCTCACAGAATCTAGAGACAGTGGATTTTTCAAATCCGCAAGAGATTCTTGACGGAGTTGTTAGTTCTTTTCAAGCTTTGGAGTCCTCGTTAGGAGGACAATCAGAAGGAGTTGTCATCACCGTCGAAGGTGATGACATGTCTGAGAAGCAGCTATATAAAGTTTTAGCAGCCGATCAACACAACAAAGAAGTAAGAGAGAAAAAGAAATCTAGGTATAAGGGCACCCCGCAAGAAGAAGCAGCGTATTGGGAAGACATCAACGCTACTACTGATCTAATTCTGGACGAATTGCAGATTGATGCTAGGGATTCTCGACCTGAAGAAGCGTTGAAAGACTTGTCGGCAAGAGTTTATGAGATGTCTGAAGAAGACATAGGAGCATATCATCCTGTTAAAACTCTTTTAAATAAGCAAGAAGATTTAATGCTGACTGCTAAAACCAGATTGTTCGTTTTAGGTCATAGACTCAAAAAGATAGCTGTCATTCCTATGGCTGCAAAACCTTTTCACAGAGGTCATCAAGCGTTATTGGATGCAGCAGAAGCAGACGGAAATGAATTAATTCTAGTGTATGTATCTACGGGGGGAAGAGACGAAATAAGTTCTTCTGACATGGTCCCGTTGTGGAAAAACTACTACTTGCCAGCCATACAAGAGACGTATGGAGATAAGGTCGCCATCAGGTTCACAAAAGGAATTTCTCCCATGTATGAACTGAGATCTGCAATCTCCAACCTAGTCAGACAATCAGAAGAAACAGTAGTGACTCTTTATGGAGATCCAGAAGATGCTGCCCGCCGCGTCGACGATATAATCAATAACGAAAAAAACGTGGTTGATCTAACGAGAAAAGTCGTGGCAGGATCGGTACCCAGAGAATCTTCCGGCGGAATTTCTGGCACAAAAATGAGAGAATTTTTGTCGACTGGACAAAGAGAACAGTTCATGAAGAATTTGCCTGATTTTTTGAACGAAGATTCAAAACTAGCAATTTGGAATTCTTTGTCAAAAAGTAAAGTTTCGCAAAGTGAAAATCTATTGAAATCATATGTAAGATTAATTCTTGCATAATGAGAATTTTTTTTAGTTCTGACACTCACTACTTTCATGCGAACATCATAAAATATTGTGATAGACCTTTTAAAACTGTCGATGAAATGAATGAATTCATGATAGACGCGTGGAATTCATTCGTAGATGAAGATGATTTAACTTTTCATCTTGGCGATTTTTCGTTGTTGCGTCCCGTGGACTCCGATCAACTAAGAGATGTAATAACCAGATTAAAAGGTAAGAAAATTCTCGTTAAAGGTAACCATGACAAAGATAGTGACTCGTTTTTTTTAGATGCAGGGTTTAAAAAAGTATACGATTCTATCAACGTAGCAGGCGTTTTGCTTGTCCATTATCCGTTGCACGAAGCTTTTTCTAGAAAAGTAAAAGATTCTCATTGGGGTGAAGTGTCTCACGTAATACATGGACATTCACACGATAAAAAAAATCCTAATCTAGAAAATCATTACAATGTAGCCGTAGACAGGCATGAATTTTGTCCTGTTTCTTTGCAACAAGCAGTTCCTGAAAATTTGCAAAAGAATTTCTTTTTAGAAGCAGTTAAGCTTTTTTGAACAAAGTAAAAAAGTTTTCATAATATATCGTATGAAATAATATGCAACGTTCATTGTGCTTCGATGATGTACTGCTCGTCCCTCAACTTTCAGACATAGAGTCTAGATCGCATGTAGATCTTTCAGTGCCGGGATTTGACTCCGCTTTTGCTAGCTTAACCGACAAACACGAACAATTAAAGTGTCCCATTGTCGGTTCTCCTATGGACACAGTAATAAGTCCTCAGTCGGCGGCTGTCATTGCAAAGCTTGGAGGCTTCGGAGTTTTGCATCGATACTGTTCAATCGATGATTCTAAAAAGATGTTTCTTGAAACGGCTAAACTATTGCTTGATGATTGTGACAATAGTTCTTCAGCTTTTATCCCGAACTTGATGGTGGCTGTTGGTGCGACGGGTGATTATCTTGAAAGAGCAGGTGAACTATACGACGTGGGTTGTAGGGCTTTCTGCGTTGATGTTGCGCATGGTCACCACACAAATGTTAAAAATGCTCTAAATAAGCTAAGAGTAAAATTTGGTAAAAAAATTCACATAATGACTGGCAACGTTGCAACTTTGGAAGCCTTCAATGATCTTGCTGACTGGGGTGCTGATTCCATACGTACCGGTGTCGGAGGAGGATCCATGTGTACAACGAGAATTCGCACGGGACATGGAGTTCCAACGCTGCAATCAATCATCGATTGTGCAAAATCCGACAGGGACGTTTACATTGTAGCAGATGGTGGAATTAGGAACAGCGGCGATGCAGTGAAAGCTCTAGCTGCTGGAGCGGACATGGTGATGCTAGGATCAGTTCTTGCTGGACATGATGAATCCCCAGGAGCAATCATTACAAAAGACAACCAACGTTACAAGAAGTTTCGCGGAATGGCTTCAAGAGAAGCGCAATTGGAATGGAGAGGTAAGGTGTCCGTTGCTGAAGGAGAGTCAACGTTGATCCCTTACAGAGGTTCTCTTCAAGATACTTTGACAGACCTGCTTGAAGGCATTAAATCAGGTCTGTCATATTCAGGCGCTAAAAGTATTAGAGAGTTTAGAAGCAAAGCTAAATTTTTAGGTATCACTTCAAATGCTGTCAAAGAAAATGGTCCTCACGGAAAGTGATTTCACTTTTTCTTTTTCTTCTTTTTTCCGTGAAATGGAACGCCTGCTTGCTTTGACATCCAATTTGCTGCGGCCCAAGGATTCGTAGCCCAACTATCAACTTTTTTTGCTTTTTCTGTTGCGGTTACTGCGCCTTTCAATATTTTTTTTGCTGTTGATTTAGAAGGTCCTTTTTTTGCTTCTGTCATTGCACATGTGCATGGCCCTTCTAACTCTAAAGGCATCATACCGCACATAGGGCAAACTGAAGCTTGTTCGCATGAACATTGATCGGCAGGCATTCCACACATTCCACACATTTCAGATTCCATTCCACCGCAACCACAATCTGACTCGACTGATTGCGACATCATGCCACACTCTTCGCATGGCATTCCTGCTTCTCTTGTGTCCATCACACCCGTTGGTGCGTTACCTGCGTAACTTCCTATGGGTTCTCCAAATGTTTCTGCTAGATAGTCTTTTGCTCTCATGTCGATAAATATACCTTCTTCCAAGAAATATTGAAGTGCAAATTTAAACTTCTTTAACATACAATAGTTCTGATGACGAGAGACAATAAAACAGCTTCACCTACCAGATTCGTGGGTCTTCATGCGCATTCTACATTTTCGCAGTACGATGGTCTCGATTATCCTCAAGAGCACATTGATTACGTGCTAGAAAATGGCATGGACGCTTGGTCGTTGACTGACCATGGTAACATGAATGGATTCTGTCACGCTTTTCTTCATGCCGAAAAGATGAAAAAGTCAGGAAAGAACTTTAAGTTTATCCCTGGCTGCGAGATGTACGTTCATCCTGATCTTACCCAGTGGAAAAAAGATCTGGAAGCGTCCAAGGTAAAACCTGCAAAGGACGAGTCCATCATTACTCCTATCACCGCGGTCGTTGATGGCGATGACGAGACGACAGACGTTGGTACGGATGAAGCAGCTTTGACTGTTGAGAACGAGGACGAGACGAAGTCAGGTAAATACAATGATCCCGTCAAGCGTCGTCATCATCTAGTCGTTCTACCAAAAACCTCAGTAGGCCTTCAACGTCTGTTCCACCTGGTATCCAGGGGATACATGGAAGGATTTTATCGATTCCCTCGAATCGATTATTCGATGCTAAAAGAAGCAGCAAAAGGTGATCATCTCATGATCAGCACAGCTTGTTTAGGTGGTCCTTTGGCTTTCGACGCTTTCGAACAGCTTCAAAAAGTTCCGTTCGAAGAATTGAAACACCAATTGCTTAACGACAGATCACTTTTGGATCGTATCATTGCTACGATGAGTAACACTTACGACAAGTTAGTTGATGCCGTCGGTCGCGATAACGTATGTCTTGAACTACAATTCAACAAGCTCCCTGCTCAGCATCTTGTTAATCGAGCTCTCATTGAGTTTTCCAAACGAAATTCCCTGCGCGATAGAGTGGTGGTTACTTGCGACTCGCACTATTCACGACCAGAAAACTGGAAAGAACGAGAGATTTATAAGAAGCTAGGTTGGCTTAACTATCAAAACTTTGATCCAAGCTTGTTGCCTAAGTCTAAGGACGATTTAAAATGCGAATTGTATCCCAAAAATGCCAAGCAGGTGTGGGAATCTTATTTGTCTACGACGGAAGGCATGGATTTCTATGACGATGAATTTGTTAAGGACGCGATTGAAAGAACCCATGATATCGTTCATAACGAATTAGGTGACATTCAGCCTGACAAGACAATGAAGCTTCCTTCTTACGTGATCCCTGAGGGAACCACGGAAGATAAGGCACTCGTGGTTGCGTGTAAAAATGGATTGAAGTGGAGAGGTCTAGACTCAAGACAAGACTACATCGACAGAATCAAATATGAGCTAGGCATCATCAAAGGTAAGAAGTTCTCTAGGTACTTCTTGACGATGAAGGCTATCATGGATATTGCTCGTGAGCATATGTTGATCGGACCAGGTCGTGGATCAGCTGCTGGTTCACTTGTAGCCTATGTTCTTGGAATTACGAATTTGGATCCAATTGAATATGATCTTTCTTTTGAAAGATTTTTGAATCCTTCTAGAACAGGTGCCCCTGATATTGACTCTGACATCTCTGATCGAGATTTATTGATTGAACTTCTTAGAAAGAATCTTGGCGAAAGGAACGTCATTCCTATCTCCAACTACAACACCTTCAGGTTAAAGAGCCTCATTAAAGATATTGCTCGATTCTACAGTATCCCTTTTGAGGAAGTCAACGCTGCTCTTGCTCCTGTCGAGGATGATGTCAAGAAGGAGGTCTTTAAACCAGGAACAGACAAGAACTTGTTCGTTCTTACATACGAAGACGCCATCAAATATTCAAAGTCTCTACAAGACTTCATTGCTGCACACCCCGAGGTGGCCGAACCAATTGAGATTTTATTCAAGCAAAACCGTTCTTTGGGCCGCCACGCCGGTGGCGTCATCGTATCAGAAGATGTCGCCGAAAGAATGCCTCTAATCCTTGCTCGCGGTGAGGCCCAGACACCTTGGGTCGAAGGCATGAACTATAAACATCTCGAAGAATTTGGGTGGATCAAGTTCGATCTGCTAGGTCTTGAAACCTTGCGTATCATCGAACGATGCATCGGCCTAATCCTCGAGCGCCGGGAAGGTGTAAAAAATCCTGATTTTAAGCAAATTCGAGCGTGGTTTGATAAGCATATGGATCCGAAGAACATTGATCTGAACGATCAAAAAGTCTACGAATATGTTTACCACGAAGGTAGGTTCGCAGGTATCTTCCAGCTAACACAAACAGGTGCTCAGCGGCTGTTTACGAAGGCTAAACCACGTAGCATCATCGACATTGCCACTCTTACTTCGATCTATCGTCCTGGTCCTCTTGCGGCTAACGTGGATAAACTTTATATTGATGCAAAGAATAATCCTGACAAGATTGATTATCAACATCCGTTGATCAAAAAAGTCCTCGAGTCTACATACGGTTGTATCATCTTTCAAGAGCAGACCATGAGGTTATGTTCTGTGGTGGCGGGATTCCCTGAGGCTGAGACTGACACCATCCGTCGTAACATTATGAAGCGCAGCGCGTCTAAGAAAGACGATGCTGCAGCGGATGCGAGGAAAGCAAAAGAAGAGTTCGTGTTAGGTGCTGTGAAGAATGGCGTAAACGAGAAGGTCGCATCTGAACTATACGATAAGATTCTATTCTTCTCTGGATACGGCTTTAATGCCTCGCATGCCGTGTCTTATGCAATTGATTCTTACTATTGCGCTTGGCTCTTGACTTATTATGAAGAGGAATGGCTATGCGCATATCTCGAATCGATGTCAGGAAACGACGAGAAACGAGCCAAAGCTTTTTCAGAAGTAAAAGCGCTAGGATATAAGATCGTTCCAATTGACGTAAACTACGCGACAAAGAGCTGGACAATCTTGGAAGGTAAACGATTCATGCCAAGCTTCTTGTCTTGCAAGGGAATTGGAGAGGCTGCTATCGATGAAATCGTCGAGAACAGACCTTACAAGAGTGTCGAAGAGATGTTGTGGAATGATGATGGTTCATGGAAACATTCCAAATTTAACAAGCGAGCTTTTGAAGGTCTCATCTCCATCAGAGCGTTTGACTCTCTTGACTGCGTAGGTGAAGGAAAAACATTTAACAGCTACAAACAGATGCATCACATCTTGATTGATAAAGGTGCCGATATCAAGAAAACTTCAAAGAAAAATCCTACTCTCGGTATGGAAAACTTTCGAAATCTTTTGATAGAAACAAATGACATGGATGAGTGGACTCGTGGGGAGTTGGTTGACAACAGCGTGAAATATCTTGGATCATTCAACTCTAACATTTTAGTTTCTCAAGAACTGATTGCAAAGCTAGAATCTAAAGGTGTCAAATCCATCGACCTCATCGAGCAAACTGACGTTTATTGGTTCATTATTTCTGACGTAAAAGAAAAAAAGACGAAGAACGGAAAGCCATACTTGCTTCTGACGGCAATAGGCCTTGAAGGCCAAACCCGTCGGATCTTTTGTTGGGGATGGGATGGCCGAACTGAGTTGCCGAAGTACTCCACATGCATAGCAGAAATTACTGTCGATAATTACGGTAATAAAACTTTTATGAGCAAGGTTAAGGTAATCGATGAATAACATGCATACTGTCGTAATTTTTGAAGGATGTGATAAAGTTGGTAAGACTGAAATGGCTCGTGAGCTTTCGCGACGAATGGAGATTCCATATTTCAAGAATAAATCAGAATGGAAAGCGTTTAGCTCAGATCCAGATTATTTCGTGAAGGCTCTTCGATACGGAGACCCTTACTTCTACACTTTTCTTCGAGACACCAAGACGTCTGTTATTCTTGATCGATCGTACCCTTCAGAGTGGGTGTATTCAAGAGTTTACGATAGAAAGACCGATCATGATGCTCTGTCTCATATTGATTTTCTTGCAGCTTCTTTTGGCGTTAAGATAGTCATTCCGTATAGGACTTCTTATTCTGGTCTAAAAGACGATATTCATAACATAGGCGAATATCATCTACAAAAATTGTCAGACATGTATGAAGAATTTGCAAAGTGGACCAAATGTGACGTACTACGCTTTTGCATTGATTCTGAAAACCTAGAATGGGAAATGGAGACCATTCGTAAATTCTTGAAAAAGGAGGCATGATGCGCATCGGAATTAGTTATTGGGGTTTTTGTGAGCCTTTTGGAGCATCAGGAGAAGCAAAAACGCCTGATGGTCATCGGTATGGTCGTCCTATTTTTGTGAACGCAGCTGTCGCATCAGGACATCAGATTTATGCGTTACAAAAGCGTAGAGAAGTTGTGCCATATAAAAACATCAATTATGATGAGGGATTTCCTGACATAGATGTTTTATTTGTTGAGTGGCGATGGCCAACTTATAAAAATTCAGGAGAAAATCCTGCCGAACCTGATCTGCTCAGGCAAAATGAGCTTCTTCGGCACTATCACGGAAAGATTCCTGTCGTTATTTGGGATTGTGATTATAAGGTGACACCAGAAGATGAGCTAGCATGGCCTAAAGCTATAATTGCAGATCCCGCATTTGAACCAAGATATTTGACCAGAAAAAGAGAAAGATTGATGTTTTGGACAGATTGGCAATTTTTGCTGCAACCGTCCAACGTGTCTTTTGAATATGGCTATGTGGGAAACAATTATGAAAGACCAGAAGCATTTTATCAGTACTATTCCTCACCATCAAGAGAGCTAAGAAATCTGGGAATACAGACGACGGTTCATGGTAATTGGTTAGAAGTTTCTCCTGAGAGAGAACATCCTACATCATTGATAAAACAGCATCCCTTCGTTTCATTCGCTCAACGCTTGAATTTTCATGATTCAATGAAAAGGTTGAATTCTTTTATCTGCGCAACACACATAACCAAGCCAGAATACGCCAAACGTGGGTTTGCGTCTCCTCGTTACTTAGAAAATATGGCTGTGGGCACGCCTGCTTTGGTCCCATCAGAGTTTTTGATCCCAAACTTATTAGGAAGTGAGTGGACAGTATCGACGTCAGAACAAGTAATTGCTCAAGTTAAATACATCAGCAAACTTTCTTATGAATTCAGGGTTTCTTTAGTCAAAGAACAAATGACGATTTTGAAAAATAAGAATGTATTTTCTGTAAGCGACGTAATAGATTTCTTGGAGACACTCGTATGATGAAAAAAGATAAGGTTCTAATCACAGGCGTAGCTGGACTTCTTGGGGCAAATTTTTCTAGATATCTGTTGTCCAGAGGTTATGATGTCGTTGGGATTGATGATTTAAGCGGCGGATATCTAGATTCTGTTCCAAAAGAAATGACATTCTACGACGTAGACTTGGTAGATCGTCATAAAACAGAAGAGGTATTTGCAAAAGAAAAACCTGATTATGTTTTCCATTTTGCTGCGTACGCAGCAGAAGGATTGAGTCCTTTCATTAGAAATTACAACTACACAAACAACGTGTTAGCTTCCGCTAATGTAATTAATGCTTGTGTAAATCATGATATCAAAAAGATTGTTTTTACCTCATCGATGGCGGTATATGGAGTAGGCAATCCACCCTTTACAGAAGATCAGCTACCAACCCCAGAGGATCCTTACGGTATTGCGAAATATGCAGTAGAGATGGATCTCAAACTTGCACATGAAATGTTTGGACTAAGATACAGCATTGTTCGCCCGCACAACGTTGTTGGCATTTATCAAAATATTTGGGATAGGTATCGAAACGTTATAGGCATTTGGATTCGTAAAGCTCTTGTTGGAGAACCGCTGACTATCTTTGGAGACGGTACACAAAAACGTGCTTTTTCAGACATCAAGTTCTATATGGCTCCTTTTGAAAAGCTTATGACGTCTTTTGACGGTGAAACTTTCAACATAGGAGCTGATAAAGATTTCACAATTAACGAAGCTTGCGATCTCGTGATGGACGTTGCAGCTGAGCTTGGAGTTAAAGCGACCAAGGTTCATTTAGAAAAACGCAATGAAGTGCACACTGCATACTGCGATCACAGTAAAGCTCATAAGCTGTTAGGGTTTAAAGATGAAACTAATCTTAGAGATATGATTAAAGAAATGTTTGTCTGGGCTATGAAGCAGCCTGATAGACAAATAAAGAACATGGATTATGAGATTGAAAAGAACATGTACTCTTTTTGGAAGAAATGATTATGACTTTTCCTGAAAAATTAGCTGATAGAGAAAAATACATTTTTGATCAAGTTTTAGCTGGCAATTTTGATGCAGAATGGGTTCCTCTCGAATTTTCTTCAGGAGGAAGAACCATTAAATTCAATGTGATGAATGATGCATTGAAAATTGACGGCATAAGAGTTAATGTATCTGCAGAACTTCAGCAAAAGTTAGCAGATGTATTTAATGCGTCTTTATTGACAACACATATCGCTGACTTAATGTTTATCAATGCCACGCACCGAGTAGAGCCCTGTCCTATGACGATATCTTCGACAGTCGATTCTATGATTAAACACAGCAAAATGGTCGATGGAAAAGTTGGGTTTAATGTGACAGGATTAGTAGCTTCTCCTGGAAAGCATTGGATTTTAGATAAGAAACTAGACTTAAATCCTAGAAGAGCTTGTAACTATGGGTGGCATTTCGTTGGTACGAACTACAAGGGTATAAAAGGTCACCCAACTGGATCTAAGCAGAACAAGCTAAATGGATCGACGATGTCAGTGATCCAGCCGAATGCAACTGCCCATGATATGAAACATTCTGATTATTCTCAAATTTGTCAGCTTGTTTCTCAAGCTTGTTGGATCGACGGTGTCATACACCGTTTATCTGACGTTCTGCAAGATCCAACGAATTGTGATCTTGCTACCGCTAATGGTCCTTTAAGTTTTGTTAGACAACCTGGTACGTCTCCTTTTGTCGGAACTTCTGTTATGTTTCCTGTAAAAATTACTTCGCAAGGAGGAATTGTATGACGTATGAATACGAATGCAAAGCTTGCAATCATCAGTTTGAAGCGGAACAATCAATCAAAGATCCACCATTAACAAACTGCCCTCGTTGTAAGACTGACTTTTTAAGAAGGCTTATAAGCAAATCAACATTTGTTTTGAAGGGCTCTGGGTGGGCTGCTGATAACTATTCTTCAAAATCTTCTTAGTAAGTAGGTAGCGTGTGTTGTCTCAGCGGACAATCACTTTTGTTGCGAGATGATCTAGAAGCAGGATGCCCAGGTTTCAAGAGGTTGTGTAAGTCTTCTCCTTCTTTGCTAGCAAAGACTGATTTGACTTCGCCTGTTTCACTATTAAAGATAATAGTATACCCGCCTCTGGACATATCTAGAGGCTTTTTTATAGTGTTCATATAATCGAACCTACCTGCTTTACTCATCTCCCTATCAAACCAAGCTTCAAGCACAAAGTTAGAGACAGAAACGGGCGTGCCATTGACATCAATCTCATACGAGTCTCCTTGAACGGGGTCGCACAATTCCAATGCTACGAAAGTATGATCTCCTCTATTCGACCAAAGATTGACGTAGGGATTGTAGAATGTTTCAAGTATTTCGTGAGATAGGACGACCGAAACAGCGTGAGTTCCCTTCAACGTAGTTCCGCCATGCTTCAATAACGGGTCCGTAAAAACTCTACACCAAACTCTTCCGTCAGGATCTTGCGTATGGTATCCAAGAGCACCAGCAACATCTGGAGAGTTAATAAGAACAACGGGGAATCCATCATTACCACCTACCTTTATCTCCCATGGCATCCTTTCCAGGAGCGGGGCTGCTTGTTGCGTTAACTGTATTTTGCAGGCTTCAACCATGAGGTTCAAATCTGCTTCGGAAACGTTGGTCGATTTATTGATGACATTAAACGTTCTCATAATTGTAAATATGAAACAAGCTTGTTTATAATTTAAAAAGGTGTATAATCATATGAGAATTTTATTGACGGGTGGTGCGGGCTTCATAGGCAGTAACGTCGCAAAAAGGTTGTTGGCAGAAAATATAGAGTTTGACATCGTTGACGATCTATCGAACGGTCACATGTCGTTTGTTGATCCTTCGCTGCTGGATCGTAACATTACGATTGCCAGCTTCGACTCCGAAACAATCTTAGCAAAGATAAGGTCTGGATTGTACGATGTTGTTATACACTTGGCGGCCGTCCCGCGTGTGAGTTATTCCGTCGATTTTCCCCTTGAGTCTCACAACGCAAACGTGACAGCAACAATGAAATTGATTGATGCTTGTCGAGGAAAGATTAAACGTTTTGTCTTTGCATCCTCGTCCTCTGTTTATGGAGGTGCTGACCAGCTACCAACTCCTCCTGATACCGCAAAGAATCCTAAATCACCTTACGCTTTGCAAAAATCTATAATTGAAGATTATTTGAAGATGTATTACGATCTTTATGGGTTCGATTCAGTCAGCCTAAGGTTCTTTAACGTCTTTGGTCCAAATCAATTAGGAAATTCTCCTTATTCCACAGCGGTTTCTGCGTGGGTTAATGCAATTATGAAGGGGACTTCGATGCGTTCTGACGGAGACGGAACGCAATCTCGCGACATGTGTTATGTTGATAATGTTGCCGATGCATGCGTAAGAGCAGCAAAGGCAAATTTCCCATTAAAGTCTGAAACTTTAAATGTGGCTTGTGGCGACAGGACAACAAATAGAGAAATTTTGCAATTTTTGTTGAAAAAATTTCCTGATGCGAAATACCATGATGCTCCTTGGAGACCTGGCGATGTCATGCACACTCAAGCTGATATTTCTAGGACAAAAGAAGTTTTAGGTTACACTCCCCTGGTGTATTTTTGGGAAGGATTGGAAAAAACAATCCAGTGGTATCAGGACAATTGGGAACTAATTAAAACGTTGAGTGATAAAGAGAATATATGAAAGTTTTTTCTAGCTTCACTGAAGCCTACTATGATCTGCTTCTAGACGTCTACAAGCATCCTGACTTTGTTTCTTCTCCTCGAGGGCAGAAGATCAGAGAAAAGTTGGGCGTATCATTCAGGATTTCTAATCCTCTTGATAGATTACCGTATGTAGAGCAAAGAGACTTTAGCTTATCATATTTTGTTGCAGAGTCTTTGTGGTATCTTTCTGGAAACGATTCCACTGAATGGATATCGAATTATTCTTCTTTTTGGAAGAACATTTCTGATGATGGCACTACAGCTAACAGCGCTTACGGCGCCAGGATTTTTAATCCTCATTCAAGAATTGCTGGTCAAATCGATCCTTCTTGGACACAATGGGATTACATCTTGAATGAACTGACGACAGATCCAGATTCTCGCCGAGCCGTCGTTCATATTAGATCTCCTCAGGATTCTATCCTAGCCTCAAAGGACGTTCCTTGCACTTTGTCTTTGCAGTTTTTTTTGCGTAACGATCAGGTTCACATGATAGTCTCTATGAGATCATCTGATCTCATCTTAGGAATTGCGTATGATGTTCCTGCATTCACGTTGTTTCAAGAGTTGTTGGCTAATCAATTATCGGATAGGCTGAACAGGTCTATAAGCGTTGGTGAGTATACTCACGTAAGCAATTCTTTGCATATTTATGAAAAGCATTTTGGAATGGTAGAAGAAATTCTAAAAAAACGAGAGTTTTTTAGTTTAGAAATGCCGAAGCTACCAAAGGGTAAACTACCTTTAGAATATATTTTGGAGCAAGAATCCAAGTGCAGAAATTGTCAGACTATTGATGAATTAAAACAGTTGGCTTCTAATCTCAATGCTGGTTCTGAATATTGGAATGATTGGTGCAAGATTTTAATTTCGCATAGAGCAAATAAGTTAAAAGGTGTTGATTCTGAAAACTTTAAGTTAGTCCTCTTGAAATCAACGGAATTTAACGGCTATAAATTTTTTAACAAATAAGGTGTTATGTCAAATCCTCAATTCATACTCTATACGGGTCCAATGTTTTCTAGCAAAACAACCGGACTGCTGTCTTCAATAGATCGTTTTAAATACCAAAACAAACGAGTAGCTGTGTTTAAGCCGCGCTTAGATGATAGATACAGTGAAGAGTATATTTGTACTCATAGCGGGTGGAAAGTACCTGCCATTTGCATAAAAGAAGGAACCGACATACTTGAAAAATTGTCAGAGATGAATGAAAATCCTCATGTCGTGGCTGTTGATGAAGCATTCATGATACCAGGTATTTCGAAAGTTTTAGTCTGGCTTTATAGAAGTGGATATTCGATAGTGGTATCGTCATTAGATCTATCAGCCAGCGGAAAACCGTTCAATGAAATTGAAAAAATGCTGCCTTGGGCAACCCAGGTGGAAAAACGGACGGCGGTCTGTACAGTCTGCAGCAAAGATGCTCATTACACATACAAAAAGCAGATTGGAGGAAATGAAATAGAGGTCGGCGGAGCTGAACTTTATGAACCAAGATGTTTAAAGTGTCATCCAGTAATATTTGATCCGGCTAGCTGAAATGATTGATAGGAAAAAATTAAAGCTTTCTGTTTTCATGCAAATGTGCAGGGACCTGTCTGTTCTTTCATATGATCCGAAATACAAGGTAGCTTCAATTATTATCACTCCAGACTTTAGAGAAGTTTGTGCTATCGGGTATAACGGAGGATACAAAGGCGGGCCTAACGAGAGAAGTTCTTTAGACCACGGTAACTCAGGATTTCTCCATGCCGAAGAAAATGCTCTTTTTCATCTTTGCAAGCCTTATGAACTTCGATCTGGACTAATCATGCTATGTACTCATAAGCCTTGCTCAATGTGTGCCCGTCGCATCGTGAATAGTGGAATTCAAAATGTTGTCTATGAAGTCGATTATTTAGATAAAGAGTCTGCTACAGATGAGATATTCAAGAATAGCAATACTTCTTGTAAAAAGTATGAAGATATAATTTCTTTATAAATTCCGAACGTGGACTAAACGGCATGATAATTACTATGTAGTTTGGGTAGATTCATGAAAAAATTAACAGAAAAAGAAGTAGTAAGACTTTTACGAGAAGAGTGGAATAAAAAAATAGAGTCTTTCCTCCCTGAAAAAGACAAATTAGAAAAGAAAGACAAGAAAAAAGCTGACACTGATTTGTCTGTAGAATTTCCACTCAAAGGAGAAAAAGAGATTGTTATATCTCCTGAATTCAAGGTGAAAAGTAAAAAAGGAACGGGGCAGGGTCTTTTGTACACTGTTTCAAACGTGAATCCAACCAGCAAAACCATCACTTTAACTCACCAAAAAGAAGATGGCGTGGCAGAAACAACGGTAACTTTTGATGAATTTGTAAAAGAATTCGAGAGGCAGTAATCAAATGAACAAGCTTATAGATCCTCAAAAAATAGACTCGTTATTAAAAAAAGCTGTTAAGGACAGCATCTCCAAAAAAGCGCCATCTATTGGTTTAACGCCTCAAGCAGATCAGATAAATGAATCTTACGTTGCTGAGCCCAAGGTTTTTAAACAAGTAACTGAGTTTGTTACTCAAAAAACCAAAGATGCTCATTATGATCTCTACAAGGGCTACGTCGAATCATTCAACAAAGTATCTGCTGAACTCGACACTTCAAAACGTGGAGATGCTAACCCTCGTCACTCATCGTATAAATCTCTGAAAAAAGATGAGGTTTATAACCTAAACGCGATTTGGCTTCACGAGTTATACTTCTCGAATTGTTTCGACCCACATTCTGAGATCACGATGGACTCTTTGTCTTATTTACGATTGGAACGAGATTTCGGCACATTTGAAGACTGGCAAAGAGATTTCATAGCGTGTTCAAACTCAGCAGGAGTTGGTTGGGCTGTTTGCGGATATCACATGTTTTTGCAGCGATATGTGAATACTTTCGTCGGAAGTCATGATGCGAATGTCATGTTGGGTATATACCCAGTGATCGTTCTAGACGTTTGGGAACATGCTTATCGTGATTACTTGAACGACAAACAGAGCTATATAGTTTCTCAAATGAGAGAAATTAATTGGAATGTGGTTGAAGAAAGAGTTAAGAAAGCCGAGCAAATTGCGCAGGTATTAAAATGAAAATTCATTTAAAAGAGTTGAAAAAGATTATTAAAGATAGCGTATCTCATTTGCTCGAGGAGAAAAGCAAATCTTCTAAAGTAGAATCGGAAGACTCTTTAGACTCGCAAATAGACTCTTACTTCGCCAAATATGAAAAAGAAGCGACCTCTGTTAAAAAAGAAGGATTTGATTTCAAAATCATGACGAGAAATTTTCTGTTAGAAGCAGAAGATGACAAAGCAGGCAAAGATGATAAAGCTCAAGAAGCTCCATCTGATCTTACGATCGATGATATAGATCTAGAATCCTTTACAAACAGCGTAGTTCGTTTAATTGATAACTACGATTCTCTTTTAGAGGTAAGAGACACTGTGGTTCGTAGAGCCGTAAATTTCTTATCAAAGAGTTATGATTCGAGCGTCATACAATCATTTAAAGAAATATTAGAAGAACAGTATGATATAGAAGTTGGCAAGAATCAATCAGAAGAAAAATTTTCGAAATTCCCAGCACCACCAGCCGATAGAGCTATGGGACCATCTGGAGGTGGTGCTTGATCAGAACTGACATTTTGCATGATAGAAAATGCATTCATGTTAAATTGAAGAAAGATGTTCATCTACGTCTAAGAGAAAAATTATTCGCTTACCAGTTGTCTATACAATCTGTTTTTGATGAATTTGCGATGTTGATTGTTACGGAGGATCGAAAAGCAATAAAAATGCTGGAAGATCTTGCGCTAAAAAGAGCTCAGGCTGAATTAGAAAAACCAATTAGGAAATTTACAGGAAGTCGTGAACGTATTGATGAACTAGATCATAACACGCTGTATAATATGATCAATGCAGAAGACAAAAGAGGAAAGCGAAAAAAAGAAGATGAGTCTGCTTGAAGAGATTATCGATGTCGCAATAGGGTCTTCTCGAGTCATGTCAACCGTCGTCAATAACATGTTGGTGTTGACCAATGAGATAAAAAGCATCAAAGAATCTTTGTCGACTCTTACTAAAGCGTTACACGTTCATCAAATTGCTATCTCTGAACTGATGGAAAACTTAACGCAAGATTCTATTAGAGAAAATTTTGAAGACGTAGGTCAAATAAAAAATGCGAGAAAAGACAAACCAAATTGATATGAGCAAGTTATTACCTTTTTTGAAAAAAAATTGGAGATATTTTGCGATTGCGATTTTTACTATTTTAGTGTTGTTATTCTTGCAAAAAGATAGAATCTCTTTAACGCAACAACTTCAATCTACTCGAACAGCGTACGAAGAAAGAATCAGTCAGATTGAAAATGCAAGAAAAGAAGAACGCAGACAAAATGATGAAGCGTTGTCACAACTAAAGAAAAAGCTTGTTGATGTCCAAAAACAGTATGACGATGCAAAAGTAGAATTAGAAAAAAAGAAAAAAGAAGAAATAAAAGATCTTGTCGAAAAGTACTCAGACGACCCAGAAGAGCTAGCAAAGAAGCTTTCTGAAGTTACGGGATTTAAGATAATTCTTCCGGAGTAAATATGAAAAAAATTATACCGTTGTTCTTATCTGCATTTATATTCACGATTTCTTCTTGGGCTGTTTCTGATGAAAAGAAAGGTCCTAATGTTGAACTGTCTAAAGTTGTCAAAGACGTTGTTCCTGAGATGCCTAGTTCTGAAAAAGACTTGACAGCAATTTCTCCTATGCGAAAATCTCAGTTTGCTCCTTTTACTGGTGTCTTGCTGTCTCCGATGGCTATTGCGACGATCATCTCTGAAATAAAGTTTCAACAAGAAAAGATTGATATTGAAGTAAAGAAAGCAGTAGAAACAACGACGGCAGAATTTGCATACAAACAGCAAATCTTTGAAAATAGATGTACAGCAGATAAAAAATTGTTAGAAGTCAGCGTAGAAGAAAAGAAAAAGCAAATTGAATTGTTAGACTCTACCATCAAAGCAGAAATAGAATCAAGACCAAATCCAGTCATGTGGTCTTTATTGGGCCTTGCTGCAGGCGTTGTCGTAACAACAACAACAGCTTCTATAATAACAGCCGTTTCTAATTGAGGAAAATTACAATGAGAAGAAATAACAGCATCCCGCCTCCTACTCTTGAACCGTTTATGGCAAAACCAGTAAAAATTGTTGAGAATGAAGAAAAGAAATCTTCCGCTATCCCGTGGTGGTGGATGAGGAACGACAAAGGTCGTAAATCAGTGAGCGTGACATTCGCGTCAATTTCATTTTTAGTGACAACTTTAGTCTATCTTGTTGCAGCTTTTGAAAAATTAGGACCGGTATCCTTTAGACCTTTTGACGTAGGGGCGTGCATGGCTTATTTCTTGCCAGCTTTAAGCTTGTATTTTGGTAGAAGGTTAACTGAGGCAAAGTATTCTTCCACGCCTGAAACAAAATCTGATCAGTAAATTAGGAAATAACGTTATAGTTATCGAAGTATATTATGAACTCGATTGTCATAACAGAATCTGCTTTGAGAGAGTTTTTGAGAGAGATGTTAGATTCTCCGTCGACGAATAGTCATTTAGATGGAAATATGCCTGTTAGAATAAGTCCCGTTGTAGCTCCTGATGCTGCCGAGGTCAATTCTGCTAATTCTAATTTCACACCTCAAAATAAAGTCGAGTTGTTATCTGCTTTGCGCACAATATGCAACGTAGAAGACGATCAAGTTCCCGCTGTTTACATAGCTGTAAAAGATGCGCTAGAGAAGCAAGGTGAAGAGATGAAGAATACCCAAGTTGAATCAACTATTCGTGCTACGGTTAGAAAACTATTATCTGAAATTTCAGCATCAGAAAAACGCCAAATGGCTGCCGACAAGTTGTGGAGTGAACTACCCAAAGTAGATCCTTCTACTTATCCACAAGTAACGAAGGTAGATCCAGGGGTTTCTAGTAAATCAGGAACTCCAGCAGAACAAAAAGCAAAATTTGAAAAGAATAAATCGCAGCTTCAAAAAACATTTTCAACTATGAAAATGTCAGACTTAGAAGATGAAGCAGAATCAGAACCGACAGGACGTAAGAATGTCATGATGACAGACGTTGGTGGTTCCTCATTTAAAGAGATTGCAAAAGAGCTAGGATTTGCTGCAGAATCTGGTGCAAAACAAGCCGTTGAGAAAGCTTTAGAAAAAGCTAAACTTGTGACTAAGATGGATTTATTCGATCCTGACACTTTAGAGATTTTAGTTCTACAATCAATGTCAGATTATATCGACGTTTTATCTTCGACTGGGGAACTTACACCTCAAGAAGTAAAGATGCTGAAAGATAATCCAGCTATAGTTAGAACGCTCGACGGATTTAGAGAATTTTTAGATAAAGATTTAAGAAAAGCTAAAAAGACGCTTGAGACAGCAAAAAACGAATCTAGATTGCGTGGACGTTGAAAATGTTTAATGCTACCATAGCCGCTGCAGTACAATTCGAACCGAAGATTCTTGACGTACAAAAGAATCTTTCTACTGCTCGTTATCTTGCTCATGAAGCCGCAGCAAAAGGAGCGAGCGTAGTGGTACTACCAGAATTGTGCATCAGCGGTTATGTATTGCGCAATAAACAAGAAGCTTCTCAATGTGCGCAAACTAGAGATGGTTACCAAACTGAAGCATTTCTGCCAATAGCTAAACAGTACAATTGTCACATCGTGGTCGGATACGTAGAATTGAATGAAGGAAAGCTGTATAATTCAGCTGTAGTCGTAGGTCCAAATGGCGTTAGCGCTAATTTTCAAAAACACAATCTTTGGGCTAACGATTATTTGTGGGCAGAGTCTTCAGAAGCATTTAATCCCGTTGTTATAACAAGAGCTGGTCGACTTGGCGCTTTGATCTGTAGAGATGCTATGAATGTCTATAGAGAAAGTTACAAGTTTTACAAAGAAGATCAAAAATTCTATAGAAAAGGGTCGGTTGATACTATAGCATTATTGACAAACTGGGGTGGGAATGTAGGTCATCCGGATCATACATGGGTAGAACTTGCCGAACAAACGAATGCAAATATCATCGTTTCTAATCGTGTTGGAAAAGAAAGAGATTTGACATTCAAAGGCGGTTCTTGTATAGTTACTCGCAACAAACAAGTCTACACACATGGTTCCAGCTTTTTGAACGAAGCCGTCGTTGGTGGTATAATTGAACTATGAAGCTTGTAGAAATCAACCGAAATTTTATACGCGATTCTTTCAGATCGATCGTCGATGCCCCGGTTAAGGTTGTAAAGAATGTTGATAAACCAATCATAGCGATTGAAAAATGGTCCTTTCTTGATGACGGAAATTCTTATGTAAAGAAGTTTTTCTTTGAAAGCCTACAAGATAGAAACAGATTTGTAACATCTCTATTAAGTTACGAGTCAGAGTCTGGTCATCATGCTAGATTAAGAATAGACAAAAAAATAGTTTTTGTAGAACTAGAAACTCTAGAAAAGAACAAAACGACAGAGCTAGACAAAGCTTACAGCAGATATGCGGATTTAATTTGTAAAGACATAGCGTATAATCCGCTGTATGAAAGAGAATGATTCTAGAATTTTAGTCAGCAAAGAACTTGAAGGTCAGATACCTGACATAGAAGGATCTTTGTCTGATTATTTGTTTTCAGCTGTTTGCATTTATCTTAAAGATTCTAATGCTTCATTGGAGCTAGATGGCCCCATTACATCATTTTCTATTTCCAATGAAGTTAGTATTAACATGAAAATGCAAATTGATAAAGCTTTTCATATAATGAAGTTGAAAAGCTTTTTAAAGTTTGATGATGTCAACTTTGTTTTAAAAGACAACTTAATAAAATTGAACGGTCATTATGCAGTTCAACAAGTGAAAATGTTAGACATCAACGTTGAAGATCAAGAGTGCAATCTAGAATTAAGCATTAAATCTGTTTAATGATTGATTCAAGCGTCTAATATATAGTTATACCAGGAGTCACGTCACAATGGAACGAGATGAACAAGATATAAATTTTGACAAATTTATGGATGATATTCTCATTAAAGAGTCAAAGAAAAAGCAGGAATTAGTTGAAGAAACTCCGCAACGTAAATATGTAAAAAAGTATACAGAGCGTGCTTCAAATCGCATTAGATTTTCTAAGGTGTTATGATGTCTAATCGTCCTACTATAAAATCTGGAGAAACGCTTAGCAGTTTTTTATCTGAGATTATTAAAGAATCTTATTCTGAAAAGATAAGACTGTCTGAGAAAAAAGATGCGGAAGCTTTATCAACAGGAGATATTTCTGTCGAGGACGTGGTCGATAAGTTGAACGTAATTCGATCAGGAAAATCTTTTAAGGATGAAGAAGTTCTAGCAAATATGCAAAAATACTTAGAAGATCTTGACAAGCCAGAAAAAACAGCGCTTCTTGCATTTTTAAAGGGCATATCTGAAATAGTTACTGCAGGTGTATCAGGAGCCAAAGCGTTTGAACCAACAGACACTCCTTCTAAAGTGAAGATGAAAAAGAAGTCATCTGAAAAGCAAAAGGTTTCTGTCACGCCGAATGTGATAAAAAAGCCAGAGTCTGAAGAGACTACAAAGTCTTCTAGTCCTTCAGAAGATACTTCTCCTCCTGCCCCGATTGAACCCAAGAAGAAATAGTATTATAATTCAATCATTATGGAAGAAGTTAGGCGAATACATTTACATGATGGTGAAGTGCTTGAAGTCTCTATGAGACCAGGATTTCTTGAAAGAATCTCTTCACATTTTCAGCTAGCTAAAGCTGAAAACGTAACAGATGATCACATACGTATGTACATATTTGATGTATTTAAAAATGCGATAGACAAGGCTGAAAATGAAGGATTCAGAGAAAATTCTGCTTGAATATGTTACTTTAATACTTGAAAAAAAGATTAGAGAAGCCGACATATCTGACGGTCAAAAGGCCAAATGGGGATCAAGAAAACACATCTCAGATCTCAAGCGCCGTTTGAAAGAAGCTGAGTACTGGCGTGACAAGCAAAAGAAGGGCTCTGAAAAAAGAGCCCATTATAGAAATGTTGTTAATGACATCAAACGTCAGTTAAAAGCTGCTATAAAAAAAGAAAAAGTTGAAGACGAAAAGTAATTTTTACTTTTCGTCTTTTACAATTTCGTCTTTCTTAACTTTGCCGCTTTCAGGCTGCTGAGAGTTGATTAAACTTAGAATTTTTTCTTTTCCTGCGACGGAAACCACGATTCTTCCACCTTGCGTCGTCGCAACTATCGAGATAATATCTTTTGTAGCAAAAAACAACGAATTATTCTCATACCACACAATGCCTACTGCATCTCCCACTGCGGCTTTGATAGCTTCAGCATTGATTATTTTGTAGATGTTTTCCGGCGTGTAATCTTGCAAGTCGTTTTTCTTGAATTCATCCGACCATTTCTTTAGAAGATTTGCGAATTGTTTTTGACCAAATTCTGTCAAATCGCTGATGTCTGAAATACCCATTCTTACGAGTTTTAGTACGAATGGAGTGCTAGTAAGCAACTTTCCTTTTGCTGAACCCATCTTGATTCCAGCGGTTTTAGACCCAGCTTTAACGTGCCAAGGTTCATTATTGATTGTTACATCATATAAAGAATTGCTTTTTTCACCAGTACTTGTGTTTTCAAACATCAGACGAATCACAATTTCGCCTGCTCCAATTTGCATACCACCAGCTTTAGGATTAGTCGACAATCTTGCTACATCACGCAAAACTTCAGGCACATTTATTGACGTATTAGCAGGCGCCGCAGCCAGCTTAAATAAAGAAGCCTCTAGCTTCGCTGGATCTTTTTTTGAAAGTAGAATCTTAAGCTCGTCTCTTAGTACGTTTGTGCTTTCTACAATTCCCTTTAGTTTTTCAGAAACTGCTGGGTCGATACGATCTATGCCTTGTAACAAATTTTCATAATCTTGGGATTCTTTCGCGGAAGGCTTTGACCCTTGCTCTACTGGAGATGTCCGATCTTTAGTTGTCGCCTTTAAAATAGAAGTTTTAATTTTCTTTGCGACTTTATCAGGAACTTCGAATTCTTCGTCATTAATAGTGACTTTTACTTCAAGCAATTGTTTTACGTACTCTCTAAGCAATGTTACGCTGCTTTTTCTATTGTTATATGGCATATCTAGATCTAATAATCCTATATTTATCTACTTAACAGGATAAATTTAGAATTTATGGTACCAACAAGATTTTCATGCGGAGCTGTAGTTTATAGAAAGCAACCTACTTGCACGCAAATCTTATTGGTGAAGCAGTCTACAAATGATGAAGCTTGGGGAATTCCGAAAGGCCACATGGAGTATGGCGAAACATACGTAGAGACAGCTGTTAGAGAAACCTTTGAAGAGGCTGGAATTGACATAAAAATAATCACGCAATTACCCCACGTGTTCATAACAAGAAAAAAATATAAAAAAATTGTGATACCTTTCCTAGCAATACAAACATGTGATCGTGAGCCGAGCAGCGGTCATGAAGCTTCAGAAGTCGTAGAAGCAAGATGGTTCGATATAAAAAAGTTGCCTCCGTTGTGCTCGTATCAGCGTCCTATCTTCGATGCAGCTCTTTTGATGTTGGAGATGGGAAATGGATGAAAAGAAGCTAGAGCAAATTTTGTTAGAAATACGTAGTTATGCTATGAACGTGAAAGATTGGCAGACTATAAAAAAGGAAATTTTAAAATCCTTGCCTCCATCTGACAGGAAGTTTTTTTCTACAAGAGATCCATACACCAAACAGCAGACGTTAAATGAATTTGAACGTACGGTTGTAGAAAAATGGGAGAAATTAACGAGCGTTAAACTGATAATTAAGAGTCGTGATGCAAGAAAATAAATTATTAAGAGAGTACGTTCGACGAATTCTAACAGAAGAGATGTCAGGCGACTATTCGGCGTCCTACATGTCAGGTGGTAGTACCTTTGGTGGCACAGCCATAAAGACAGCATTCGTAGATCCCGTTACTGATATTTTCAAGATATTGAAAGGTAGAGCAAAAGAATTATTCTCAGGAGTAAAAAGACTCGCCCGCGTGTCTCTTAGCGGAGGGTTGGGTCTCTTGACAGCTGGCGCTTGGGAACCGAATTATCAAGCCGCCAAAGACGCGTACAACAATGAAATATCGAAGATAAGAAGTGAGTATGAAGGTGCAAGATCGGCCGGTATAAAAGCTTTGTTGGCTAGCGATTTAGTCGCAATCGGTTTTTTATATAACCCAGCGGCCGTGATGACGGCAAAAGCCGCATTAGAAAATATAAGAAAAAGTAACTCTGTCTTGTTAGAGCGTGAGGAAGACGCAGGAAAAAAGCAAAAATTACCGCAGGTTCCTGCTGAGCTGGTCGAAAAAGCTCATGCAGCCGTCGATAGATATTTCGGTAAGATCAAAAATGATCTTTCAAAAGTTAAATCTGCAAAGAACTTGCAACAGCTGAATGCACCGAAAGAGACAATAGACAAGATGTCAGCTGAGCTGTCGGAAAAACCTGAAGCAGAGAAAAAGCAAGCGGAAGAAAAGATTTTAGAAGCTGGCAAACATCAAATTTTCATGACTTCAATCAAAACTTTGAAGCAAGAAAGAGATAAGATAGTTGGTCAGATGAAGGAAAAAGGGATTTCAACTTCTGATATAATGTCTAAAGAAGGATTGCCTGCCAGGTACTCTGAAGAAATAAAGAAAATTGCTGCGATGATCGGCATCAACGCCAAAGAATAATTGATTGAACAAGGATTTTTTTTAGATTATAATCATTGTATGTCTAAAAAAAATGCTTCTCAAAAAAATTACAACGTAGAAACGATGCAGCCAGATGAGATTAACTCTCTGCGCACTCTAGTTAAAGAGTTTATCCACAAGATCGAATCTATTGATAATGAGATAGAGCTCTTAAAAGGAGATCGAAAAGAGATCATTGAAGAGTACTCTGAAAAGCTAGATATGAAAACTTTGCAATCTGCTCTTAAGGTCGTCAAGATCCAACAAGCAGTTGCGCATAAAGATACGTTTGATCTATTTCTTGAGGCATTGACGGGCGTAGAAAAATCAACTTGAAGGAAACAACAATGGATAACTCTAGAGAAGCTTTGCTGAAACCAAAAAAGACTTTTACCTTAAAATTATCGCTTGCTGAGCTGATCCATCTAAGGGATCTTTTTAGTATTTCTTTGCCTGTTGATTTAAAAACAACAGTGAGCCAATCTCTTGCGATTGGGCAAGGAAGGCAAATCGTAGAAACGAAGCTGTGGAATAAAATTGTGAATCTTTGTAAAGAAGGCAGTGTTCCGTTGGAAGAAGAATCTCCAGACTTTATAATCACCGTGACAGCTCCTCCTGAGTTAGGAGTCTTTGAAGTTGCTTCTGATTATGATCAATCCTCTGAACCAGCACCTGATTCAGAAGACGATGCAGATGATGAGTAGCTAAGAGGGAATGATGACATCACGTTCTTATAGAGTTGGGCAGATTCTTTACGTCTTAACCAACAAAGAAACGAAAATTTATCCTCTACAAATTGTAGAAGAGATAATAAAAAGAACAGTCTCAGGAGAATCCATTTCGTATATTGCGAAGGTTGGGAAAAACGCAAGAACAATTTCTTTATCTGATGTTGACGGAGAGCTCTATGAAGACATAGAAGACTTACGTAGAGATCTCACTCATCGTGTGATGAATACCGTGAATAACATCATAGATTCTTCTGCTTTAAAGGCCGAAGAGTGGTATCCACGTTCTGAAGTTCATTCTCCTATAATTGATCCGTTGCAGCAGCGAGAAGAAAAAGCTGTGGTGGTTCTTCCTGATGGAAAAGTTGCAAATTTGAAATTATCCAACAACGTAAACGAAGAATAAAGGAAATGATAATGGAAGCAAGATTCGATGGAATCGTTCGTAACTATTCAGAAAAAGATGTTGATAGATTAACAGGCACGGTTACGTTACAACACACGTTAGCTACGATAGGTGCTAATAAGCTTCGAAAATTAATATGCGAGCAACCTTATGTCTCTGCATTAGGAGCTCTTACAGGTAATCAAGCCGTTCAACAGGTAAAAGCAGGGCTCAAAGCCATTTATTTGTCAGGTTGGCAGGTTGCAGCAGATGCCAATCTAGCAGGTGAAATGTATCCGGATCAGAGTCTTTATCCCGTTAATAGTGTTCCTTCAGTCGTTAGAAGAATTAATAATGCTCTTCAACGTGCCGATCAAATTGATCATGCCGAAGGCAAATCTGGTACAGATTGGTTCGCTCCAATTGTGGCCGATGCCGAGGCCGGATTTGGCGGTCCTCTTAACGTCTTTGAACTCACGAAAGCAATGATTGAAGCCGGCGCTGCCGGTGTACATTTCGAGGATCAGTTAGCATCAGAAAAGAAGTGTGGCCACATGGGTGGTAAGGTTCTGGTTCCTACATCACATTTCATTCGTACGTTAACAGCAGCCCGCCTCGCTGCAGACGTTATGGGTGTTCCCACGGTGATCATTGCCAGGACAGACGCTGATTCTGCAAATCTTATCACCAGCGATGTTGATCCTTACGATCACGATTACATCGAAGCGACGAAAGAAAGAACTCCAGAGGGTTTTCATTATCTGTGTAGAACAGGACTTGAGAGGTCAGTCGCCCGTGGACTAGCGTATGCTCCATATGCCGATTTACTTTGGATGGAAACATCGACTCCTGATCTTGATCAAGCAAAACAATTTGCCGAAGCTATTCACGAGAAGTTTCCAGGAAAACCTCTCGCTTACAACTGTTCACCTTCTTTTAACTGGAAGAAGAATCTGGACGACTCGACTATCGCCAAGTTTCAAAGAGAGCTAGGAGCCATGGGCTATAAGTTTCAGTTTGTTACCTTGGCAGGATTTCATACCCTCAACCATTCTATGTATCAATTAGCCCATGGATATAAAGATCATGGCATGGCGGCTTATTCAAAACTACAACAGGCGGAATTTGATGCAGAAAAAATCGGCTACACGGCCACGAAGCACCAACGAGAGGTTGGGACGGGTTATTTCGATGCTGTGTCTCAGGTTATCTCCGCCGGCAATTCTTCAACTTTGGCGTTGCATGGTTCTACCGAAGAAGAACAATTTTAAAAAAAATCTCAGTTGAATTTTTATTTATTGTCAGGAGGCGTAGTTATGCGCGACCTGACACCGAACGAACTAGGTGTTATGTTATTTAATATCAAGGGCGACCTTGAGATTATTGCTGGCACCTTATCTAATTGGAGAATGAAGGGATTAGGTCAAAATGGCATGGTCCCTCTTTCTGTTATTGCTGCTGAGACAAAAATAAATGCCACGATAACAGAAGTTGAAGATTTAATTCAAATATTAGCAAAGGTATCTAATAATTTGATTGATAGATATTAGTCAAAACTTATGACAAAGAATAAGCTGAAGCGGTTAATTTTCGATTTTATTATGGAATCAAGAGTAGCCGCTTCGGCTTCTTATATGAAAAAGGAAGAAGTGAGACAGTCTCTTCAAGATTTGATCTCTCAAAAAGTCGCCGCAGGAGAAATATCCGATCAAGAATCTCTTGACGAATGGTTTGCAACGGCTGAGATGTCTCTTAAAGCTTTAAAAATGGTTCCGTTGATTGTTTACCAGACGACGTCTACAAAAAAGGTCAAGCGTCGATGAAGATGAGCCTTGTTGAAGGTGTAGATTACACGATAGAAAACAACAAGATGGTTTTTACAAAAGATTTTCTTTTGAGGCGTGGGTATTGTTGCAATTCTCGTTGTCGAAATTGTCCATACTCTAAAGAGATTCGTTCAGGAGATTCACGAGATGAATCTTCTGTGCAAATCGTCAAAAGTTCATGATACCATGTTGGTATGGGTATCGGTAAGATTGAGCTGTCTAAAGCAAATTCCATTGCAAACGCTGTTCTTAGTCACATCATGCCGTCAATCGACCGCGGTGAAATTGCTGGATCTATTCGCAGGCAAAAAGACGTCGTCGGCGACATTGAGATCGTAGCCATCTCAACGCAACGAGACCGTTTGTTGTCGTTGCTGTCGGATGTCGGCCAACACATCAAACCTGGAGTTCCTGGTGCGGTTCCTTGGTCTCCAAAAGCCTCCGCAAAGTATCTTCGGGTTCGCTTACAGGAAGGCATGAATCTAGATCTTTTCATGGCATCACCAGAGAACTGGGGTGGTCTTTTTCTCATGCGAACTGGCTCAGGCGCGGGTCTTGATGGCAATTCCTTCAATGGCTTCACTCCTGGAATCTTTTCAAGATGGAAGAAGCTCTCTGGTGGTGGCCGCATGACCGACTGCATGCCGACGATGCCGACAGGCGAACAACTATGGATTCCTGAGGAAAAAGATTTCTTTGATTTGCTTGAAATGAACTTTGTGCCACCGGCAGAAAGAACCGGTCGCCAAGTCATCAAGAAATACATTCGCGGTTGATTTTGAAGAATTCTCGAATATTTACTACCGTCATGAAAATAATCATTTTTGATTTAGACGGTACGTTGGCAGAAAGCAAATCACGAATAACATCAGGTATGGCTGATGCCTTTCGGCGTTTGCTCGCTTCTTACGATGTTGCTGTCATTTCAGGCGGCGCGTGGCCACAATTTGAATCGCAATTAGTTAATCAGCTTGGGTTGACGCCTGAATTGTCACATCGTTTGCATTTGTTCCCAACATCGGGTACAAGTTTCTACAATAATCATGACGGAAAAAAGTGGATGCAGGTTTACTGCGAAGACCTTACAGACAAAGAAGTAAAAAAGATCATGTCTGCCTTCAAGAAGATCCTGTCAAACCCAGGAGTAAGCATGCCCAAACGATTTTGGGGCGATCAGATCGAAAATCGTGGAACGCAAATCACATTCTCTGCCATGGGCCAGTTGGCTCCTGTAGCCGAGAAAAAGAAATGGGATCCGAATTTCTTCAAACGTCTCATTCTCATCGATCAGCTTCGGCAACTCTTGCCAGAATTTGACCTTAGAGCAGGTGGTTCCACTTCCATCGACGTGACAAGAAAAGGAATCGACAAGGCATACGGAATTTCTCAAATCGAGAAACATCTAGGGTTTTCCAAAGAAGACATGTTGTTCATTGGAGATGCGCTATTCCCGGGAGGAAATGACTATGCGGTGAAAACCACAGGAGTTCAGTGCATAGAAACCACCGGACCTGAACTCACGGCACAAATTATTGAACAATTGCTTGCATGATTATAATTAACTACATTCAAGAGGCAACATGAAGATACGTTTGGGCGATCTAAAGAGGATTATTCGTGAAACAGTCGAAAGCGTTGCGACAGCCGGTTCGAACGATTCCAAAACAGCATATAAAGAATTTTTGGCTTTAGAAAAATCGTTAAGAGGCCCATCTGCTGCACCTCTTGTCGTGCTTTTTTTCAAATTTTTTGGAGGCACTCCTGAAGATCTTCAAGAGATCTATGGTTTTTCGGGCGGCAACTATGGCAAATTCTTTGCTGCTGTTGAAAAAGACCCTAGCAATCGAAACACAGCACAGCAAATAAGCTCAGTTTTTGAACTTCTTAAATTAGGAATGACTGCCGAGCAACTTTCAGCCGACGCTAAAAAGTATGATGAAGGCCGTAAACGTTTTCAGGAAAAATATGAACGTGACCCAATGTACGCCAGCTCGACGAAGGTAGTTGTAGATCAGATGACAGGTATGCCCGTTTCAAGCGAAGAAGTAGATCAAGGTAGACTAGGTACCTGATCTTTTGTGCAATGTTGTAAAGACTCATGATATGATGGTCTCATGACCATCCTCTGCATCGACTTTATGAACGTCGCCCATCGTGCTCGCAGCGGATTTACCTCCGGCGAGCACGCTGTCATTTACAACTTCTTTCGTCAGTTCAGGGCACTCGTCGATCAATTCAAGCCCAACCGCGTTTACCTCGCCCTCGAAGGCAGGCCTGTGCATCGCCATGAGGCGATGACGGAGTACAAGGCCAATCGAATCGTGGAGGAAAACGACCCACGCCATGAGGACCTCATGAAGTTCTTTCGACAAAAAGACCGCATTGTGGAACTCCTCTCCACATACTTCCCTGTCTCTCTCGTTCGACATCCAACTTCGGAGGCCGACGACACGATCTACAACCTGATCCGTACATCATCCACAGCCGTTCCTTGGATCGTAGTATCGTCGGACACTGACTTCATCCAAGCCCTACAAGAATTCCCGCATATTTCTTTGTATAATCCGGTCAAAAAGATTTTCGTGAATTCTCCTGACCATCCTTATGTCACCTGGAAGGCTTTGCGAGGCGATTCATCCGACAACATCCCCGGCATCCCTGGCGTCGGTGATAAGACTGCTGAGAAACTAGCTTGCGATCCTGAACTCTTGTCGGAGTTCTTGTCAGACAAGACGAAGGCGGAGATTTTCCAACGAAATTACAACCTTATTTCTTTTCGAGAATGGAATGACGAGGAAAAGATGAAGATGTCATCTTCATCTCCCATTCGAGATTGGGACATCGTAAAAACGACTTTTACTGATATGGGCTTCCATTCTATCACTAAGGAAGGATCTTGGCAAAAATTCTTAAATACCTTTGAAAGCCTGTGGGGTAGTTGATACGTATGACTTGATGAAACAATCTCTTGTGATTATTTCTTTTTTCTTACAGGGCTGTTATTCTCTCGGGTTAATCGAGTTGGATAACAGCCCAACTCGTGTTCATCCTTTGCCTGTCAAAGCTGCCATAAAAGATAGCTCTGTGAGTGTGTCTATACCTTTGAAGGTACAGAAAAAACCCACTGGCGGATTTAGATCAATAGTAGATTTAAATTTTGATGTTAGGCTCAGCGAGCTGGATGGATTCGATGTCCCGGTTGTTCCGAACGGAGTGGTTGTCGGTCCAAAAATTCGTTGGTAATTTTTGTGATCCACCCAGTTCCAGTCCATCCAATTTCGCCTTGGGGACCTAGTAGCAAGCAAGAGCTATGTTCCCATTCTGGTTGCAATTTTTGTTTGTTTGAGTCATCGAATCGTTGTACTTCGATGATCATTAATATTGATTCTGGACCTACTTCTGCAACGACAGTAATAGGCGTTTTACCATCCGACCACAGTAACAGTTTCCTTTCTTCTTGAAGATTCGGAACGACCATGTCTCCTACGGATAGCATGTTGATAAAATATTCTTATTTTCTTTTTAGTTCAATTTAATTATGTAAAGTTATTAACGTTGGGAGTCAATTATGCTTTCTACTGAAGGATACGATAAATTACTTGAGGAAATAAATGAAGAATTTCCGGACTTTAAGATCTTAAAAAAGTCAGAGTCTACGTTGATGAAAACAATAGGAAAGTTATTGAAGATTATATCTTTTGGTAAGATGACAACTTTCATGGATTCTTTTATCACGACGATCGGTACAACAGTGTACGTTCCTGATTCTTGGGATGCTAGATCTGTTTCATCAAAAGCTATAACTATGCGTCATGAAAGAGTACACATGCGTCAAGCTCGTGATTTTGGAAGGATCGCATTTTCTTTGCTCTATCTGTTTTTACCTGTACCTTTGATCTTTGCATACTTCAGGATGAAGTTTGAAAAAGAGGCATATGAAGAAAGCCTAAAAGCAGCGTATGAATATTATGGGACCAAACTTTTTACTCAAGCGCTGAAGGATGACATAGTTCAACACTTTACTTCTGCCGAGTACATGTGGATGTGGCCTTGGAAAAAGTCGATAGAAGAATGGTATGACAGCGTGGTCGAAGGTATTACAAAAAAGTAATATCAACAAAAATTCTTTTATGAATTTTTAAATCGACGAGGGGCAAGCGAATAGCTATTAATAAGGCTGGAGCTCAGCCCCTCCGGCCAGGAGGTCCTGATGAAAACTTTCAGGAACCTATTGCAATTTAGTTTGCTATCATTTGTGGTCGGGTGTTGCGCTGGGGGATCGATACCATTAAAACCAGAGCCTGAGCCGCAAGAATTGCCTAAAAATGTCGTAGCAAACGACAGGCAAAAAACCGTGGAATACTTGCTGCATTCCACGGTGGCCTTTGTCGATAACGCAGGTCCATTCATTATACCAACCTGCGCAGGCGTTTGGATATCAAAAACGTTGATTTTGACTGCAAATCATTGTGTGGACGAAAAACCACCGAATTTTCAGTACATAGTTCAAGGAGACTTGGCTGACAAAAAGTTGAGAGAAGCTCTCTTGTTAGCCACTGACAAAAAAACTGATCTTGCTCTTCTGATCTCAAACCCAGAAGATTTGCCTGATCACAGCGTTGCCAAACTGAGTGAAGATCCGATTATGGTAGGCGATCCTATGCATATTGTCGGTCACACCTCTGGTTACCCCTGGACTTATTCAAACGGATTCGTGTCTGCTATAAGAGACAGCATGTTCGGTCCGTCGGCATTCGATGTTAAGGTTATCCAAATATCAGCTCCGGTGTGGATGGGGAACAGCGGCGGCGGAGCCTTTGATTCCAATGGTCAATTAATCGGAATCTGCTCATGGATTTCCAAGAACGGTCCGCAATTGACATTTTTTATACACAGAGATGTCGTAAAATCATTCTTACGTCAAGAGTCTTTTAAGAAGATGCCTTAATGTTTGGCAACTTTTGATGTAGGCTAAAGCTATAAAATTGTTCCACGGTGTCGTCGAATAGATCGACGACACCATTTTCATTAATTTTCACCACAGTTCCTTCGTGGACTTTGGTCGTCCCGCTCAAGGTTCTCTCAAAGAACACCTTTCCCTTGATGGGAACGACGAACTTGCCGTCGACGATTGCGTCAGGCAGCTTTGACAGATCGACTTTCACCTTCTTCTGCCGCGGCGCTCTTTTCTCTGTCTTCTCTGGTTGCTCCATCATTTTTCTTTTTATCATGTTTTATTCTCCAATGCCAATATTTTGTCAGAGCGTGGTCCTTTGGTGCCACGTCGCCCATGTCGTTCTTGCAGAAGATCTCCCAGGCTCTTGACCCATACTCTCCTATGCCTGGAAGACTTCGCACATCTTGCCATTCTTCAAGGTAACTAGAAGCTAGTTTCTTTAGCAAAGAAGACCTTCTATTTTTAAATCCCAAAGGATAGATCACTGACTGTAGATCTGCCTCGGTTGCAGCCACAATTGAAGCAGCATCCGGCCACCTCATGAAAAATTCTGGCAAAATTTTTTCTACTTGCTTCCTAGACGTACAATTCAACATGACACAAGAAACCAATATTTTCCATTTATCTGGCCATAGATCTTCTTGTATTAAGCCGAAAGGACTCCTCGGCGGCAAAAACATAAGATTTATGTATCTTCATTGCCACCAAGTGTTCAATGTTTGAACAATCAAAGTTTTTACAATAAATTATTAGTATGCGTTTTCCAAAAACAATTTCTTTAGTAGTCATTTCAGCTTTTTTCGTAACATCTTGCGTTGATGTTGCGCCTTCTCCTTCTTCGAGCAGTAAGTGTGCCGATGACAAATGTCTGTCTCCACAAGAGGAACCTCCACCTTCGTCTACAGATGACAGCACATCAATTGCAGCTGAAGAATGTTTGTGGTGCCTCGGGGCGGCTTCAGAAGTATGCCTCGATGAGAATGAAGATTGCCTCTCGTCAATGAGTTGTAAAGCCTGGAAAGATTGCACGGAATCTTGCGTGGTCAGCGATGCCGGAGAAAATTGTTACAATACTTGTGATGAGTCTATCCAAACGCTTTTCACGCCGAGCAAAGTAAAAACTTGCAATTGTGACATTTGTTACGCACAATGTTTTAACATGTGTCCTCAGCAGTAGTATACTTAGTAATATGCTATTAGCCATAGCATATCTCCTTTCTGGAGAGATGTTGTCGAACCGCCAGTCGACAAATGTCTCTCCAGGTTTTTTTAGTGGAATTTGGTGGTCGTATGAGGCAATTTCATACGACTTGGTTCCATTGCTCGTCTCTGATTCAGGATGCCCTGAAGACATGCTTCCTGTTTCAGGAGCCATGTTGGATGATGGTGGATTAGGAAGTTGGAACAACAACTCTATCGAGTCTCTACAGAAGACCACATGCACGAAGTGGATAGAGAGGAAGTACCCCGAACGTTGCGCGTCTTTTGATCGTGATAAATGGCTTGAAGTATCGAACCGCTTTCCTCGCAAACCGATGTCGTTCTGCATTGATAAGTACGAATGGCCCAACAAGAAGGGTGCATACCCATGGGTCATGATCACGTGGGGCGAATCTCAAAAGTTATGTGAATCCGTCGGTAAACGTCTATGTGCCGAGGATGAATGGACCTTTGCCTGCGAAGGTGAGGAGGCCACTCCTTTCCCTTACGGTTATACACGTAATTCTCAAGAATGTAACTTGGACAATCCATGGAAGAGATATTCACAAAAATTCCTGTCCCGGCGTGGGTCACAAGAATGTTCACGAGAGTTGAAGCGATTGTGGCAGGGACGTCGCAGCGGGTCTGCACCTCAATGTGCCTCTTCTTTCGGCATCGAGGACATGAATGGGTCTGTAGATGAATGGACTGTCGGAACGATAAAGAGTCAGTATCCTTACTCTTCAGTTCTCAAAGGAGGGTATTGGGGGACTGTTAGAACTAGATGTCGTCCCGCCACTCGCAATCATGGTCCCGGTCACACCTTTTATCAACAAGGATTCAGGTGTTGCAAAGATTTGTGATATATAGATCACGTGAAGTTAGTTGCGTCTATAAAAGAAGTAATTGCTCTCGATGAAGAGTTATCCGTAGGATGTCTTGTCAAATCTTCTGCAGACGAAAACGCAACCGGAATGGTTATTGAGTTTTTATCTGCAGAAGAAATTTTGATTCTTTGGAGCATTCCTCCAAAAAGAAACTACACGAGTAGAGAGATTTGGTAGCTTATTTATTGGCTTTTTTTCTGCGAGATTCTTTAAGCCTGTTCACAGTTTCTGAAACGTGAGCTGCTTCGTCAGGTCTTCTTTTCTTTCTGCCCACTGCTTTCTTTGGGACCTCACTAATTTCTTCAAAGCGAACTTGTTGAGATTGTTCTTCTCTTTGCTTTTCAAGAAGCTCATTTTCTGCTTTCTTTGCTTCCAACTCTGCTTTTTTTGCCTCTTCTATCATACGCTTGTTGCTGTTCAGCACGTCATGAGTGGTCTTTAACAACTTCACGCTAGATTCTAGAGCATTGGCCTCGCCTCTCTTCACATTGTATTGCGCAGTCTTATCGGTTAAAAATTTTTTGATAACATCGTGTGACTTGGATGAGATGCTCATTGATGCCTTGACGAACTCTGACGCCAACTTGCCTTCTTTCACGCTTGCTTCAAGTTCTTGTTTGTTCTTTTCCATGAATTCGCTATGAACCTTGACAAGTTCAGTCATTGCGGCTACTCCACCGATGGAGATCTTTATCTCTTCCCTTTTTTTCTCAAGGGCATCATCTGTCTTTACTCCTAGGTCCTGAATGATCGTTAGAGAATGATCCAAATTTTCTGTTTTGCTCATACCACTAAATATATCAAAAAAAATTGGGGACCCCTTTCGAGGTCCCCAACGCTCACCTTATTTTAAATTCAGGGAGCTTGCCGATTTCAGGCTGCGCTGCGGATCACGACTGTGATTACGTCGTCAGCCATGAGGCCGCTGGCGATATTGGAGTCGAGGTCGACAGTTGTCGTTGTGAGACCAGAGAGATCGCGGCTTGGAGAGAGAAGGACGCCGTTGAGGTAAACGTCGACCAACTTGTGTTCTGCTGCCGTGAGTGTGCCGATCGAGCTGAAGGTGAGTGTGTTACCTGCGACGTTTGCCACGCTGAGGTCACCCTTAGCTGCAGAACCACCACCGATCATGTCGAAGAGTTCGACGAGGGCTCCAACAACTGATGTTGCTGTGAACTTGGCGTCGAAGTCGCCCTTCTCGGCGGATGACATGAGGTCGATTTCTTCGGCATTTGCGCCGAGGGTCAAGGAATCTGCTGCTGCGACCGTGAGTGCTGCTGTTGAGCTGAGTTCTGCACCAGCTGCTGTTGCCACGAATGAACCGCTGAGCGATCCTTCGATGCCACCGAGCTTGATCTCAGACATCCACATTGCTGCGAGCTTCGCATTAGCGAATACGTCGCTGTTTCCTGCGTCGACGTCTGCGTCAGAGACTTCCTTTGCGAGGACGAAGTCACCAGAAGCAGGCTTTGCGCCGAAGGCGAGATCGTCATATGCCTGGTCGCCATGGAGCACAAGGCCACGTGGAGAGAGGTTAGAGTTTCCGCCTGTGTTGAGGTGGATGAGTGCATCCTTCACCTTGAGGTTCTCGGTGTCGATGTATGTCATCGAGCCCTGGATCGTGAGATCACCTTGGACTGTGACGTCGCCTGAGAAAGAAGCGCTGACGGCATAGAACATGTCGCCCTTGACTTCCATGTTGTTTGCAACTTCGACGCTGGAGGCGACGCTGTTGATCGACTTGAATGTGATCACTGTTGCGTCGGCACCGTCGATGATGTCGTTTCCACCGACCTTGAGGTCTTGTGAGATCTCAAGAGCGCCGGTCACGTAGAGCTTGGATCCATCGAACCAGAGGTCTGCCTCGTCCTGGATCTCTCCGCCTGCGCCGACGAGATAGAGGTGCATTGGCTCGTCGCCATCGATCTTGATCTCGTTTGCTGTGATGCCTGCGTTGAAGTCAGCAGCTGCATTGTCGACCGTGAGGCCATTAGAGAGCGTTGCTGCCTGTGCAACCGTGAGCGAACCAGAAACGCCGAGGTCAGAAGCCATGTAGACTGCTGATGCGAAGTCTGCGACGCCTGCTACTTCAAGTGCACCGTTGAGGTCAGAGAGACCTGCAACTTCGAGTGAACCTGCGTCGAGTGCTCCTGCTACAGATGCAGAACCTGAGACGCCGAGAGCAGCTGCCATATAGACGTCTGCCTTGAAGTCTGCAACGCCGTCGACGTTGAGCGTGCTGTCGAAGTCGACTGCACCGGTGATGCCCATAGAGCCTGTGACTTCGAGACGATCGCCTGACACCGTGAGGCCATCATTCATTGTTGCAGGTCCTGCAACCGTGAGTGAACCAGAAACGCCGAGGTCAGAAGCCGCGTAGACTGCTGAAGCGAAGTCTGCCACGCCAGCAACCTCGAGGGCGCCGTTGAGGTCAGAGAGACCTGCCACTGTGAGCGAGCCGCTGACGCCAAGATCCGAAGCCATGTAGGCTGCAGAAGCGAAGTCAGCTACTCCGGCTACTTCAAGTGCGCCGTTGAGGTCTGCAAGACCTGCTACAACGAGCGAACCAGAAACGCCGAGATCAGAAGCCATGAAGACTGCTGAATCGAAGTCTGCCACGCCAGCGACGTCCATTGCACCCTGGAAGCTTGCGCCTGTTCCAGTTACGTGCAATGCAGCGTAGATGTCAGCGAGGTCTTGCGAACCGCTGAGTGCATCGTACCAACGCTCACCACCGATGATCTTGTTGATCTGCGAGCGGAGTGCGTCGAGGTCGCCTACGAGTGTCTGCTTGTTTGCGAGTTCCCCAGCGCCTGTTCCCATCGTATCGTTAAATGCTAATGAACCACTGATCTGTGATTGCTGAACGAATGTTCTTGCCATAACTTATATCATCCTTTGTTGCGGACCCAGCAGGGTCCTTAGTTGTACGTACTTGTCATATGGGAAGCTCATCTTCCCATATGAATATTTATGTTCGCTACTGAATTTTTGCGAAAAATTGATTTTAATTTTTTACAAAATTCCTCATGAATTTTATATTGTTTGATTTTTATCCAACCACCTTTGCAAGCGCAGCTAGCCATGAAGGAGCAATTCCTATCTTTGGGTCCGCGCCTGTCGGTACGTTGTATTTTTTTGAGAAATCTTCAATTCCTTTTCTTGTGGCTGGTCCCATAATCCCGTCGATTACTCCTGGATACAAGCCAAGCATTTTCAGCCTGGTTTGAGTATCCATGATTGTTTCTCTCGTCCACGACACGATTGTTGGTACTTCGTGCGGATCGACAGGAACAAACGGAATTTTGTTGAATAATTCTCCTTCAGCGGTTCGTCTTGCCAAAAGACCTTTATTCGTTCTCAGTTCGCCACCAATTCTTACTTTACTCCAATCTAATAATCTTTCTGCAACAGCATTGTAATTTCCTGCGTTCAACGCTCTACACGCTCCTGAAGTTTTGAAAACGCCTGTACCGCAGTTAAATCCAAACGATACGAGCGCATCAAATTGATTCTGATTGAGAGGAACCCTGATATCTCGATTGAGCGCTGTTTCCACGTTGACTATGTCTCTTGCAAGGAACTCTAGCGCCTCCTCTCTAGATATCAAAAGTTCTGAATAAGGATGAGATCTATCTTTGGATTTTAACAACGCCTTAACTTTTTCGTTAGGTATCGTACTAAACGAATCGTGCGGAGTTATTAAATGCCCAATTCCGATAGTCCACAATCCTCCAACGTCCATGTACGGTTGTAACACGACGCCTTCCCACCTAGAGATAAATTCCAGACCATTTTTTGAGGTTTTTAGGTTGTTCATGACAAACCTCCTCAAAAATAACTATAATTCACTTGCGAATTTTTGCCGATTTCTATATTTATAATATGGAACTCGGTGACCTCGCCTGGGATTACACCGATGCGTACGAAAACGTAAGCGGTGCTTCTTCGCTTCTTAACAGGAGCATGGTGATAATTTTGTCTTATCCAAAACCTCCTACGACCTGTAAGTCCGCCAGGGTTCTTACGTTTGAAGGCGTAGTGAAGAATGTCCCTATTGAATTTCTTTTACCTTTGTGGTGAGATGATTTATGACGCCCCGTAAAAAATGTTCCAACGTGGTTCCAAACACCTTCATAATTTGTGGAGAAAATGGAAATTATTGTTCTGAAGAGTGTTATAATGAACGACAGAAAAAAATCGATAAAAAAAAATCTAAGTTCAGGTCTGGAGACTTGGCTATCATCGCGTATGATCTAGTTCCATATTGGTCTTCTGATACAGGTATAGGACATCCTACCGGTTACTTTTCTTTTGGTGACATAGTGACGACAGTTTTTCTTTCAAGAAAGTCGGGAGCTAATTATTGGTACGTCACCTCCGCGATTGGCAATGGGTTCGTTTACGAAATAAACATGCTGCACGTTCATGAAATTTGAATTGTCGTCGTGTTATAAATGATCGTGTGACACTATCTAAACGAAATCAAGAAATTGTTCGTCAGGCAGCGAGAGAAGCAGGAGACCACTTAAAAGGTCGTCTTCCTCCGTGCAAGTTCTTGAAGCAGCGTAATTCTTACGCTCATATTTGGGAAAGGTTAAAGGCGAGGCTTGGCAGATCTTACAAAGATTGCGATGACCTAGAGCTTGACAAGATTCTTTCCTTGATCGAATACTATCGAAACAACCCTTGTTGAAGAATAAACCATGGACGCTTTGATCTCAAGAATCGAGAAAACTTTTTCTAACAAAAAAATTCGACCGACTGAAGAATTGTTGGCTTACGCAAAAGCCTGCGATGAATTTGCCATGCATAAATTAACGGATGATGAGCTTCAATCGGCGCTATGCGAATACTTGGATATGTCTGCGTTGCGTATCCGCGCATTGTCAGAAGTTCTTGATAGAGCAAAAGAACCTGCGTTGTCAGAGATTGTGACGGAATCAATCAACATGCTCGTGGATTCTTTCATTAGAAAAATGGGCCTTTGTGAAGAAGGGTTTTCTGTCTCTTCTGAAAAAAATGTAAGGCTTTCTTCAGGAATCTATCGAAAACCAGATGTCGGCATTTGGAAAAATGACAAACTGAAGTTGATTATCGAATGCAAGACCTCTCTAGGACGTCGAAGAAAAGAATGGCAGGACGACTTTGAAAAAAGAGTTGTTGAGTTCTCTTCTGTCGGCTTGCCTGCAACTTCTGTCATGCTATTCGTGGGTACTGACACGACGTGGAAAGGATTTCCTTCTGGTGATAAAAGAATCAATGAAACGTGGTTCTCTCTTTGTCCTGTTGGCACCTGGTATGGAGGAGGAAAAGCAGGTGAGACCACCATGTCTTCTAAACAACATTCAAACGTCGTAAAAAAGTTTAAAACTGCAATTTTTTCTTCCATCGTTGAAAAAAGTGAATTTATGTGAATAAATTCTATTTGCTAAAATGAAAAAGCTCAATCAAGTTCTCGTCGAAAGAGATGAATTAAAAGCAAAGTTGAATAACTTAGTAAATCTGTTAAAAGAAGCGACTGAATCCGTGAATGTAGCTATCAACGTGGAGTTAGAATATGCAGACTATGATTCAGTCGAAAAATTGAAGGTTTTGAAAAAAAAGATAGAGCTAGAGGTAAAAAATTGCGAGTAGCCACACCAGTTCCTTTTATTTTCATCGTAGACAAAGATGGAAATGCAGTCGATATTTTTGCTGCAGATTCAAAACTCGATTACATTCATGATATAGTAAGGATCCTTAACAAAAATCAAACTGAAGACGCTCCTCATGTTCCTTGGTTGTATAATGGATCTACCATGGCGCCACTGATCTCTTCAGCACCTCTTACAATCATTAACGAAACGTTACATTAAATTTAAATAGAAAACAAATTCATGTGATTTATTCAGAGGCAAATAATTAAATTATGTGAATCATGATCCGATTGATATCGGAGATATAGTCGTATTCAAAAGCGACAATCCTGCTTTTAAAATGGGATATGTTTTATGGGCAGGTCCAGATTATGAAGAAACTTCGCTAGAAGTGAAATCTATCATGCGCCCAGGCGATATTATGTTAGTGTTGTACTTCAGCAAAGAACGTAATAACGTTTTTTTAATGTTACATGATGGGACCACCGGATGGTCAAAAACTACAGTATTAGAAAAGCTTTGAGTAACAGGTGATTGCCGAAATGAAACCTGGAGATCTTGTGATGATAGATCCAATGTGGTTTGGATATGATAATATCCTACCGCAATGGACAGATTCATTGTTCATCATAATAGACGTTTTCAAAGAAAAAAAGAGAATAGCTGATTACAAGCGAATGATCTGCAAAGTTCTCACACCAGAATGCACGCTTTGCGAATTTTACGATTATGAATTAGTGCTTGCAGAGACAGAAAATTATAGAAAAAACGTGTTATTATAATACATGAATCGAACACTGATCGTCATGACGATTTTGGCTTTCGGATTTTCTGCTTTTTTTAGGAAGCTAGCTGTTGATAAATTGCATCCTTATTACATGCAGATCATTTCAGCAGGCGTTTATCTTACTATGGCTCCCGTATGGTACAATTTGGCTCCTAAAAATGCGACTATGGATGCTCAGGGAACTTTTTATGCAATAATCACTACATGCGTGCACGTCTGTGGCGCTGTCATGTTCGGAATGTTACTAAAATCTTCTAATTCAACAGGATCTCTATCGGTCATGGTGTCAGCGGCTCCCATAGTCACTGTCTTGTTGTCTATCATCTTCCTTGAAGAAGAATTCCAACTGAAACATTTCGTTGCGACCTTGTTAACCTTGTCTGGTTTGACGCTTTTTAATATGAAGTAAATTTGTTTGAGAATTTTTACGTGCAATTCTCTCGTCGTGGATGATACCATACTGATATGAAGTTCCTCGATGCCTACATTGCAGACATTCCTATGGGTTCCTTGATGTACCCAAGTGCGGATGCGCGTAACAATTGCAAGGGTGGAAACTACTACCTCGAGGATCTCATGCGGTTTGTTGGCGATTCAGAGATCTTTCCTGCTGTCGTCATCCCAGGAAAGTATGAGACTTTCGTCCAGGTTCTCACACCGACCGGCATCCACACCATGAGCAAATTCTCCATGGTTTCTTACGAGAAAACATGAAGGTTCAAGTTGGAGATCTCGTCACCTACGAATGGGCGACCAACCTTTCATTTCATGGGCTGGTTCTCGGTGTCAAGGATTCGTCTGATTTACACGGCAAACATTCGATCCTATATTCTTTCGAACTGCTAGAAGAAAACGAAAAAAGATTTTGGTACGATGTATGGGAAGGAGTAGACGAGGGCAAGATCATAGTCCATAATCGATAGCGTCATGAATTCTTTTGCGGTAGGTGATCTGGTCACACTCAACATCCACTCATCATGGATCAAGGGTGACTTGTGCCCTATTTTACTCGTCATAGGATTCGGTAAGACTGTCAAACTCAGAAAGCCCACTTGCAAGTTGCTCTTACCAGACGGAACGGTAAAGACGTATTTTAGTCGCCACGTGAAAAAATTACTATGAAACCAGGTGATTTGGTCATAGGTCGTCAGGAGGGTAGAAAAGGAAAACCTCTCACTGGAATACTCCTATACGAATCTCCCCGAACCAACTGGTGGGGTGACCAACAACACCGATGGTGGTTCGTCCTGTGTCAGGATGGAATGATCGTGGAAGAGACCGAGAACTACATGGACGTCGTCGAATGAAGCGATCACCCACGACATGGAGGGAACCTCTCCTTCCCGGTGAACTCGTAAAGTTCTCTGATGAACCTCAGGTTTACGTGGTCATTCGAACCTTCTTCTCCGATCGATTCCTCGACAACATCGTAGAGGTCCTCACACCCGATGGAAAAACACACCAGTTCTACGAGGACTACATGGATCGAGTCAGGTGATCACGTTGTCAATCCAGTATCGATCTTCAAACATATTTATGATTGTCTGCGAATAATTTTGATTTGTTCGCACAGGAGATTTTTTTATGGCCATTAAATTAACAGGATCCGGTGGGTCCATCAAATTAACAGGTACAGGTGGAAGTCTAAAGGTTATTCCGTCAGTCGGCGGTGGAGGGACAATAGACCCAGGTTCTTTTCCCGACCTCGTCGCATGGTATAAAGCTGGCTCGTTGGCTTTGAGCAATGGTGCAACTGTTACCAACTGGTCCGATGACTCTCCAAATAACAACGACTTGAACAGTTACGAGAGTGCTCCGATATACAACTCATCCGACGCCTTATTGAATGGTATGCCTTCAGTGACCTACGATGGCAATGACTCAAATTATCGATCCAATCCCACAGGACTACCAGTTGGTTCTTCTGCATGCACAGCATACATTGTAGCATATTGGGATGGTGCATCGGGATGTCAGGGATTGTTCGGCTGGGGTGCAAATGCCTATACAGGAAGTAGAATTTCTTTCGGGCAGTGCAATGGACTTTTGCAAGCAGAATCACAAGGCATGGGATCGGTCACACGTAGCATCTCAGCTAACACTCCTTTCATTTATTCTTTTCCGTATGTTGCGGGTGCAAACTATTCGGCATCCACAACATATCTAAACGGAGTTGGTCTCACAGGCGAAATACCAGGGTTCCCAGGGGTTCCAAATATAATCAATCCCGTGTCGGAAATTGCGATTGGACGACCGCCTACGGTAGCTGTCGAACGATGGACCGGTGCTGTTGCAGAGGCTCTTATCTTCAACACGACACACGATGCTTCTACTCGTCAAAGCATCGAAAATTATCTAGCGAACAAATATGGAATTACGCTAGCATAATTTGCGTATGAATTAATTCAAATTTTCGACCAGGAATTAAACGCTCCCGGTCGTTTTTCATCCCGTGAAATCCCCTCACATCCCATGATATACTGATCCCATGGACCTCAGGGTTGGCAACATGGTGACCACACCAAGCTACGTGGATCTCTGCACCGATCCATCCCTCTATTATTCCTCCACGATCTTCAGCAGGTATCAGCTCGGAATCGTTGTGGAACTCCTGGAGACTCCCGACGCCATCGGCCGAGAGCAGATCACCTATGCAAAGGTTCTCTCCTCCACCGGTCACATTGGTTGGTGTGTGGCCCGTTTCCTTATCCCTGCATCCCAATATCGTCGAGGATCATGAAACCAGGATCTCTCATCGTAGTCCCTCCGCGTTCATACGTGAATTTCTACCCGGATCTTCGCTATGGAAACTCCACACGAATCACGGAAAACCAAGCCATGTTGGTACTTCCAGGTTATTCCGATGGTGGTTGGGTAAAGGTTCTCCTGGCGGATCAAAGAATCGGTTACATCTGTGCCATCGGCATGAAGGAGGTTCAATAGTGAACCCACCATTCAACCCGGGTTCCATGGTGAAACTCACGAAGTACCGCACCTCACCCTACTACGATCAACCACTCCTCATCATCGATGTTGAATTCAAGTACACCATGTACTTCTGCCGGTGTCTCGTTCCAACAACAGCCATGGTTCACACCTTCGATTCCAAGGATCTCCAGGAAATTCACCCATGTATCCAGTAGGAACCTTGATCAGGGTTTGTAACACCGGTGGTGCCATACCCTACATCGAAATCTTCAACAATCGAATCGATTCATCCCTGGTTATTCCCTATGGTTCACTCGGAATCATAACAGAACAACACTCATACCGTTCCCAGGTGGCATTTCCCAACGCCCACGGGTGGATCCCCAACGAATTCCTTGAAATCATTCGGTGAAAACCCACTAAAAATGTATTAGTATACAACACCATGGCCATCTATCGAGTCTCATTCCTCACCGATCTCCTGGTGGAATGTGAAAATGAAAAAGAAGCCGAGATGATCGGATTCAAACACCTCACCGATGAGGTTGATAACCGAGGATCCGAGGTTTTCTCAATCAAACTCCTAGAATCTCCGGATCAGGTTCGCAGGTGGGAAAGAGGTTCCTTACCATGGAGGGATACCCAACGAGATCTCCGCGGTGAACGTGAAAAACCTGTGGAACAAATCCTCAGAGAGGCACAAAATGGCAATCTACCAAAAACACCAGGTTGAAACATGGATACCCCTGGATGAACACCTAAAAAATCCCGTTAATTTCCCTAGAGGAATTACCTCAGGATTTTTGGTGGTATTTACTCCACCTCCCCAGGATGAAAGGTTGTACCCACTTCGCCCCGGAAATCCAATACTTTTCCTAGGTGAAATCCCAGGGATGAAGGGCCATGGGATCTTCGTGGGGAACGATGGATTGGTTCGATTCGGGTATCACACCCATGATTTTCGGGTTATTCCCATGGAGGAACTGTGAAAATCGGTGATCTCTTTCGCAGGAATCGATACCAAACAACCGGTGTATCAATCTTCAGGGAAAACTCCACCCTGGACTTCGATTGGATCGCGTTGGTTCTCAAAATAACTCCACCGTCCTACTCCACAACCCACTACACCACCATCGAGGCCCTCGTTACACCCGATAACCTGGTGATGAGGGCACTCCTCTTGAATGATGAGATGGAAGAAATTCTCGAGGTTCTCAGGTGAAAATCGGTTCTTTGATTCGAAACAAACCCACCTCTCCCGGTGAATATCAACACCAACTATTCGATAACGTTTGTGGTGATTGGTTCGGAATCGTAATCGATTTCATCCCCAAGCACCGTGGTTCCAAGTACAACCAACTCAAGGTTCTCTTCACCTCCCACGGTGGTGTGATTGGAAAATCCTGGTTGATGGATGGTGAAATCTCGGATGACATAGAGGTTCTCAGTGAAACCTGATCCACTTCCCATCGGAACACTTCTCCTACCCAACGATTACCAGGTTCGCAACGGAAATCCAACATCAGGATTGATTCTCGAGGTTCTCATCGATGAGAGGTGGAACACGGTTAACTACCTCGTTCACCTATCCAATGGAATCACCCGTAGAATTGGTGATGATGTTATCCGCGATTTGTTCGAGGTGGTGTTGTGAAGAGGGGAGATCTGATACGATTTCACATCAATGGTGAGTTTCCCAACGAAACCCTCGCGGTTATCATCTCCCAGGAAACCAACGGGTGGTTCGATATCATGTGGGCCCACAACGGAACCACATCACGATTCTCTGTTGATTTCATCTCTCGGATGTTCGAGGTGGTTCATTGAGCCCCGGTGATCTCGTTATTTTCTACGAAGATCCCAACCTTGTTCTCGAGGTACACAAACACCTCAACATTGTTATCCTCTTCAACCCCAGGCTCCAAACCATGGATCGTTGGGGATACAATTGGATCAGTAAAAACTTCACCGTGGTGAAAAACCCACATTCCACATGATACCATATAACCATGGTTCCTGGTTCCCTTCTCATCTCAATCGAACCTCACCACCATGTTCCACCCGGTATCGCCCTTCTCCTCTCCGAATCCCCCACCGGAGCATGTGAAATCATGTGGAACAATGGAACCACCTCCATCTACTCCTACTTCTTCCTCAAAAGGAACTTCAAGGTTCTCCAATGAAACCCGGTGATCTGGTTCAAACCAAATACAACATGCACTTCTTCTCCACCGCATCTCGGGTAAACGATCAACTCCCCGATGAACTACTTCACAAAGGAACCACCGGGATCATCATCTCTCCTCCCAACGGAACCTGGATCAGGTGGATGGTTAATGGTAGGATTGGTTGGGGAAACTGGAACATGATGGAGGTTCTCCAATGAAACCCGGTGATCTTCTCTTCATCAAACCTGGTACCCAGGTTCCACCCAACGGCAGGTATTCCCGTGGAATCATTCTGGATTCTCCATCCTCCCACGGTCTCATCACCGTTGGGTGGCACGATGGGAAGATCAACAGTGAGATCATCACCAACATCAACCAGTACTACACGGTGATTCCCCAATGAAAAACCTCAACAAAGGTGATCTCATAATCATCTGTGCTCCTAGCCACTCCTACCCCAACTCCTGGGTTCGAGGCCAGGATCCACACCGATACTCCGTGGATACTCCGGTGATCTACCTCTCCGAATTCAAGGAGAAGCACGGAGGTAATAACCCTCGGGTCTTCTTCAACGTTCTCACCCCGGATGGGGAACACAACATCTTCTCCGGGTACTGCAAGGAGGTTCCACAGTGATCTTCGGTGTGTTTGGAACCCTTGGGCTCATCCTACTCGCATCGGTACTCATCACGGTGGTGGTATACGGATCCTCCAGGGATGATTAACGGTGAAACCCGGTTCACTCGTTGGTTGGAAATCCCGATTCCAAATGGATCTTCCCGGTGATGTTGGGATCATCCTCGAACACATCCCCTATGAATTCCGTGGAAATGATCCGTTCCCCCACTGGAAGGTATTGTTTCCAGAACGTGGAGTTCTTCACTGCCGAGAATCGGATCTCCAGGAGGTTGAGTGAGAGTTGGTGATCTCGTTCTCTACTACAACTCCGATAGGATTCCCCTCCCCCTCCTCGGAATCATTCTCCAAGAAAAGTTCTTGGATCTCCAAGAACTCAACCTCATCACGGTGGATCATCGTTTGTTCTCGGTTCTACTGAGCAACGGATCCGAGAAAATCATACCGGATTCCTACCTCAGGCACCTCAACGAAGTGGAGTGAAAATCCCCACCTCGATAGGATAGGATAACATCATGGCAACGAAGAAATCCTCCAGTTCCACCAAGAAATCCACCGAGAAAAAGAACTTCGTGTTGAAGTTCCACACATCCCTCGATGGAGAGAATAACTCCTGGGATTCACCTATGTTCTACAGTGAATCCGGGCAAGGTTGGGTGGCCGATATCGGAAGTGCAACTCGATATTCCGAGAGCGGTGCGGATGGGATCATCCTGGAACTTCTCAAGGTGGAAAAGATCGCATCCGAGTTGATCGATGTGAACGAGAAACCGGATAACCTCTTCTCACTTCACACGGTGTTCCTCAATGTGAACAACATCCCGCAGATCATCAACAAGGTTCCCCAGTTCATCGGTGATACCTACCACCTCATTCCCTCCCACGAGAACTGGAGTGAGGAGGATCTGGTGGATATGTTGAAGGAGGATCGTTTCACGGTTCTATGGGATCCGGTTGGAAGTTTTGTTCCTGAGGATAACGAGAGTTGGTTGAATGGTTTGATGGGTAAATCATGAAGAAATCAGGAATGAGGGATGAACTACTTCAGGTTTGCATGGATTTCATCCGTGAGAATGGTATCAGTTGTTCCGAGGTTATCTACCAATCGGATCGGATCATCCTAAACTCCCAGGATTTCATCAAGAGGATCTGTGATGTGGTAGGTTACTATGAAGTGGAGGAGGATGAGAAGTGAACCTCCCTCGAATTCGAAGTGGATTTCGTTTGTTGTTGAGAAGTTCCACCGGGTTCTTCACCTCCTTCCCCAACTGGAACCTGATGGGTATCAGGGCCCGGCAGGTTGGAATATGTTTACGTGCCATTCGAAGTGGATTTTTTGATGAACCTCCGGTGAAAAACCCAACCGGTGGAGGATAGTATTGAATCATGTTGTACCGAGTAACATTTCACACCGAGATCCTTGTGGATTGTGTTGATCCTCACGAGGCCGAGAGTATCGGTTTCCGGAACCTATCCGAGGAGATTCGAGGTTCATCGGTGTACAAGGTTGAGAAGATCGATTCGGTGGATCAACTTCACCGGGAGGAACGTGGATCCTTACCATGGAGATCCACCGAGAGGCACCTTGAACCTGAACTTCGGGTAGAGGAAATCCTAGGAGGAAAGTGAACATGACCTACCAACGTGAACAATTTGAAGGTTGGTTACCACTGGATGAACACCTAAAAAATCCTGTTAATTTCCCGGTTGGAATAACCTCCGGATTTCTTGTGATTTATTCTGCCCCACCTGGAAATGGGATGTGGAAAACAGGAGATCCGGTGTTATTCCTTGGAGAAATTCCAGGTATGAAGGGCCATGGGATATTTTCCGGGATGGATGGTGTGGTTCGTTGGGGATCCCATACATTTGATTTTCGGGTGATTCCGGAGGAGGAACTATAGAGATGGGTACAAATTATTACCTTAGAAAAGAATCACCTTCCAAATGTGTAACCTGTAAACACGATCCGGAGGAGGAGGTTCTTCACATCGGAAAATCCTCCTTCGGTTGGTGTTTCTCCCTACACATCATCCCCGAGATGGGTATCAATTCCCTGGAGGATTGGATCACCGAGTGGGGTAAACCCAATACCAAAATCCTAAACGAATACGATGAGGAGGTTCTCCCCGAGGATATGATCAAAATCATCACCACTCGAGGCCCAGGGAGGTGGTGCCCGGAGGGAATGGAACTTCAACGCCATGCTCCATACCACAAGGAAAATCCAGGAACGGTTCGTGAGGGGCCAGGCTCCTATGATTTAATTCTCGGCGATTTTAGCTAGTTTAAACTTCCTGTTGGAGTTTTTTTAATTTTTTCTTTTCCCACCCTAATCTCTGCTTTTCTTTCATCATTGCCCTGAACTCAGGATCATCCCACCTTTTCTTTCTGGATTCAATAACCTTGAATCGATATTCAGGATCCTCCCACATCTTCTTGCTAGATTCACTCATCTTTTCTCTGTATTCAGGATCTTCCCATACTTTCTTCATGGTTTCAGAAATCTTTTCTTGGTATTCAGGATCTTCCTTAAATTTCTTTTGAGTTTCACGCATTTTTTCTTTGAACTCAGGATCCTCCCACATCTTTTTTCTAGATTCACTAATTTTGGATTGATATTCAGGATCCTCCCACATCTTTTTACTATTCTCACTCATCTTTTCTCTATGCTCAGGATTCTCCCACATTTTCTTACTTATTTCCTGAAGTTTTTTTCTTTCTTCAGGATCTTCACACCTTTTTTTATGTGATTCACTCATCTTTTCTTTATGTACATCCGCATGTTTGTAACCTGAGCTACCTTCCCCTCCAACGGTAAGATTTGCTCCACCATTTCCATGGTGAACATATGTTTGAAGTTCCTGAATGAGTTGTATCTCTTTATCTAGAGATTCCTGTTCGTTATAGGTTTCAAACACAACTTCTCTAATGATCCCATGTTTCTTTTTAATGTTGGTGTGAAGAAGATTTCTTTCTAGATCTTTAATCCTCTTCGTTATTCCCTTCCCAACATAAAATGGTTTCCCATCATCCTTCCGATAATCAACATACACGAAGAATTTCTTCTCAGTTTCCATACCAATAAATATACTCTAAATACCTAAAAAGGTAACAAAAACCATGGTTTTTGATAGGTTTTGTGTAAATTTAAGGGATCATAGAGTAGGATAAAATTTATGAAATTTAAGATTTTTGGCATGGTTCTATGGAAGGAAAAACCTGGAGTTATTTCTTCCGGTTCCTCATGGTGCCTTGTGTATGGTGGGTGTTACCTACACGTTTGTGATTCCCTCCCACAACTCCTACTGGAACTCATCACCGAGTTCAGGAGCGAAAAACACATGGTGGGGTAACCGTGAAATTCCCCACCGCGGGATGATATACTTGAAACATGCTTCCCGGTAATCTTGTCAAAAACCTGTGCTTCACCCACCTCTATTCCACGGTGAAACAGGTTCACAGAGGACTTCCGGAGGATGTGATTCCAATCGATTCTCTACTCACCATTCTCACCCCACCCAACGGAACACTGATCAAGGTACTGTACCGTGGGAAGATTGGATGGGTAAACACTAACTTCCTGGAGGCAATCTACAATGAAACCCGGTGATTTGATTGAGTTCCGCAAATGGGGTTCCGGAACCTCCATGTGGCACACCTACATCGGAATGGTACTGGAAACTCCAATCATCTTCAACCACGAACACTGGTGTACCATTCTTCACAACGGTGAGGTTCGAAAGGAAATGGTAACACCCAACTGGTATGTTTTAAGCAATGATCCCCGGTAAAATATACCTCTCCGATTCCTGCACCGTTTGGAACTCCCCTTCCACACAATCCCCTGAAATCATGGTGGATCACCTGGAATACAACGAAATAGTTCTTCTGCTCTCCCTCCACGGAGATGAACTCCAGGTTTTAACACCCCGAGAAAAAATAGGTTGGATTTCCCCCCGATCCGATGGAAAGGCCCGATTACGTGAGAATCGGTGATATTGTAACCAACAATTCCCCAGGAAGTTCCTCCAAGTTATTCTCATCCCCACTCGGATCGGTTCCTCCTGGAACCAGGAAATACCACGGGCTTCTAACCGGAATCGGTTTGGTTGTTGATGTTCATCGTTCCGATGTTAAGGTTATCTGTGGTGAAAATATTGGTTGGTGTTATGTAGGAAACGTGAAGGTGGTGGAATGAAGGATATTCAACTCGGAGATCTGGTTTTTATCATCGGTTCCCTATACATTCACCCTCAAACCCCGGTAATCATCTCCGATATTTTCCAACCTCCTTATTCCTCCACACCATGGTACGTGGTTCTCAATCCACTCACCGGTGAGAAACTGGAATATCAGGAACACAACATCTCAACCACACCACCCATCGGAACACTTCCCAAATGATCCCCGGTGATCTTCTCCGTGCCCGGAGTAAAATCAGGGTTGGATTGGTTCGGATCTACACCGATGATCAATGTGATTCATGGGAAACACACGTGAAAAAGGGTGAAACCTTCGTTCTACTGGATGAACACCAGAACTCATGGAAACAGGATGTTTGTAAGGTTCTATTTCCCCGTGGAGTTCGTTGGGTTTACCGGCTGGATGTGGAGGTGGTGGAGTGAGAAACGATGATATCCTCAGTGTGAATCAGGTGGTACCTGGATCCCTGGTTCTTCACCGTTACAACCCTGAGATCGGTGTGGTTCTCCGCGTTTCCTGGAACATGGTTGAGATTCTACTCGGAAACTCCACCGTGAGGTGGGAGATGAATGGATTCAGGAATATCTTTAGGAATCTCCAGTGAAACGAGGAACCCTGGTTAGATTCAACGTTTACCCCTATTCCTCATGGGGATTGGGGATTCTCCTCGGTGAGAAACCGTTTGTGGATAGAGAAGGTAGGAATCACCGTGGATTTTATGATGTTTTAACCCAGTGTGGGGTTAAACTCGTTTCCGATGAGTTCTTCGAGAGGTTGAGCTGGGATGTTTAACACCGGTGATCTGGTTCTAATCACCGCGGATTTTCTGGAACCACATGAACCCCGTGTGGGGATATTCTGGAGCGATAAGGTTCCACTGGATGAATGGGGAGATCAGGTTGCAGGTGAGTGTGATTGTATCGTTTTCTGGAACGAAGATTTCATTCCTTTCATATGGGAAAACCTAACACTCCTCTCGGAGGCACCATGAAACCCGGTGATTTGGTTGGTGTGAAGGATGGTGATAAAGGTAACACCTACTGGTTATACCATCCTGAATCCCCAATTACCATTAACCTCATCCCCACCGATATTCGGTTTGGATTCTCGGATACCGGTTTGATATTGAAAACCCATATGAACAATGGGATGTACCCTTACGCAACCTTCCTCAAGATTCTCACCCCTCGGGGAATCGGTTGGGCAAATGAGAATTGGGTGGAGGTTCTCAAGTGAAACCCGGATCACAAGTTCGTTTAATTCCTGAGTTAGAAGGTAACGATTGTTCTCTTCCCCTATGGGATGATCCACCTGATTTCACTTCAATCTATAGGAAGAACCACACCGGGAGGTTCCGTTACTCCGAGGTGGGAGTGATTCTTGAACAAAGATACATTCTCAATGATGTTCATGATTCTCTACCCACCAGTTTTTGGGTGAAGGTGTTGTGCCCCGGTGGGATTGGTTGGATAAAGAGATGTGATCTGGAGTTGGTGTGAAAAGTTGAAACCTGGTGTGTTAGGATTGAATCTATGAAACCCGGTAATCTGGTTCGAGTTACCAACACCCTAACCCCTCTCT